CTGACTCTGCAAATACAATCCAGCCGTTACTTGCACGACGGATTATTATATCACCAGACTCAATTGTTGGTTTCATTTGATATCCTCGTTAAGTTTAAGTTTCTTAAGGCATAGGTCTAGTGACTCGATCAATACCTTCTCGAACCTTTTGTCGCTCCATCTTTTTAGTCCAAACGATTCCTTAAACCATTCTTTGAACTCGTCTTCGAGTTCGAATACAAGGGTTGCTGTTCCGTCTGGGTTGTCGACTACTTCTGTGATTTCTAGTCTCTGCCAATCTTCCTTTTTAGTCTCGCTCATTACTTTCGTTTCCTTTTGAATAGCAATACGCCTGTCTTGTGATTTACTCATTTGTGCTCTCAACAAACTCTGTCAAATAATCTCGCAACTCTTTTGCTTGCTCAACTTTCATAACGGTTTCGCCAAACTCTCCGTATCGAGAGCGATAGCCAAAAACATATCGAATACCATACCAGATCCGCTTAAAGATGTTTGGTTCGGTGGATAGATGAGACGAAATGTAGATCTCGCTATCCCAATCATCTTGTGGTTCAAAATGCGTGAGCCTTACTGTGTGGGAGTGATCCGAACACTCGCAAATAACGTGATGCACATAATGATAAACACCATTTAGTTTAATCTTCATTACTCTTCCCACCTTTTTCTTCTAATCTCATCCCAGTTCTTGTGGCATGTATCGCAAAGAGTTCGAATCCAGCCGCCACTTCTTGCTTCTCCTGACTCTCCACACTCTTCGCAGGTTTTACAGGAGAGTGCTTCGGCCTTGTCTATCAACTCATAGATCTCATCTGTTCCGATTGTCATGTAAAATCTAAGACTACCAAATTTTTCTTTAACTTGTGCTGCTTTTGGATAGCCTCCTATGTAAGCCTCGCAGAAACAAGCCCTGTAGCTTCCAGGTGGTTCCTCTTCTGAATATGGATCAACATAAATTGATGAACACTTCCCTGGGCTATTTGTTTTACAGGCATAGTGCCTATCTCTATCACATGCACAATTAGAGCAACTTAGGTTTGGATTATCGTCAATAAACTTCTGAATCAAAGGTTCAAGCTTGGATGATAGGTCCCAGATAATGTCGAACCAACCGTCGCCGGGGAATCCCCAGCACATGAGGGTTTCAGTCTTGTCGCCATATCTATCTCCATAGAGAAGGGGAAATGCTTTAACCAGTTTATTGTCTAGTTCTTCTTTCATTACTTGCTCCTTATTCATGTTCTAAAAGTTATTTTGCTAAATTATTATTTTCAACAACAGCTTTGCAAAATAACTTAACTTCATCATCTGAAAAAGAATGTTTGCAATAATTTGCTATAATCGCTATAAACCTTACGTTATCTTTAATATAGCCTTTAGAGCTATCAATCCGATCAAGGGAAGCGCGGTATATTGAGCTGTTATTCCCAGGCTTAGAAGAATCCTCTGGAAGAGAAATGCTCCAACCAGTAAGCGGGCATATGCCTTGCTGCCTCTTCCATATATCTCTTAGAAACTCTAAAGTAAGATCAGTCTCACCTTTATTAACCCTTCTCTTAACGGACCTCATAACATAGCGGAACTGTGAAAACTCATCCTTAAGCCTTCTTCTTCCCTTAAAGCTTTCGAGTGTTCCGTTCCCAAGATATTTTCCTAAGCTCTTCTTGTTTTTTGTTCCAGCGCACGATAAGGAGCAGTACCATAATCTATCGGGATTTTTATTAATCTGTCTTTTATGCTCCTTCAACAGTTTCTCGAAGTTTGCGTCACAAATGCCGCACGTTAACATTATCTTCTTTGCTTTATTCTTTCTCACTCTGAACCTCCACTGTCTATTGTGCTAAATTAGTAACAAAAACAGTGGAGGCGCGGAGAATAGATGGTGGAGGCGGGCGGAATCGAACCGCCGTCCAAAGCAACTCATACTTCAAGTCATTCACAAGCTTGTCTAGATTTTATAATCTAGCAAATCCTCCCGCTAAGTTATACCATCATATCCGCAGGATGATATGAGTCGAGTATTTTTTGTTATCAGTGATACTAGTCCACCTATCTCACGTTGGGTAACAAGGCCCTGAGAAGCCCCGGAACTATGCCGCTAAAGCGACTGGTTCGTAGTAATAATTGTTATTGGCAATTATAGTTTTTTGCAACAAGTTTTGAGTCATTCGTTACCGTAGACTGCTTGCACTATTCGCACTTACTACCCTGTCGATACCATTTCGCCCCCATATTAAATTTGTTAAAGACCAAGGCAAACTACACCTTATCAGATTATAAACGGTGCTAAAATGATGTTAGAAATCTTTTAACACCCTATTAGGCGTGAGATAATTCGTAGATACAATAGTTGTTCTTTCTTTCTTTAACCACAGGGTAATCAAGCGAAACATTCCTCTGATAACCCCTGGAGGTTTTGCCCTCTTTCTTTATATCACGCCTAACGGAAAGATAGGCTTTTCCGTTTTTCTTTAAATGTTTTAATATATTTGAGATTAGTTCTTGCTCATCCTTTTCCTCTACAACATTTAAAACATATGTGCAAAGAATTGTATCATACATATTTCTTTTTAAATCAATTGGATTCCAAAATGGATCATAAGAATCTATAGACATACTTTTTGATGACAGATACCTTTCGTCTGCACCTTTTCCACATCCATAATCTAAAATCTTTCCATTTATTAAGCCCATCTTCTCCAAAGATAACAATGGAGAAGATGCACCCTTTCTTGATATAGCCGTGTTATGACTTGCAATGGTCATAGCCTTTCCTTTCTATAAGTCCCTCTGGTAATATGAGCCTTAATAGCTCGAACCTGTGGAGTCTTTAATCCCAGCTTTTTTGCAATAGCATCTGAATCATCGCCTTCGTCAGTAAGGCGGCTAACATCATTCTTTAATTCATCAGTATAAAACATAGGAGTGTAGCTAGTTTTGACGCTTAGCTTTCTTCCCCATTTGGATGTGGCATCCAATTCTGCGCTTCTGGCTTTGGGGTAAGAGCCCCCTATGTTTTCAACCTCTTGTGTATCCTTACACAGAGAGGCAGACCACAAACCACGTTTGTCCATATAAACATTGATAAACTCCATATTAACCTCCATGCAGTTTAAGCTTTTGCTTAGTGGTCTAGACCTTCATCAGATGGAAACATATCCATTAGTTGAAGGGGTAGATATTCTTTAGCTTTTCTTCTCTCTTCGTCCGTTGGCTCAAAGCTTTCGCCTTCACGGGTTAAGTCTTCCAACTCACCAGCCGCTCTTACAAGGGCTTCTTCGGGAGAGAGGTTCTTTTCTGAAATTAAATAAGAAATCATTTGACTTAATAAATCAAATTCTAAATCTGATGAACTATTTTTGATTAACAAATCAACTGCTTCATCTAAAATATCAGCTTCTTTTATAAGCCCTAAATCATCAATATCTTGTGCTATTATTGTTAATTCCTTTGCTATCTGCATTGCTGCTCCGGTCTAGTCTAATGTTTTAATATTAGCATCTTCAAGCAGCTGATCTTCTGTGCCTGCTCTTAACCTTAGTTGATCATCTATATTTTTAGAAAATTTTAGTAACTCTTCAGACGAAAAGGTTTCCAAATGTAAAAACCCTATATCATCTCTCCAAATTAAATATCTATACTTTTTATAGTAGTCATTAGACTTGGGCTTGACTTTCATATCTATATAATACCTGAAAAGTAATAAATCTATTTGCTATTTTTAATATCACGAAGAGCTATTGCTGTTTCTGCAAAAACCTTTTTAAGCTTTTCTCTATAGCCCTCCTGCACCCATCCGTCATTGCGAAAGTTTTTCGCTTCATTCTTCCATTCTTTTATTGAAGAAAGTATAGTTTCTAAATCTGCACGTTTTAAATAATCTTTATGATTCATATCACACACCTCTTATGTCATATTGGCTTGCTAATCTTTTCTTCATTCTATCTAAAGCTTTTATCTCTAACTTTCTAACCCACTCTCTAGATATTTTCATATCTTTAGCCAAATCTCTTAAGGTCTTTGGACTGTCAGAGAAAAACCTTTCTTGTATGATGATCTTTTCATCTGGAGGTAAAGACTTTATAACTTCACACATTGCATTAGAAACAAACGTATTCTCATTTGTATTAAAGATATGATCCTCTAACGAATGATCGTCCTCAACAAGATCTACCTTTAGAGTTTCTCCATCATTCTTGACTGGAGAATCAAGCCTTACATCAAACCCTTTTAGGGTTGTAATCATTTGACTTAAAGAGTCTTTGTTTACCCCGATTATTTTTGCAACTCTGTCTAGCTTTTTATCTCCGACCAAACCGAGTTCTTCTGCTTCGTTTATGGCTTTGGATAAGTTAGAGAAGATTGCTCTATCTGCTCTTGTTGTTCCCATTCTAACTACGGATCTATAGTCCATTACATATCGTCGCATGTTTGCTTTGATCCACCACATAGCATACGTTAAAAACGTAACATTTTGTGTGGAATCAAACATATCGGCGGCCTTTAATAAGCCTGCCATTCCCTCCTGTATTAAATCATCATATGATATATAATAATTTTTAGCCTTTATCTTTGACGCCTCTTTAGCTACGGCCTTAATGTTTGATAAAACTAATTTATCAAGCGCTGTTTTATCGCCAATCTGCTGCCAAGACTTTACAAGCCTTATCTGCTTATCGGACGGTAATACTGGATAGCTTTTTACAATATGACTTATTAAATCAAAAGCCTGCATACACGCTCCTTTTACCACTCTTGTTTGTTGTATTTGTTTTTCTCAGATCTATCAAGTCTTCTCTTTCTGTTTTCAAAAATATTCTCATCATATATGTAGTCCCAACTATCATCATAGTCATCACCAACTTGGGGACTGTCTTGATCAGACTTGTCATCGTCTTTTTCTGCAACATTATTATTCATTGAATCATCATGATTGGTCAAGCTCTTTTGGCTTTCCATAGTCTGTACTATATCCTCTCTCTTGCTAACCTAGATACAGTAATGGTAACGGTATTGTCGTCATTAAGTATCTTGGTCATAATTTTAGTTCCATACTTCTTAGTAGAAAACTCTTTAAAATAATTTTTTTTCCAATTATCAATTTGATAATTATATCCTGTAATACTTGTAACAACTCTGGATGGATCAGATTCAGATCTGTGTTTAGTTCTCTCCGTCCAGTTAACTTTAAATCTATCAATTTCATACATTTTTGACTCCATCTTAATTAAAAAGAGGGTCAAAATATAATCAATATTTAGACCTTCCTCTCTTTCTTTCTGATTTTCTCTGACCCTTTGATGCTTCTAAAATCTTTGTCCATAAACCATCCCATGTTGTAGATTCTACTGAACCAGAAAAGGTATGGCAAATTGCAACAAAATTATCATCTTTTAAATTTTTATAGGATTCCCATTCGAACCCATAGCATTTACGGATAGCTTTGAATTTTAAGTTAGTCATATTTTTAACAACTTGTATATAAGTTTAGTTGCTATACTTCCATTGTAGAATATAGTCATAAAATTTTGATTGTCAATAGTTTTTTATAATTTCTATTAAATAGATTAAGCTGAAATATTAGTTTTAAACACAGCGTCTAGCACAGGGTATATGCCACCAAAGTTGACTTTGGGATTAACCTTATGGTGATACATGTGATGCTTTGCCCAATCTGCTTCTGACTCATGGTGCGCCTCCCAATGTCTATAAGTATAGACTGGAAAGAATGAACAAAGGCCGACAGCAAAGGGTAGGCTTATCGAGCCTAGAACTATCATAATTCCAGCTATTAAAACCTTTGACCAATTTGGAAAAAATAATTTCTCTAAGTCTTCTGGTCTTGCATGATGCATACTGTGAATTTTCTTTATCCTTTTTAATACAGGAAGCTTTCCAAGCTTTCCATGAAATATAAATCTATGGAAAAAATAGAATAAAAATGCACCAAAACAATGACCAGCAATTAGCAGCGAGAAGATGCCAAGTATGTGAAGAAACAAGATAACCGACCCCTTGTATTTTATATTTTTTAATTACCTGATTATCATTGTTTAATGCTATTTCTTTTTAGCTTTTCTTATAATTCGTATGATTTCCCAATCAAAAGTAAAACTTTCTGTTTTGCTAAGCTTTTCTTTTCCAGAGTATGGAACACAAGCTTCCTTTAACGCATACAAATCTTTCCTTCGAACAAAGCATCCTTCAAAGCCTTTTGCTTCTATAATTTCTTTTTTATTATGAGCTGAAAGCGATCCCCACTTTGTTTTGGTATGAATCTTTTTTAAAACTCTTTTTTGAATAATTGGTCCTGCAAATGTTTTTACCTCTAAAACATCACCAACATCATATTTAATCGCCTTCTTCCGTCTTTTCGTGGTCTTTTTCGTTGTGGTCTTCATTTTGATAACCTTTTTCTAAGATTCCTTTTGTGATAAGAAAGTCCTTAAGACTTAATAGTACCATTATTTTTTCAGAATTAAGATAAAACCAAGGGTCTTTTAAGACAACTACCTTTTGCTGTTGATCAAACTTGTTAATGGCTGATACCGAATACTGATGTTTATCTACGCACCACCAACATGGGATTCTGAATGACAACTTCTTTGGTGTTTCTTTTATAAAGACCCCCAATTCCATACCCCATCCTCTTACAGAGAATATGCAAATGTCTCCTGGAGCTATTTCGTTTCCCAATAAATCAATTGGATTATTTCGATTAGAATCATTCATCTTCTTCGTTATCGTTAGGGTCCTTGTTTATTTGAAGGCTTAACATTACGGCTGCGTAAGAGAAGAGGGAGAGAAACATAAGCTCAAAGTCATTAATGATAAATCCAAAAATAAAAATAATTGCATTTACTATTAGCAATGATATTAAAAATACTCTATTTTTGAACAACTCTGCAAGGTTTTTTAACACAAAGATTTTCCTATCTGCCAAAAGGCAAGGACATTTAAAAGACTTTAGTCTCCACCATAAATGGTATACAACTCTATTTCATCTTCATATGTTTCTATATCTCCACACTCAACAAGGGCTTTGTCTAAAGGCAGGTATTTTTCCCAACGCCATTGACCATCAGAGTCTTGTGAGAAAACCCCATTGTTGTAGAACCATTCGTTAACTCCTTCTTCGTCAACATCTTTTGCAGCTCTTTGTAACTCTTCCGGACAAAGAAGGTTTGTATGACAATAGGAGGCAAAGCCTTCTCCGTCTTCTCTGTCATAAACCTCAACTAATTTACACGTTTCTTTTGTGTCATTTGAATCTGTTGAATCAACATGAACTAATATCATTGAATATTTCCAGAGCATATTAACCTCCTAAGTATAAAATGTTTGGCTATAAAGTTGTTATTTATAAATAGCAAATACTTTTTGTGCAAACAAAAATATACTAAAGCAAAAAAGACTCCCATTCTCCATTCCAATTTGTATAATAGACCTTCTTTACGCCATGTTCTCGTAAAAACTTTTGACAAAAGTGGCATGGTTTAGCCATAGTGACTTCTCCATCTTTCTTAAATCTAATAACATGAATGGTATCGACAGCGTTTTCTTTACACTTTTTTAATAATGCCATTTCTGCATGAAGATGATAACCTATTTGTCCATCTTTATACTTTCGTCTAAAACGTACAGAGCATTCATCAGAGTTGGTTCCATAGATGAACGAACTTCCTTTCTTGGTCCAAGCCGCAAGATGAAAGGGCTGCTCGTTATTCATCGCTATTTCACGAACAAATGGTGGATAGTACACTTGGCATAAGGCCTCTCCTAATTCATTTGAAAATTATATTTAACACGGCCAAGTATGATAGATCGTGTAATCTTCTTTTGGAATTACGGCAGAAAATGAAAACAAACTCCATCCGTAACTTCTCCACAGATTAGGACTAGGCGGGACTATACCTTTCATTTTAATGGTTCGCTTAGAACCAGCTCTATCAAAGGCATTTACCGCATCTTGTCTCTTTTCTGGAAAGCAGCTTTGCTCTGCCAAAAGGTTGTGCGGAAACTTGCCCGCTCCTGTAACTTCAAAATAATATGTATTACCAGTCATATTCTGGAAACTCCTCATAAATAGGTCCATCGGCATCTAGCTTTAAATACTTACAATTTAATGATACTGCAAATAAAACAAGAAGCTTAAGTCCTTCGCTATAATTTGAAGAAAAAGCGCTTACCGCTTCTTCGTCCCCTACGTAAACAATCCATCCACATTCATAATCATTTATTCTCCACGCATCATCTAGTTGCAATAATTCAAGATCATCAAATTCGATGTGAACCGTGGATGCAACTAGGGTTCTTTCGATCTCCATAACTCACCAATCAACAGGATCATTCGCCAAAAATCTATCAATATGAGGCTTTGCCTTTCGTTTTCCTGTTTTATTATCAAACTCTTTATTGTAACACTCTATGCACCTGCCGCTATCTACCTTTCTAGCTTTTTGATTACAGACAATACAGGTGAAATAACAATCTTCATCGCTTATTACTCCATCAGTTTTTATGTTTGACATTTTAACCTCTAATAAAAATGGCTCTTCTATTTCATGGCCTAATTCGATTAGCTTTATATCGGCAACAAACTTTGCCTGTTCAAGCGATTCAAAGTTTTTTCCATAGCTTACTTTTGTGCTATACTCAGAATCTTCCAAATAAATCTCATACCCATCATTCGCCTTCTTGTCGGTGTTTGTAACAATCATTCGTATTGCAGGAAAATTACAAATTGGTATACGAAACTCCCCATCCCTAATTGCGGTTTTGCATCCAAGATCGAACCCAAGTCGCGAGAATGATGGAGACTCTCGCCAAGCTTTTAGTTTCATATTATGGCTCTATAATCGAACTTTCTTCTGCTTCTTCGTCCTCTACAAAACTAATTATTCCGGCCGCAGCAAGAGCTTCGATAACTTGAGATAGCATCAACTCAAAAAACTCCATTCGTTGCTGCAACTCTCCTACGTCTTGTGCTAATGACTTTAATACAATATCTGTATGATTTGGTATCGACATTTTTAACTCCTTTGTTTTTCTATAAAAGATTCAATAGAGTCACCCTCTGTAACTCCATCTGGATTAATAATCAGTACTGGTTTGTCCTGCTTTCTGGCCCGCCTTATCGTAGCCCAAGTGCCAGACCTTACTATCTCTTTTTTCTCCGCTGGTGTTGCTACGATAATATCAACACTATTAACAATTTCTTGATTTCTAGCCAAATAAGATAAAGGCTTTCTAGATTCATCGGCAGAACAAAAGGCTCGTTTTGCCTTCTTCTTGGGAGGATGAAGAACGGTTTTTACAGGACTGTCAAGATACTTCGCTAGAGCTAAAACAGAATCATGAGCATCTTTGTCGGCACCAACACAATCGCCATGATGAAACTCTGCAAAGCCAATAGAGTCTAGCTCTATTATAACTGCATCAAATATTAGCTTTTGAGAATCAGTCATTCCTTTTTGCGTTCCAGTGAATCCTACTTTATACATACTTTTCACCCAGAAGTTTTCTAAGCTCAACAACGGGAAAGGGGTGGCTATCAACCCGAAGATTAACAGTAGGACATTCTTCTTTCGAATAAATGATTAATGCAGCAGACCTAAAGTCTCCACCGCGTTTATCTCCACCGCGTTTATCTCCAGCTTCAAGAGCAAGCATTAACCTTTCCTTTAAAGATAAATCGCCAGTACTTTGAAATACATCATACATATCCTTGATTACATCTTCGCTTGTAAGCAGGTTTCCTTGAACAGAAATATTTTTATCATTTATATGTCCAGACCATTCAAAACAATCTTTGCCAGTCCAAGCACACGAGTTTCCATTGTTATCCACTATGCCAAGCTGTCTCTTGTCTTTGTCTTTATCTTTTTCCAAAACAACCTCTAAAACCTCTTCGACTCTTTTGCCTTTAGCCAAAAGCTTCAACCCATCAACTCCTAGTCTTTGGTTCAACAATGACTGAACAGAGATTGCTCCCAATTCAGCCTTTACATAAGGACATAGTGAGCCAACATTGGGTACTGCCGTAGAAACAGCAATGCCCAACTGGCCTGTTTTGTCGCATCTTGCACATATTGAAAAGGTATTTAACTCCATATTGATTAAAATTATACTTTACTATCTACATCTTCTTCAATCAATTCAGCAGTCCAACTATCAGTATCGGTACAATCAACAAACTCCATAGAGTTATCTACCCACCGACCATTGCCACTCGCAGCTTGGTCAATAGCATCTATTTCATCCAGGGCTTCAACCTCTATTTGAATCTGATGAATTTCTAAAACATAAACTGTATACTTATTCATTTTAACCTCACGGAATGAAATCTTTTCATTTAACTATAAAAGAATATTGTCTGTATATGGCCTTAGGGTTTCAATTGCAATTCCAAACAGCATCCATGCAGGATAATGCTTTAAGCTTATGATGCCTTTCCAGTTATATTTTATATCTGAATAATCCCAAAGCTTTCGTTTTGTTGGAAGTCCGATAACTAATTCGACAGCCCATACCCAAAGAGGATATGAAATCCACCTTAATAAGCTTCCGCCACTAATTAATGACATTGTGTAAAAAATAAAATCCAAACCATATGTCAGTCCAAAGCCATAAATAGGAAGCATCCATATAGATGCCGTGCCCTTTAAAGATAAGTCTCTATCCCCATTTGAAAAAAATACTCTAAAAGCATTAAATACAATCTCGACAGCTATTCCTATTGTTGCATATAAAAATATGGACGCAATCATTCTATAATAGACCCCTTTGTATATGGAGCGGGGAACGGGAATCGAACCCGCAACATTCAGCTTGGAAGGCTGATACTCTACCTATTGAGTTATCCCCGCACAATTTAACATTTTCTAACCGTTAGTGTAACTTTTCTTGTAGCTTCAATCATATATCCATCGTGTCTATATGAGAACTTATCTGTTTCGTTTGAATAGCTAATTGAGACTTGATTTGGGGTACGATTTGCTTGGTCTTTTATTAGTGACGTTAAGTCTTCCGTAACCCCAACCTCATGAAGCTCCTGCGAAAAACGCCGCATAAGCTCTTCATATTTTTCTTTACTCATTTCCATTATATACTCTTAAATAGATATTCAAAATTTGCAGTAGTTTCATTTACTTGCAATTCAATTGCATCATTTCGCAGATGAAACTTGCGAGCCATTTCTGTCAATGGAGATAGGGTGACAACTCTTGAGATATTATTTTTTTCCATCAAAAGTAATGCTTGATTTATAATTTCTCTACCGGCACCCTTCTGATAGCTCCAAACCGTATAAGGAACAGCTATGTTTCCATCGACAGAAGTTAGCACCCCCATTGATACAATGTTCTTTGGAACGTCTGTAGTATAGGCTATGCACATAAAGGCTTTATACTCTCCATCTTCGCCCCTTAATCCAAAGACTTCTCTGCCAGCCTTCGTTCTAAACTCAACATTCAAACCGGGCCTGACCGGGTCTTTGTTAAACCAAGCATCAATATTTTCTGTTACATTTTCAAGTGTATAATTCATTTTTGCTTCTTATCGTAACTTTCCTTTGCCTGACCACCCAATGCTCCAATTGAGCCAAGGAAGTCATGCAACTTTTCATCGCCTGTCTTTGAGCCGGTAAAGTATCCTGGGTTAATGCGAACAACATCAGGTGCGTTTGGCATTTTGCCAGTCTGCATATTCCTTTGTATTTCTTCGTCTGTATCACCATAAGGTGACCACCAGCCTCCACCGGGTTGAAGAATCTTTCCATCTGGTCCCATCACACTCATTTCATACCTCGTATTTCTTTAATCTTTCTACAGATTCTGTGATTTAATACTGCAACTTCTTTTGCTTCATAAGAAGGATGATCAATCATTAACCAGCATAGCAGGTGATTGACTTCCTCTAGAAGCTCTATATCTTTGTTGGTAGACAAACATGGTTTATCTTGTATATTACGGCTTTCCATCGAATCTCTCTTCGTCAGAAAATAACCATCCCTTTGCTTTGGTATTCTCCATCAATTCATCATATTCATTTTTAGATATACTTCCAACATATACTATGCCAATATATTTATTAGCCGAACCATCGAAGCCAACCTCTTCTATCTTTATGTCTTCAACAAGCTTCTTGAAGAAGGTTTCTAAATAAGAAAACTCATGATAGTCATCACAATCAATCCTAATTGGCAATTCTATTGTATACTTGCTCATTTATATTTCTTTCCGGTTCGACTTGAACCTTCTATCATATTGTCTCAGAACGTTTACTAAGCCAAACTTATCATTTTCAAACACTTTGGTCTTTACTTTGCCTCTTGGTGTATCAATATATTCTCTTATTAGATCAGATATATCTGGAACATCCTCTTCCCATTCGTAAGGATATACCTCAAAGTCTCCTGGGTAATCCCAAACAGTCTCTTTGGTTTTGCCCTTACCTATTGTAACCCAATAGCGAGGAATCTGTGGACTAGATGATTGAGACTTTGGCATCCTATATGCTCTACAATGAATCTGAAAGTTATCGCTTCTATCCATCAGGTTGTAGACAGCTTTCTGTAGTTTGCTCCAACGCTTCACTTTTCCTTCCAATAAGAATGATTCTTCTGCCTCATTCTGTGACTCTATAATTGATCTTTCTTCTGCATGATGTAGTCTGGAGCGTGTTCTAATTCATCTTCAAGCACGGTTGCTGTGCAGAAGTTCCATACGGCTTGCAACTCTTGAATGTAGGGCTTTCTGCCCCATGCTTCTTCGTATTCTTTGATAACTTCTTCTATAGCATTGCCAAGAATATCTGCTGGACCATCACCATTGTATAAGCCTATGTTTCCAAACGGAGATATGCCTCCGTTTTTATCAGTAATTGACCACCATCCCATTGTTTTCTCCCGTTCTATTCTCCAGGCATTTCGCCTTTAATGCAACACTCGCCATGAGATCCGTTTGGACATAGGTAAGTCCAAATGTCTAATTTTTTAGACAAGAAGATTGTTCCCTCTGGAAACGTAGCTCCAAGAATATTTGAGTGCCACTTTTCAGTTAAGCGAACTAGCGTTTTCTTGTTTTTAGTGATTTTCAATTTATTATCCCTCTGCCTCTTCCCTCTCTATTTTAATGGTCGGGGTAGCTGGATTTGAACCAACGACCCTCTGCTCCCAAAGCAGATGCGCTGCCAGACTGCGCTATACCCCGTTATCTAACCACCCTTGCAATACCACCAGCCATTGTTGGTCGAAAAAGAAACAACATCTTCTATCTCATGCTCCTCTGTATGCAGGGTGATTGTGCTAACAATGTTGTCAATTAAACTTATAGTCTGTTCAGAATTGCCGCCGGACCAAAAATCTGTATCTTCGATGCCACAAGCAAAAGCTTCAAGAATCTGAACAAGCATTTCTGATTCCTCCCTATCTAAAGATAGTTGTATATCATATAGCTTTTCAATATTACTCATACCGGACACTCCATATTGTGATCTAATTCGTCAAAGAAAAAGCCTTGATCATCAGCGTAACCTGACTCTATCCATTCAGTAGGCTCGCCCGCCTCACTCCAACATGCTTCGTGATAACAGCAGCACCCATCATCGAAATTAATCTCGTAACAGCCCACTCTGCCATACCCGTCATAACTTCCGTGAATAGGGTCACGCCCAGGCCTGATAAGAACAACATTGTTCATCCACGCATTAACTTCATTGGTGGCATAGTTACTAAGCATCGGGTGTCCACACTCATTACAGTTCCAGCTAAAAAATCCCATTATTTATCCTTGTCGTCCGAAGGTTCATCAGCATCTTCATTATAAGACTTTTCTAAATTCTGATTTAACCTTTCTAAGTTTTCATTTAACCTTTTAATTTGACCTAGAACAGCCGGAACTGTTCCTTCAAAAAATCTTTGACCCATTATTGTCTGAAAGAATTTAGGACCCATCATTTTCCTCCCACGGCTTCTCAAGAAACAGCAGTTCACAAACCTTTCCTAAGTGTTCTAGAACAGCGGCCTTTTCACCATCCCAAGCTAAAAGCTCTGGAAATGCAGTAATTGACTCATAAATAGTGTTGACGGAACTCTGGCAATCATTCTTTGCCATTCCCCGCCAAACGTAACCCATTTTGTACATGAATTCTTCCATCATCTTTTATTTTTTGCGAACAATAAACCTCTTCAACTAATTTATAAGCGATGCAAAAATTGAATTAAATTTCTGCTCCCTCAACCTCTCTTGGTGCAAAACTAGCCTCTGCAAACCACATATCTGATGGGTTTGATTTGTACTCAACTTTGTTGAGTTGGTATCTGGTTGTATCATCACCATTCTTTATGATGATGTAATCATCATCAGAAAGCCCTTTTCCCCAACCTGCAAGGCGTAATGATAGTCCGTTGTTTTCAACATCAATAACCTGGTAATTGTGTCCCCACTCTCTAACGCTATAATCATGTGTACTCATTCTATCTCCTAACATTTAAATGAATCATAATCAAAATCGGAATGTCCCATTCCATCGAAGATTCCAGAACAATTTAACAAACTTAAAAGATGACACGCATCCGATGGTTCTTCGCCCCAAGACATACCTCCGGAAAACATATATAATGTATCTTTTAATGTCAGATATGTTACGTCCCGACGATTGTTCAGAATTTCATCTGCCGCCTCTTTGATGCGCCTTCTAACCATAGCTCTTATTTTCATAAGATGTAAATCATCTAGTTTATATAAATCATCTTCTTTTAAATCTATTTCTTCTGCATCACTATCTTCATGAAAAAGTAATTCATCAGCAATCATATCTAAAATATCATTGTTAATATTTTCAATTCGATATTCAACCAAAGGTTTCGCCCTCCTATAAGACGTAGGACATTCGCAATGATAAAGCAGCATGTCAGCACCCATAATCACTCTCCTATAAGTGAGAGGTCAAAAGGATCAACAAACTTTGCTTCATTTCGGTGGCTCACAGGCATTTGTGTATCCAAAATGTCAATGATTTCATGACCTGTGATTTCATCATGTTCAAAAGAATAATCCATATCCATAACAACTTCTTGAATAGAATCTTCTGTTTGACCATTCTTCAAATAAAGTTTTACACTAACATAAACATATGTATCTTCCATCTTAATACTCCTTAGACTGCTTGCTTCTTTTCTTCAAGCGGCAAAACTTCTGTAATATTCCATTCTGGATGGACTTCGTTAAATATTTCCATTATTCGCTTTGCGGTATAATCAATTGCCTCTATAGTGTGTTCTGTTTCAACATCGTTGTTTAGAACTTTAATTATCCATTTATTCATACTTCACTTAACCCCAAGAGTTTTCTTCTCTTTTTTAGAAAGAGTTTTTAATATGACCCTTTTGTTAGAGGACAAAAGTTTATCAACCCATTCTGGATTTTTACATACATAAAACGAGTAAGCGGCATCCTCCCACTCTTCCAGAGAGGCTTCAAACCATACTCCATCGGTATCTCGCCTAACAAGAAAGGTTGAAGAATCCTCGGTTTCAATAAGGTTGGGACTCTTCTCGTCTACCCTCCAAGGGGGGCGCTTATCTTTCGGCTCTCTAAGGGTTCCTTTTTCATCTACATAAAAGGTCCAGTCGCTCTTGTAAAGAGGAGACAGTCCGCCATAACCTGTGCGGTGTGGCTTTCCATCTTTAAAGACAGGGTTGCGTTCGACAAAGTCAAATAGATGTTGAAAGATATGGTCCTGCACAATACCTCTGCGGTCCATGTTCTCACATATTTCAGAATAAACCTTGTTCCAAGGACGGCCACAATTCTTTTTTAAAAACCTAACAAGTGGCTTGAGATATTCGTTAAATTGCTTTCTTTCGTCCCACCTGCGAGACTTTGGCTTCATAGAAGAATTGCGAGGAAGGCTGTCATAGTCTCCTTCTCTCGATTTTCTTCTTGCTTCCTTAACCTCTCTATTCTTCATACTAGACCCAACGCGGGGCGTAGTAACAAGAAGCTTGTCCATATCTTTACGCATTGTAAACCTTACTTGTAATAACCAATGCCTTTGAAGTTAAAATTACCTGAGCGCACAGCATTTAACTCTGCCTCTTTAGCCTCATCATATCGAGGGTGTTCTGTTTCTCTCTCCGAACAGTCTGTGCATATTAATCTTTCATCAAACCAAGACATAGAATACATGCTTGTTTTTACGCCACAACATTGACAAGAGCCTTTCCATTCAGTCATTTTATTTCCTTAGATTTCCGACTCTTCAAGTTCTGCTTTAAACTCTAATCTCAAACAGCCTTTTGTCATTTTAATCTTTGGCTTATCGTTATTTAGATAGCAGGCCAAAGAGCATGTTTCCACTGTTGATTTAGATCTAGATAGCCAACAAACTATCGCTTCGGTTAATTCCTCTTCTGAAAGAAGGATGGTTATAGTATTTTCTTTTATGACTTTCATTGTTATATTAAATTTATGGAGCCACCTGTCAGACTTGAACTGACGACCTGATGCTTACAAAGCAACTGCTCTACCACTGAGCTAAGGTGGCAGCTACATTACAACTTCTTTAAGCCATTCTCTATTCTTATTCTTAAATCTAATACTGCCATCTTTTTGCCTAACAGCGTATCCTTTCCAGAAGCAAGCCTTAAGATTTCTCAAGCTCTTTATATCAATCCGAGAAGCCATAAGGTTATTGGAACAATGAACCATTGATTCTGCTCCAGATTTAGATGATTCAAGATTCCATTTTATTATGGAACCGCAATCTGGACATTTGTTGTTCCAGCTTTTTGGTTCATCATCATAATTGAATGTCATTTAAAATTGTGCGTCCTGTCTTATCTCATCAAATACTGGCCATGAATGATAAAGATAATCCTCTACCCAGCTTGCAACACGGGGTTCGTGTCCTCCGATGTGCCACTCTGTAATCTCTTCAACTGGAAGTCCGGTTGTTCCGCAATAATTCTTGCCATTCTTCCAGTTATAAATGGTTGCAACGAGCCCCCCTTCAAATTCAATTTGCCACTCTGCATCTGTTTTATAATTATCATACGATCCAGATGGTTCTCCAAGTTTTTCAACGAGAAGATGATAGCTAACTGTAATCCCCCTCAAATAGCATGACCCATTAATACTTATATCTTCATCGTTTATGCGAACAATCTTAGGCAAAACAAGCTCCTATTAAATCTCTAATGGCCGCTTTAGCCGCCTTCTTTATAATCATTGTATAAATTACAATGATTATTAATATCCAAAAAATCATTTTATTATTTTCCACCCAAATGCTTGCCACAATTTTTCATCTGGTTTACAAGCACTTTCTAGAGTTACATATCTTACGTTGCTATAAGCGGTAGGGGTTAATCTTGTTACACTAAACGGAATAGAGCTATAGTCATTTATAGACAACGGATAACACTTCTGAGTTGTTAACAGCGTTGATGGAAACTCTCCCCTTCCACAAACAACAAACCTATACATGAGCTATAGACGGCCCACGCATAGGTTGTGTGTTAATATTGATGATGCTTTATTCATGATAATGAACAATTATATATATTCCAATCATTATTACAAATGACCAAATAAAAGCTATTAACATTAAATGGCTCCCCGAGCAGGACTTGAACCTACGACAAGGTGGTTAACAGCCACCTGCTCTACCAACTGAGCTATCGGGGAATATATCAATCAAAGCGAACCTTTTTAAGTCTTGGGTCGGCCTCTCTGCCGGTTCTATAGGGAGGTCTTTCTTCTCCCAACATATATCCCAACTCTTTTTCAAGACCTGCTGTTGACTTCCCTTTCTTTTCAAATTTGCGAATCTTGCTACTGATACGCCGAATATGTTGATTTTTTCTTTGCGCTTTACTACCCATGATTTTTCCTTATTAACTAAATTTAACTGCTGGCACCCGCCCGTCAATTCTTATCCAACCAAAATAACAATTGACAACACCAACTTTCCGCTCCTTCTGTATCAAAATATTGAGCGACAACACTTTGAATAAAATGGTAGGGCTACTCGGACTTGAACCGAGAACCTACTGCTTATGAGGCAGTTGCTCTAACCTGATTGAGCTATAGCCCTATATAGTATGTTTTAAACATCATAAATTTTTTGGTGAGCCGTATAGGACTCGAACCTATAACCTAAAGATTAAAAGTCTTTTGCTCTGCCTGTTGAGCTAACGGCCCATATTGTATACATACCATGCTGATTGACAACCAAATCTTTAGACAAATTTAGCTAAGTCAACAAGACTGGATCGCAACAGCGGTACAGCAGATGTTTCACAAACTACTTGCTCTGGAGGGTTTCCGTGCGTAATAACACAGCCGCCTTCTGCTCCAAAGCTTTCAATCTTGTGAATTCTGTCCACAGCAATAAGCACAGTGTCCCGCTCTTTGTTGCCCAACAGTTTAGACCTTGTTTCTACTTTTAAAAATAAACTCATTCGTTGTTTCCCTCTGGATATATTTCTGCCTATGTATTCATAGGCGATGCAAAAATCGAATTTAAAAATTTAGTACCCACAAATTATAAAATTGCTTTGCCGGAAGTTTGGTTATACTAATTTAGTTACAAATATTGTAAGTTATTTAGGAGGAGTGATGGTTGGTGATTTAATTTCAGTTTTGAACGAGTTAACAGATAGGGGTTTAACCAAAGAATCTGAATATTTATACGGAATATTCGAGAAGATTGCTTATGAATCCGAAGCCAGAGCAGAAGCTCTTTTAAACAGGGCTGATCCAAAAAGAAACCCTGAACCTAATGAGAGAAGCGTGGCAGCAGATCGCCTTGTAAACCTGCTCAAAAACCCCAATCGACCGGAGTTTGGCTATAAAGAACTTGCCAATTTAATTGCTCGAAGTGGCGTGCAAGACACTTTTGATTCAGAGGGCTTTCTTGGAGGGTCTCTGACCAATGCAGAAGTAACCGTATTGAGGCAGTTGCTGAGTCACGATGAAGCGCCAAGAGAAAGCGGATTTCGAAACCCCCGTTGGGAACAGGCTTATCGAGAGCAGCAGAGTGCTGGTCGAGAAGACGACACAAAGAAACCAAGATATGATCAGTATGAGGAAGACAACCGGGCTGAAGATGTAGAGTTGATAGAAAGAATCCTAAACGCACTAGAGGGTCGAACAAAGCCTGTAAAAATAAAACGAAGCAGCGGCGTTAGTGAAGCATGTGTTCTCACAAGAAATGGTGACTATACAACCTTTATAGTTCCGGTTTCAGATGTTAAATTGGGTCACAAGGTTTTATCAATAGATCATCTAATTGAAGATTCGTTTCTATTTTTAAATCAAGATTTGGCCGAAATGTTCTAAAGTAAAATGGCACAATATAAGGTATTTTTAAATTGGTGGTTAGTATTTGTTTTAATAATACTATTGTTTTTCCAAGGAACGCTCTCTGGCCTAACGGAGCAAGTATGGCAAAGTGATTTTACAAAATTAAGTTTTGTAAATTTATTATTACTATTGGGAACGTCAGTATGGTGCGGTTTTCAATCTTGGAATTTTAGCAGTTTAGTTAGTCAGCAAAGAATCCCAACTACAGCTATAAAAAGAATAGAGCAAAAGGTAGAAGCCGGATGGTTTGTTAGCGACCTAACTCTAACAATCGGCATGATAGGCACGGTGATAGGCTTTATAGCAATGCTTGGTGGGTTTATAAACTTAGATATAGAAAATATAGAGACAATACAAGACTTGATTACAGAACTAGGGTCTGGAATGTCAACGGCTCTATATACAACGCTAACTGGACTAATAAGCAGTGTATTATTAAAAATACAATGTTTTAACCTTAGCTACTCTATAGATAAGTTTACAAAATGAAAAAAAATTATCATTCAAATTTAGCGTTTTTAGACTTATTATTCAATACACTTTTGTGCTTTGTTGCTTTGTTTGCTATTGCTTTAATTATAGTAAGTCCAGAGAAAGAAACAAAAAATGTAGAGTCAAAAGCTGAGTTTATTATAACTGCCAGTTGGCCGGGAGATATCAATGATGATATAGACTTATATGTTGAAGACCCCGAAGGAAATATAGTATACTTTAAAAAGCAAGAAGCAGGTTTGATGCATTTAGACAGAGATGACTTAGGCTCTCCCAATGATAGAATGAAAACAAAGGTTGGAATTATAGAGCATGATGACAATAGAGAGATCGTTACAGTAAGAGGCTATATGCCAGGGGAGTATGTTGTAAATATACATGCTTATACAAAAAGAGAAGATGAAGATGTTCCAGTATTGGTAACTGTTGATAAAATAAATCCTTTTCGTACAATAGTATCTAAGACTATTGAGTTGAGCAGCCAAGGAGACGAGGTGACGGTGTGTAGATTTATACTAAATTCAAATGGAGAAGTTCTTTCCACAAATGAATTACCAAAATCCTTTACACATTTCGGATGGTAGTATGGAAGTCACTCTTATATTCGTAATATTAAGCACCATCTTACTATGGGCGGTTATAGGTTCCAAGGGAAATTGGACATTAAAGATGGCCGCAATATTTGTTACTTTAATGTTTTCTTTAAACATTATGAGATCATTAGAGAACCTGTCTGGCTGGCCCTCCGAAGATGATTTGCCCAATCAGTTTTTGGTTCATTGGGTAATGGTAGAAGAGCCAAGCAAAGAGTTCAAAACAGATGGGGGCATTTACTTATGGGTGCAGAATTTAGACAATGAAACTTATGAAGTTTTGGAGTTCTTTAAGAACAATGAAGACTTTCAACCCAGGGCTTATAGGCTAGACTACTCCGCTGAGTTACACGAAATGGCTTTGAAAATGAGGCTTCGACTGTTAGATGGAAGACCAATACTTGGAATGAATGAAGAAGAGTTTAATGAACTTAACTCTCCAGACCGATTGCTTCAATTATTATTAGAGGATAATAAGAAAAAACAAATTGGCTCAATACACAATGATGATTCCGACGACCTATTCTTTTATGAGCTACCACCCTCGGGCGCTCAACAAAAGTAAGATTAAACAAGTCTTTAGTCTATTCGGCGCGATTTATTTTTGAAGTCAAGTATATTGGACTGCATTTCTTCGCATCTTTTTAAGATGCTATACAGATCGCTTGGCGGCAATTGGCTTCTGTTATACAGCCTTAAGCTTTTCCAGTCTACAATGCTGGATAACCCAAGAGCATAAGCTACCCATTCACTGCAATACCATTTGTTTATATGCTTTACTCTGAATGGAAGAATATGAGATAGGGTCATTCCAATCCAATCGTAAGATTGATCACAAGTTAGATCATAGAAGTCCTGTATTGCCTCCACCTGTTCTGCCGTCGCTCTTAGGTTGATAAAATCCCACTCGTGAAGAAGTTGATCTTCAAGCATGTTATTTCGCACTCTAGGGCTATCTGGAGGGTATATGCCCATCCACCCCTTGTTGTCCGGTAGAACCAGCTCTACATGGCTGTATGGGCTTCTAGTCCACAATCTTATAAACCTGTCTCTCAACCGTCCATGGCCCTTATAAAATGCTATTTTGATATTCATCTAATATACCTTAGGTAATAATATGTTTATTTGGTTTGGTTTGACGCGAAATTATTTTTAAGAAACAGGCCCAGGTGTATCGGGATATATTCCAGAGTCATATATTGTTTTTCTTATTATTTCCATTCTTCTTTCTGCATCAATCTTCTCTCTTCTTAATTTCAGACCTACATTTTTGACCAGCCTAGATACATCGTGGGTTATCACAGGCTCTTCTCCTTTCGCAAGTTCTGCTAACTCATTCATGCCGCCTGTCTCTGCTAGGATTAAAGCATACGCAATCAATGGAGGGGGAGTTCCTGTGAGAGCTTGTGTTCTTCCGGCTAATGGCGCTCCTTCCAATGCAGCCTGTAAAGAATTAACGTCTATTTCATTAAAGTCTGCAAGACCTAATGGCCTCGCTCTGCATTGGCCTCTTCTCTTTATTGCTCCGGTCAACCCTTTGTATAAACAGTTTCTGTTTTTTCTTATGTATAAATCTATCAATTTTGTTTTTGGTCTTCCTATATTATCGAAATTCCATATTGCCAAAGCCGGTATAGCAAAAGCTGCCATTGTTCCAAAGCCCAAGTTGAATATACGCTTCATCACAACGCCTTGTAAATGAGATTCCGGTTGGGAACTTATCCAGTCTTGCCAGCTTGAATATTCGGGAATATTCATAAACATCGAAAACAATGGAGAAGCGGAAGATATGTTGAGCCTTTGTGCTAATTGTGTGCCCAATTGTTTTCCAGCACCTTGTTCAGCCCTGTCTCTTGTGTCAAGACTTTCTTCTGCAGAAGTCTTTAAGATAAGTTCGTCTACAATGCCTGCCTCTTTAATTAATCCTCTGCTATCCAATTCGTTAGCAAGAACGATTAGTTTTTTGACAACAAGATCATCAGATGCAAAAGAGTGAACCCTACGCTCCTCCTTCGCGACCCGCTTCTTTGAGGGCTTCCTTGGTCCGAACCATCTAAGTATCTTCTTGGGATTGGTCTTTGATACAAGAGCCCATTCTACACGGTCCTTCTTGCCTTTACCTCGCGTCGTCCTTTTCTTTCTTACAAGCTTTGATTCTTTTATCATATCATTCATGTTAGTTTGTTTAGTTTAGTTGACGCGAAATTATTTTTGCAACCTAACGGTTGTCTATTGCTTTTCCCAGTTAACATCTTTTAATAAAATTCCATCTATCCTAGTGTTGCTAAGTGGTTTGTGCAGCCTGCTCCCTCTATCGTCAATATAGTATGCAGTATTTCCATCCGGCCTCATATACTTTCTCCAGCCTTTAAATCTATATTCAGTTAGATCGCCAGTCTGTGCTTGGGGAGGACTTTCCTCTACCGGCTTTAAGTCATCAGGTAGTCTCTGTATGAGGTTATCATAACCTGGCCTTCCCTTTTTTATAGAAACAGTCTTCGTGGCGTTTCCCGCTGAATCAAAGAAGCTTGTATTTATCTTTCCTGAGGTTATTAAAAACTTTGGGCCACCTTTCTCTGGAGGCACATAAACATACTTATAAGGATCTCCAGCTGTATTTATATAATACTCTTCGCCTAAACCATATCGTCGCAAAACCTTTGCCGTATAAGAACTTGGGCCTATTGCCGTCTTAATCATTCTATAGTTTCTATCTGCTGCCAACTTTTTCCCAGCCTGGAGTCTATTCTGCGTTTGGGTAATACACTTGTTGTATTGAGGAGGGCCCTTTGTAAGACCCTTGGCTGCACAATGATCTTCTTCCTTTGTCGTATAGGAGGTTGAACCTTCGCCAAGGTTTGGACTCATACAGCCGTTTAAATCATTGTTCCAGACCATTGGTGGCTTACAATATGCGCTCTTTATTATTGCATCTAAATAGTCAGCTTCTTTTGTTAAGCCTTTGCTATCCAGATGTGTTGCCAATTTAATTAATTCATTAATCATTTTATAATCTCCTAAAAATTGCCTTGCCCGTTCGAGAAGCTTTTGGCTTTAATAATATCATTCTTTAAAAGAATATTAATAGGCAATATACGGGCTGGTTTCAAAGTCTTTTGAGAAGGATGCATCAAGAACAACAAGCTCTCCATTGGAGTTTGTTCCGAGGTTTCCAACCCCCAAATCTTTTGCGTCTATACCAAGCTTTGCCGAGAGCATAGCCAGCCTTCTAAACATTGGGTCTTTATTTGCTGAATCCAATAGCTTGCGAATACTCTTCTCTTCTTCGGCGGGGGAACTGAATGGCACATAGGTTCTTAAAGAATTTATAAAAATAAAATCTTCTTCCCATTGTTTCTCGGTTTCTTTATACGCCGCCCAATGCAATAGTCTTCCTAGTACACTGGAGATAAAAGAAATATTTTGTTCTTCTATTTCCCTGATTAACTCAGGAAAGAATTGTCCCAATTCTTTTTCATCCCTTATAACGGATACCTTATCCATTACAACCCAATCGAATTCGGAAGCTTTCATTGGTCTGTCGGAACTTGCCGATCTACGTCCATGATGGTGAACTCTTGGAAACAGACCTCCGAATTCTGCTTGTCTATTGAACTCTGACTCATTCATCATTGATCCTCTAGGTCTTCTAGCTATCTTGACAACAAACGAATCATCCCCCGTTATTCCGATTGCATATCTGAAAGCTCCTGCTCCTGCCCAATAAAGGTTTTTATATTTCTCATGTACCGCACGCTTTGCTTCCATGCCATCCGAATGATATAAATCCGTTGCAAGCTGCGGCAACTCTTGAAGCCAATCCCCATAATAACTGTGGATCATTTCTTCCAACTCTTCGGCCTCTTCTTCATGCTCCATATCTCTCAGGGCTATTGCCAGCTTATTTAATTTATATCTCATCTCTTTCTTTTAACTTCCGAACTCTATTCCTATTGTAAACGTCCACCAAACCAAACCCAACCGAAAGCATAAAGCATTATGTCCGCAATCCATACATCCGTATGACACCTCGGCTCCCATGCTTTTGCAATCATTTATATCTATCCTGCAAAACGGTAACATAACTTCTCTCCTATCTAATCTTTATCTTTTATTAGTATGCGTGTGTGTGCATGCCCTGTGTATACTTTGCATGCGTGTGTGCGCACTCTATACAGTGCGTGTGGGCGAAGCTCTTTCCGGGGTGCTCGGGCCCTCTTGATTTAAGCGGCCTGTTTCCTTATACAAAAGTTGAAAAAAATTACCAGTAGAAAAATTTTGAATCCACGTTTTTTCTTATATGAAAAGGCAAAAAAGGTCTGGAGAGAAAAGGGTCGGTGTAGGCGTTTTTCGCCGTTTTCACAGAAAACTCAAGAATTTCTACCGGAAATATACCCTTTTTGTTCTCAGAAAAAAAGGTCGTCTGTTTTCACAGAAAAAAGGTTCTTTGGCCCCCAGAAAAAAGGCATTGATGCTTTTTAAAACAAAAAGTCTTTCTCAGCTGGGGAAAAATAAGTCTTTATATACTATATATAATAAAAAAGGCGACCTCCGGTTAAGAAAGCCGCCCAATTTGAAGCTGAGTATAATTATATTATTATATCCAACCCATCCCTATGGTATTCGGGTTATTCATCTTCTGGAATGTAATCTAATTCTCCTTCAAACATTTCTTCTTCATCTCTATCTCTCTCATCTCTATCTTCATCCTTAATGAATGTGAAATTCATTTGGTAATTGGAATCATCCGAGTTATGAAACGGATCATACAAAGAATATTCTATTTTATTATCTGTATACATTGAAGTATCCCATTGACTTTGATACTCGGGTAATCCACCCATGTCTGTGGGACTTACATTCGCAGTATCAAATGTAAATTCAAATGTATTGTTAGAATCTTCTACAACAAAAGGATGAGTTGGTTCATTGAGACTAAGAAAACTTTTCACAGTATCAACATCAACATCGAAATAAATTTCTTTATCTGTTAATGCATTATACAAGTTGTATGAATCTTCTTCCATTTTATAAATGTAGAAGTTTAATGTTTTATTTGTTCCTGCCATTTTGGTACTCCGATGTTTGTTAAGACTTATCTTTCAAATTGATTTAAAGCTAAATACATTTTACTTAGCCGGGTTGGAATAGTCTGGAAATAAAAACTAAAATTATGTCAAGACTATTCTGTTCCAATTATAGATAAAAATAATAATATAAAATCTTGGTTGAATATCAAATTGATAAACATTCTATTTGTCTGCCCCACTTATTGTCCGTTACAAACTGAGGACATACCGCTCCACATTGGAATAGTCGGTGCCAAACTTCTGTTAAATAATATCTTAACAAATTTTGCTGGGTAGGATGGTAAGATAAACGATGGCCGGTTAGAATAGTATGTTAAACTTTTGCCCGAAGGATCGGCTCGTAACTCTCAGTCATGAAGTCTGCACCAAACATTTTCTCCCAACCTAGGTATCTCGTTTTATCGGAAAAGAAAATATCTAAACTATAATGATATTCATCATTAGTTCTGTCTTCTTTAATTATCTTATCAGTATTTAATTCAACTTCCTTCATCCCAAAGTATCTGGCTTCAACGAAATAAACATAGTAATAGTTACCATTGCTCTTTTCAAATAAAGAAATATGGCCCAGCAAATCGCCTCCGCCTCCTGGAGATAAATTTACCATCGTTCTGTCGATAAGTTTCATAACAGAAGTTATGATATTATTAATAGGATGTTAAGTTTTTGCCCAGGATATTTCATAGCAGTTAAAGCTGGTCTCGAAATCGAGATCCAAGTTTAATTATCATTAGATGGGCATTTAGCGAGCCTTAAAGTCGCAGCTCCAGAGCTCATGAAGTTTTAAAGACTATTAGATAAGTATCTAATAAAGATTAAAATAAGGAGGCAGCCTGCCGGCACAACTTTAAGGCTCTATACATCTGGATGTATTTTTCATTTTTAATTTTGCATCGACTACTTCATTTCGTAGGGCACAATGTCCTGCACCAACCAATGAGAAAAGGAAAAGATAAAATGAGCGACAAGACTGCAATTTTTGAGAATGATAACACTGAGTCTCCTCTCCAGGTGATTCGTCAGACTATGAGCGTTTCGCTGTCCGATGGCGGCGCGGCCCAGGTTTCTTTTGCCACTAATCGTGGTAAGGGTTCCGGTGCCCAGGTTCTTGCTGTCGATGACTTTGCCGAGGTTGTGAGTACTCTCCAGGGTTACTCTGATGCTGGTATCGAAGAGCGTGAGGAAGAGCAGCTTTCTCCTGCTGATACGATTCGTCGTACCATCCGTATTGAGGATGGTGTGGTCAGCTTCCGTACCCGTTCGGGTAAGGGCGCGAAGCCTGCTAAGATTCCTGCGAGTCAGTTCGCGGAAGTCTGCGAGCTTCTGTCTGGTACTCTGTCTGCGGTGGAGGCTGCTGGTCAGTCTCTTTCTCCGGCTGATGAGACTGCTGATGAAGCAGCCGAAGAGCCTGCTATGGACGGAGACTACTCCGACTATGAGGACATGGGTGACGACGAGTAATTAATACTCTGAAACGAAAAAGCCCACCCGGTTTAACTTCCGGGTGGGCACTCGTTTAATCTATATGTCAAACTTTTGCACGAGGATATGTTGTGCCGTCGTCTGCCTTATTCCAATTACCGCCTTCTCTTCTGGCTAATTGTGCTGGAGTTAACCTGTGTTCAGGAATGTCTTTTTCTCTATCTGCCCAACTGCGAGAAGACCCCACCGGTTTGTCCCAATCGAGAAAAAGACATTCCATCACCGATAGGTCCTGGAGCAGTTTCTTCAACCTCGCCCTCAGCCCCTACAAGCCAACCAGGACCTTCGGCCCCTTCTACTGGGTTTCCATCAATATCTAATGGAATTCCTCCAGCAAATTTAAAAATTACTTTATCAATAACATCAGCTTCTTTCACAAGGCCTCTGCTATCTAGTTCGCTGGCTAATTTAATTAATTCTACAATCATTATAGTCTCACGATATTAATTAAAATAATTAATAGAACTTTAAAGCTCTCGATAAAACTCTCTATAGAACAAAATTTCTTTGATTAATCTTTTAAAATTACTGGTAGAAATCTTTTTCATCAATCGACTTCTTTACCAAGAGTTAACTTAACTAATTGAGCTGCATTTTGCTTCAAAGTTCTAAGACCCTTTCTGGCCCTGGTTCCTGCCGCAGCATTACCAGCAGCATTCTTTGAAACATCAGTTTCTAAACTTGCAACCAACTCTTTAATCTCTTCCCATTTACTTTCTACTGTAGCCATAACTACCTCCTTTGTTTTTTATTATACTATTTGTCAAACTTTTGCCCAAGGGCTACCTGTGGCCCCAGTAAGATTGCGAAGCCTGATTTGGCTCAATAATCCTTACTGTAGTTTGATCATGCCAACATTGACATTCTTCATCATACTCTGGGCCGGAGATTTTCTTAATCAAAATCCCATCATCCCTTACTCCTAAAGAGAAATAGTGAGTGGCATTAAACCCAACCTCAAACCATTCCACGGCATCGCCACTGAAAGGATCTTTATAAGAATAAGGCCCTGTGGGATCGGAAGAGCAAGAGATAAGCCACTCCTTAATATTGTCGGGACAAAGATTTAGAGCCGCCTCGGTAGCCGCCCTTCTTTCTGCCCTATATTCCCGATCTCGCTGCTTTGCTGCAATCTCATCTCTGTCGAAATGCCAATCGGGAATCGATGCGAGATCATCAATCATGGTTATCTTCCTGTTCTTCCGTAAAGGTTTCAATATTTTCTACAGTTGTGTAAAAGCCTTCCTCGTCATCAATCTGATAACTCATAGAAACAGCTTTAGATTGATTATGATATCTAACGGCATAATCAATATGCCCCCACTCTGGGAGGTTGGTTATAAAATTATGACCACTATAAAATCTTTCGCCCCAGGGGACGCCACCACGTTCAATTACAAACATTATTCCATAACCTCCGCGTCGTAAACTTTGATCCATTGTTTTTGCTTTTGCGAAAAAGCAAGCGATTGACGAGAAATATGATTAATTAATTCTTCCCGCTTTTGTGCCTGCGAGCGTCGGATAGGCTCTTCCATCATTAATTCAAAACGAGCCTTGGCTACGCCATAATCCTTTCCGCTTGACCACCCCATAATATTTCCTGCCAAGTATGCCAAAATTCCAACACAACTAATGACAATTATTTCTGCAATCATTATTCGGCCCTCCGATAATTATTAAAACAATATCCTGCCAAAACTGTGCATAACAATGCAAAGCCCCAGCTGTGGGCAGTAAACGCTTGCCATGCAAATACAGTATTTAGAATTGCGCAAAACAAGCTGACTCTTCGAGAACTTAAAAAATCCATAGTATTCTCCTATATGTATGGCACGCCCGATAGGATTCGAACCTATGACCCTCGGCTTAGAAGGCCGATGCTCTATCCAACTGAGCTACGGGCGCTCAATTAAAATTGATGCTCGCCTTCATCTGAATCAACAATCACTCCGCCGTCTCTTAAGGCGATGATTAAAGTAAGCATAGTATTTTCAATAAAGGTAAGTCTTTCATCAAACGAAGTAACCTGTTCAACCATTAATCTGCATTGGTTCGTAAGCCTCTGCACTTGCTCTTCCCATAAATCTCTAGTATCCATTATTCTGACTCTATATCTTTTGGTGCTGTTAACATTATAACACCTAGAAAGTCTAAAATGTCATCCAGCATGGCTATTTTTTCTTTCACGCCTTCTTGGTCGCTAGAAAATTCTAAGTCTCTTATAAAAGATAGCAACGCATTATATTGCGCTTCAACTTCTGCGGAATCTTTGAAAACCTTAATTTGGCTCTTCAACGACTCTATCGTCAGAACTATCTCCATTACCCTCTTCTTTTATAATTTTCTGAAGTTGACCCATCAGAGCTTCTCCCCAAGCATCTTCTGTTTCTTGGGACGCCTGATAGTCTTCACTATAATACTCATCTTCTGTAATATAACCTGCATGACGTATAACTTCTCCATCCGGAGGTGATAAATAGGTATCACAATCCATGTGCAAGTGCGCGGTCCAACGGTCCTTGGGCAGCGTCATACTCCCAGAGAGGGGAACCAACTCTCGGCATCCTTCCTCTTTTACAAAGAAGAATTCATCTTCTTGCAAGCCAACACTATCTGCGCCATGCAAGTCCTTGTGCCAACTCGGCTCATAATAAACCTGATGAATCTTGCCGGGAAAAGCCGTAGGTCCATCATAAAAATATGATGCAACAGTTGGCATAGCCTCCCACCACTCTTTCAGTTCTTCGGCAGACATTTCGGGAATCCAAACCCAATGTCTATATCCGTATTCTTCTTCAAGAAGGACGACAATTTCTTCGGCCAAGCTCATTCCACACCTCAGTTTTGTTACTTGATAACTGATGATAAAACAGTATTAATTTTTTCTTGAAGATCATAGTTAAGTTTGATCTCAAGAATATTATTAATTTTCTTGCCTGCCTTTTCCAGCAAGCCCTTGGGTGTCTGCACACCCGCGCATGTGTTACAAGGGTCAACCTCGCCACATAACTCACAGGCTCCTTGGCCTGGATATACCGTTGTTCTATTCATTGTCCTTCCTATTAACTATCAATTCTAATGCGTGCGCGCACGGGTTCTCTGTCATCATCCTGCACGGTACTCGTTATCCTTTCCATGCTATTGGCAATAGAAAAGAGGGGAAAACTTAAAGCCATTACCCCAAGGCAGGCTACTATATAAAAAAGAAACTCCATGTAAAACTCCATAATGTTTATTCATAATCCCTGACGGCAATTCCGACAGGGAATCTTGGACGACCATCGTCCGTTAACTCTTGATACCTGACTGTCAAGTATTTTCCAATATAATCATCTAAATTTTTATAGATTACTGCGCGTTCTTCATGACTTCCGCGTGGACGCACACTAAACTCAAGTCCATCGGAAGTGGTACAGCGATATACGACAAGACCAGCTTCCCGACCGGAACCGTCCTCTCCACCAATAATCTTAAACTCATCATCAACAAATCTCTTTACCTTTTGCAAATCATATGAACGATGCTTGTACTTGTACGCACTCGCTTGGTTGCGCACCATCATGCCCTCATAGCCTTGCTGAACAAACATGCTTTCATACATATCAAACTCTGCTTGGTCAACAACATCATATGTTGATATGATTTTAATATTCTTTCCAATGATGGTCCACCCCTGACAATAATGTGGAAACATTGTTGAGCCAACTCCTTTTTGCGGCAACCTACACTCAAATGCGAGAGAAGGGTGTGGGGAATCATAGATATGATATTCAAGCAAATCTGTATCATCCCTCTTCTTCTTGACGGCAGCAATGATTCTTTGGAACGTCCACCCATGCACGTACAACTCTCCATCCGTGCATTGCCCGTTCGCGAGCATGGCACAAAGCTGTGCATTAATCTTATCGGGGATATCAATAACCTTTCCCTTGCGCGACCACATAGTTACAACACCATCGTCTTTGCGTGCGAGCATACGCACTCCATCCAGCTTAGGCTGAACAAGACAGGGAAAGTTAATCTTCGCGCTATGCTTGTCATACCTGTGCGCGAGCATAGGTAGGAACAATCCTTCTGACGTAGTAGGAATCTTATCCTTATCCTCTACATATCCTGAATCCTTTTTACGGCTATGTGCAGATTGAGCTTCAGAACATGCCTGTTCGTAGACAGAGGTTTCGTTTGCTCTACCGAGATTCTTGCCCTCTCCAACATAGCGTTGGTCAAGTTGTTTCTTGCCGTCCTCATAGCCATGTTCAGTTTCGATGTAACAGGAGCCGTCACCCATCTTGAGAACCGAGATATTCCACTCTTTAATCTTTCCATTGGTGGACTTTCCATATAGTGTAGGTAGATTCATAATATTTCCTTACAAGCATCCGTCTTTGCGGGCTGTTTCGTATAGATAGTTTGCCGAGGTTGCAAGAAAATCCTCTTGCTTGTGCCACCTATCTCGTTCTCTTTCCCAAACAGGTTGGGAAACCTTGCCTTGTTTGTAATCTTGAACAGTCAAGCTAAAATCTTTGCCGGAGACATCTCTGAGATTTTGAACATTCAGAATATCCTCAAGTACGGGCGTGCATCTTGCCTCAAACTGTTCTTGAGTTTCCTGACTGGAGCATCCCAAGCAAAGAAATAACAATGGTATATATTTTAACATTATGCTTCCGCCATGTCTGCAAAGGATAACGCAACTTCGCTCATGTATACGTCCGTACCTTCTTTGGAGATTTGAACAAGAGGCTCTCCATCAACCATCCTGATATCAACAAAGCCCTTTTTATATAAACTCAATAGAGTTTTATCAAAGGCCACCTCGTCTGATGGGCCACTTTTAATCTTGTTTTCCATATATTCAATAACATCCTTACTCATCTTCATCCTCCTCATAGTATTCTTCTGTGTTTTCAAAAGTTAGGCAACCCTCTTCCCAAACAGCTTCTCCCCGAAAGCCCATACCCGGTTCATCATATTGCAAATGAAAGGCAAGGCTGGGCCAATCTTCTGCCACCTTCTCAAAAAACTCCATAGGCGGCCCCCATGCTGTAGTAAAACTATACTGCAAATCGTTATCTTCGGAAACATCTAAAGAACTATCGCAGCCTCCCCATTTACAACCCCAATGTGTTCCTTCCCATTTGTATCCACCATACGGGCGAATCTGACCAACAAGCTCTCCAAGTTCAACAGCTCTTGTGTCATCATAAGGAAAGCATCTAAAGTCTTCCGGCACAGGGTAAAGAGCGTGAAACGAAAGGTCCACAGTGTCTCCCGGCTCTGGAGGAGAAGATACCATAGACTGCAACCTAATATCATCATGCAAAGGCCAGCTCTCACCACTATGAGGAGAAAAGCTATTGTACGACTGTGTTGGTCCCCGCGCTTTTACGCGAAACCTTTTGATATCCTTCTCTGGACCTGTAATATACAATGAGTTCATACACCAATTAGGCATTTTATTCCTCGTCTGTTAGGTTGTTTCCAATCTCTTTAGCTTTACTTACAGTTGCTTCAATGCCTGCATCCACCGAGGCCTTTACGCTTGCAAGGCTTTTCGGATTATTTGTTGCCCAATAAAGCAATCCATATACCCCAATACATACTAATGCGATTCTAAATAATTGTTTCATAAGCTCTCCTATTCAAGTTCTTGAAGTTTCTCCTCAAACAATGCACAGTGGCTATCGCATGGTCCAAGCTGCACACCTTCTTTGCACGCATACGTGGACCCCTCAAGCTCTTCTCCCATGATAAACGCACCATGCTCGCAGTCCATACAAATTTGTGAAGAAGGCCAAGTATTTATTGTAACAGAATCTCCATCATCCCAAATGTCATCTTGGGCAAAAACATTACAACTTTCGTGCTTATCTCTCAATTCTTGTATTAGTTCAAGCCTTCTTCTTAGCGCATCGTAATGATTGCTTGTGGGAGCAAGCCCTTCCTCAACATCCTTTAGCAAGGCTGAGACATGATGAGACAACATCGTGTATTGCCATTCAAGGTCTAATTTATAAATATCTTTCATTACCACAACCTACCATTGTTATAATCTGCGCCACAGTCCTTACAGTAAACATCTTCATAGTTGCCCCCACAATTCTTATGTGGGCAGCAATCTACGTGCATAAGATAAATGCCTCCGCTAACAGCTCTGTCGCGAGTATACTCTTCTGTCTCAAAGACATTATCAAAACATACGCCGCAAGTGCCGATAGCAGCTTTAGCTTCACTCTTCATTCCACTTTCTCCATGCCTCAAGCTGTGGGTCATCATCCTCTCCCCAACGCTGATTTAGCCCTTGTTCAAGAAACAAACCTTCTTGGTCCAATGCCCAAGCAATAGCTGCTTCCGAAGTTAGAATGTTACTATCATCAAGAAAATCAAGAATATCTTTATCATCCCAACACTCGTCCACAGACGTACACGTACCTCTGCCTACCTTTGGATGACTACGAATTGCGTCTACTCTGTGCATCTTATTCTCCCGCCTCTTCACTTGTTGCCAAGTCGTGCCCAATTTTGTGCAAAACTTTTACAATTGTTTCTATGGTTTCTTTATCTTCCAAGTCTAACCCTGTATACATAGCCTCTGAGTATAGAATATCCCAAACAGCTTTCTCTAAACCTTCAGAAAGGTCCACCTGTTTGCTCAACATTGGTGAGGTCATAACTCTACCCTTCCTCTTTCCAGCGGTCAGTCTTTGAGAAAATCATTGTTGCTTCTTTCGCATCCTCACGCGCAAGTGCATCCTCTGAACGCTTACTGCCAGAAAGAGCCTTATCTTTGTGATACATGGTTCTACGAGAAGTGTTTACATCCTTTTGAGAAGCATAACGAAGGCGAGTAATCTCCCCACCATCTGATAGATACTGCTCAACCATAGCGTTTAGTTCATCGTTAGAAATTCTTTTTGTATCGTCTGACATTGTATTCTCCAATATGTAATGTAAAATGTAATCACCGGGGTTGAAAGGTCAACCCCGGCGAAGATGATTAGAAGATTGAAATGGAAGGTCCGTTGCTTTTCTTTGCAGTCCTAACAGACTTCTTCTTTTCAGGCTTTTCAGTTACAAAGTCTGACCTTGAACAGCCTCCTGCAATAGCAGACCTTTGAAGCTCACTCCAGAGAGAGACTGGAGCAACAGTGTTTGCTCCGGGGTAAAGCCCTCCGTTGCCAGATACTCCAACCCAATAGTTGCCTTTCTTTGTCTTACAGTAACGGTATTTGTTTCCGTCAAAAATAGCCTCAATCACAATAAACCTCCGGTTTACCCCACGTTGAATCAAGGGGGTTCACAATGAGGTATTCGATGCAAAAACCGTGCCAAATAATATTTGAGGACAGTTTGTGGTATTTGTTAAACTTTTGCCCGGGGATTATTTGATTTCTGTTTTATCATCGACTACTTTGTATCACAAGGGGTTGAGCCCTTGACCCGCCATCGGGAAGGTGGAGAGCAGCCTCGCTGGTGTCGGGGCAAACACAAATGGAGTTGTAATGAACATTTTTGGAAATGACAACGAGAGTCCCGCCGCCATTCTTCGTCAGACGATGAGCGTCAGCCTTACTGATGACGGTATTCCGGTGGTTTCTTTCGCCACTAACCGTGGCAAGGGTAGCGGTTCGCAGGTGATTCCGGTTGCCGAGTTTTCCGAGTACGTTTCGACGTTGGAAGACATTTTGGAGTCCGGTATCCCCGAGGATGCTGATGAGGATTTGTCGGCAGGAGAGATGGTGCGTCGTACCATTCGTCAGGATGACGGTGTTATCTCCTTCCGCGTGCGTGGAGGAAAGGGTGCAAAGCCCGCCAAGGTCAGCACTGATAACTTCGCAGAAGTTGTCGAGCTTCTTCGGTCCACGGTCGATGCGGTTGAAGGAGCCTGTGAGTCGCTGACAAAGTAGCGTACACACGCATGCACAATGTACGCACAATGCGTGCGTGTGCGCGAAGTCCCCTCCGCGCAGGGTAGCGTCGTTAATAGCGGCGCTACCCACTCTTTTAACCTATATGTCAAACTTTTGCCCAGAGGGCAATGGTTAGCCAGTCAAAAGATTGATAAAGATATAATAATGAAAGATACTTACGGCGAAATAGGCAACAAGTAAAATTCCAATACCCAATTGAGATAACCTGTTGTAAAGAAATTTATTTAATAAATAAATACTTGGCAAAGATAAAGTTAACTTTGTTATAACAAAGTTAAGCAATGACTTTTCAATTGGGCCGGACAAAACCGGATTAAGTTCTGGAATGTCATAACATGCAAACCACACGATAGTCGCAATTAAATCAAACAACACCAGCATCAAAAGTAATTTGGTATGCCGTTGTTTAAAAAAACTTACATATCGCGCATTAGGTGTCATATCACATTACTACCGTTAACTATCCATTTATTCAAACATGTTCCAAACTTCATAAGCCAAACATGTGCCAGCAAGAATCCATAGTGACGATAAAACGCCAGAGCCAGCAATAATCAATAATGAGTCCATCAAAACCTCCTTCGTCAAGGGCAGTCGTCGCCCTCTAACCCTATGTAGTCGGTGTAAATTTCTTGACAAAAAACTTGTAATTACTTTACAAATTGATTTGTAAAACTTTTGCCCAGAACTGGACATTAAAAATCGAATTCTATTTTATCATCGGCTATTTTAGAGTGAAGGAAAAACGAAGGCAATGCAAAGAGGCAACCAGAATGGCCGTCACGAATCATATCTGATATCCAATTAGTGTTAGAATAGATATATTCAAAGAGCGGGCTGTCAAGCGGTTACTTTACCGAAAGCGGCGCTACTGTTTAGTCCTTGAGTACCGGGGAAACTCGGTACTCATTTATCTTTATTGTAAATTTTTTGCCCGAAGGGAAAACCCCGAAGGCACCTAGTACCTTCGGGGTTGAGTTTAATGCCATTGGCATGACCCGCTCACGGGTGAATTATCGGAATGTTTCTGTTTCCAGCCGCTTGACCCGTTGCAACGGCGCGGCATCTTGTTTATAGTAACCTCCTCGATTAGTGTTTGTGATAGTCGACGTTTGATACCTTGGGGTTCCAACAAGCCCGGCACGATCCGCACTTGCCGTCTTGCTTAAGAGCGGGGCAACCATGGCCCATACCCGCATCAATCGTACTCGTAGGCAGGTCGGTGCGCGGCGGCTTGCCACCTATCATCGTAGCCGATAGCCGGATGACAAGGTTAACGGGCCATGCTGCTACCCGTGCGAACGCTTCCCGGATCATCTTACCTTCACGAGACGGTGCCCAGAACTCTGCCCATGGTAGGCGTTCGGCTACCTCTACCCACATCAGAACATGATCGACGCTCTGAAAGTCACCGCTATCATGGATACGGAAGTATGGATCGTCCGGGTTAGTGTAGTGACCGATTAGCTTAACCATACCATCGGTCCATAGTGGATGGGTCAAAGCCTGATAGCGGCGCTCGTGCCCTAACTTGACGTTCGGGTACATGTAGTTATTTTTCATGGCGTAGCAGTTGCTACAACTTGATCCCTCTATCCCGGCAAGGATACTGCCCAGGATACAGCGTGTTGCACTTAGTGCGGTGCTGAACCCTGGCATCTTGCTCGGCTTACCTAATCCGCTACGATGCCCGGTTATCTCTTTCGCTTGTTTTAGATTCATTGTGTTCCCTTCAATGATTTGATTTGGTATTGTCAGTATTACCGCCACGTCATCTACTGTCTACAAGTTTTTCAAAAAAGTTTATAATCCCGCTCGGCGCACCCGTCTGGCCCGGTTTACACCGTCGCCCCGTTGATACCGTAGCGGTACTGAATAATATCGGACCCTGCATATTGGGTGAGCATATAATGAAAGGGGTGAGCATTAGCACGTCTGCCCACTTACCTGTGACCACCAAACATATTTATATATGTATGATGTACGCACACGGGTGAGTAACACCCTGCACAGGCTTTCTCCCTGTTCTTGTCCTTTGGAGACGCTGAACAGCAAGCAATACTTCTGACCGACATTCTGTGCTCAAGTTGGTAAGCTGTACACTTCCCCCGCTTGTTACACGTTATCATTCAACCTCATGGTAAGGTATCCTAATAACCCCTTTCGGGACGACAAAATCGTTGCCGACTTTGCCAGAGAGACTTCTGCCTTCAGAAGTTAAGTTCTATCAGATTTCTCCGATTTACCATGACTCTTTAGTCAGTGCCCTTATCCCGTTTCCACGATGAACCTACAAGTCCGCAGATACCCTCGGCTGCACTTCCACAGTAGTATGTGGACTCATGCCTTAGATTACTGAATGATATTCAAGGCCACTACACCTCTTAACTCATTCCCCCTCACAGCCAAGCGGCAGGTCCATATGAATAGCACCCTTCTTGGGCGGGGTTCTCTCTATCTCCGAAGAGTGCAGGAGCCGGTAACTCCACCTGCATTTAAAGACCCAAGAACGGGGGTCAGTTTAAGTTTTCAAAGAACTTTCGCTCTGTCATAACATAGTTGATGTTAAAACAGAATCCAAAAATTTTCGGGGAAAAGATTTACATAAATGTAAAAGTTTTGCCCCGATGAGTTTATCATACGCGTCTGCGCAGATAAACTCAAAGGGAATTTTAGAGGTTTTTCCAACTCCAAGGTTCGCCGTCCAGCTTTCGCTGAAGTCGAATTCTGAAGCCCAAAGCCTTATGCCCCGTCAACGGAGTCAATAACTCAATGGCATACTTGACCTCGTCCTCGGTTGCTTTTCGCAAAAGAGCATCGCGGGCAAAGCCATAAACGAATTTCCGGTGTTCTGGATTGTCAGGCATGTGTGTGTCCTCAAGTTAGGTGGCGAGGGCAGCGGGCGGAAAGTCCACCCGCCGCCTTTGTCTTACTCTTCGTCGGGAGAGCCGCCAGCAAGCTGACTACCCGCGTTCTCGACAGCATCAAGAGTGCTGCGGAGAAGTCCCACGACCTCTGCAAATTCACCGACTGGCATCTTGGCTGGCTTGGCACCCTTACCGGAACGAACCCGGAAGGAAATCACACCTTCGTCAGACTTGATAGTTCGGCGCACCGTTTCAGCGGCAGAAAGCAACTCTTGCTCGGCAGTCTCGGGGATGCCATTATCAACGTAGCTTTCCAATGTTTCAACGTAATCCCGATATTCCTCAACAGGAAGAATCTGGGCACCTGAACCCTTGCCGCGATTCGTGGCAAAGCTGACGACCGCTTGGCCGTCGTCGTCCAGAGAAACAGCCATTGTCTGACGAATCGTCTGGGCCGGAGACTCATTGTGCTCCGATGCAAAAATGTTAGTTTTGTCGCTCATTTATTCTACTCCATGCGGCATTTTTGGTTGATAGCTATATTGCTCGCCGCTACTGCGATATAGCCGATGCTAAAATGAAAATCGAAAATCTCTATCTCTTTCTCTTTCTTCTCTCTCTGCTACAAAGTAGTTGATGTTAAAATCAAATTGAAAAATTGCCAAATGTCAATCTTTTGCCCCGTCTGTTTTTGAATTCTGTTTTATCATCAGATACATAGAAACATAAGGAGTAAAGCAATATGTTCATCACAAAAACTTCAATGATTTCTGGCAGAACCAATACTCTTTGGGTTGAAGGCTTGACCCAGGATATGCTAAAGGCATGGGAAAACGGAGCCTTGATTCAAGACGCCTTGGCAGGAATTCCGCAGGAATTGCGAGAATTCGTAATGACTGGTGTCTCCCCTGACGAATGGAATAGAACATTCCCGGAAGAGGAAGAAGAGGAATGGGACGAAGATGATAAGAGCCTTCAGAACTAGTAAAAGTTTTGCCCAGTGTAGGTTTGCTTCCTGATAAGAAAATATACCGAGAGGGCTGAAAATTTCAACTTTATTTTAGCATCAAATACATTTAGACAGGAGAAAAGAAATGGGACTTGACCAATATGGATTTGCCAGAAAAGGCGAAGAACAACTTGATATCGCCTACTGGAGAAAGCATGCCAACCTCGAAGGCTGGATGGCACGCCTTTATGTTGAAAGAGGTGGGGTAGAGGAAGAGTTCAACTGTACCGAACTACGACTTTTTGCAGATGACCTTTTAGCGTTGGAACATCAATATCAAAATCTCACCCTTGCTTCTGGCTTCTTTTGGGGAGTCTCGGAAGAGGAAGACGATGCGACGACCAGAGCATTTATTGAAGATGCTAAATCGTTGATGGCCGATGGATACGAAATCATTTACACCTCATGGTGGTAGGAGAATAAAATGGCAAGAGGAATCAACAGGGGCCATCAACGGCGAAGCGAAATTGCAGAACGAGTAAAAGTTCTCGCAGAGGAAAGGGCCACGCGCACACCTGCGCAACAACTGGCCTTGCTGGATAAGCGGTTGGGCAAGGACACAGGCGCACGCAAGGAGCGTGCCAAGTTGACCGCCGAAATAGAATCTAAAAAGTAAATCTTTTGCCCGGAGCCAGAATGAACATCGAGATTTGTGTCGTGGACGTAGACGCGGCTTGTTATAATTCGCAAGCCTTGTGTGCTGCCGAGGCACAATTCCCCGGTGGGGCATGGAAGGCTTTTGGTCACCAAGAGGGTACGCCAGCAGAAAGCACAATTGTGCGTACGCATAGAATTTCGCTCGCTTATGGTCTGCCGAGCTGGGCCTATTGCTACTGGCGGGAGGTAGTTTAAAATTAAAGTTCAGGCCCAGGAATAATTTAATTTACTTTATTCAATATGTAAAGTTTTTGCACAAGTGCTTATGAATACATAATAATAATGAATATCATAAATAAAGCAATAGAAGAAAAAGCACCAGTTGCAATTATTACATTACACCATCTGATGAATCTATGTATACTCATTTTCCTGCATCCTAATTTCAGCCATCGGCAGCCACCCGCTCCATGATTCTTTTTCACCTGGTCGTCCCCACCGAGATAAAGATACATTCTCTTCAAGCGAACGTACGCGTATCCACTTTGCACCACGAGTACAGAACGATGGTACGGTAGGCTCCTGCAGGATGATAAATCCCGAGCTCCCGTGCTCATGGATTTTATTCCTTGTACGTTGTGATACCTTCTTCCGATCTTGAATCGGAAAGATATTTATATGGTCGCCTATTTGAAATTCCATCAATCACTCGAATCTGTGCTCATTATATTACCACATTCTGCACATTCGCGTATACAAGTTTCATCATGCCGGACCACCTTCCGAGCGTCCCTCGATAGGTTGCCGCTCCATCTGAATATCTCCAGAGCAGAGTCCGATGCAAACCTCCAGCATATTCATCCCGAGAGATTCTGTATCAACCGGGATGCCCCAATTGCATTCCCGGTCTGGAATCCTCTCAACGAAGATGCCGCTATACTCAACGTTTCCCAAGATGGTAAATGTCGACTCATGGCACTTTGGCACCGTAACGGTAACTCGCTCGCCGGATTCATCTTCCTTATCATAAGTAAGGCCGATTCGGGTCATTTGAAGTCTTGACTTTTTAAAGCCGAGCCTTTTCATGCGGCCAAAAAACTGTCGCCGTGTCATCGGTTTACCTGGGAGTGTTAGCATTTTTCTTTTCCTTTCGTTCAAATTCACGTTCAAATTCACGCTTGCGACGTTCTTTGATTTGAGCAAGCAGATGCTCCTGCCTGCTCCGGTCTGGCGCGTATACCACTCTAATTCCCCACATTTCCTGCCTCCATGCTTACATATGAATGTAAGTGATGATAAAATGAAAATCAAAAATATATGTCAATTTATTGCCCGGAGGGCGGCTATAAGGAAAGCCAGATTCATCGCCTAATCCTTTTTCGATGTTGAAGCCAAGAAATTCCTTCTTCATCGCAAATATACCTATATGTAGTCTTGGTATAAACCTGTCCAACCTTTATCTTTCCATCAACATGGTTGCGCCTGCAAGTATGTGTTGATGAGCAAACGAATCGTACCCAGTTGCCATCTTCCCATTCATATCCAGATTCTTGAAGCCAAGGCCTGCTGGACTCCGCAATAGCACCTTCGTCACAATCACACCCGCCCTCGCTCATGTGATACCGAGTACCACAATAACCACAGTTGGTATAATAGCATCCCCAATCGTCTGGCACATTATCATAAGACATCTTTACTCTCCTAAAACTTTGAAGGGAACATATTGATAGAGGCCTGCTTTCTCGTATCCACGAACACAACGCGACTCCTGCATCCTCGACAGATATGGCCATTGGGCCTCTTTGGCATACGAACCTTCCAGCCCTCGGCGGCACAACCAGTGCAAGTCCACTTGACTTTCTTTTCCTGCTTCCGACGCAGACCTTCCGTATTGTAGTTATGACAACGATGGTTCTTATACTCTCCGGTGATGTTAGTCATCATCTGCTGGAAACGTCGGGTATGACCCTTTTCGTTATACTTGTGAACCAAGAAGGCATGAACCATTTCGTGAATCAGAGTTCTCTCAATCTTAGCAAGGTCATAGCCCTCATTTCGAAACAACTTATCGGACAGGTCAATCTTGGTAGGCTCAAGATTTTGGCCTCTCGCATAACGGTTGGCAAAAGTTTCGACAAGCCCGCTTCGCTTGTAACGGCAGTAGCCTGCCGTAGTGGTCATACGGTTATTCCATACGACCGGGATATCGGGAATCTCGCTATTGAAATGCTCATCATTCAATCGGATAAACATTGCTCTGATGTTGGGTCTGGTCATGGTTTTCTCCCTTGTTACAAAGTAACTGATGGAAAAATGAAAATGAAAAAAGGCGCAAAACTTTTGCCCAACAATTTAAAAGCAAGCTGGCATAGTTCTTGCTAATGCAAGAATCGTGCCAATTAAATATGTTAAAGTTTTGCCCGGCAAAGTGTAGGGGCAGGCCCTACACCCAACCCCCTTACTCTTCCCTGCTACCTTTAGGATGGCACCAGGGTCGAACCACTAATGGTAGTTGCCAAATCTACACGGGGCCTCCCCGAGGCTGGAACTGAACCAGCTTCACCATTAGCGCACTTCTCGGGCCGACCGGCAGCCCTTGTCTTATTCTTCGGAAGAAGACTCTTCCATGGCCTTCCACATCTTAGCTTGCAGTCGTTTTGAGTTTGGAAACCGCATTGCCTCAAGTTGTGCTAACTCCAGCTTTACCTCTGGAGTCGCATCGACCTCGCCATCAAAAATGGCGAGATGCAGGTCGGCAGCTTCTTTGCTCATCGGACTATGCTCTTGAGCTTTGCCATTGATATACATGATTGGAGCTTCACCTTGAAACATCTCAAGAAAGCCAACAAGCTGTCTCCTATGTGCTGCCTTCTTTTCTTCAGGCGACATAGCTTCATATTCCGCATCCCGCCTGTGCTGCTCAGCAGTCTTCGCCACAGGCTCTGTTCCTTTCCAGTCTTTCTTTTTACTCACACACTCTCCTTTGTTGTTGTGCAAAAGTTTTTCATATTGTGATTAGGGTTGATGACTCTTCTTATAGAAGAATGAAACAGTGCGGCTTGCCCACGTCCTTTGCCATCTTTGGGTTCGAATCCCTTTGCTTGCGCGCAAGCAGGAAGAGCCCCTAGCTCCTCCCTTTGTATGAAAAAGTCGGCAGAGTATTGTCCCCCCGCTCTGCCAGCGGTCGATACGTCGATCTATACAAATGTAGTTGATGATAAAATGAAAATGAAATTAGATAGACAATTCCATCCAAGCATATTCGTGTTCATCCGCTTCCAAGATACACATGTCTTCCTCGTCGTCAACAAGATTATCAGAAAGACGAGGATATGCGTAAATAATAGGATTAGGAGGTGAGGTTGGATCTCCAAGACGACGAGTAACAGAAAGACCCGCCACAAAAGTACCAACGGTAGATGCTGCCATATAATGAAAATCACGAAGATCGACAGGACCATCGGCCTCCATAAGAGCCAAAATATCTGCTAAAGCGACTTGAACGCTATTAGCTGCACGAGATGCTTCCTCGGTCCAAGCATCCTCTCCTTCAAATAGACGACGAGCCATTTTCTTCTTCCTCTTCTTCCTCATCCGCCCAAACGAATGGATTGGTTGTGTCAAGTTCGCTGTTTGCAACGAACGCTATAAATTCCGCTACTTGGTCTGGGGTTAGCCAGCCCTTAACTTGGTCGCCACCACAGTTGTGCCATTCTCCATCACTGTTCCATGCAGCAACCTCAACGCTCTTTGCTCCCCAATCATCGACTCCCATCGGTGCATCAAAAGGCGCATTGCGTCCGCGCTCATCCGTGGGCTCGCAATAGTTGCTCGGCCCCCACTGAACGGAAACGGTATTCCCATTCGCAAAAGAAATCTGAAAGCCTTTGTTGCCCATTGCTCTAAACATTTGTTGTCTCCCTATGTGACAATGTAACTGATGATAAAACAGAAATGAAATAATACCGTGCAAAAACTTAACATGTGTGTGCAAATCTTTTGCACGGTGGTGCAGCCTAACCCACCCTTTAGGCTGCACCGATTTTCTGCAGGGGGTAGGCCCCGTCACACATTACGCGCAGTTAAGATAATGCCAACCGAAGAAGACCAAGGCAGTCCAGGCTGCAACATCAATAGCTACCACAATCGGAAGCAGGGTCAAACGATGAGCTAAAACCCATTCAATAGCAGTAGTGCGCCACATAGTTTCCTCCATTATCGGGGCCGACAAGGCCCCTGAGTGGTTCCGGCAGGTCGCGGAGACTTCTTCCAAAGTCGAAGCTCTGCCTGTTCCGGGGGCGGTGCAATCTCAAAGCCGGAAACGTGAAGCGCAAGGCCCACATGCTTTGAGGTTGTCTGGCTATAATACTCGCCACCGCCTCGCGTGTAGTTGAAGACTCGACCAGATTGGCGGTCGCCAATCACAAGGTCATAGGACAAGAGATGCGAACCATCCGTAGTAAGCGACCCTCGACCATTCGAAGCCTTACTACCAGCAGCCCACGCTCTCACAACTTGTTCATTCGTCATTTTCAAAACCCTCCAGGTTAGTACTCCTATGTAGCTGATGATAAAACAGAGTTGAGATTTTTATGCAAATCTTTTGCCCAGGGCTAATTTGGTTTCTGTTTTATCATCAGCTACATAAAGACATAAGGAAAGGAACACTGTTCGCGCTGCCTCCCCATAGGGAATAAGGTGGCCGTCTGGAATCGAAAGATTAGGTTCCCAACCTTTTGACTCACAAAGGAGATTCAATGTTCATCAGCGCAGAAAAGATTATTGAGCTAATTCAGGCCGCCAACGATTGTGTAGAGAGGTTGCCGGAAGCTGAACAGTGGATTCATGTTAGTGATATTGCCGCTACCCTTCAGAAGCTGATTGATGATGAAGAGGCAAGGTTGGAAACTTTGGCCGACCAATGGCACGGCGAGGAGTGGGTGGAAATCGACCTTGGGCGGGAACCAACTGAAAAAGAGCTTGAAGTAGACTTTAACTGGCCTCATGGAGTATAAGACTTTTTGGGTCCATAGCTCAACAGGCAGAGCGCCGGACTTTTAATCCGTAGGTTCAGGGTTCGAGTCCCTGTGGACTCACCATTTATCAAACTTTTGCCCGAGTGGTGGAATCGGTATACACAGCAGACTTAAAATCTGCCGCCTTTGGGCTTGCCGGTTCGAGTCCGGCCTCGGGTACCAAATAAATCAAATCCATTTTAACATCAATTACATTGAGTCATGGGAGGGGAGAAGTAGAACGGCAAGGCCTCCAGGCGATGAGCCAACCGCTAAATGCGGCATACGGCGTCCGCCCTAAACCAATTGCTGCGCTATTGCTTCCCCCTCCCTTTTTCTTTCACCAACCAGGAATAAATCAAATGGGAAATAAAGCACAACGACAGAACCAGCACGTTCGTCGCATCAACAGCAAAATCCGCAAGTTCGAAAAGCGGGGCTGGTCTACGGCGGGGCTGGAAAAGGAGCTTGGCTTTATGCTGGGCGAGGACCGCCCTTCCTTCAAAACTGGGCGAGATGCTCGCCCAGCAGACAAGGAATAAAACAACCGGGGCTTTGCCCCGGGCCTTTCTTTATCTTAAATGTCAAACTTTTGCCCGAGGGCTACCGAGGGAGTACCCATATATCATCGGATGAAGGATCTCCATATTGTGTACACACGCACTTGGATCGAGTAACAGACTCCATCCTTGTTCCAAGATCATCGCACGATTGTTTACATTGAGTTATCGTAGCTTCCTTCAAATTGCAATTTGACATAAGCATCCCAGCGGTGACCGTGAGGCAAATATAGAATACAGATTTGCTGATTGCTCCAGTTACGGAGATTATCAACTGTCTGTCCGTGTCTGCATGCTTATCCATTCCTTCCTTCCTTATACTCTCCATGAAACCCACAACAGTGAAAGTTTATTCCTTTAATCTGCCAATCCTGCAAAACATGATGGTGACCAAAATACCAATCCACAGGCGCATGGTCACAATAGTCCATGACATTCTGGAGATTTTTGGGGGTGGGATTGGTGTTTCGGTTGAGTCTGTCAATCTCCACACAAATTGGCGCATCATGGGTTACCACAATTTCTGGCTTCGCCATTTCCATTGACTCGAAGAATGTGTTGAATTCTGCGGCGGAGGGACTTTCCTCGGCCCACCAAGAAACTCCTTCGACTCGATGTGCCCGGTCTGTCGATTCGGCACCTCCGAAGAAAATATGCGACTTTCCATCGAGGTCGATAGCCGAACCACGGATGACATAAAAGCAGCCTGGCGCCAACTCCACGGTTTTGTCGGAATCTTGGGCCGCCTGCAATTCAAGCCATTTAGTCCAATTTTCATGATTTCCACCGCAGGTATACCACGCCGGGCCGGCTCGGCCTTGCCTCTCCCTCTTTGCAAAATACTTTGCGATTGGGCAATTGCTGGCCCAAAGAGCCCCAAAGTCTCCGACTTGAACCACAATATCAACACCTGCTGCAATAGCAGCCCGGTCAATTGCAGCAACGTCATCAACCCTGCCATGAATATCGCCAACGTAAAAAATCACTCTGCCTCCTGTTATATGGTAACCGATGGATAAATAGAAATCAAAAAGAAATGTAAAAGTTTTGCCCGGGCTTATTTCAAATCTGTTTGAGCATCGGTTACTTTACGATATGGAAAAGAACATTCAGACTTTGGTGGAGTTGTGGCGGGATGCCGAGGCCAGGAAGTTGGAGGCCGACCGTAACGAGTTTGGTGCCAAGATGGAGGTTCGACGGGCTTTGTCCAAGTCTCTTGGAAGCTACACTGAACCGGGAACCAGTGGCGTTGGAATCTGCGCTGCGGCCATCGATATTGGTCATTGGGCCTGTGAAACGAGCCCTGTCGCGGTCTGCGTCTATGATGATTGGTCCGACCCGATTCATGACAACTGCCTTTACTGCAACAACCCAGAGGAACGAAAATGACTTGGAAAGCCTTTCTTAAATCAAAACTGCGCGAGCGGTCCATCAGTAATCAGACAGTATATATTTCTGTCTTTGTAGCATTCTTCGCCGGGTGGGTCGTGGGATAGGCATTTTAATGCCAATAATAAAAACTAAATTATTTACGTCCCCGCCAGCCAATCGTGGGACTGCTCCTTCCAAATTACGAACGCGAATTATAAAATCCTTTAGCGCAAACCGCCGGGCAAAAAGTTGACATTTATAATAAAAAGAGGCTGCCGAGGCAGCCTCGATATTTAGGCAATTTAGCAACCGTATCGGCGCTCCATCGCAACCTCCGCTTCGTATTCGGCCTCCCACCGTGCTCGTTCTTCCAAGTCCTGTAGAACCTTCCGATTATTATCGGAGAGCCTATCCTCGTCAACGACTGGCGAAACTCGCTTGCCGCCACATTCGTAGCAGGTCACGTCATAGCTTCCAGAAAAATAGTCCCGCTCGAAATCCGGGTCATCATAGAAGTCATCGGAGGTCAATCCGTTGCAATCGATGGAAGGATTGACGTGGGAGCCTCGACCGGAGCAGGTGGCGCACACCTCAAACTTTACGGGCAGCAGCTCAAAGAATTCCTCGCCATCCTCATCCTCAATGGCGACTTGAACCATCATCTGGCTCTCGTCAAAGGAATTATACCAAGTGCCACGGCGGGCCGCTCGGGTGCGGGGGTCGTTGTAATAGTTGTAATCATCGATGGACATTAGACACTCCTCTGTGTATGGATGAGTAAACGATGGAAAAACAAAGTTGAAATAAGCATGTGCAAATCTTTTGCCCAGAGTAATATTTATCTTATGAAGTGGTTAGATGACATAAAACAGAAACTATGGTGGAGAGGAATTACTGGCAAGGATCTTGCAGTACTTACGCTCATGCCCGTATCTTTCGTAGCAATTATATTGTTTTTAATTTGGGGGCTGGCGCAAGGTATGTAAATATTTTGCCCGGCGTTATAATAAATAAACAAGGCTGGCGACTAAAACAACACCAGCAGAGAATATTGCCATTGGAACATAGGCTCCAGCGGTGAACGAAAGTGTTGCGCCCGCAGCAGATATCATAAAGGCAAAGTACATAACTATAGCTATCAACTCCCCAATATGTTCTGGAACGCCCATTGCCCAGCTTCTATATTTTGCAATTAAGTTATTCATTTAACGATGATACTCCGGGCAAAAAATTGACACAAAGGTTGAACCAAAAGGCTCTCAGTCTAAAAGTCATCCCGAGAAACCTTCTTGCGGCAAGCCTTCTTGCTCTGCTCCTTACGAGCATCACCGTGAGAGCCGGAACCGTTCCGAAGAATCAGTCCAAGCATATCAAGGTTGCGAGTCTTACGTCGCTTACCCTCTCCGCGCATGGTGGCGCGAAGTTCCCGCTCCTCACGGCGGGCATTACGCTTGCGGTTCTTTCGTGCTGTCTTGGCCATGATAGCCTCCTTCTGTCTCTATGTAACCGATGGAGAAATAGAAATCAAAAATGTGTTGTAAAACTTTTGCCCAGGCTCACCGTCTAATTTTTACATTAGGTATGTCAGCAATCCGGTCAGCCAGTAAATCTCGACCATCAGGACAAGAGCGATTCAACATAGTCAGTATAGACTGAATCTCAACCCAAAGCTGTTCTGGGAGCACAAGACAGGAGTATCCAAGATAAACCTTGACCCAATCCTCTCCCAAGCTACGAAAGGCGCAATCGGATGCAGCGTAAAGATGCTCCGGCTTTACCGAGAAGATTGCGCCCTTTACTGTAAATTCGATGGGTTCCGTATCAGTAAAGGCAAAGCCACCAGGGTCGAGGTGGGCAACATCAATAGCGGTTTTTTCCTCTGGAGTAACACTATATCGTTCAGCTATGTCATCCTCACACACGCTCGTACCAACGAGTGAAATGTGCAAACGAATTTTGGAATCTGCGGGGTAACGGATTGACTCAAGCATACTTCCTCCTGTGTGTATGTATGTGATGATAAAATAATACTGGAAAAGTCTGGGGAAAAGATTGACATACGTGTGAATGTTTTGCCCAAATGGGAGTGGGCCCGGTGGAATTACCCCAATTCCACCGGGCGGCGTGTGCCCATCACCTCACACGCCCTCTCGCTCCCAAGGGGGACGCGGGTTACCATTTCTCCAATCATGCTCCCAACGCTCACGCATGTTAGAGATACCCGTAGCATCAACCCCGTGCTGATTGCGAGTTGCCAACTCCTCATCTGTGCAGCCTCCATCATAAAGAGAGACTACCGAAACCTCGTATCCATGTTCCTCTGCCATACGCAAGTACGGCTCCATTTCCCATCGCTGGGTAAAAGTATTGTGAACCACCACGGTCGCTGCCAGTCGATTCCTCATGGAATTTTCGGCCTGCTCCTGACACCAAAAGTGTGCAGCGGGCAGCTTTCGAGGGTTAAAATTGTAAATTCCATCCTCATCAAGAAAGAAATCATCAGCGGCAAAGAAGCACTTGCCAAGCGGTGCGCCTACGTTCAGTAGCATCCGACCAAGCCTTGTCTTTCCTGAACCGGAAATTCCGCGAACCAAAATAAGTCTATACATGCGTGTCCTCGTTGGGCAAAAAATTGTCATACTTCTCCCTTGGAGGCCCCCGGCACAATGCCGGGGAACCTCGGGAGGCGGCTACTTCTTGACGGCTGCTCCATCAAACTTGACGTAGCCTTTGGTAGCAATCCGGGGAAGGTTATCGACAATCTCCGAATCAAACATATCGAGCATCGTCCGATACTTGACCTGCTCATCGGCGGTCAACGAGCTAACCCGCTTCTCCATCGCAGCTTTGGTCAGACCGGAAAGCCGATTCCAAAGTTCGATAATGTGGTCCGGCGCATACTCTCGCGTGCATCCAAGCTCTTGAAGGAGCATACAGATAGTCGGAACCGACCGTGCGCGGTTTGTGCCTGCGCGTGTACTGGATGGTCCTCGGGAGAGGACACCTTCCACCTCGGCGGTGAACTTGACATGCACATCCGACTCGGGTACAAGCACGGATTCGTCGTTGCAGGATTGAAGGTTGATAACTTTGGCGAGGGCCAACTGTTCGATGGGCGAAAGGGTCTGGGACATTGATTGTCTCTCCTAAAGAGGGTGGGTTTGTCTCCCTCTTACATCATAATGTAGCCGATGATAAAACAGAATCGAAAAATGAAATGTTAAAGTTTTGCCCAGCGGTCTGCAATAATCATGCCAAAAAGTTGGCACAGTTCTTGCATTAGCAAGAAGCATGCCAGTTAATTAAGTTAAAGTTTTGCCCGATTAAATAAATAATTAACTTAATCTGGGCAAAAAGTTGACATTTAAAACAAATAAAAAGAAGGGGGGCAAAGGCCCCTCTGGGTAGCGCGGCTTGTGTGCAAAACAGCAGCAGGGGAGCTTGCTCTTTGAGAGGTGTGTGGTTCGCGACCCGAACAAATCTCGTGACATCCCTTGGCTTTTCAGTTTGCCTTGCCTTCCCAGAGGGGCATAGCTGCTCATTACTTTACCGGGGGTCTATCCTGTACCCCGAACAGTTACACGGTATGAGTCAACCGTGCGGTGTATAACTAGTATTCCACCGTTTCTGAATCTCTCTCCTTGTGTTCTAAAGTAATTGATGCAAAAATCGAAATGAAAAACATATTTGCAAAGTTTTTGCCCATACGTAAGGCTTGGCACACTTTTTGCTAATGCAAGAAACATGCCAACAAACATGTCAATGTTTTGCCCTTGGGCAAAAGTTTGACACAAAGCATAAAAGAAGGCCGGGCATATGCCCGGCCTTGCGTATGGCCCCACTCGGGGCGTCTGGCCCTACTTGCGCTGGCCCTCCCCCTTGTCGATGAGGTAGCGCATGACCTTGCCCGCTTCATTCGCGGCCCGCTGAATCACGGTAGGGTCATCCTTGAGAGCCTTCCGCCAGTTGGCAAGGTAGGCCACATGGTTGTCCATCAAACCCTCTCGCTTGACTCCCAGATAGGCGCATGTGAACGCCGCGCCAATCTCGGCAACCAACTCCTCGTAAGCATACGCCTCCGAGCCGAAGCCCGTGAACTTGACGATGCCATCCCGGTTGAGTCGGTCCTTTGCACCTGACCAGTGGGCGTGCTCATGGATGGTAGTGGCCCAAAAATCAGCAACAGTGGTGAAGGCTCCGGCCTCGGGCACCATGATGTAGTCCTCGCGAGGGGAGTAGAAAGCACGCCCGCCGCCCGTGCGGAAATCCGCGTCGATACCTTTGACAAGTGCAGCCGCCGCCTCATGGCCCACCTTTGGGTCAACCTCTGAAATCTCGGCAGACGGTAGGGGGTTCGTCGTTTGCTGGTTGTTGAAAGTGTACGAGCTTCCAAATCCGATGAACTTTGTGGACCCCTTGACCAAGAGACTCGCGCCACAGGGCTTGCACTTTTTTGCAAATCCACATGGGCGGCCACAACTGTTGCAGGCCAGCTTCGGGAAGAAAATAGGAGTCCCCTTCTCGCCTTTGCGCACGTAGTTGCCGCTCTTTTGCCACTGGCCAAACCCGGCCCAACGGTTGTCACCAAACTGAACCCCGGCCATCATCAGCATAAAGCCATTGAAGTTTCCGCCGTAGGCGCGGCCCGTCAGGATGTTGATTGGCATCCCACCAGCAAGGGACCTATCCCACGGCATAATCCAAGGGGTGCCGTCCTCGGGCGGGTTGTCGAGGGCTTCGATAATCTGCGCGGCTATACGCTCGCACGTCTCTTGAATCTTGTCGTTGGGCTTGCTCATGGTGGTCCTCCGGGGACTAAAGCGGGTATTGACGGGGGCTTACATACATGAGTAACCGATGCTCAAATAGAAATGAAAAAACCAATTGCCAATCTTTTGCCCAGACAGGTGTGCTTCTTTATGCAAAAACCATGCCAACCCAATTGACAAAGTTTTGCCCAGACTCAGACGCATTTCCTTGCAAGAACCATGCCAATGTGTATGAAAATGTTTTGCCCAAATGTAAAAACATATTTTACAAAACCTCGACAGAGGTTGGCATGGTTCTTGCTAATGCAAGAACTGTGCCATATGTTATGCAAATGTTTTGCCCAATGCTTTGGGCAAAAAAATGACATGTGTACGAAAATACACACGTCTTTACATTTTCTTTACATCGGACAAAAGAAAACCCCTCACCGCCTTTCGGCGGTGAGGGGGTAGGAGGTTAGCCCCGCCCCGGCCCTACTATGCGTAGGGGATGGGGAGGGGGGAGGAGGCGTCAAACTCGACCCAATCGGCGTCCAGCCACATGTCGGCGGGGACGTGCCGCCACTCGATGCGAACTCGGCGGTAGCGGCCAGCGTAGGCACCGGAGCCGAAGGGACGGAGCCAGCACACGGGCTTGCCTTTCGGGGTGGTCAGGTCCTGACCCTCGGCCCAGACCTTGCTGGCATCGGCGCGGCGCATCATCAGCACCCCGTCAATCTCGGTCAGGAGGCAGACGTAAACCGGGACACCAGCATCGACGGCGGCAAGGAAGGCGGCCAGCGGGGTTCCGGCCTTGGCACAGTCGGCCTCAGCATCCCAGACGCCGCTGGTCAGGTCGCGATTCCCGTAGGGGTCGCCGGTGCTTCCCTTGAAGTTGACCGGGACCATTTCGACAATCGCCGGGTAGGGGTGGCCCGCGAGCGACGGGTGAACCACGGGCCACACGTCATCAAAGAGGCCCAGACCCCGGCCACGCTGCAAGGGGCGGCCCAATCGGTCCAGGTCGCCATTCTGCGCGACACCATCCCGGCACGGAGGGACCGCGACACCAGCCGCTTCCATCCAATATGCGACGTGCTTGTACCCGTCGCCCACTCCGGCACCCATTCCGCCCGCTTCCGCGAGGCGGCAGCCGCCCTCAATCTCAAGTCCGTTTCTGTCGTTCTTCTTAGTCATAGTGACCTCCTACACATAGGTAAGTGATGCTCAAACAGAAATGAAAAACTATTGCCCAAACAAAACGAAAGGTTGGCACGCGTCTTGCTATATGCACAAAGCATGCCAACTTATATGCTTATATATTTTTGACATTTGCCAGCGCATGTTGGCACGGCGCGTGCCACCGCCTACGACGCATTTCCTGCTCAGGGTATATTTTATTTTGTTTTCTATACCCTATAAAAGAAAAAACCAGCGGTTTGCTGGTTCTTGTATAAGGACTATATAAGGTAGATTATATAGTTTATGTTCTTAGGGGATTATTTAAATTACTTATAGGGTTATTGTTATTGGGAACTTACTGTTCTCTCATACTCTAATCAAAAACAATCCGCTTTTTATTATTATATAATTTGCTTATTATAAAAGAAGTTATAACCAAAGCTTAAAGCCTCTTGTATTTCCCTGCCACCCAAAACATTAGAAATTGCATTGCCTTTTTTATCATTATATTTCCATCCAGCTTGTGATTCTCTTGTCCAATCATTAATGGCCTGCCAAACAGGCTGTACAGGACTCGCTTTAGCTGCAAGTAAAGCTTTAGCCTGCTCTTCTGAGGTTGGCTTCAAAGTTATCTTGAAAAGTCCTGGTCGAACTCTTTCCATTGTAACAGGAATATCCAGTTTTGCTCCAGCAAGAATTTCTTTAAGCTTTGCAACAACTCTGGTGGGTCCTTCGCGCTGCTCACGACGTTGCATACGCTTTTCGGCTTTTGGAGACCTGTCTCTGTTGAGCCTTCTTAACCACGGCATCCAAATAATCAGCTTCTTTGTGAAGGCCTTTCTTATCCAAATGTGTTGCTAGTTTTATTAATTCGTTAATCATCTTTCTTTTTCCTTGTCGATTTTGCTATGGCCTTATCATCGCATGGTATACAGAGGTTTCCCGTTGGCGTACTTTCGTGTTCCGTTTTGCATCCGCATGTGGGACAATCGCGATAATGATATCCTTCATCCATGCCTCCGCGATCATCGTCATACCAGGGATCTCGATATCTTCTTCCCCAGATATCTCTTGGGAGAGCTTTCTTTATAACTGCATCAATATAATCAGCTTCTTTGTGAAAACCTTTATTATCTAAATGTGTTGCTAGCTTTATTAATTCGTTAATCATTTTATAATCTCCGTGTAATCCGGTATCGTGTCTTGACCTATTAAGTTTTCCCCTCTCCAAATAATACCAAGCTCTGCCTGCTTTTCTTTAAGATTCTTTCCCGTATCATTTGGCACAAAGGCTTGCGGTGTTCGACCATATTGAAATGTTCCAACAACAACTGTATTCCATACATTTTTAATACGCACATTTTTAATGGGTGCTTCCGCATTCTTTTTAATCACAGCATCAATATAATTAGCTTCTTTGTGAAGGCCCTTCTTATCCAAGTGTGTTGCCAGTTTTATTAATTCATTTATCATTATTCTCTTCCCTTATTGGGCGCTTGCCCAAAACATATCGCCCTCATACTCTTTCAAGGCTTCGCCCAAATCTTCATCCTCATCGGTCCTTGCGGCTATTGCCTCCTCCATACTTGAGTATTGAGGCTCTTGAGGTCTTCCGGTTCCGAAAAGTTCGTTAACATCTTGAGTAGAAATCGGAGAAGGTTGACCCATAGGAACTGCAGAAGGAACCGGAGGCGGAGGCGGAGCATCTTGGACCATTGCTGCCAAACTTGGAATCTCATCCCACTTCTTCCAGCCAGGCCAGCCTGTTGTCCAGACTAAATGCCTGGCATTAATATCTTCTGAAACCTTAGCCGCTATTTCCTCTACGGATAATTTGGCCTGACCGCTTGGGCCATGATAATGCATTGTGGCTGTCTCCGGAATAGGCGGAGGGGCTGCTCCTTCTGGGGCGGCTCCCTCTGGGGCTGCAACCGCAGCTGCACCTCCGGCGGCCATCACGGCTGCAACAGCATCTTTTTCTGACATTTCTTTTTCCGCCATAAGCTGAGAAGCCCTTACGGCCTGCTCTTCGGTTAAGCTCTCTCTCTCCATTAAATCTTTAATTTTTTCTGCTGCTTTGTATTGTTCTTCGAAAATATCAACTAGGACATTCCAAGCATCAACCCATCCATTTTCATTGTCCAGACCGGTCAACATTCTGGTCGCCGCATTGGCTCCCCAGTAATCATAGATGTTATCTTGAAAATATTTTTCATCTATTTTAATATTTTCAAAATCTCCTTTCATCATCTTTTTCATTCTTACATCAAAGATTTCTCGAACAAAGGTTCCGCCTCTCGCCTTCCCGGCCGGAAAAGAACCAGGGCCGTCTATAAGGTCAGCCTGAGTCAAAGTTGTTCTGAAAGATTCCCAAAGATCTCCGGCAGGGGTGGCCGTTAGGTCTGTTACTCCCATTGTCTCAAAAACAGACATAGCATCTTCGCTTGCTTTGCTGACGCCAACAGCGGCAGTGGTTCCTGCTACGGCTGCGATGATAGCTGCCGTCAGGTATGACACTCCAAAAATGGTTGCAGTTATCGGTTCTGCCATTTTTATCAATGCATCTATCTCATCAGATTCTTTCATCAATCTTCTTGAATCTAATTCGTTTGCAATTTTAACAAGCTGTTCCAAGGAAGCATTGTTTAACATGACCTTTGTCTCCTAGTTGTTAACTCAAATATTACCATGTCCATTTGACTTTACCTTCACCTTTAATCCACTTTATTACCACTTCAACCCACTTTGCTCCACTATTTACCACCACATAGAAATTATGGGCGAGTTTATCTTTGATAATCAAAGGCAAATAGATGTATAAAGAGGGTCTGTTCTCTGAAATTCCATTTTTATATAAAAAGATGTGTAATAAAAACCAATGATTTTCAATAAAAAATTAGTGATGAAAAAAGATGCTTATTGAAACGAATAAGAGATTTTTAAAAAACATATAATTTATATAGTGAAACGAATCAATCAAAGCATCCTATTTCATCTGCCCTAATTAGTAATTTCATATGCTGATTTGTGGTCAAACCTTTCTTTCCCAGAGAAATATTTTCATAGCTTTGCTCTATCCTTGGAAGAAGTATTTTGCATTCCGGTTCGCGGGGCGGTTCACAATAACTAATCATTACAAAAAAGAATATAGATAATTTAAAATTCATTTAAGATTAAACATCTTCGGGGTTTATAAGGCTCCATATATCCTGCCATCTTGCGCTGGGCTTTTGATGATCAGGAGGAACAACATCGTAAACCTTTCGGCCTTCCTCTATTTCTTCCATCTGTTCTGGACTAACCTTTACCACGGATGCTTCGCCAGAATATGTTTCCTCATCATCTAAAACGACTATATGAAAGTTCATATCTCCAGGCGGCTCTTTGTCTAACTCGTCTATAGCCTTTTGTATTTCTGGCCAATTTTCTGCAAGATAACTTCTGTATTCCTCTGGAGTTCTACGCCTTTCTGATCGATCTTTCTTCTTTTCTCTATATTCATCAAGGTCAACTAATTCGCCAAAGCCTTCTGGACTATCCAGTTCTGTCGAAAGCTTTACAAGGGAATCCAAAAGATCCGCTTCTTTCAGAAGACCTCTGCTGTCCAGTTCGTTTGCTATTTTAATTAATTCCTTTAACACTTTAGGCCACTATTTCCTTCCAGCCTTTCTATGATAATTAAGCATCCAAGATTGTACCAATCCTTAAAATAATAATAGAAGCCATGCTCCTTTAGGATGCCAAAAACAAGATCTTTCATGCCAGCACTGTTGCCTGTAATAATCTGAATGGGGAAGTTTTCCAATAAAACAAAATTAGTTACAGCAGTCTCCGCTTGATCATAGTCCATCCCATGTAAATCAAGGGTTTTTATACTATCTTTTCTTTTTTTTAGTCTTTTTTTTCGCATATTCTTCTAACCTTACACAGTTTGATGTTATATTAATATTTTCAAAAACTTACAAGATGGTCATGAAGACTGTCGATACAAAGGAGCCGTAATATGTTAGAATTATTACAAAACTTACTAAATCTTGCCGTAGAACTAGGTATGTCTCTATGGGGCTTGTTGATGTTACTTCTTAGCTTTTCAGCGGAAACACTTCACTTGTTGCATACAGAGATGCCTCGCCTTGAAGGCTTGCTAGCAGGAGTTTTGCTAGCATGGTTGATGGCAAGGCGAAACAAACACCCACTGCTTCGCGCTTTAAGCGCACCGCTCAAGCTTGTCTTGGACATACTTGACTTAGTGTGGGACCAATGTGTTGAAGTTCTTCAGGATGTATTGGGAACAGCAAAGAATTGGGTAAAAGGATCTTTAGGATGGGTTCGCAATAAGGTTGTGGGATTATACAACTGGAATATGAATCTATTAAAAGGACTTCTGTCCAAGCTTAAGAGAAAGTCAGAATAACGATAATAATCATTGTTATTTTGATACTTTAAAAGCAAGGCTTCGGCCTTGCTTTTTTAGTCTTTACTATATTGAGACCATATTTCCAATATCTTTATTAAAGATTCCGGCGTTGGTATAAATTGTAACTCTCGAAGCTTTGTAGGATGAACCCATTGATAGTCATCACTCTCCCAGTCTATCTTGACTTCTCCTTCCCAGTCAAATGATGTAAAGAAATGAATTTCTTTGTCTTCATCTTTAATTATTGTATCTAAATACATTAAAGTTAAAGGGTTTACCTTCAGGGATGTTTCTTCAAAGGTTTCTCGAACAGCACATTCTTTAGCCGTCTCTCCCTCATCTGCGCCACCGCCAGGAAAGCACCAGTAGCCCACAAAGGTCTCCACTGCGGGACTTCTCTTGACAATGAGAATCTCCTCTTTTTCGTTGAAAACAATTATGACACCAGCATAAAGCATTTTGATATTCCATTTTATATTATACTATTAATTAGTTTAAAGTTTCTTTAGAATTTGAATGAAAAGATCCCCAGATATTATTTAGCACATCAAGATCTGGAAGCGATTCTCTCCACGCGTAAAGCTCTTCAATTGCAACTATTGCATTGCGTAGATCTCGTATAATATAAACCAATTCAATCTCAAGACCCCTGAGCCTCTCTTCGGTGCTTGTCAGGCGAGCTTGCGACTCTTCATCAAGAGGACAGGGCTGTACATCAACGGCTTTATCCCAAAGCTGTTTTAGTCGCTGATAATTACCTTTTGCAGCAATTTTTTTCACCTGAATCTCCTGCCAATTACATTTACAGTAATAAGAGTTCAAATTTGTGTTAAACTATTTTAAGTAGTTAAAATTGCATTATTTATAGGTTTTTCAACCATTTTATGATATTATTTACCATCTTTTTCTTTTTTTCTTCCCGCCCCGGGAAGACTCTTGGTCCGCTCACGTATCGACCAAATCATGGGTTTCATTTTCCTGCTCTGTATCTTCAAGCATTTCAGACAGATTTTTAAAATAATATAGCTCATCACCAAGGCTTTGCTCGCAATCTGATTCATCTCTTTCAAGACTATGAGATATCTTTTTAATTATAACATCCAAATAATCAGCCTCGACCTGCAAGCCGTTGCTGTCTAAGAAGTCTGCAAGTTTAATTAGTTCACTTATCATCTTTAGCCTACCAATGTACCTTCTTCTGAAATATTAGTCGATTGCTTGGACTTATCCACAATTGCGGCTTCTTCTTCGTTTAGATTATAATTAGTCATATGAATGAGCCTGTCTGGATCAAGCTTAAACGAAGAAGAAGAATCTTCATGCTCTTCAAACAGCGTTGCAATCTCCTCAGTGGTTAGAGGTCGGTTCTCCCTATCTCCCAAAGCCTCATTTAAAGTACTTAATTCATCTGGCGCTTTAAGCTCTGAGTTGGGTGTCGATAAGAACTCCTTCCCAGCAGAGGTAACTCCCAATACGGTGATATGCCAATGAGGCCCTGCCTTAGCCCTTTCTTCCTCGGACAGCTCCATTCTCCTTTCGTCAATTGGATCTAATCTGACCAAATTATTCTTTATAATATATTGTAGCATTCTAGATATTTCTTCATCACTATTGCTTACAATGCCATAGTCTATAGCTTCCCCATCCTGATGAGAAGATATACCGCCTGCATCTTCTATTATCTTTGCAGAAATCTCCATCCCCTCTGGTTTGATAGCATAGCGATGCTCCGGAGGTTGCGCATATTCTTCCCATACAGAAATCAAGTCTTGTGCGATAGATCCAGCACTAGCATGACAGCTTGCACAGTTGGAGTAAAGATTTGCTATATATTTGCTTCCTGTATTTTCAGTTCCCAAAAGACCATTCGCAACACCGTCTGGTCCTCCATTCTTTTTCCACAGCCCAAGCATGGCCTGGACCTGTCTAAGGGGAGGTCTTAACCCACTTGTTACTATAGGTTCTGAAAATCCCAACAACTCTGATAGCTTATCCATTATTAGCGCGAAACCTTGGGCTTCCTGAGTGACATTCAAATCAGAACCACTAAAGGAAACCTCTGTATCTTCCCAGTTGCCAGAGTAAGCTCCGGCTGCTGGTAGACTCATTTTTTCAGAATATTTTTTAATTATTTCATCTAAACAATTAGCTTCGATAATCAAATTTTTATTATCTAAAAAATCAGCCAACTTTATCAGCCTGCTTAACATTAGCTCTCCAAGAGATCCCCTAAGTCAACAGTCTGGTGTGTTGATCGCTCTCTCTTTGACCCACCTATTGTTCTCTCAAGCTCTTTTATCGTCGCCCCAGTTTGCGCCATGGCCTCTCGGGCTCTAGCCTCAGCCTCTTGTTGCTTGAGGTCTCCTTGTGCCTTATAGGGGTCAAGGTCATCATATTCTGCTTCTTTTTCTGCACCTGCATCAGGAGGAGAGCCTTTCTCCAACACTAGTTCTTTTTTTCCAGAGAAGAAATCTAAAACAGCTTTGACCGTCGCCGTATGTTCATCGGCACTTAACATGTCCGTTAGTTCGTCAATGTCCGTTTCTGCGTCTTGGCCAAATACGGGAGTTCCGCCGACAATCCATCCCGCCACTTTTCGAGCATCGGCCATCTTTGCGTTCTCTCGGGCATAGAAGTTATGCATTTCTTCGCCAGCCTCTGCTCCGGGAGCTTCCAAAGACTTAGCGTGTTCTTCATGCTCCATCCCCTCGTCTCTTCCCGCTGTCTTTCCCAATAATGAATCAAGATAGTCAGCTTCTTTTCTCAAGCCTTTCTTGTCCAATTCATTTGCTAGTTTTATAAGTTGTTTAATCATTAGTTCACCTTATCTATATTTAATAATCTTAAGATTTGAGTAATCACCGCCCCCGCGAGCTGTGGTGTCGGTGCCAATAAGATTCTTTGGACCTTCAAAATTTTCATAGCTTCCATCAGACGAAGTAAACTTGTAATTGGGAGGCTTTGCATAAGGAGTTGACATCAAAGTGCCAATCCTCTTTGCTTTTGGACACGGATCCTCTCCTGGGCATTGATCACTTGTGGTAATATCATCAACCAATGTCCTAGCCGTTTTCTTAATCACAGCATCAATATAATTGGCCTCTCTATGAAGCCCCTTCCTATCCAAATGTGTTGCTAGCTTTATTAATTCGTTAATCATTCTGCTCAGGCCCCCAGTTTGGATCAGTCCACGATGGATGACCAGTCTCTTCCTTGGGCCACACCTTTGCCTTAACTCCAGAAACTGACACAATTAGACCTTCCTGGGAGGCAAAATAAGGCAGTCCATCGAGCCACCGACCGTCCGCTCCTCTGTATTTCTTAGATGATTTTCCGACAATCCTATCCCACATTGGGTCAGACCATGGTTTGGAATTTCCTTGTGTATCTGTAAACATTATTGTTGACTCCAAAGGCGATGCTCTTCCCTTATATTTTACATCATACAAAGCTTGCGGAAGCTCTACTTTTATTTTGTCCTCATCTACCCCAAAGTGTGCTGCGCCCAATGGCCGAGCGTTTTTGAAAACGGAGCCAAAAACATTAAAGATAGACATGGGAGAATCAAGTTTGGCATTCCCCAGGTCCACAACCTTTGGGTTTGGATGCTTTTTTTCTACGGGGAAGCTCACCCTGGCCCCCGCTGTCTTTCTCAATAATGAATCAAGATAGTCAGCTTCTTTTCTCAAGCCTTTCTTGTCCAATTCATTTGCTAGTTTTATAAGTTCATTAAGCATTTGCGACCCCTCCTGCCGAGTCAGTGTTTGCTGCGGCCAATAATCCGAAGCTGGTTCTAAGATTTGCAATAAATGGCTCAACCTCTGCACCGCCATGAAGCCTCCCGGCATCAGACAGCCAATACCCTATGTCATCATCTGTCAGCGGTGGATTATAATCATCTTTTGCGCTATTAAAAGCAGCTTTTGTTTCTTGAAGAGTAATTAAGGATGCTCCCAAGTCTTTTTCTTTGTAAGATATGTTTCCACCTGCACCCTCAGGTACAATATGGCCTTTTATTATATTCCTTTTAAGCTTAGGAATAACATTTTCACCAACGAAATATTCTATTAATTCAAGAAAACTCTGTTGCTCATCTGACATGCCGGCGTGCTTTTTAAGCATGTCATCCAAATAATCAGCCTCTTTGCACAAGCCTCTGCTATCCAAAAAGTCCGCCAATTTTATAAGTTCATTAATCATTTGATTCTCTATAATAATCCCACTTTGTTTTTAAAAATTAGTAGGTATCTCTTCTTCCGGTTCTTCCGCTTCTTCTTCGGCGCTTGAAGCTCCCTGATTTGGAAGAATCACGGCCCACACAGGACTCTCCGTGCCGCCCCATTGAGACGACTTGGGCACCTCCTGCCCCTCTATGGTCATACCACCGGGAAAGGCCGAAGCAAGAGCATATAGATCGCCATCATCGCGCACATCCGCAAGACGCTCTTCGACCAAAGCTTTCGTTGCTTCATCAGCATACTTGGGGTCATAGTTAGGAACAATTACCGTTGTCTCATCCGTTGAAAAATCTTCAATACTTGCCGACGTTGCAACCTTGGCCACGGGAATGTCCACCCAATCACCCGCCTCTTGGCTAAACTCTCGCTTATGAGGAGGGCCATCTTGCCTTTCGGCATCGGGCAACTCCATAGCATGTTCATAAGGTTTAACAAGCTCGTATCCGCCTCCTGGAAACTTTGCGGAATAAAATGGACTGCCGCCAGATTTTAAATCAGCCGTGGACAAGAAATCAAGAATTTGTTGAGGACTTATGTTTCCGGAGAAGATAGATCCAATGCCAAGCTCTTGGTGCGTTCCGATATGATCAAGAACTTCTTTTCCAACCAATACAACCTTGCCATCGGTTCGATTTACAAGCGTCACATCTCCAACCTTTTCAAAGGTTGAGTCTCCCATTTCTTCGGCAAACTTTAAGATCACAGCATCCAATCTGTCCGCGAGCTTTAGATGCCCTTTCTCATCCAGAGTATTTGCAACTTTTATTAATTTATTAAGCATTTATTTTCTCCTTGATTATTATAATTGTTTTGATTCTAAAGCAAACTTTCGAAGCTCCAGCCATCTCGAAAAGTCCGAAGCAATATTTTCGTCCAAGCCCGCCTCTTCTTCGTCCTCTTCATCTTCTTGTTCCAAACCCAGCGGTTCGACAGGCTCATGCTCAAACCCTTCAGGCTCAAGGCTCTTAAGGTCGGGCACGGCCTCTTGCGGCTCCTCGGCAGCCGGAGGCGCTTCTTTTATAAAGATATCAAACCTTTCCATCCGTCGAACCTGATCACATTCGCCAGAATAAAGCCTTTCCAAATCCTCTTCATCCAATAAGAAATTAAAAAACGGAATACTTTTTACTTCTTTTAAATATTCTTCTTTATTATTTTTTGAAATTCTATTTAATTCATTTCTTTTGCCTTCATAAAATTTTAACACTTTATTCATCACAATCTTAACGCCATTAATTGATCTGTTCCATACCTTTTGCTTTTCTCCCTTTTTTACATAAGAGCTTACATGCTGGGGATCTTCTTCGGCAATATCCATTCTTCTCCATCCATAAAATTTTGACATAAGCATACTTGTTTCTGTTTCAGAATACAAAAGCAAAGCATTTCCAAGCTTGGAGTTTACACTTAACATAAGCTTGAAAAAGTTAAAAGCAAAATCTTCCACGCCTCTTTCTGTATCAAAGATATCCGAATTTCTTTTGTGAAGAGAACGCAAATAAAGATTGCCATCGGAACATAGTCCGTAAATATTATTCTTGGAAAAAATCTCTTTCATCTTATCCAACTTCAGTTTGGCTCTTTCTTCGGAAGATGCAGACACTCTTTCATTATACGGTCGAGACTCATCCAAAAGCTTAATGGCCTCGACTCGATCTCTTTCCAGCTGCTCAATTTCCGACGCTCCATCGGTTACGATGGCCTCTATGGTATGCGCGCAAGGCTCTCCCATAATGGGGGTCTCATGAGTTATCGGCTTTTTAATTATCCTATTGGACTTTAATACAACACTTCTTATGTATTTTCTTACATCGCCAATTGTTCGAAAGTATGTTTTTTTGGCATATGTGCGAACCATTGGGTCGGTTATAAGGCTTGTGCTATGCTCTGGGTTTGCCGCTCTTCCAAACCTTGTATCTTTACCGATATCTAATTTAGCAGCCTTACCATAATATCCTTGAAGCTTATGCCTTGTGAGCCATTTTTCGCCCATCTCCATCTCCAGGGCTTGTCCAGATACATTATGACTTGGCTGATTGGCATACATGTCTTCTTCGCTCATTCCTTTTCGGTATTGCTCACGAGCCCATGTATACTTCTCTCTATACTGCTCTTGCTCCCATTCGTTTCTTTTTTTTCTATATTCACAAGGCAAAAAGTTGGTGGCATTTTGTTTAAATGCAGGTATTGCAGCATAGCTGAGTGCTTCTAAGTCTTTTTGAACATCTTCCGAAAATCCATTTAATAGAATAATTTTTGTTAACTCTTGAACAAGAGGGCTGCGCACATGGTTCCATTGCCTTCCCGGCTTGCCCTGCACGTCCCACAGAGTCTTTATTGATAATTCTTTATTGATAATTTTATAAACAAACTCTTCTAAAGACTCCTCTTCTATGTTGTCAACATATTTGTCGTTGATTCTTCTGATTACAGACATAAAATTCTCTTGCCTTCTCGCTCCGCTATCAGACCTTCTTTTGACTCTTCCGACCAAGTTTCCTCTGATCTTTCTTCGCAAGTATGAATCTTCTTCTGGTTCTAAATTCTCTGTATCAAAAGAGGTTAGGCCTGCGGCCACATCCTTCATTTCATCATCATATTCGCTTGCCAATGCTCTTTCTATATTTTCAGGATGGTTGCTGCCTGCTTGAGCACCGGGCCATTTTATCGGAATCCAAGGAGCTTGCTCCAAAGAGCACTGGCCACCGGATACGCCTCTGACAAATCTTGTTCCGACCAGATTATAAAGCATTATCGTTAGGTCTTGTTCTCTTTCGATTCTCAAGTTCCTTCTTACTCTGCCATCCTCTTTGTCCCAAGGTGGCGTATCTGGACTTCTGAGGTTTAGGTTTTCTAAATAAAAAATCTCTATAGGCCTATGAGCCCTCGTCCAAATGGCCCCACAGGATGTTGCGGAAATATCAAAGCCATCTTCGGCAGAATCGATATCTTCAATTATGTTTCTAAAAAGCTTTATCTCTCGCGCAACCACAGATCTCATTTCATTATAATCACGAGGACTTAACTTCTTTCTCATCAGCTTTAGCTCGGCAAGACGTTTTTCTATTTCTTCATTATAATAAAAAACAGCCCTGTGCTGAAGCCATCTGCGTCCTACATTGTTTGTCTCGCCAACATACCAATTATATTTTGGCTTTCCATTCTCATCCACAATCTGCACCGGAGGGCTTTGCGATTCATCCAGGTTTTCAAGCTTTAAGATATATACCCAATCACCATTATCATCCCCCATCTTTATATCAAGCTCTTTGCCACCCGGAGTTGTGGTACGCATAGCCATAGCATCTTTTTCCAAACCGCCGTAGGCGGTGAGTAATAGCTCTTGTATTTGGCTTGCTCTATTCATCATCGTTTAGTCTCCGAAGTTTTCGGGAACCTCCACAGGTATTGAAAAATTTTTCGCGTCAGAAACAGTTATATGTTGCAAGGACAATGACCCTTTGGCCATTTGGTGCCAGACCCCCTGGCCGTGAAGGTAGACGAAAAGATAATAGAGATAATTGGGATCAAGAATAGATCTACCAACATCATTCAGCCGGAAACCGATGTGACTGGACTTAAAGCTCTTGGTCGGCTCTCCGACCTTCTTGGCATCGCCCTTGCGGATGATCCAAAAATTGGCATCTTCAAAGTTGGTCTGTATATCCAAAATGTCTTTTAATCTAATATAAGCAATCATATTTTAACTCGCTGTAACTAAATATTTAATATTATTAAATACCTTTAAAATTTATAACCAAATAAATCTATATCTTTTTTAAATAAGTTATAAACTATCTCTGCTGTTTTGTCTGTATATACTTCTCTGTAGTATTTGTGATTTGATTTGTTCAAATGCACAAGATTGTCTTTTAACCCAACCTTTGACGTTACGAAGGCCCAATCCTCTTCTATATTTTCAAACCTGCCGACGAAATCTACCAATAGGTTTTTATCTTTATCATATATATATTCATACTGTTTATTCTTCACAAGGCATACGCACTCACCTCTCATGTGCGACCTGCAGCTTTGAAAGCTGCACCCTATTGGCTTTTCGCCAACTATATACTTTGTAAACTCTAGCCCTGGAGTCCAATATTCGCCACCCCTTGACTCTATAACTGCGCCTATTTCTTCTACCCATTCGTTAAAATCAAAACGCTTTAATGTTTTATATTTATTTAAAGTTTGCTTATAAACGATCCAAGATAAAAACCAATCCCAAGGGTTTCTAATAAACGCGAACTTAAAAAAATCATCAAAAAGATCCGATTTAAGCCGGCCTTTTATTTCGGTAATCTTTTCATGAAGAGGCCCCGGCTTCGAGGATTTGCTCCTAAAGTTAACATCCCACTCTAAACCTCCTGCATCAATTATAGAGGTGTACATACTTAGGCTTGCTGTTTTGGGAATTCTAACAAATATTATTTTTTTATTATAAAATATCGGCACAATCAACCTTCTAACTTATTATGGATGCTATTTTATTTAATAGCCTTTTTCTTTCAAAATTTTCTGCCAATCTCCATAAATCTTCTCCCGACCCAACAGATTCGGCCGCTCCATCATAGTGTTCCATTCTTGGAAAAAGCTCCTCTTCTATTATATCGTTTCGCTCTTCCTCTTCTCTATCAGCATAAAACTCCTCCAGAGAAGCTCTATTCGCAACGCTCATCTCTCCCGGTATTGTACTGTATGCATCTTTGTTTCTATCGGGAATGCGCCCCCATTTTCTTTTTTGCACATCAAATGGTGTTAAAAAGATTGCTTCTCCTTGAGCTTTTGCAAATTCGGTTAGGGTTAGCAAAAACTGAACATGCCAAAACTTTATCTTTTTATCCCACCATTTGATAGCGTTATAAAGAGGTGGATTTGATTCCTTATAATGCTTTAAAGTTTCTTTTCCAAGATTATAAATATCTGCATCTCTCTGTAGATTGTTAATAACATAGCTTTCGCCATCAACCTTTGATATTCTGGCATAGGCGATAGCTCCAGAGTGATGCTGAGTTCCTCTAACAGATAATGTATCCCAAGCCTTTGGGCCCTCTCGGCCAAATAATATTTCTGACGATTTAATCATGGCGGCCGATGGCTCCATAACGATTGTAAAGCTTGGAATGTCATTATACCTTGATTTCGTCACGCTATAATCTACACCAATTGGAGTAAACCTTCTTATTGCTTCAAGCCTTTTGCTTTTGCCTCCTGATTCGGATTCTCTTTTGACAGTCACCACATTCCCATCTGCATCCTTAGTTGTTAATGGATAGGTATCATAAAATGAATTTGTAGAACTTACCTGTGATTGCACACTTTCGAGAAAATTATTCATTTCATTTTGATACTGATCAATGCTATACTCATGATCAGATGAAAATTGTTTTGCCATAAACTTTTGAGCATGCCAAGTTAAAAGTAATGCATCTTCATTTGACAAGCCTTGCGATTGAAGCTTTTTCACGACCCCCTCTAGTGCCGGCCCGTGCGTTGTCCACTCTGTATTCGCAAGATTTTTTAAATCATTTAATTTTAACCTTCTAAAGACCGGAATGGCTCTGCTTAATAGCGATGCAGGAACCGGCAGCAAACCCACCTGGGTTTGTCCACCAGTTTCTCGTGGAGTATTTAAGCCAAGAACACCGCCTCGTAAAGCGTTTTCCAAATGCTCTGTAGCCGCCTCTTCATCCGCTCCCATAACTGATTCGTAGCAACCTTCACAATAAATATCGCCATCCTCTGTTGCGTGAGTTTCATTGGCATGAACCAATTCTCCACATTCTTCGCATCCATAGTAACTTTCGACGCATCCTTCGCATATTGGATTCCCCGCTGTATTTAAATACTTTAAATCTTCTCTCAAGTATTCTTCCCAGCAGTCATCGCATTTATCTAGCAGATCTTCTGCACACTCTTCGCATACAGGATACTTCACAAGCCTTTCGGCCTGAGCGAAGCCGGAATAGCCTCCTGATACTGGTGACTTAATTGTCGGAGCACGCCCTTCAGATTCTGGTGTTAATTGATCAATGTATAAATTAAGTATATTTAAAATTACTTCATACCTATCTGCAGCACTTTGAAGCTGCATAACAAACTGGCTTCCATAAAGCATTTTTTGTTCTATTAAATGATTAACATAATCATTTCCTGACATCTGTCTTGTGGTTATTGCAAATAAAAATATACCAAACATATTTCGCCTTCCAACCCCCTGCAGATCCTGCAGAGCTTGATGCGTGCTTCTTAAGTGCAGGTCGCCAGATAGACGATCAGGGTTTGAAACATCTTTACCTTCAGATATATTTTTAATGATGTTTCTGATATAATTTGGAAGTACAGCTTTGTAGCTCCTGATCTGATCCCCGATCTGCTCAAGCTTCGCCCTTATATCATCTATATTTTCGCTTAAATAAGTTTTATATAAAGCTTCTACCTTTTGTTTCGTTGCATCTTTTATATTCGTCCAATCATCACGACTTATTATTTTGACTTGATCTAAAGATACTTCTTCTCCGTTAATATATAGCATAAACCCTTGGCTTATCACTCTCTCATAATTCCAAGAATGATATGGGCCAAGACCCATGATATCTTCCATTTTAATTTGAGAAATATCATCAATTTTAATCCTTGCTTTTACAGGAGTTGGAGGAGTCTCAGTGTCAACCAGCCCATCTTCAGCTCGATTTAATATCTTTATTCCCATTTCAAAATCTAAAACCTGTGGAGGCATCCTGTTTAAGACTTGAATTAACTTTCGTATTTCTATTAAAAAATCTCCCAATAATTTTGGAATTTCTTTATCATGATTAGGCATCATCCGGTCTGGATTATATTCTGTTTCCGGAAACTCTTCTTTATATATTGGGGCATCATCTAAATCACTGTCATCAAGAGACTCTTCTTGATAAAACCCATGAATATCATCTTCATGAAAAGTTTCTCCGCAACCCGCACATCGATAGCTGTTTGGCTCTACCCTTCCTGCGTGAAAAACAATTTCTGAATCAGGGATAACAGAAGGGGGAAACATTACTTGTTGTGTTTGAGCAATCTTTTCCAAATGACAAATATGCACACACTCATCCCGCATGCCTCTTTGCCCTATGATATTCAACAATTGCTCAAGCTTATTTAACATTCTTTTTCCTAAAGTAACGGCTTATCTTACCAAACCATATTATATCGAATAAATAGTATAAAACTGTTGACAGAACATTGGCCACAATCGTCATCTTTAAAGCTATATCTAAGTTTCCTGTATAATAATAACATACGGTCAAACTCATTGGTATGGCTACCAAAAATCGCCAAACCAAAGACTTGACGATGGCTTCAAAGTTTGTTAACTGCATTATTTATAACCTAATCTTGGTTAAACTTTTTTATCAACTCTTTCTGATCATCTGTCAATTCTTTTGGCAACTTTACATTAACTATTATGTAATGATCTCCAAGATTTTTGCCACGAACATCTGTAGCCCCTTCTCCTTTTATTCTCAACTTGGTTCCTGGCTGGATACACTCTGGTATATTAACAACATACTCCTTTCTAACTAGCCCAACTTTTTTAGAACAACCCAACAGAGCCTCTGGCATGGTTATGTCCAATTCTGAATAAATATTATTGCCGTCTCTAATGAAATCATCAGAAGGCTCAACCAGAATCCTTACTAGGGTCGTGACATTATTTTTCTTACCTCTTACCCTGAGGGTATTTTCATTAAAGATTCCTGCCGGAATTTTAAGGTCAATAGAGTGTTTTGAGCTTATCTTTCCAGACCCTTTGCATGTTTTGCATGAATTTCGCGATGCCCAGCCGCGCCCACTACACTTAGAGCATGTTAGCTGAATAGTTACATATCCATGCGTAGAATTAACTTTTCCAGAACCACCGCAGTCGGAGCAGCTTACATGTCCAGAGGAGGGCTCTCCGCCTGTGCCTTCGCAATCATTACAGTTGTTTTTATAATCAAAAGCTATATGCTTGCTAACTCCTTTTATAGATTCTTCAAAAGTTATTCTTGCAGTAATTTGAACCTCTGGTGCTGACCTTTGAGGCTGTCCCCTAGGCTTGTTATACGAGCCTTCATGAAACCCTCTGAATCTTGATGAGTTACCAAACCCAAAGCCTCTCAATATATCCTCAAATGCACCAAACCCTGATCTCGGACCTTGACGGCTTTCAAAGGCCGGGCCTGGGTCGCAGGTTCCAAACCTATCATACATTTGTTTCTTCTCAACATCCGACAGCACGTTATAGGCTTCAGATACCTCTTTGAACTTTGTTTCGGCATTGGGATCTTCTTGATTTCTATCAGGATGGTGCTCAAGAGCCAGCTTTCGAAAGGCTTTCTTAATCTCTGTTTCGCTTGCACCCCTAGAAACACCAAGAATTTCATAATAATCTTTGTTCATCTAAATTCTCCAACGGTTTGATAATAGCAAAAATCCTATGAATAAAATCGTACTATATAACAAGATTATTCCCATGATTATATTAAACATATTACTTACCGCATTTGTATTATTCGCACTTTTTGTTTCTGCATTACTGGTAAAGCAATGGAGAACAAGAAATAAATATACAAAACTCCTAGATAAATACAGGAAAGAATATTCTGTATATTCCGATCCAGAACCTGATAACGTTTATATGTTAGAAGACTACAGGAGTCTGAAGAAGAGACGAGAATCAGATGATCTTATAAAATATTCATTAACACATGATTTAATGTGGTCAGAAGAGCTTCAAGAGTATATTAAAATATCAGAAAATATTCCTATAGAAGATGAGTAAATAACATATTATTATTTACTTTATATACACAGGGATGGATTAATGAGCAGAAAGGTAGCTTGGATAAGCGACATAAAGACTGAAGAAAAACCATGGGGCAATGAGCGCTCGTGGTCTGGCGCTGGCTATATGCATGGAAAGATTATAAAGATTAACAAAGGTCATAGAACATCTCTAAAGAGATACAGAGTAAAAAGTGAGGCCTTCTATCTTCTCTCTGGCAAAATCGCTGTTATATATGGGGATGAAAAAACAACAGATATAAATTATATGCACCAAGGAATTCTTGAACCAGACCAGATATTATCTGTTCCATCCATGTGTCCATATAGACTTGAAGCTTTGGAGGATTCTGTAATAATTGAAACATCAGATTATAGAGATTCATCTTATGAGGTCTTAGAAGATGACTACGATAGATAAAATAAACAAACTTTCAAGATGGCTATGTAAAAACGGATTAGAAAAAGATGCTATAAGTTTAAATAATCTTGTAAAAATAAGCAACTTAGGATCTTTTCATCCGGAACATATGCGCCACGCTTTCAATACTGTACAAAGAATGAATACGCCTAACCATAGTAATTTAGCTGACTCTTTTTACAAAATTATAAGATACTCTGATTTTTCTGAAAACGAATGGAAGCTGACAAGAGCAATTCAAGGATCAGAAGAATATAAAGAATGGAGTGAAAAAGTAGACCCTGGCGGCCTTGGTGATTTTAATTTAGAAAATAAAAAATACTGGAAAAAAATGCAAAATACTCCTGGCGTTTCAACTGTTGATATAAATCCAAGTGAACATATTGAAGTTACATTTGAATATCCCAAGGATGAAGCCGGAAGACATCCTGCTAGACGGCAGTTAAATGGGATTAAATTAAAACAAGATTTGTATTTCTCTTTCGAACTAACAGATGAGGCGAAAAAAGATCACTCTATTGCCTTAGAGGGTGTTAAAAACTATCTAAGGTGGATTTTAGAAGTAGTTAAATATTCTGGAGAAACAAACAGAGTTTTGAAAGAAAGTAACTCACCAACTTACATTAGAGCCTTAAAGTTTAATCCGGGAATAAATCTCAATTATCTTGCAGGTTCACTCTTTGATGAAAAAGACACTCTTAAGATTTATTTTGCAAATGCTCATCCAAAGTTTCTTAGGCAATTTTATAATAATGTTATTTCTTTAAAAAATAATTTTTCTGGATTTACTACAAATGAGAATAGAGCCAGATTAGCTCGGGGCTTTGATTTAAGCAAGGTTCCAAACATTGGGAGTATGTCTTTTGGTCAAATTGTTGCACACAGAATGGCCTTTCATGCTTTGAATAGTTTTGAATATGTAAAAAGTATAGAAGATAACGAAGAAGGTAGAGCGCAATTTGTTGAATTTTTGGGGAATATCATGGATGTCTCTCAGCGAGAATTAATTACTCATATGGATAATTACATAACGAAGAAAGATTCATCCGGTATCGAAAGAGTTTTGCAGGAATCAAAAATTATATAACTAAATTTTGTAGAATAAATATATACTAATTTTAATGTAAAAAACATGGAAGCATCAGATATCATATTATTATTCATCGGATCGGTAATAGCTATGCTTGGCATTATAACCGCCAGAGCAGCGGCCGAAAAGCGATTAGAATTTATTCGTATTCAAGTTAATGATCAAATACATCGTGATGAACTTCGCAAAAAGCATCTTGACTCATTATATGGCAGGGATTAAAATGATTAAAACAGCAGGTAGTATGTTTGACAAAAAGTCTCCCGAAGACAGAGACGCTATGGAGGCTCTTCTTGAGCAGCTAGATAGAGAAGAGACCGAAGAGGATTTGACTCACCTTCAAGATACCATTAACAAAATTGAAGAGTCATTAAAAATAATTCGTGAAAGAAATTTCTCTGAAATGTCTGACGAAGAATTGCAAGAAGTTGCAGAAGTTGTTGCCAACTTAGACAAGTTCAAGAACGAAATGAATATACTAACTGACCAATACCTGGGGCAAGGAGCCTTAGCGGAAATAGACTTGCCGGATGATGTATATCAAGACATCAAGCAAGAATTCGGCCAACCTTCAGAGTATCTTGGATGGGGCGCACGAAAGCCCGGAGATCCAGAGTTTGGAATGTTTCCTCCAACAATTCCATTAGCCGAAGCATCTTTTATTAATGAATTAGCCAAGATTGCAAATGAATTAGACAATCGTGGTCTTGCGAAAGAAGCTGATGAGCTTGATAAAATTATATTAAATAAATAATAATTATCAATGGATAGATTCAATGATGATATTCATCCCATCGATGATTTATATTTCAATATAAACAAACTCAAAAAAGACTTAAAAACAATTTATACAGCTGTTCAATACAAGGAAGGCGCTGTATATGGCATAAGCCTAACCAGGCCAGCAGATGGCTCAGAGGATGATGCTAGAGGCATATTTTGGACAAAGCCTAATGCCTCCGGCGCTGAAGAGCAACGAGAAAAGTATGTTGACGAATCAAGTTATACAAAGTTCTTAGAAGAAGCAAAAAATACTTATTACTTTGAAGTATATCAAACACTCTGTGAGCATTATAAAATTGGTCGAGTTAGAATTTTAAAACTAAAGCCTAGGACTTCATTGAGTTGGCACAGAGATCCAGAGCCAAGAATTCACATCCCCATATTAACAAATCCCGGAGCACTAACTGTCGTTGAAAATTTTGCAACGAACATGCCTGCTGACGGATCAATCTATTTTATGAATACAATAAAATATCATACGGCAATCAATGGCGGCGAAGAAGATCGCATTCATTTGGTTGCAACTATACTAAGCTGAACATTTTTATCTTCCCAATCTTTAACCGCAGCTTTGATCGCATCTTCGGCAAGTACAGAACAATGTATCTTGACCGGCGGCAGGCAAAGCTCTTGAGCAATTACTGAATTCTTAATATCCTTTGCCTCATCTTTGCTCAATCCTTTTACCAACTCTGTTATAAAAGATGAAGATGCAATGGCCGAACCGCAACCAAAAGTTTTAAACTTGGCATCCTCGATAACACCATTGCTGTTGATCTTTAGCTGAAGCTTCATCACGTCACCACAGGCAGGCGCGCCGACGACTCCTGTTCCGACTCCCTCTTCGTCTTTATCAAACGAACCTACATTCTTGGGATTTTCAAAATGATCTATAACCTTATCCGAATAAGACATGTCACTCCCTCCATAATGCTTGTATTAAAATAATAGCAATAGATAGCAATAAACATACTGCCGTCTTTGTAGTTATACCCTCTCCCTTTAACAAATATGATATTGCTCCAAAGATTATTGTTGATACGCCAAAACCCAACATCCTTGCGGACCATAATGAACCTGTAGCCTCTACGGCATAGCGCCAGCCAAAATAGAAAGCCATGGATGTTGGTATGGAGTACATAAATATAGTCAAGAAAGGATGATCATACCACCACTTCCATAAGAATTGAGAATTAGCTTGAAACCAAGCCAGTGTATTTCCTAAGATAAAAAGTATAACTGCAATTATAATGGGCTTATTCACAAGCTTCTCTTCTTAATGATCAACTATTATTATTTATAGTTAAAACGTGATAAATATAATGTACTTTATCAACGTACAATAGGTTATGTTATGAAAAAAATTATCTCTTTATTAATATCTGAAATCGATGACGTTAAAGATGATGAAATAGGCTTTGAAAGATAATGGACAAGCTAAGAAAGTTATCTGTATGGTTAAATACTAATGGTTTTAAAAAAGAATCATTAGTTATATAAAATGATCACTCCGCGAATAAAAACCTATAAGAGTCATCAGTTTGGATTGGGTGTAACTTTACATGCGGGATCAAATATGTTTAGAAATAAAGTTGTAAACTTCACCATATATTTTTTATGGTGGGAGTTTTCCGCAAGCCTTGAGCTCTCTAAACGTTTCTAGAGAGCGTCTTCAACCCAGCCTAATATAACGTCTTCGTTCCAACCATTGAGACCGTTGGTCAATACCATGCCTCTATCAATAACAACAAGTGTTGGCCAAGCAGATATGGGATATCCTGTCATTCCGGTTAAGTCAACAAAGTCTGCTCTATTTCCAGCAAGAACTGGCGAATCCACTATTCCATATGTAGTCGCCCAATCTTGTATATCCGTTTCGTCAGGGTCATTGCCTTGAGCATCTTCAATCAAAACAGTCACCCATAAAAATCCTTGTGGGCCATAAGTGTCTTGATGGGTCTGAACATCACCAGCTATGTTTTTGCATACACCGCACCATATGGTTGAGAAGTCTAATACCATTACTGTGTCATAATTATCATAGAGAGTAAACGTATCACCATACTGATCTGTAAGAGAGAAGTCGCAAGGGTGGCTGCCTGGCCACTGATCGCAGTCTGTCCACGTTACAGGGGTTGGGCTACCTCCGTGAATAGAAGACCCTGGATCGTCTCCTGTGCCCGTATCTACGGCGGAATCGTCATCATCTCCCGAGGTGTCCACAGCAGAGTCGTCATCATCTCCCGAGTCATCATCTCCCGAGGTGTCCACAGCAGAATCATCGTCGTCAACCACAGTTACCGTATCTTCCGGAACATCAGCAACATCGTCAAGGTTTTTATCATTTGAGCTTGAAGTGCATCCGGCAAGCATTGCAAACAATATTATAATTATATTTTTTGTATTAATCATTTTATTTAATCCTTCTATTTTAATAATACTAAGTGTAAGTATAATTAAAAGTGATTTATAATAAATATATAAAATTATTGACTATTAATGTTAAAGGAATATATAGAGCAATAAAATGTCAAAAGAAAAACTTACACCCAAAGATGTTCACAAGGCTGCGGATAAAGCAGATATAGTATGGGACGATGATGATAATTTTATGGAAGCATCGCACAAGCTGACCGAGAAGAAGCATCTCGACGATATGTCGGAAAGTGAATTATCTACAATGATTTGTAAAATAGAAAATGATCCAAAGTATTTCAAAAGACAAGCTCACTTTGCTCCTGGCAAATTTAATCTAAAAAGTAAAAATGAAAAGGGCGAGCCAGAATTTGATTTCTTTAGAAGAAATCATGATTACGAAGGTGACTACTTGGAAAAAGTAGAACGTCGCTTAAAGCGTTTGTCTAAAACTTTGAAAAAAAGAAAACATAAGCAAGAGGCGAAAGATCTAGGCTCTATGATCAAAACCTTAAAGCCAAAGAATAAAAAATGATATTTATGCCTACTAATAAAATAAATCAATATGATAACGAGATAGTATGATGAGCACACCAAAGGACTTAATGAAATCTACATTTGCAAAATGGAAAGATTTGGCAATGCTAAATGGAGACCTAGAAGACTATGTTTTATTTACTATTGCCAAACTATGTTCATTCGCACTAGGACTAGGCGCTGGATATTGGATATGGGGAGTGTAAAGTGAATAGACTACAAAAAATTTCCAAACTACAGAAGCTTGCAATGCACGACGATCCGGACAAGCAGGTTCAACAAAACATATTTGATGCATTAGTTGCAAGCGGACTGCCTGAAGAAATGGCCGCAACGGTTGTTTCAAATATTGGCCGCATGGACATGAGGGATCTATGGAAGAAGCTCAAGCCAGAACGGGAAGAGCAGGAAGAGCATCGCGATCCGTATGGCTGGAAGCATTCTTGTGGAGAATCTTTTCACCAACTTGATAGCCCTGGAGATCCCTGCCCAAGCTGCGGAGTAAGCGGCGGCGAAGACGACGAAGGCAGTGGCTGGACCTGGTTTGATGAAGACGATGAAACATGGGAAAAGCGATCAAGAATTAATAAGGTAAATCAATTATTAAAAACCGCTAGAAAATGATAAATCTTTTTGCCATATCTGCGGTCTTCTTCTCAACACCCTCTTTCGCCTCTGATATGACAGGCAAACAAATCTATAAAACATATTGCGCAGGATGTCATGGCGACGAAGGTCAAGGCAGCGGAATGTGTCCAAGCTTTGTTGAAGACAAAACAAGACTGGCAAAGTCTGATGAAGAATTATTATTATCTATAAAGAATGGCAAGGGGATGATGCCAGCATATAGTTGGTTATTTGAAGACGAAGATATCTTAAAGGTAGTTAAATATTTACGCGATACCTTTGAGGAAGAAGCTAAATAGCAAATTTGCTAAGCATCCAAAGCTTTCTAGCCCTAGCTCTCTTTTCCTCTTCTGAATCATCCAAAGGCTCTGACCTCCACACCGTATCTTCCCGGGACTCCTCAGAGACTCCCAGCTTCTCTTCTTGCGGCTCTTGCTCTAGAACCCTTTGGACATCAGGCTCTTCCATATCAAGTTCTGGTTCATTTAAATCTTCGTAATATTCGCTCATATAATCTTTAGATAACTGCTGCTCTACCTCTTCTTCATCATAAGGAACGGGTTTCCAAGGGCCATCATAGCTTGTGCGTTCCCATTGATCTCTTAGGCTAAATCCTTTTTTAAAAAATTCATCATATCCAAGCCCTGTTCGCTTGGGCCAAATGTTTTTCATTTGTTCAATATAATTTTCGACATCTGCTTCTTGAATCGCAGCCTCTTCGCCCATCTCATTAAATGTCGAAATAGACCAGTACATAAATCCATAAATAAACTCTGCAAAAACTTCCTCTTTAGCTTTCGGATTTTCTCCACCTAATTTTGTCAACTCCTCTTTTAAGAATTCTATAAACTCTTCGTCTTTAAAGACGAGGCTTTCCGGATAGTCAGGATCATTGTAATAATATTTAGCCAAAAGCTTATCAACATCGGCTCTGGGGCCGAAGATATTCCATAATGACATTTTCTTTTCTTCAAGTTCTTTTTCGTATATCTCTTTAATTGCTGGAAACAAAGACTTGCTAACCTCTTCAATTGCACGAGATAACTTTTCGCTATAAGAAGAGTTAGGCTTATGCCATCCAAAGTTAATATACATTCTCAAAACCCCTATATGTTTAAGGACCTGATCATTGTAGTTATCTGGATTAAGATTATTTTCAATCGTATTTTTAATATATTCCTTTAATTTAACTGCCAATGTATAATTAACCTTCCCAAATAGACGAATAAACTTTGGAAGATCCTCTAGCTCGGAATGCAAATCATGCTTTCTTATCAAATGAAGCATTCTAACTGAGTGCTTAAGGTCCCATATCATATTCCCCAAAACATGCATTTGCAAGTGCCGGGTCGGATGTCGTTCTTCGTTTAATTTTTGCAAAGAACTAAAAAGAGATCGCCATCTATCTTGAAGAGTATTTTTAATTATAAATTTATATAACTCTGGAAAGTTTTTTCTTGATGTTGCTTTTCTCAAGAAAGCACTAGTAGCATAATCATCTTTTAAGTCTTCTTTTTTAGCTACATCAACAATAGCCTCTCTCATATCATGGGTCAATTCATCAGGAACTAGGCCCTCTGTTTCTTTTATTAATCTGGGGAAAAAGCTAAATATAGACCAAGAGTTAATATTGCCACGAACATCTGGAAGAGTCATTGTTCCATGGCCATATCTTTCTGGATTTTCCTTTTTTCTAGAAACTTGAGAATTTCGTTCAACATCACGGCGACCAGCATAAGTTCTAAAAAGATCCGTAGATTTAATAGCTCTTATTGTAGTTTCTAAAAATAATGGATTTTTATAAAAAAGCCTATTTCTCAAGTAATTAGAACCATAACGAGAACCATAACGCGAAGATAATGTATCGTTTAAATATAAATTTGCTATCCTCTTTTTTGTTTCATCAGATACCCCCTTCAGCCTTACGATCCTATTCCATTCAGGAACTACTTGCATATGCTTTGTTCCATCAAAATTATCAACTATATTTTTTGCAACAGAATCTGTTAAGTGCTTATATTCCTTTGTCATATGCAAACCAAGACGAAAAAATGAACCTGGATCCGTCCTCACCCCTTGTTCGGGCTCAGCCCCGCTGGAAGGATCGACGTTAAATTCATCCGCACTCGCCGGAAGCTCATCTGACCCACCTCCCCGAGATCCAGCCTCAAGATCATCCTCAGGCTGGTCGTCGTCCTCCCTCTTTAATGAGTCGGGCTCTTCTAATTCTTTTTCTATATTGCTAACAGCTTCATCAACTATTCTTTTAAATATTCCACCCCTTCTATACAGCCTGCTGTCTACAGCTCCTTTTACAATTTCAGGGAAAGAATAAGGCGATCCAGAATGTGCGTCCAATCCTCCAAAGTTTTCAGCAATACTTTCTGCTAAATCTGGATATTTTTTCAAAATATAAGAATTCTTAAACAAAGACATGATCATCCAATCATTCCCGCCAGACTCGTTACTGTTCCACCCCAAGCTCCTATCGTCTAACAAAATCTTTTCTGACATTCCTACAATTTTATGTACAGCGGTTTCTTCTCTTTTTTTGATCATATCCATTATATTGTCATCAAAGACTTTCCCTCTCCAATTATGTTTTGGATTTAGATAATCAATTATCTTATTTGGACGCATCTCTGTAAGGTTGTCAACAGCCTCTTCATGGGCTTCTGAGAAGGCTGTGCTAGAATAAGTCTTTGGAAGATTGTTGAGCAAGTATAATTCAGGATAATCTCTTGCAATATCATCAAGATGTTTGGCAAACTCATTTGAGTATACATGATGAACTCGCTCCTTTAAGAGTACGCTTAACAAATAGCGATCATTATTGTGCTCTTTCCCTCTGTATTCAGAAAATATAAATTTCAAAGTATTTATCAGCTCTGGCTTAAACTCCTCCCTATAACCTCTAAACCATCCTTTTCTTATAAAATCAGCACGACTTTTATTCCAAACCTCCTTGGCTTCTTTCCAGGAGGTTGGTGGCATCCTGTTATAATCTGTTTGACCCAAGTGCGAAAAGCTATAGCCGCCTTCCTTTAGCCATTCTTTTATCATTTTTGAATTTGGAATAGAAACGGAAGAGGCGTGATTGCCCGGGCCCTTTATCTCCTTTACAGCATTTCTCTCTATCCTTATACAAGCACCCGCCTTTCCATTTGGAGATCTTATAGAATAAATCTCACCCTGTTCATCATTTGAATATAAACCCTGCCGAAGACAAAGGCCTAGCTTTTGTCCAAGCTTTTTTCTTGCAACTGGATCTACAGACGCAATAGGTTCATAAACAATTTTGCTGCCATTGCTAAAAGAGTATATCACCTTTTTCTCTGCCTCTGAGGCTGCAACAACAGGGCCGGCAGGAGCATCGTGCCACTCTTTAGACGCCATCAAAGCATATTCCAAATCGAGATCTGCCAAAACTATAGCCTCACCCTCTGGCCACCCAGAGCCCAAGAGCCAATCCTTTATCATGGCTATGTCATTTACATCTGGGTATTGCCTATCACTGGCTTTATTAAGCTCTGTCGCTAACCATTTAATAAACTCTTTTCTATTTGCTGGAATTAAATCTTCATCTATATTATTTCGAACAAACTCTATTGCTTTTGAAGAAAAGTAAGGACCATTCGCAGCCAATTGATTAAGCATTCTATAATACTCTCTAGGCTCTTCTCCTTCTTTCTTTGGAAACTCTTTCCTCAAAGCACCTAGGTTGATTCCAGATAAATATTTAGCATCTCTTTCTGCTGCAGTCTTTATTAAATCTTCTAAATATAAAAACTCAGTATCATGAGATTCTTTTTGCAAGTAACTTGCTAATTTTAACAAACAGTCTTTCATCTAAACCTCTAGATATAATCTTGCAAATCTTCATAGCCTTGACCATAGCGTTTTTCCTCAAGCCTTTCTAGATCACCAGAGGTTCCTACTGGCTCTTCTTTTTCATAAGAGGAGGTATCGCCGTATAAGGGCACCTCTTCTGGAACGGAAAAGCTTTCGTCTTCAAAAAGCTGTCTTTGATCATCTGGAATAGAGTCTAAAAACTCTTCCCACTCTTCATAGATAGTGCTCATTGAACCACTTAAGTTTGGAAGGTCTGTTTTTATTTTATTTAATAAATCTTCAAACTCCAAATCTTCTAATGACTCAAGATTTGGTTCCCGGTACTCAACCCATTCAGAAAACTTTTTAGCGATTTCATCCCTTACCTCTAATACCTCACCTCTTCCTGGACGCTCTGTTTGACGATTTAAATCTTCATTTTGATAATCCTGCAAAGAAATAAGATTATTATCAAAATCATGATGGCCTTCGGGAGTTAATCCCGATGCTGCCCACAAAACCTCTGAAGCTTCATCCATATTTAAGTCCTCCAAAGAAGCTAATCCGTCATCCATTAATTGCGCAAATTGCTTTTCTAGATCGGAAAAACCAAGCTCAAAGATAGACTCTCTAAAGTCTGTATCGTAATTCCAATCAACAAAGTTTTCAGAATATTCTTCGGCAAGAGTGTTTAAAGCCTCTCTTTTTAGCTTTTCTTTTAATTCATTTCCATCATCTAAGATTGAAATATTTGCTAGCTTTAGAACTTCATAGCTTTCTTTTCTAAAATTATTCTTTTTAAGAAAAGAACTAAGCTTTGTCAACCTAGCCTTTGGGCAGGAAGCTTCATTAACTCTTACTTCAAGATTGGGAGCCTCTTCATCTTTTAAGTCAAACTTGTCGGTTATATCCCTTGCCTCATCTTCTACAAAGTCTTCTAAAAAATCCTCTGCAAAATCCTCTGCAAAATCCTCCAAGTTATCTTCTAGTGCATTAATTTTTTCTAATTTATCATACATTTTGCACTCATATTGCACCATTAATCGTCTAAAAGATCTTCAAATCGATTTACATATTTGTAAGAAGCATTTACGGTTAATTCTCCAGAAGTATTTCCTATATTTTCCAATGTTTGCGTTACGTTTACTCCGCCTCGGCCACTATATCGTCCGCCAACATCCTCTGGGTCTTCTGGATCCTCAGGGTCTAGAGGTTCGGGATCAGGGCATGGTGGGCAAGGGCCAGAATGATCTAGGTTGTTCACAAGAGCCTTTAGGCTGTCTAGCCCTTGATGCATAGAGAGAAGATTTGATGTAACTTTTTCATGAATTTCTTCATCTTCAATTACCGGCTGCGGACCTGCCATGCCAACAAGGGGCGGCTCAGCAGCGGCACCCGGCCGATGCAGTGCCTGAAAAACCACCTCTCCCAAATCATCTATATCTTGTATGGCTGCCAATATAGCTGCAATATCACTAGTTGTTTCTGAAGATGTTCCACCTTTATCCGTTAAATCATCTGGCTCCGTACCTGAGTCTGGCTCCGTACCTGAGTCTGGCTCATCTGGAAATATTTTAGTCTCCTCACCTTCTGCTGTTTTGCTTATAATCATATCCACAGTATTTGCCTCTGCAGTCATGCCTGCTCTGTCAAGTTTATCTGCCAACCATATTAATTCTATTTTTGCATTCATAATATTAATCCCTATATTGTTTTAATCTTTTTTATTATCAACATGATCAGAGATAGCCTCTACATGCATGCCTAAAAATCCAAAATCATCTGAAAGATCAGAATCTAATTTTTGCGAAAGAACCCCAGCCTTATATGCTATATTATGCGAAAGCTCAAGAGCTTTTTTCAACTCATCTTGTGTTGCAGATTTTTCTTTAAGAATTTCCTTTTCCAAACCAAGTAGTTCATCAGTTTCCCCAAGAGCCTCCAAGGCTATATCTATAGAGTCCTCATCTACTCCGTCATTCTTTACTTCTTCTCTAAGCATTTTAAAAGCCTTAACCGCTCCAGGACATATGTCAAAATGCTCCGTACTTTCTCCATTAAACTCTACTTGCTCGTCTTCTTCTGGAGCATCTTCTTCTGGAGCATCTTCCTCTGGAGCGTCCCCACTTACGCCTTCCAGGCCATTAACCAACTTTGTTAATGTAGCCATAATATCATCAACCTTTCCAGCTTCTTTGATCAAGCCTCTTTGGTCTAATTCATTTGCTAAATTTATAAGTTTTTCTAACATAATTAAAGTCTCTATTTTCTATAAAAATTATTAGTATTTTTAGTCTAATGCTATTACAGAATTTCTTGCTGCTTCCCAATCTATTTTAGACGAAGGTAAAACCCAAACCATATCCTCCATTAATACCGGACCTTCTCTAAAACTACCAACACTTATGGCGAATAATATACCTGTCAAGTTTCCATGTTTATCAAACACGCAAGATCCAGATGATCCCATCCATGCTGCTGCATGCATTATAAGGTTATCTCCTTCGGTTCCGGCCATATATCCTCGGATTGTTGTCAAGCTATGTTGAGCTGGATATCCAGAAAATACCAATTCAGATCCAACTCTATCTTCTATATCATATCTCGGAAGTTTAAGCTTTAAAGGTTTAATTTTTTTAAACTCTGGAATCAATATTATTGCAAAATCCCTCTGTGAATCCTTATGCACCAAGACCCCAAGCCTGGCATTATTCCATTGATCAGTAACCAGATAAATACCACTATCATCAGTTAGATGTGCTGCAGTAAAAACCACATGATGCCCTTCAAACAAGAAGTATGCTCCAGACCCATGACCCCCGCTTTGTGTTGAAACTTTCACAGAAGCATTCCTGGTTGCGACTTCTATTCTTGACATAGATGCCAATTCTATTTCAAAATCTTTTTTTACATTTTCACTTAGGCTTGGGCTTGTACTTGCGCTTGTGTCTTCGCCCGTGGTCGCAACAGGCTCTTCGCTTGATCCAGCTTCTTGTGCAATACCATTTGTTTGGTTTGCAGGAATTAGCAAAAGGGCCAATATTAACGGAAAAAGAAATAGGTATGCTTTGTGCTTCATTCGGCTTTCCTCCTGTTTATAGGAAAATTATTAGCCGATTATAGATTTAGCAACAAAAAGCACACAATAGAGTTGTTTATAACGTGAGCTAATATAGATGGAAATATTGAATCTGACCGAAGTCTAAGCCATCCAATGTATATTCCTATTGGAAAAACACCAACAATATGTTCTGGATCTACATGGGCAAATGCAAACAAAATGCTTGTTAAAAAGAAAGCATAAGTTTCATCGGAAAATTTCTTTAAAAGCTTCCAAAAAATTCCTCTGAAAAAAAGCTCTTCTAAAATTGGAGTTATAATGCATACTGATAATAATATTAAATAGAAGTCATAAGTCTGAGGGCCCATGATCACCTCATACCAAGGCTGCAGTCCGTCTGGGACTTCCTTTACAGACTCATCAATCAAGGGGCTTCTGAACCACATTGGAACCATTGCCATCAATATTGTTCCGAAGATAGCCCACAAATAATCGCTAACCTCACCGGCCCTTAAAGCAAATGTATCTTTTAGGTATTTTTTTACAGCCTTAATCATAGCTATAAAAATTATACCAAATATTTATATTATTTTAAAATACTTTTAGAATCCACAAAATAGCGCCCATCATAAATTGAGCAGCTATAAATACGCCAATAGCTTTTGTCTTAAAAGAATTAAGATCATCCACCTTTGCAATAAGCTCTTTTAATTGAGTTGGAGAAGACACGTCGTCCATCTTTTCTTTCCAGGCTCTTAATTCGTCAATGCGATCTTCTTTTACTTTTATCTCAATTATCTCTTGCTTTAATTCTTGTATTTGTGTGTTTAGATTGTCAAGGCTATCAGCAAGCGACTCAAGTTCTTTGAGCACAAGCTTAGAATATTCATTCCAACCATTTTGATGATTATCCGCCATCTTCAACAACCTTCTTGCATCCTCTTTCCGAAACTAAGCTGGATATTCCATTCAATCTTTCAATAACTGTATTGATATTATTTTGATTTTCCCTATTTTCTACTGAGATTTCGCCAAGGGCATCTTTCGCCTCCTGAATATTTAACAATATATCCCACAGCGTTGAGGCGTTAATTTTTAATTGTTCGTCGCGATCTTCTAAATCATCGCATAAAGCTTTAAGCTTATTTAAATTTTCTCTACAGGCTTTCATTACGTTCTCCAAATAATAATTATAAATAAATTAACTTTTAAGAACTTAACAAATACTAACACTTTATGTCTAAATAATTAGCATGTAATAAAAATATGTGATATTTATTATACAGAAATATATCCAAAGCCTTTAACTACACAAAGCCTGTCATCATATGAGCATTTTGGTATTTCTAATTCTAAATATAAATTTTCCCAAACTACATTCAGACAGGTCTCTGTTTCCCACCCCCACTCTAGGTCATCCTCCTCTGCATTTGAGCAAAGTAATTCGTTCTCAGTTGCACGAGCGGCCATGGCATCTTTGATGAGATGACCTGTGTTTAATTCTAAATTTGCTCCACATAGAAATAATGTTGTGTCATAATATGGATCATCTTGAAAATAATAAAGCTTTATATGTCCCGTTAATGGGTCTGTTGCGACATCCTCTTCGCACAAGGTAATTGTCTCGCCCCATCTAGCGCATGAAAGTTCAAAGTCACCCTCTTTTTCTTTAAAAAGTTCTGAGCAACCAGTTGTTAAAATTAATAATAAACTTAAAAAAATTCCTTTTGCATTTAACAATTATTCTCCCATGGTGTCTTGAATCAACATATCAATATAAGAAGAGCTATATCCCCGCATACTTGTATTTAAAACCATTTCATCTGTAATGAAATAAAAGGTCGGCCAACTTGTGATGTTCCATCCGGATGTTGAACTGTAATCAATTATCGAACGATCACCCGCAAGAACCGGCTCTGAAATACCATAATCATCTGCCCAACCTTTACAGTCATCAACCGTAGGGGCAGTACCTTGGGGTGTTTCAATTAAGACCGTTAGATATGAAAGATTTTCATACGCATCTGCAACAGCTTGAACCTCAGAAGCCGCACTATTGCAAGGGCCGCACCACATTACGCTAAAATCCAAAACTATAGTATCTCCATAAAAATCATACAAAGATACGTCATTACCATTTTGATCTGTTAAAGTGAAATTGCATGGATGATCTCCCATGTTTTGCGAACAAGTCTCCCATGTCGCAAAAGAATATTCTTCACTACCATTTTCACCGTTATTTGCTGTATCATTTTCGCTTTCAATATTTTGCGTGCAAGCAGAACATGCCGTAAGCATTACTGAAATAAAAAATAAACATATTTTTTTACCAAACATTTTAACTCCCTATGTTTGTTGCTGTTTATTGAGATCCATCTTCATTTGGTTCTTCACTACAGTCTGCCCAAACTGCATATGAAATATCTATCAAACTTCCATCTGCTGGCGCTATAGTGAATGTTACAGAGTTTGAAGAGCTACTGTATGTCCAATCTGTACTGATAGAACTGTCAACCAACACTTCTATGGTATCTTCTATTGGATCGCCAGAAAGAGGAAAATCCATTAATGCCATCGACTCTCTAGCAAGAGTGTCCATCTGGGTTCCCCAATCAGATGCGCAAATAGACATAAAGGTTCCGCCTAGATCATTTACCACATCATAGTATCCGTCTCCAAATTGTGCTCCACCATTTGTTGAGCACCCGCTCGGATAATCTCCAGCGACAGCATGAGCTGCAACCATTGAGCTTGAAGATTTAAGACTTGCAAGATGACTGCTTACTTCGGACGGAGTTACATAGGCGCTAGACCCATCTGGCTCGTCAGACACATATATAACAGCCAGCTTTGCATCTGATCTTAAAAACGCACTTCCAATACCGGCATCTGCTCCGGGTTGGGTTGCAAGGTATGAATAATAAAGGCCCTTCTCCATCGCACTACCTGTAGTTCCAATGCTATCAACAATATCTCCAACCTCTGTAATCGGATCTGGAGAGGATGCAGTTACAATGGTTCCGTTTACAAAGTTTTCATCATCTGTTGTGATAAATGCAATTTGATAGTCAACACCAGCAGAGGAAAATACTGCTATAAATGAGTCAAAATTATTTTTAAAATTAAGCTGATTGGACCACATAGATCCTGAATTATCTATAACAAATAGAATATCAGTGATTGCCATACCATCTTGTTCGAAGTTATCAATAACATAACTTTCATAGTCGCCTAGCCCATCTTGGTCTGAGGTTACAATCGGATTCAAGGGATCACTAGACGTAACCTCTATATAGGCTGAGTCATCATATATGTCTAGGGGCGTATATGAAACGTCCAAACTAATTGTTTCTCCCGGAGTCATCGTCCAAGGCAGGGGTCCATATTCTATTTCATATTCTCCAAGATCAAAGTCAACAGGAAGGGTTGCAAAATATTCTACGTCACTAATCTCCAATGAAACATTTCCAACATTTCCTATAACGACCTCAAGTGTATCATCACACCCTAAATATACAGATCCAAAGTCATAATACTCTGGACTTATCTCTATGACCGGAGCATCGCCCGAGCCTCCGATTGGAACCCATGTATCTGGTTCGTCTTCATCATTAGATAATATGCTGACAATATCACTATTTGTTTCGTATGTATCCGGATTATATGTAACGGCAAGATCTGTTGACTCCCAAGGCTCTAACGACGAAACCGATAGAGCACTTAGAGCAAAGGTCGAATCTCCATTCACAAGAGATACTCCATCCAAAGTTAAGGTGTCACTACCAATGTTTGATATGCTTATAATGATCTGATCACCATAGCCATTGGCGTCTATTGCTCCAAACGCATGCTCCACTGGAGTTACATCTATCTCCGGAGCTAACACTGGCGGTTCGGTTTCTTCTGGTATCACTGATAACTTATAATCGCTACACCCAGTAAAAAATATTAAACACAAACTCGCTATAACTAACCTAAACATTTTTTCTCCTAAGCATACACTTGATATCCAACCTCCACCAGAGTTCCATAATCTGGCAGAAAGTCAAGCTTAACCGTGTTTGTCTCCTCAATATATTTCCAACCACTTGTAACTTGACCATCTATATAAACTATTAATGAATCTAAAATGGGCGTTTCTTCACTAAGGATTATATAATCTCTTATCTCTGTTAAGTATGAAGATTCTGAAAGCCACATAGACCAATCTTCTTCGCAAATATCTATAGAATTTTTTCCATAAAGAGATGAAAGCTCTTCATATTTATATCCCACATCATATACGTATCCGCAGCTGCTGTCTTCAACCTGAATAATTGTAACAACATCGTGCCTAACTTCATAAAACTCCTGTTGGAGCCATTCTTGAAAAACCGCAGCTGTGATGCCGCTTTGTTCATCTTCGTCGGAAATCAAAAATAAAAGAAAATCTGCTTCAGGGCGAGAAAACTCCATACCCTCTTCTGATGTCATAAACGAATATGTTGCAGCAAAACCCTCTTCATACCCGGCGGATGAAAGCAGGTATGGGGCCATCAACATGTCTATTGTTGTTGAGGACGAATCATACGGACCAACATAACTTAGGTTGGTCGGATCCATTGTTATATATCCAAACTGATAATCTAAAGTGAGGCCTTCAATATCAGAGCGCAAAAGCTCCATTCCGCCAGCTACTGCATCAAAGTTGTCATTCATTGAGCCGGAGGTGTCCAGCGATATTAAAACGTCTAGCTCCTCTACTGGATCTGCCTGTATGAATGAATCTACAATTACACGAGTTTCTCTTTGTTCTACAATTGAAATGTCACTTTGACATCCCCCGACCAGCAACGCAAATAATGCTATGTAGAAAAACTTCACTTAAACCCACCAATAAACTTAATAGTACCTATATAAGCATTGAATATTAATTGTTTTTTACATGTGGTTTAAGTATAACATTGGTTTTGATATGTCGTGTCTGAGAACAGCATTTGGGCATTATATATTATCTCTTTGATAATCAATAACAAATATTATTTATTCTTTTTTCGTCTTTTTCTGCGTTTTCTTCTTCTATATTGAACAACGTCTATACCCTTTGCCATTATATCATCAAAAAGATGTCCTTGAAAATCTGTATCATATACCAGAAGTCCTTGTTTGTGAATTCTGCTTATTCCCTCATCTTGTACTAGTATTGTCAATATCTCCGCAATAGATGCAGAGCTTTGAACCTCAGCAGATTCGGCAAGAACCGTGAGAATCTCTGCAACGGATGCAGAGCTTTGAACCTCAGCAGATTCGGCAAGAACCGTGAGAATCTCTGCAACGGATGCAGAGCTTTGAACCTCAGTAGCTTGAGATACTACTGTTAATACTTCTGCAATAGCAGAAGAACTGTATATCTGCCCCAACTTGACCTCCCATTATCAGCCACCACCACCGGCGGTATCAACCTTGAGGCCTATCCTCATAGAGTCAATTACAAAAGACCTGTCTGCCGGGTTGCCATTGGGAATAAGGGGACCGGGATTGCCGTCGCCATTGCCATCTGGATTTTGATCAAAAACAGCAGATACTATTTGAAAATCGGTACCAGCCAGACCCTTAGACATCGATGCGTCACCGGTCGCGGCAGCCCCATTGGTCGGCGGAGCCTTAAATGTTAGTTGTACCGTTTCATTACTTGCTTCCGTAAACTTACATACATTTATAACACGTATAGCTCTAATCTCACCAATCTTACTATCCCAAGCAGCATCAACCATATCTCTATCCCACGTGTCTACAGTGTATTTAGAATTTTCTCCAATGTCATTAGTTTTCAAGTAAGTATCTCCCGCATAAGAAATTGGATTTTCTGGAAGATTAGGATCGGTAGGAGTAAAGTTGTCATCTCCCTGGATAGCCAGATGGGACGTGGCATTGCCGAGGGCGGCGCTTCCATCTGATGCTTTCCAATTTCCCCACTCATTAGTATCGTCATTCCCACCTTCGCCTCCAGATTCATTCACCGGATACACACCCTGTATTACTTGATTCAAAGTTGTGGTCTGAGCTATGGTTCCCTGCAGATCCGAAAAGTCAGGGCTCTGACCTGGTTGCCAATGATCATAAACTACAACATTATCGAAGAGGGTGCGAATAGCGCTACCTTCATTTGCATCAGTATTTGATGTCAAAAAAGAATAATACTCAATAGCCTGAGCGGCCGGGGCTTCCTCCGTGGACGGAAACTGAATTTCTGCGTTTATAGTAACAACGTCCACCCCGTCTACATTGATTACCAACAACCCATCGCTATCCTGAGGATTCTCTCCGGCTGCGCCGCCAACGACTACGGTAATTGCAATTTGATGCCATGAAGGGGTTCCTGCGGCACTGACATTGAAACAAGACTGCGTTGTTTGGCCGAGGATGCTTCCATTGTCATGAGTTTTTACATAGAGTCCGGCCTTGCTGGGGTTATTGCCTGCGTCGTTTTTAAAGCTTAATCTAAAAAGCGGCGAGCCGTCCTCTATCTTATTTCCACCAGCATCTGAGAACAATCTTCCTAAATCACCGTCCCAAAATCGGCACAATTGATCCTTGCCCTCCTCAAAGGCCTCTGGCGCTCTGTAGAAAAATCGAAAGCCCATTCTTTTGAGGCCCTTGCCGCCGGTGCCATGTATATTGCTTGCCCCACCATCAAGAAGATTCGGGGGTGATAAAAATTCTATGTGTGAATCCTGAGGCGCAGTCAAGGCCAAGGCGCACTTTCCACCACCTGGCGGAATAGCTCCGTTAATCATGCCTGCTTCAGTATCATTTGTACTGATATTGCTTAACAGGTTAACGTTTTGAGACCCTGGATCTTGAGTGGTTGTATATGCAACATACGCTCTATCATTACCGCCACCATATGCAGCACCGTTAATAGTGTGTATTCCGTCACCAAGAGACGCGTTTACTTCATATCCATCCATATGACTTATGCCCATTTTTATATCTCCTTAAAAATTTTTTATTATATATAAACTTACTGGACTAAACTTTCTGTAAAATCAATATTAATTAATAGAACCAAAGTCTATTGATGCAACTCATACAGCCCAACGTCAATTATCACCGGCTCTCGCGAACCCGGCCTTTGCATTAAATTATTTGCATGCACATCCGACCAGTTAATTCCATTATCTTTTAATGTTTGAAGAAGAGCAAATAAACTTTCTGTTTCTGGCATATACTTTTCTGAAAACAAGAATCCTTCAGGAGATTCTGTGTAAATAGTTTGCTCTCTCTCCTTCTCTAATGCCTCTAATCTTCTGCGATTTCTACCTGCGCTATACCCCTGAGGATTATCTTCTAACATACCCTGTAATGCTCCAATAGATTGGTCTACGCCTTCTGTTGAATAATATTTTGGAATAGGTCTTTCCGAAGCTTGGAAATATGAATTTATATTATTTTGAATTTCATCTGCAATTTGAGAAATGAAATCATTTTCACCAAGCATAAATAAATTAGAAATATTTAGTAATTTATTATTTACAAAAGCAGATACCCCATCTGTTTGCACATCCCTAACAAGGATTGCCCTCTCCAGCTCTCTCTTTATACCCTCCTGCTCTGTAACAAAAGATCTATATATATCTTCTTCTTCCTCATTCTTTGATGTATTCCTTAAGGTTTCGGTGGCTGAATTGAAAGAGCGAGAGATTGCATCATGAATAAACTCTTCATTTTTAAACAAATCTCCTGATTCCCTATTTCTCTTTGTCCGCAAGACAGAATCCATATGACCTCCGAAAGGTTCCAGGACTTCCATTATAATTATAGTGTCAAACATATCTTCAACTATTTTATAAATTTTTGGCAAATGCTTTCTTTGTTCTTCCGGAACTTCAATTTCTGAAATCTTCTTCCAAATATCCGGCTCCATATTGCTGCTTGTAACCACCTTCGCTATTGCTCTATTGCCGTCATGCAGAACCTCATAGATATTACCTTCTGCTGTTCTGGCCCCTTCGCCTCGTCGCTCTGCTTCTGTCCCTGCTATATACTTTATTATTTCCACTCCATTTCTTTTTAACACCTCTTCGCTTGGAAATCTGCGTCTCTCTACCCTGGTTTGCACCGGGATTGTAGCGTCTGGATCAACGGGGGTGGTTATCCCTGGCCCTATAGACATGGTTGAACCTGCCTGATCATCCGAATTAGTTGTCGCTAATTTTAAAATCTCTTCTAAAAAAGAAGCTTCTTGTGTAAAACCATTTTTCTTTAAATATTCATTTAAATTATAAAATTTATTATCGATACTTGCAAAAGCGCTTGTCTGCTGAGGCATATCCACTCCCGGCGTCTGACCAGCATAAGGTATTCCGTCTTGCAAAAACCTATCAGCCTCTCTGTTTCTTCTCTTTGTAAGGCCGCGCATTTTTCTTCTTTTACCATCTGATCCGGTTGAAGTTTGAGGGCCATTTCGAATAGCCTTTTCTGCCCCCATATAATCACCCTCATTAAGGGGTCCTAATATATTATATTTTTTTGGACCACCCCTTCCGGTATTAAATGCAAAAGATGACATTGCATCAAACATACTTTGGGTTATCGGAACTTTTATCTGACCTTTCCATGGAGACTCATGTTTTTTTACATCCTCTTTATAAAGACTCCAGGCCTGATCTCTTGTCATCTCCCCTCGCCCTTTTAGATACTTTGAAAACCTAGGCTTCTCTCTGGTTCTTACCAAATGTCCAATTCCAATTGTTGCTCGACCTTTAGCTTCCCCATATGAAGAAATCGGCTCTCCCGTTGCATCATCATAAACATTTCCACGATAACTTTCTTTATCTGCCATCTCTTTCATTAAAGCCTCTGATGTTTCCATGCTACTTGCAGACCCTATATTTGTAGCCCTTGATGCCTGAGCGGTGCCCGCCGGGGCAGGCAGAGGAGGCATGGCATCAGAGGGCAGAGGAGGCATGGCATCAGAGGGCAGAGGAGGCATAGCTCCAGAGCCTTGGCCCGGCGGGGTCGCTGCCCCTTGGCCTGCAGGCACCGCAGCAATGCTTTCCAGCATTATTAAAGTATTTTTATCAACTATGCCAGTTGGCTCTATTTGATTGTTTGTCTGAAACTGAATAACAGCATTTTTTGTTTCTTCTCCATAATTTCCATTTACGTATCTTCCTGCTGAAATATACCCATGTTTTACCAAAAGACTTTGAATCTTTGAGACAGGAGTGTTTCCAGCAACATCTTTGCTTCCAACCTGAAGTGTGCTAGAACCAGATCTGATGGACGCCAGTTGATCCACCGGCGGAGGAAGATCTGGAGAAGAGACAGCTTGCGGTTCTGCCGACAAAGGCTCTGAGCGAGCCACCTCTTCGGCTCTCTGCAAGGCCTCCGCCTCTCCGCCTGCAGCAGCCGCAGCTTCTTCTGCAGCTTTTTGATCTTGCAAAGTCTTTTTAACCCACTCTAAATCGAACCCAAAAAACTCTGCATATGCCTCAGGGTCCGTTTCTGGATCAGGAATATCCGTAGATCCGCCACCGGTGCCAGAAATATTCCTAATAGCCCGCATCATCTCAGCTTCTTTTTCAAAACCCTTTTCTGTAAGAAACTTTTTTAATGTAAAAAGCCGATCATGCACCTGTCAGCCCTCGCTATTATTGATTTGAATCTTCTGGGTCGGGGTCAACGTCTGCATATGCCCCCTCCTCCTTGGATAAGAATTTAGTCATGTTTTGCTTTTCATCATATTCTGATGTCACAACGACCGTAGTAAGAGCAGTATCGGGCAAGGCAGCATCTGCGTCTTCCGCAGATGCGTAGACTACCAACCTGCAAGCCAAAAGCCTACCTGTCTCATCATATATGGAATCTGTGATTCTATGGTTATACTGAGCAAGTCCTGCTATAATCCTGTTGAACATACCGAATGTATGCTTGGTTTCGTGATCCGCAACTTCCTCTTCCCAAACTTCATGAGCAATCTCATGCATTGTGCTATCAGTCTCTGCCTTGACGATTAAGACATCACTTGCTTCAAGGCCGGGAGAGGGAACAGAGCTCTCATCTTCATTTACTAATTTTATTTCAAAATATTGAGTGCCAGAGCCTTCTTCTTCGCCAACAGATACAATTCTTCCCAAATAACTCTGTGTATCTTGATCAAAAGACATTGTTCCAAAATCAAACCCCTTTATAACAACAATTGACCTATCTACATAAGATATCATCTCAGCCTCTGTCAAAGGATGCGCCAATAGCCGGTTTGAATAAAATTTCTGACCATTGGGATCTGCATTATTGCATGTATGCACAGGGGTTCCCACCGGAGTCCCGCCTCCTGTCCAATGATTCATGTTTTCACTTAGATACCGAATAATCATGGCTTCAGCCATTGTGTTGGTATTTGGCGGAGCGGCTGTGCCGGTGTGTGGGTTGTAAATTGTATTAAATATATCGGCATTCCAAACTGCATCACTAATCTCTTGAGCGGCAGTGGCCGATATTTCTTCATATGTTACAGAATCAACCTGTATTGCATCTTCATCAATTGCATTGTTTGCAATTATCTGCGTTCTAATATTTGGCCTCCGAACAACAGAGTTACCATCTGGTAGGTAATCTTGGGTCCAAGTTACAAGAATATCATCAGGACTTGTTGGGCTTCCGCCTGTAACGCTGGTGCCCGCGCCCTCCCAGGTCTTGACCGAAATACGGGGAAATCTATTGGTTGTTCCGACCGAAACAGCTGCATCACTCACTCCCGCCCAGCCCTTGACTGTTATAGCGGGAAGCAATACGGTATTAACACTGTGGTCATATTCAGAACCGCCGGGAGCAGAAAAGACATATGCATCGGCACTCGTTGGGGTGGTAGCATTATTGGTTGTATTCCAAGCCTTAACGCTAATCTCAGGAACAGCAGATGTGTTGCCCACTGTGAACGAGGCATCACTATCTCCTCCCCAACCGCCAACACTAATCATAGGAAGAGAGTCGCCGCTTACTGCGTCCCCTCCAGCGCTGGTCTGAACATATGCATCTGCATGTGAAGCGTTTCCATCGCTGGTATTCCACGCTCTAACGCTAATTTCTGGAGCTTTGGAGGTATCGCCTATCGAAAATGCCGCATCGCCATCGCCTCCCCAGCCCTCAACCGTTACTGCCGGAAGACCAACACTGAGATTGGCTCCAGAGGTTCTAACCGTTACTGATCCTGTGTTATCATTCCAAGCTTCAACATTAATACTTGGCAGGCCTGAGCTTGAGCCAAGGGCTGTCTCGGCATCAGTTGCTGAACTTCCATCTCTCCAGCCTCCAACACTAATCACGGGAAAGCTTGTGCTTGAACCAACAGAAAGAGATGGATTAAGTCCGCCCCAGTCTACGACATTTGCACTAATCGTCCCCCCGCTTGCCGCATCAACATTCGGAAAGTGTGTTGTACTATCTGCCGAAAGTATAACACCAGTTGTATTTCCCGGATCAGCGTATGGTCCAAGATTATTCCAATCTACTACGTTTGCATCAACAGTTATTGAAGATACAACATCCACATCGGGAATTCCACCTGATCCAGAAACTCCGGATCCATCCCACTCTACAACATTAACATTTGGAACGCCATTAGTAGTTGTCGCAGTAACGTTATTGCCCTCCCATTGTACAACATTTGCATCTATAGCTCCAGAGAACGATGTAGATGAGACCATGACATCGCTTACAACAACATGGATGTATTCCAAGAAACCAGAGGTTGACTCTTCCATTCTTATTACATATCCCTCATCTGCAGAATCGGGAGATGTGGTTGCAACACTGTTTGACCAAAATATACCCACCCCTGAGACCGAGGCGTTAAAATCATAAACGCCAGGTAACCCATCAGCCTGAAGCTCTCCCATGTCGCCCTCACAATCAGAGGGGCTAGAGACGTAATCCGCATTCGTAACCCACACATTAGAAGGGGCACCACCAGAGGTGAACTGCCAATACTCATCATTGTTAATACTATAAATACGAATCTTTGGAGCCAAACCAGACGTTGGAGTTCCACCGATAATCACTTCCATAGTAAAGTGTAGTGATTCAGAATCTCTTATTTCATGTCTCATATTTATCTAACCTATTCGTTGTCCAAAACACAGGATACATTTTACTTATATTATTAATAAAAATAGCAAATGTATATCATCATACATACTAATATGAATTAGTATGTTGTACTTGGAGGAAGAAATATGGCATTAGCAATAAACAGAACCCTTAGGGATGACAGCTCCCGAGCTGTATTCGAAATAGTCAGTGCCGATGGCACGGCTGTTGATGCAACCATCATTACTGCATCGACATTAACCGGTGCAAATGTTAGCGGACAGACGAACCACATGCTAAGGGTGACAAAGGTAATTGCCCTAGTGTGCGATAATTCAGGCGCAGGTGGAAACGTTACCCTGGAATGGGACGATGGAGTAACTGAGACAGCCTTTTTAACATTGCCTGTTGGGCATACCGTAACAACCCTTTCATGCACCCCTCCGGCTGCCTCGACCACGACGAGCGGATACTATGTTACGTCAACAGATATAAACGCAGTAAGTAGCGACACCAATATAAGCTTTACACTTCGGATATATGTTGAAAAAGTTAGAGGCTTTGATAACAGCCTTATAAATATACTACAGGATGATTAAACGAATTTTAAATAAAATAGGAATACTATCCGCTTTAAGCATCATGTTAACCGGATGCTCTACGAAGATCCTTCCTAGGCATATAACTTTCGAACCAACAAACAGCGCTTGCCTTGATGCTTTGACCGCAAACTTCGCTTATGCTAAGTGCAAAGAAATAGAGGAAGAAGGAAGCTGGGGAGAACAGCTTAGAGTATACTGCTCCGAACCAAAGAGGCAGACCGAATGGGCCATGAGAGATTATTATATAATCACGACTCTATGGGGAGGATATGCTCCTGTAAACGCGGTACCATTGTGTGCAGATGAAGGTTTAATCCTTCTTTATACAGAAGGTGTAACTTACTAAACTTCAGTTTTAATTCTCTATTAATTATATATATAAAAATATGAATAATGAATTAATTAAACTAGCAAATCATTTAGACAAAAAGGGCTTTCACAAAGAAGCTGATTTCTTAGATTCAATTATAAAAACCGCTTTAAATACCTCGTATCCAGAAGGCGGAGGAACCCGGTCTAATATACGCAAACTATGGGAACGAGTAAATGCTATCGAAAAACAGCTTGCTCTTTTAGATGAATCAACCCATACACATCCGGATCCATAACCAAACAAAAACTTTAAGATAAGGACAAAGCAACTACCAAGTTGCCCCGGTTTTTGTTTTTAAAAATATCAAACCTTTATCGCCAATGCCCAGGAGTCCAAGCTCCATGATGATTATAATGTCCAGGCACCCAAGCGCTATGAGAATGAGGACGCCTTGGGGCCGGACGCACAACCCAATGACCCTTTGTCCAATGCCTGTGGGGCCCTCTGTGGACCCAACGACCGCTAACCCAAACCTTTACGGTTATAGGGTGAGAGCGAACAACAGGGGCCGTTTCAACATGCTTTACAGCATGTGCTGAAGCACATCCTGAGAAAAAGAATGATGCTATAATTAATAAAAACTTATTCATGACTAACTCCTTGTGGCGACTAGACGAACAAGAAGTGTATAATATTCAAAAGTTTATTTTAAAATTCCCGATAAATTCAATGCCAGCAAATAATCATATGCTGTATTGGATTTTGATCCATAATAACTTGTTTGATCGCCAGAGACTGCATAAACTTTATTCTCAATTTCTAAATAAGCAAACTCTTTACTATTTACGGGAGAGCCGCTTCTCTTCTCTGTGTTTAATCTTGGCAAAAGTATAAAATTTACAGCTTCTTCTAAGAATAGATGTATAGCGCTCTTTATTTTTAATCTATTTTCCCCAATATGAAACAAGTCATCCTCAGAGAGATCTTCAACCTGTATATCTGAAACATCTAGATCAATTAATTCATTAATTAATAAGGCATCTTCGGCAGATATATCTCTTATAGAATTTTTTATACTTTTTATAGAATCTAAATTTATAACTTTTGGTACTTCAACAACTATAAATTTGAACTCACTTGAAGACATAAATTTTTCTAACTAATCTGATACCCAGCATTCTTCAGCGCCGAGTTATGGCACATAATTCCAGGCGTTGATCCAGACAGCTCTGTCCAATCCTCTATTTCTCCACTTTCATCTGCTCCAAAAATATATGTTTCCGGACCAGACATCGGCACCTCATTGGCTGACACTACAACGTGTGTGTGACCATCCAATGGTTCGCTTAACTCATAAAGGGCAGCATCTCCTCTGAAATTATCCAAGGTTTTTATACGCTTTGCCGTTTTGCTTTTTGACAATTGCTCTGCATCCAAAAGATTCTGCCCCCGACCATGATAGGGTTTTTCGGTCATAGTGTTTAAAGAAACACCCCTATCTGCCCAAGGCTTATCCCAAGGCTTATCGTCAGAACTTATTTGGCTTACCATTTGACTTACCATTTCATCCATTCTTCCCTCTGGATGCGATCCGGGACGAGCTTGAACATCAGACGTTGGGTCAAGATCATCTTTTAGCTGCTGTACTTCATCGCCTATTCTTTCGTCAACCTCTGCAGCAATCTCCTCAGGATCTTTGGAGCTTCCGGAGTCAGCAGCGCCTTCTCCGAGGCCATACCAATCCCAATTAGCCTCACCCTCTTCGTCGTCATCCCACGAGGGTGCATCTACTTCTTTTGTTCTTTTCGCAACCAATGTAGCCTCAAGAACTGCCGAGCCTTCCCAGACACAGCCGGAGGCCACATCCCAACCATAATACCACATACTACTGTGCCTAAAGCTATACTGATAAGGGCAGATCTCAATGCCAGAATATTTCATAGCAACTTTTGCCCAATCAATAGTCTTCCCCCAAGAACTATCTGGAACCGAATACTCTCTCTCAAAGGCGACAAACTCTTGCTCATTCGTTATCATAAGCATTCTGCTTTCATCAACCTTGAAAGAATAAACATAACCACCAATCCATTGTGGCATCTCATAAGTCAGCCAGCTAATCCACTCATTTCCGCATGCATACCAAATGCCCGAAGGTTTTGGTCCCTTTTGTTGCGCAGGAAAGTTTGGAATTCTAGTCAACTCTTCTGCCGCCATAGTTATTCTGTTATTTTGATTATCCCCTATTAACTCTGTAAGCTGTGTATAATTTGCCTCTTTATCCTTTTTTTCAGGAATATTTACCTTCAGATCTTGAGTCTCTTCTTTCAGCTTCGCTAGTTCTTCCGGAATCCTTCTTGCCATTCCTAATTTATCAAAGTGGTATGCCAACTTATCGCAGACATCAGCCTCTCTAATCATTCCTTTTTGATCAAACTTATTAGACAGATCTATCAACTCATTGATATTTAATTTTGAAATGGCAGCTTTATCCATAAGATACTCCTTGGTATAAGTAAATAAATAATTAGTAACTATTATTCTCTAATAAAATTTATGATTCTTAAGAAAGAAAGCTTTCTTAATTCTCTTTTTCTGTCAAAATTATGTGAAGACGTTTTTACAATCATTTCGTTCATAAGCAGCAACAACCTGCTGGCTCGGGAAAGCTTTCCAAGCTCTCGCATTATTGGTCCAAATGTTGAATTAAATCTTTTCTTTGGAACTATTTTGGTTTTGATCTCTGAGTTCAAATACCTCATAATACTAACCGGATCATAAAAATCCGGAACATCAATACCCGAAAGCTCTGCTTGAACTACCCCAGATAGCTCCTTAAGTTTTTCAATCTTTTCAGGTGTCGGATTCCATGTGGAATCTTTTTTGACGGGCGCTATATTAGTCTTGTTTTGTGCCGGAGTTAAACTAAAGTCATATTGATCATTTTGGCCCGAAAGTTTTTGCGCCGCTGATCGCAAAACCGCAATAGATTCATCATTTGCAGGAACCTCATATACAGTCTCCAAATGTTTTTCGTCATACCCCGCAGTGCCTATTTTATTGGAAACATAAAGATCTTTATCAATGCTTCTCGATGTAGCTACCAACTCCGGTATATTCTTATATAGTTTTGTGGCTTTTTCTACATTTTGTATACTAGCATAAAATGGAGCATTCTTTAATATATAAATATATTTATGGTCTAATTTTTTTGCAACCTCAATTGTATTAATAATAACAAGATATGGATAAACTTTTGATATTATATCAAAATGCTTTCTTGCATCCTTAGCCTGTGGGGAAGCCTCCAAAGGAAAATGCTCTTCGGGATCAAAATCATTAATTACATGTTCTTTGAAAAATACATTTATAATTGTTTTCTCCAATTCTTCCCCGCCAGTTCTAAAATGCTCATCGCCATGTACTTCCCGATAATTAGATATATGATCGTTCCACTGTTCAGAAAAGTTAGATTTTTCCAACCAAGCCTTTGCTGCATCTACGTCTAAATGCTGCAAAATCATATTATTTAACTGGGTATACTCTTTGCCTGTAACCCCACCATCGTCATCTCGTAGGTTTCCAAGAAATATTCTATCATAGACTACTGGATAATCGCTTTGGTATTGTTCAATGACCAGCGTTTCTTCCGGAAAGTCCTCCGGACCCTCTTCGCCTTCTTTCGTTTTCTTTTGCAAATTTATTATTGGTCTAAAAATATCTGCCAGTATCTTGACTAGCCACTCAGGCTGATTTGCTACCTTCCATGCCTTTATAACATCAAAATTCTTTAAAACTATATAAATCAAACCTCCAATTTTATAGTCTGGTACGCCAATCTCTCTGTCTATCATTTTAACAATATAGCTTATATCGTTATCTGCAAGCCCCGCCTCCACAGGCTCATACCCCATTGGGTTTTCCATGCTTCCAACTATTGGAGCTTGTAATAGTCTATGAAAAGTATCTGTTGCAGCTTCATCTGCCAAGTAATCTTTTACGCCCTTTTCTTTTAAGATATTTAAAATTTCTTCATTTTTATCGTCCTTTGATAGCTGCCAAAAATATTGCTTTAAATCCTCAACAGCCTCTAAGATTTTTAAATTGCTAGAATGATCAGTGGTGGAGATATCTCCCTCGTGTTTACTTATAGACCCATGCACTGTAGCCAATGCCCAAGCAGACGTAAACCCACTTGCTCCAACATTTGTATGTTGAACTCCATCTCCGGCATGAATTAACTTTTTATTTATATTATAAAGAAGATCGGTTGGATTTGTATTATTTTGAGATATAGTAAATCTTTCATGACCCTCCCACTCATCTGGTCGCTGATCATCTTGATACATAGACCTATTTATTTTTATATGATTTGGCAAATCGCCTCTTACCAAAGAGCTGGCTGCTCCATTAAAATGGTTTAAGGCTTCTTCTTTATTTTCTATTTGTCTTAATGAAGATATATTTTTGTATTTTATATCTGGATATAATTTAGATACTTCGTATTTATCAAAATTTGCAGAATCTATGAGTGCAAAATTTTCTGCAACTTTTTTAATAAATTCTGGAAATTTATCCTTTAAAGAATAATCATTAGAATCCTTCATATATTTAAAAAGTTTTGCCGCGCTCAATGGGGGGCTCCCGGCAGATGTTTCCAAATAATTTGAATCTATTCCTGCATTTTTTCCATATATAAATCTTTTTAATAAATATTCTTCATCTTCTAGAGATAATTCTACATTATAATTCTTTATAACATTATAAAAGCTATATATCTTTCCGCTCTTAAGAAGCGCCTCTAGAGCCGTCTCTATAAACTCTGGATATAAATTTGCTATCAATAGATTTTTATCATGCTCGTGCTCTTTCTCCTCTATCTTAGCCTTAAGCTCTTCGTCCTGAAGGCCTTCGCTAAACTGTTCATTAATCATTATGTGATAATAAGAATTACTCTCTCCACTTAATTGTCTTGTAAAAAAGAATAACGGATCTTTTTCGGCCAAGCTATAAGCAAATGATGATATTATTTCATCAACTTTGTTTTCATCACCATCATCAGATGCGCCCCTCAATATACTGGGTAAGTTATTTCTGAAAAAACTATCCGGCTTATCGGCCTTTTCCAAATCTACCCTTTTTTGTTTATTTAAAAATGCCAATAAAGCTTTGGGATATTTTGCAGCAATTCCTTCTTCTGTAGATCTGCCAAGGTCTTCAAGGAAGGCCATGATGGCCATTGCGCTTTTTTCGCCCTCTGAATCTAAATCATCAAGATGCCATTTAAAATAATCAAACAGTCTTTCTGCCCTCTTCATACGTATAACAACGCCCGACTCAAGATGCGAACTGGCTTGGGACTTGTACTTAGATAACGCAACCTCTATAAACTCTGGGAATTTCGTATGAAAGTCTTTTGTGAAATATTCCAAAGGTTTAAATTCAATATATTTTAACAGATTATTTCTTGCAACTTCTGGAAAGTGATCATGCAACCTAGAGCTAGATTCAAAAAATTGTTTAATATTATTTCTTGCATAAAATTCTGCCAGCTGCTTTACCATAGGATGATCTATATATTCTTCAAATCTTCCCGTTACGTCGATGCCATAGGCGGCTCTTATTCCAAATAATTTTTCTACAATATCCTTAAAGCGCCCAGACTTATCGGGATCTGGATCATAATCTGGATCTGCAAAAGCAGCTCTAAGGCTGCCAGCCTCTTCAAGCAGCTTGTTCATAGCATAATCTCTTATTGATTTACCGCTTACTTCTTGCTGAATCCCAACTGCCTCCATGGCGTCAGACCATACATCCGATGTTAAAAAGTATTCAGAACCAGAACCATGCGCTCCAGCTTCAGAAGGATCTTTGTTCATCTGACTGTCTATGGCGTTCGCTATGTTCTCTCTATGGTTTATGCTTTCATTATAAAATACTTCTGGCCTATCTTTACCTTTAAAGTACATTGCATGAAAATATGAAGCAGGATCTTCTTTGGCTAAGGCGCTAATGGCTATATTAAAAGCTTCAGCATCATACGCGACAGTTCTTGATTCTACGAATCTCTTTGGATCTTTTTTTGCCCACCCCCTAAGCGCATTTATCGTCTCTTCCGGATATGCTTCTATATATTTTCCAGCCCCTCCCCCTCCTGAGCCAACCCAATCAATAGAAGATTGCATGAATGGCCTTGCTGCCTCCGGATTGCTCCTCCATCCATCATGCTCCATGAGTATATTGTAAGCTGTGGATCCATATTTCGGCTCTTTACCTTCCAGTCCATCAATTATATCTCCAATTATGGCTCGCTCTTCCTCCGGAAAGCTAATTTCATTTACCATTTCCGATTCAGCATCTGTCTTTCCTTTGCTTCTTTTTTTGAGATAAAAATAATTGGACGGCGTTGCTTTTAACAAAGAAAGCATAAGCGGCTCAAGGGCTTCAGGGTTTGTTTTGTGAAAATTATGTCCAAAATAATTAAACGTATCGCCGGAATTAATTAAAATATTTACTATATCCTGTGCAACCTCTGGAACCTTTTCATTAATTTTATATTTAAGGATCGTATACAAAGCAGAGCCGTTGGGACTCTCTTCTCGTAATTTCAAAAGCCTTTTGGCTGCGGCCAGACCAAGATCCGGATATAGCTGATAAGCAGGAGTTCCACCAGACATAGGGTTTGTAAAAAATGTCCCCAATGTATAAACGCTTCCTGGATCATAGCCTCCTATGTCTATAGGAGAATTTGGATCAAGCTTTGCTTCGGCCCACTCACGAGTCCAATCCTCGGCAAACTTTCTTAATATATTAAGGCCCGATACATCGATATTACTTTTAAAAAGAATATCGAGCATTTTCTTTGATCTATTGTTAATAGAGTGAGACATTAAACAAACCTATTTACCTTCTAACTACGTTTGAAAATTAGTAAGGTTACTTAAATAGGGATTATACTTTTTAAAAGTACAAATAAAGTTATAATGTTATAAGGTAACGCCTCTATACAAACTAAACTCTACAATAGGCTGACAACTAAGGGTAGCAGCTCCGCTATTACTGGCCGTCACGTCTACGCTGATAATAAAGGCTATCCATTCAGCCATTGTAGTAGGCACTCTAAGGCTTATCTGCCTCTCAACTGGAGCTTGAGTAGCACCGCTTGAGGGTACAGGATCGAATGCGCCTATCTGTATGTCTTTAATTAAAACAGAATATTTAGCAACATCAACAGATCCTACAAATGGTGTTACCACCTCCTCTAAGAAAAGCGGAGACCAATGCTTTGATTCCGGATTTGCAAAAGTAGGCGGAAGCTCTACGAAATCAACCATATTAGAATATATAACTTTAATCTCTAAATCCTGAGCAAGCACAATCGGGCTTGAAGCAAAGTAACCGCCCCAAGCAGATGCATCTCCAAAATTATCTAAACAAGTTATGTTCAAAACTACTTCATCAAACTCGCTTACATTAATGGGTGCTGTTGTAGAATAATCACCAACCCCCCATCCTGCTGCTGCGTTTCCGGGAGAGCCTATTGTCATTGATCCATGAGTATTGTCAAACTTTTGTACAGGCACTTTTATACCAGCAGCGCTACCTCTGCTGCTTGGAATTCGACTCATCTAAACCTCCTTGCGGTTATCCTTATTCTCAAAATCGACCTTCCACCAGTGGCGGGTCCGCCAATAGCTGGATGCCAAAGTTTCCAAACAATGCCCATCCCAAGATCTCCGGTATTATGAGGGTCTGAACCGCGAACATACGGAATTGGCGTAGAAAAATTTTCTTGAAAGAATGGAGTACGAGTCCCGGCGACCGCCACACCTGCTGCGCCCGGGGTGACAGATTCTGAAAATCCAGGATATAATGTATCCGATTCATAAAAAAGATCTGTAGGCATTGGGCCATGGAAAGGGTCTGGATAATCTAAAACTTCTTCGGGCGACAACGGGGGAGAGGCCTCTCCTATAACATTAAAATTAAATTTCCCAATAAATATTTTCATATGCTTAAAAGAACTTTCTGTAACACTTCCAGACAAAATTCCTCCCGAAGGAGGGTTCGTATGTATGTCTCCAAGCCAAGCCATTATAGACAATAACTCGCCTTCATTTCCAAGATTTTCCAAATCAAAGTTTAAAGGCCTAGCGGGTCCACCCGAGCCTACGGCAGGAAATGAATAATCCAGGTCTCTAAGCCATCCCTGGTTTGGATACGGAGCAAGGTCATGCAACGCTCCCCACCCTGAGATTGGGCCTACAGAGCTATTATAATCGGTAAGCTTATGTCCTGCACCACCAGGTGAATAATTCGTGTCTATAAAAAACTCTTGCATAACTATTGGCGGAAAATTAAGGTTCATTGTATCTCCAAGCTAACAATATTCATAATATTATTAGAAATTACTTCGTTCATCTAAATGTATGATTATAACCATATGACATCTTTAAAATTCCACATAGGTTTAAAAAAATTTTCAATTTTCTTTTTATCATCATCTGTAATAACCCCATCGGGTGCTAGAACTATCTTATCATTACCCTTTGGAGCAGGCTTGCCCTCCGGTCGAGAAGGTGACTTCGTTTTTTCTCGCCACTCTTCATCACTATCATTAACAGGAACATACCCAACGGCAATAAGGTTATGGCCCTGCGGAATATGCTTCACATCTTCTTCTTCGTCTTCTGGATCCACAGTAGTTTTGGCGCTTGGTACGATTATAACATCCCAGCCCATATCGTCAGCAGGATTATTTACCTCTGTAAACTCTCCATAGTGAAAAGGCATCTTCTTGCGAAGTTTTTGTCCAAACCTTTTTTTGCTGCCCTTTGGATTGTCTAGAAATATAAATTTACCCGGATTTTCATCCAGGTATTCCAAAACACTATCAATGCCCTCTACGTCTATCTCCTCGGTAGGATAATCTATTCCGGGCATAGAGCATATTTTTATAATGCGTTTTATTTTAAGTGCATCATTAGAAAGGCCAAGTTTCTTAAGCTGTTTAACAAGAAGCTTTAACCTTGAAATCACTTTCTAAATCTCCGCATCTTGCCGCTTGGAATGCCGCCGGGCGTTAATGATTTTACTGTAACATGAAAATGATCTGTCTCTCTAAGAATATCAACTGTAGCCATCTTTTGAGCTTCAAACAAAACCTCTTTGATATTACTCCCAAGCCTAATATCAAGAGACTTGCCTCCCCTATGACCAGTTTTGGGCCAAGATTCTGCAATTACTTTTTCTGCAGCTTTTCTTTTACCCTCTGCCTCTGCAGACCCCGAAAAAATAGATACAATCTCACTAATTCTTGGAAACTTTCTATATAGACTTGAAAGATACTTGTTAGCCCTGTTGCTGCCTACCCCTCTTCTTTTGTAATTGTTATACATAATCCTTGCTTGATCATAAGGGCCTCTATAAGCGCTTGTTATTTTAACCTTTGCATTCATTTGACTGGCAGCATTATTAATTATCTTCAGAAGCTCATGCAACATAGGAGAGCCTCCATCAACATCTACCCGGCTGCTTGTAAACTGTACATGAGTTAAGCTATCAGATAATTCGGATGAACAATTTGGAGAACAACTTCTTTGCCACTCTCGACCCCCAAGCCTCTCCTGCCTCTGCATCCTTCGATGTTCTCGCCTAGATTCTACAGGAAATGGTTTGGGATTTGAAATAAGAGTAGATAGCGTTGCCTTATCAACAATGCCGGTTGTTGGCAATTTATTTTCCTGCTGAAACCTAACAACCGCATCTGCCGTTATATCTCCAAACTTTCCATCAACACCGTAGCTTCCCAGGTTATATCCTAACCCTTCGAGTCTTTGTTGAATATAAGCTACTTGATCACGATTTTCATGATCCTTTGTTATATTAAGGTTTGGATCGATATCCATGGTTTCTTTTACTACAGTAGGATCTTTTCTCTCAAAAACCTCTGAAGACTTTAAATATTCACTGTTGTATTTTGATGATTTTTCAACTAAATCTTGAATAAAAAATTTAAAATACGCTGGATCTTCCTCTTTGTTGTTAATAACTGTTTCTATTTCTAATTTTATTGCATTTGAACTAAAGTTTTTATCTTGCAATTTATCACTAGATAATATTCTTAAAATTTCATAAGAAGTTTCTGGTCCTACTTTGGATCGAAACTCTCTAATAGATACTGTCAAATCAGATGCTGCAACATTAAGATTTGCAACTTTATAAAGACCGCCAATACTATCGGCTCTATCCTTCGAGCCCAAAGAACCTATATTTGTGTCGGCATTCATACTATAGCCCATTTCTATAAGTTTTTTTTCAACGATAGGCGAAGGCGTGGCAGCTAGAACCCACCTTCTTCTTTCTTCATCCGAACGTAATTCGTCCAAAGAGGTCAAACCCATGTCTGCCATCATAGTTTCCAAATACTTTCTTCTTTCAGATTTTCTTGGATTTCCGAAGTCTTTTATTATTTTGAATTTTCTTTTGGGCATCTCTATCTTTCTTCTCGATTTTTCTTAACCAGTCAATTATATTTCTAAATATCTTATTACATAAATTATCATTATTATCATTTAAATTAGCTGTTCTTCTATATCTTTTAAACTCATCTAATATATGTCTAATTTCGTTTCTGAGCCTCAAAACCTCTTTGCCTCTTCTTCTCGGATCTTCTATATCAAATGCGGCTCTCCATCTCTTGTCCAATGCAAACAAGGCCAGCTGCAAATCTCTTTCTGTTTTGATTTTTGATAATTCTATTTTTTTCATTACAGACTCGCTTATTGTTTATGCTGAACATTTAAAAACTATAGATCCTCACCAATTATTAATATAATATTACCTGATGTAGCCAGTATAATCTTTCTAAAGAGGGTCGCATGTTAAAAGAAAATGTTATACGAAATTTTGACAACGGAACAATCGAATACGATGATCTTGTTAAACGAATAGAAAAATTAACCTTAGAAGGTTATGATGTATTTATAGGAACCGATTCTCAAGTTATAAAAACAAAGCTATCTATTGTAACGTGCGTATGTCTTTATAAAAACGGAACAGGTAAATCTCAAATATTTTATGTAAAGAACAGATTGCCTGCAAAGAATTATCCCACACTAAGATCCAGAATGCTCTTTGAAGCTTATAAGAGCCTGGAGGCAGCCCTTGACGTTGATCCCTATGCTGCGGGTCGGCTAACCGTCCATCTCGATATAGGATCAGATTTTAAGAAATGCAAGACTGCCAAGTTCAAAAAAGAACTGCAAATACTTGTGCGATCTCAAGGGTTTGGCTGTGAAGTTAAGCCAAACAGTTGGGCCAGCAGCGCCGTAGCTGATAGGTTTACGAAAACCTAATTAGATTTAAGAGCTGCGACTTCTGCCTGAAGCTCTTCGATCATAACTTGCTGCTCTTGAATTGCAGAGACAAGAAATGGAAGAATTCCGTTAAAGTCTAAACTCAACGGCTTACCATCAAACTCTGGATCTAAATCTTTCGGATCCAAAACAAGATCTGGAACAAGCTCTGCAATCTCTTGCGCTATAAATCCATACTTGCTCTTATTAAGAGCAACGTCATTTATGCCTGGCTTTAGTCTGTTGGCTAAAAATTCTTCATTCCAATTATAAGAGACTGCTCGCATTCCGAGAACTTTTTCTAAACCATTATCTATGGTAGATATATTTGTTTTCATATTTCTATCTGAAAGATAACTAATAGAGGAAATAATGCCTACGCCTATCGATATTGCACCGTTTGATGCTATAGTAAAGTCTCCGATATCTCCGGATATAGCCCCAGAAGTTGCAACATTCATATACCCCATTGCCACCGACCCATTAGCAGCTACGGATATCTGACCTATATCTACCGCAGAAGTTATATCTCCACTGCCATTCATTGTAAAGCCATTGTCAAAAACAACTCCGCCACCGACCTGGGTCACAACGGAGGATGCAAACTGAGCATAATCACCTATATGATCTACGCCTCCAGAGCTATACATATCCATGCCATTAAATTTGAGTTCTTCTGTAGCATGAGACAAATTATAAGTTGATGTATTAAATCTTAAATTGCCCATATACTCTGTGCTTCCAGAGCTATACATGTCCATGCCATTCATCTTGATATTTGCTGAAACATGAGACAAGTCATAAGTTGATGTATCAAATCTTAAACTGCCCATATAATCTGTATTTCCAGATCTATACACATCCAAGCCATTAACGGTAAAGTCTCCAGAGTCTAAGTACATATCCAATGTTGATGTATTAAATCTTAAGTTTCCAAACTCAAAAATACCTGCATCCATCCGGAAGGGCAAAGTGTTAATACTTATCATATCCGGAATGCCAAGATCTTTAATTCCATCGTCCCAATTTAGAAAAGATACATCAATCAAACCAATATCATATGCATTGGTTGATATATTGGAAGCCATGTCGGTAATGCTTTCGCCATCGAACATAAGACCCCCTAAGTCGCTTGTAAGATCCCTTGTTACAGTATTAAACTTTAAGTCTCCAATCATAAAGTCATTACCATCCAGCCCCCAGGCTTGGCCATTGATTGTTCCAAGACCGGTTGAGAAGGTTAAGGCTCCATCAAGCACGCTCAGCATATCAGCATCTTTTAGAGTTATATTGCCCATCGACTGGTGGCCACCATAAGCTCTCAACTCAATGCCCCCTGTTCTAAAGAACTGCGACTCATCAATTGGATTCATGCCCAAGTTATCTTGATCAACTCGAAGAATCATTCCAATATCATTGGCTATATCTCCAAATCTAAGAGTATAGGGATTATCCTCTGGCGGGCCTTCCCAGGGGCCTGGCATCCCCGGCCAATCTATAACAAACATATCCGTTAAATCTATATGAAGATATTCATCCCATGCTATATAGTTTTCTGGATTGAATTGAAACTTTGGAAACAAAGTAGATTCATCAAATTGAATCCCGCCTTGAAAATCATTAGCACCATCATAAACGCCAAAGGAAGGGCCGTCAACCTTGATGGTATAGCCTCCAGGGGTGTCGGCAATTAACGATCCGGTAACTTCGCCCGTAAGGTCTCCCGTCACATTGGCATACAGCCTTCCATTTCCACTGTTAAGAGATATGTTTCCAGTGCTTGCATCACAAGTAATTTTAGAAGATGTTTTTGGTCCCAAGCCCGAGTGGGAAGCTGCTGTCCAAATGCCCAGATAAGAGCTAGAGTTTGTTGTCGTGGAAACTGATATGGTATCAGGAATGATATTTGCGCTACCGTCAAAAGATACTCCTCCAATGGTTCTTGCAGTTTCTAAAATAGTTGCTGCGGCAGCAATAGTTGCTGTAGCAGCGTTGCCCGTGCAGGAGCTTGATGATCCAGTCACATTGCCTGTCACATCCCCTGTTACATCCCCTGTAAACCCACCAGTTGCGGATACGGCCCCAGAAGCAGTCAGGCTTGCTGCAGAAATAGCGCTCGAAGAAGCTGTTATGCTTCCGCTGCTCACAATCAAACCGCCGCTGCTTATTGTTAGGCCAGACGCCAACTCCAAAGCTCCGCCAAACTCTATATCGTTGGCATCAAGAGTTATACTCCCATCTGTTACTTTTATAGTGTGACTGCCCGAATATCTATCCGTTGACATTACATCTCCTTATACAAGATATTACCTTTTAATAGTAGACTTGATTCATCTGCTCTATTCGCCTTTTAATACGTCTTTTGAGCTTTTTAATTTTACGAGTATACATATCTCTTTTAAGCTTGCTAACCTTATCCAGCAAGGTTACTCCATCCAAATGATCTAATTCATGCTGAACAACAACAGCTTCGGCCCCAAAGAGTTCCTCTTCCTTTTCTTCGCCAAGCGGAGTTACATACTGAACCTTTATTGACTCGCTTCTTTCGACATCAAGTATAAATCCCGGCAGGGATAGGCACCCCTCCTGAAAGGTTATGGTTTCTTCCGATTTGCTAACAACTTTTGGATTTACCATCATCAACGGATTCGATCCAGCATCTGCAACAAGAAGTCTTCTTGAGTCTCCAACCTGAATGCCGGCAAGCCCAACCCCATTTAGCTCATACATCTTACTCAACATACCCTTCATGTGGGCCTCTAACTCTTCTCCCAAATCATCCTCATGAACATCATCGCTCACATCTCTAAGGCTAGAACTGGGTGCAAAAACAATATTTACTTCACTCATAATAATTTCTCCTTTCATCATTTGTATCAATAATCCATCCAGCTATTGAAGAAGCAGTATCTACAAATAGGAATGGAAATATAGCGTGTATAAGACATACTACTCCAGCGAACAAAAGAGATATGCTAAAAAATATTGCAACAACACAATGTTTTATATATGACTCTCCAACGCTATTAGGGTGTTCTGTAAATAATCTTTTAAAAGATTTAAAAACATCTTTTAAAAATTCTTTCATTATCAATCCTCATATATAGATCCTTCGAAATCGTATCTGGCCTCTTTCCCATTAAAGAACCCTATTCTCGCATCCAACTCTACTCCGTCAACTTCGTTGATTCCCACGCCAAGTAATTCATTCGAATAAACAGGGCTGGTTTCCTCTGTGGTTGACACTGTTATATGAGGAATGCTGTTTGAAGAGGCTACCCCAGCAACCATAACGGCCTGGCCTCGATCATCTTCATTGTATCCAATAATTTTTAACTTAACAATCTTTCCATCTATTGGCAAAGCTAGAACCTCTTCTTCCGATGGTTTAAACTTTATAGTCATATGGTGCATAAAATGCTTAGAATGAAGCTCCTTCTGAACTACGGTTCCCCACCAATTTTCCAACATTTCTTTACCAGATGGTGTTAAAAATGCCGCAGTATATAAGGCTTTCTTTTTCTTTTTTGCATATTTTATAATTTCTTCTACAGACTTTAAATATGCAGAGCCACCTTCTTTTTCTATTTTATCTTTTAATTCCTCTAATGCTTTAATCATATTATCTCCATATTATCTAAATAATCTGCCTCTTCAATAAGGCCTCTCTCATCTAACTCGTTTGCTACTGTAATTAATTTTTTTAATATACTCACTTTATCATTCGACGCCTTTACTCGAAGCGATTCTTTGGGTTTAGCGCTAATGCTTACTCTATAAATAGTTACTTTTGAATGAAGATCTGGACCATAAACGTTTTCTAGTATATTATTTACATCATTTATATATTTCAAATTATCGTCATAAAATTTTATTGAACTTACAGAATCTTGCTGTGCAATTTGTCCAATTATATGCGCCTTATATTTTCCACTAGAAATATTGGTTGGCTTTGTAAATATAGATATAGGAAGCTTAAGGCCAACGCTTGTGAGTCGATCCATTATACCCTCTGCCATACCTTCTCTTGTTTCTCTTGCTGTCAATATAACGGCGTTATCACTATGAGTCTTGTATGTGTTTAAAATCTCTTCATTCGGTATGGTCCCCAATGTTTTAGGGCTTTGATAAAACACAGCGTCTCCAGCTACAACCGCTTGCTCGGGAACATACTTGCCCCTTAAATCAAATGCTTTCAAATTTTTTGATGAAAAATATTTTTTCAACATCGGAATTCCTATTGGGCTTCCGCTTTCGTCGGAAAGAACAAACACTACCTGCCTATCCTTTCCAAGCATAGGTAAATCCACAATCCTCTTTATAAGCCTAAGGTTTCCCACCTCTTGCCTATATGAGTCTGCCAACCCTTGTATTTCTTTTCCCTTTTTATCTTTTTTGATTAATTCTACATGATTTTCATTAGCTCTTTGCACAAAAGAAATAGCCTTATGAAACATATTTGGAAGGTCCATGTCTACAGAGGTTGCATCACCCTCCTCGTTGGTCTCCACTATAGTGTGCCACTCAGGAGTCCAGAACAGTGTGTCATCCATATCAAAAATATACACTTCTCCACTAAGCGGTGGAATAGGTATATTTAGTGGATTTTCTATTTTATCACCATTCAAAGAATGCGCTTTTTTTATATGATTATTTAAAAAATTAGTCTCAGAAAATTTTCCAAGTTTGCTTAATTCTAAAGAAAGCTTAATCAATTTTTCTGTTATATCAGAACTGGCCTCAGATATTCCTTCAGTATTCTCTGGATTTTTTTCAAAATAAGCATCAACCTCAGCGCTCCTAATGGCTTCGCCCATCTCTGGCCCAGGCTTCATACCTCCCGCTATAAGATCTCGCGCAGATACAACCGGTGGGGCAGATGCAAAGTTTATAAACTTATTAAAGTCCTGCCCTATAGCCCCTCCAAAGTCCATTATTGCCTCGTTGCTCATAATTGTCTTTGAAGCTTTTTTCATTCGTATCAACTCTCTCTTTAGTCCGATTAAACTTTCGGCATTTAATTTAGTTAAATTTAAGAGAAATTTTACAGAATCTTTTATATCATTTCCATATTTCTTTTGAAACAAAACATTAGCTACATCGCTACTATTGTTTTCTTGAAGAATCGTAGCAAGTTGAACAGCAACATTTCTGCTTGAAGATATTGCTTTAGAAACTTTTAATCCTGGCAATATTTGTGGAAACAAATCAAAATCTTTTAACATATTAATATAATGAGATGGAGACTTTGATGTTTTAATTCCTTTTTTTACTTCATCCTGAATTCTTTCATCAGAAACCGCTGCTTCACTATTCTCTGTAAGTGAATTATTACTTCTAATTGCATTAGCAGTTTCTTCATCAACCTCTCCGCCCATTCTTCCTGCAAATCTAAAGGCTCTAAGGATTCTTAAACGATCTTCTCCGAATCTTTCATCAGGATCTCCAACGGTTCTTATAACCTCATTCTTAATGTCGTCTATTCCACCAACATAGTCAACGACCTCTCCCGCAACTCCATCCTCCCTCTCTTTGCGTGTTGGAATTCTATAAAACAAAGCATTTATGGTGAGATCTCGACGCATTGCGTCATCTTTTATTGATAACGGATTCTCTTTTGTGGAAAGGGTGGCCTCACCACCCATCCTGGTTCCGCGCTCTACTCGATATGGAGCAAATTCATACTCGTTTCCATCATAAGCTATCATCCTTGCTACTGCGAATGACTTTTCGCCCTGAACCCCTATGCGCTTAACGTACGGGCTTAAAATTCTAATGACATCTTCCGGAGTTGCGTTTGTTGCTATATCATAATCCTTTGGAGACTTTCCAAGAATGGTGTCCCTTACTGCTCCTCCAGCAATGTACATTTCAAATCCAGCAGAAGCCATTACATCCCTTAGTTGATAAAGGCTTTCAGGAATTTCCATAGGAATTTCCATTATAATTGGATTATCAAAAGCTTCAGACATTACTCTTCCTTTGCCTTAGCTTTTTTTAATATACTATAAAGCTGCTGAGCTTTTAACCAGGAGTGTGGGTGCATGTAATTCCTCTCTTAATAAAAATTCTATTGAACTAAGAGTATATCCAAGAGAGCTTGGGCATCCATGACACCCTCCCATAAAATCAAGCGTAATCTCCCAACTATCTCCGCATGGATCTATGCTGTTTAACTCAACATATCCGCCATGCGAGGCTAAGCCTGGGTTTATTTGCTCATCTATTATCTTTATAACATCATCTTTTATCTTGCAAGACATAATATACCTTTAAGTTCGTAAATTATAAAATAATTAATAGAGGAAAACTATACAGTTTTCATTATATTTCTACACTTTGGAAAGCCGGAGCACCCATAAAACTTCCCATACTTTCCCGTTCTTTCTACCATCTCACTCTTCTTACACTTCGGACAAGTTACACCCGTCTTTTTTACCTTCGGCTTTTTCTTTACGACAACTTCTTCATTTTCGCCTATTGCTGCTGTAAACTTACATGCAGGATATGACTTGCACCCGTAAAAATCACCGTTTCTTCCGGCTCTCCTTATTAAAATATTTGAACAGTCTGGACACTTATGTCCGGTTTCTATCGCTTCTTTCGCCTTATCTTCTCCGCTTATTGAAAGTGTTCCGTCACAATTCGGCCAGTCTAAACATCCCAAGAACGGACCATGTTTCGATATCTTTTTAACCATTTTAGAAGAGCACTTTGGACACTCAACATCTACAACAAAAGCGTCTGGAAGACTCGATGTTGTCGCACTATTGATTTGAGAATCTAGATCTTCATTAAATAACTTAAGAGTATCTATATAATCAAGCTGACCATCTGCTATCTTGTCTAAGTTTTGCTCCATTCTAGAAGTAAACTTTGTATCAACAATGGATGGAAAATTTGCAGATAAATAATCAGAAACCATTATTCCGATCTCAGTGGCCGCTAATGATTTCTTCTGTCTTTCTACATACTTCCTCTTTAATAACGTATCTATAATTGAAGCATACGTACTTGGCCTTCCAACGCCTTCTTTTTCTAACATCTTAACAATTGATGCATCAGAAAATCTGGGCGGAGGCTTTGTAAAGTGTTGTGAAGGAATAACTTCATCCCATGGTAATTTTTGACCAACCGAAAGAACAGGAAGTATGACATCACTCTTGGTCTCTCCATAAACCTTTAAGAAGCCGTCGAAAATTAATGTACTTCCATTCTTTTTAAAGTTGTATGCATCCTTTTTCCCAGGATACTTCAATTTCACAGCGACTTGTTCAAATTGTGCATCTGTCATTTGAGATGCTGTAAACCTATCGTCAATTAACTTTAAAAGCTTTTTCTCATCCGAATTCAAAGCAGATACCGGCGAGTCATAAGTAGGCCTGATAGCTTCGTGCGCATCTTGCGATGAAGACTTTGGTCCATAATTTATAGTATTTGCAGATAAATACTTTTTACCATGATCATTCTTTATCTTTACTCTAAGGTCTTTTATTTTTTGCGGATCAGACCTAGTGCTATCAGTTCTGTGATATGTAATCAATCCGTTACCAAACAAACTTTGTGCAATACTCATAGTCTTTTTTGCACCCCAGCCGAAGCTGTTGCTCGCAGCCTGTTGAAGTGTAGAGGTTATAAAGGGAGGGGCAGGTTTTCTGCTCCTCTTTTTGTTTGTATGCTCTGTAACAACAAGGTCTAACTTATCACCATTCATAGCAGAAACAATCTTATCTGCTTCAGCTTTATTCTTTATCTTAAAATCTTTGCCGTTAACTCCCCAGAAATCTACATTAAATCCAGAATTTGTTTCAACAATTATTTCCCAATATTCCTCTGGAGTAAAGGCTCTTATCTCCTTTTCTCTATCGGAGATAACCTTAAGAGCCACAGACTGCACTCTGCCAGCGCTGGTGCCTCTAAGGCCCTTGTTCCACATAACAGGGCTAACCTTAAAGCCAACAAGCCTGTCGGTTATCCTGCGAGCCTGCTGTGCATTATATAGATTGTCATCCAGTATTTCTGGATTCTTAATAGCTTTCTTTACAGCTTCTTTGGTTATTGCGTTAAACCTTGTACGATGAACCTTAACTCCTCGTTTTGGCAACAAGGTTGCCAAGTGAAAAGCGATTGCTTCACCCTCCCTATCCGGGTCTGTTGCTATATAGATAACTTCGTGATTTTTTGCTTCACGTTTTATTTCTTTCGCAATATCTTTTTTATCTGTATTTACTTTGTATGTTGCTTCAAACGTTTCTATGTCTATACCCATCTGCTTTTTGGACAGATCCATAATGTGACCAACGGAGGCCATAATGGTATAGCTATTTCCAAGAATTTTTCTTAGTTTAGAAATCTTATTTGGAGACTCTATAAGTACGAGTGGCATGATCAACTCCTTTTGCCATAAAATAATACCAACGAGATTAATACTTGTCTATAAAAATTTACAAGTTTTTATTAAATCTCGTTGGTATATATTTGTATAAGTATATGATTCTAGCTTAAAAAGCCTCCTGTAGAATCGTGGCTAATTGTTCTCTATCCTGTCTCTCAAGAAACGGCATTGCTTCTTTCATAGGCATAAGGAATCTATTTTTATTAAAATATTTTATTAAAATATACTCCAGGAACATAATGGATTTAGTATCTCGTTGGACATTAAGACGACTTAGTGCGTCTATGAAGGTTTTTTCCATGCCACCCTCCTTTGGAAAAGATCAGAAAGCTTGATGCTTTCAATATATAATCTTTTTATTAGCCTAAAGATAAATCTGTGCTGCCAAAGCCTCCATTGCTTCTGATTGTTTCTTCCAACTCTTGCACTGCAAAGCTGCAGTTGTTTCTTTTTCTAAGAATAGCCTGAAAAAGCTTTGGCTTATTTCTTAAAATCAAGTCAGCCAAGGCTGGCATGGTCTGCGGCCTTAGTCCAAATATCTTTACAATGCCATTGGGGAATGTAATCCTTGAAGGGTCGCCGCCCATATCTTGATGGTGTACTCTTACCGGTACAAGAATTTCTCCCGTATAAGATTCATCTATAACACCAACCGAGTTTGCCATAGACAACGGAAGCTTTGATATGCTGCTTCTTGGTACCACTTCAAAATAATAACCATTTGAAGGTTGCATGGAGATGCCCGTATTAAATAAAATAACGTCTCCAACAATCTTTTCTACACCAATAAACGTCAGATCATATCCCGTATCTGTATTGTGCGCCCTTGATGGGACTTGTGCTTTTTCATCTAACAACTCTACCTTAACTTTAACATTAGCCATGCAATCCTCCTAAGCTTTAAAAATAATACTGCGTAGCTCGAAATAGAACAGTAAAATATTTAATGTCTATGAATAGAATTTTACTCAGTAGATCTTAAAGGTTAATCGTCAATGAGCAATAGACAAGATAAATACTTTTTGGAAATCAATATAGAATGCGTATTAGAAATTGATGGAAAGAAAAAAGAAGCTACAATAGATAGGATTAATAAACTAATCTATAAGATACTAAAAGGTGAAGATGCAGTACATCTTAATACAAGTATGAATTTAATTGCAGAAAAAAATCTAATGTACTCATTGGCAAATATAGATTTTGGTGAAGAAAATTAAAACTTTGGATCCAAACACCATTGCATATAAAGCTTGAGAGCCCTTGCAACATCTCTATTCCATTTGTCTTTATCGACTGGAATCCCCAGCCTATTAGCTAAAGACAGGCCTCTCTTCCAAGCCTCAACTTCTTCAATTACAGTAAATACTCTATACATATTGCTTTTTTCATTATAATTATCTGTAACCTCTTTAACATTTGTAACCTTATCACTTCCATATATAAGAATATGACCACACTCATGAAGTAACGTATAAAGCTGCGTCTCTAATGATCGAGTTGTATTTATAGATATAATTTTAGACTCTTGATCTACGGAATCATCTCCATCGCGAGAGAAATCAACGCAGTAACCTTTGGTATAGGCCCAATACTCTAAAGCACCAATGGCATCTTTATGAGGCATGCCTATATAATACTAAAATTAATTTATTAATCTTTACCCACTGCCTATAGACGTTGCTTTGAATTTTACATTCCAATCCATAACCTCGTTGAGGCCCTTTATTCGGATTATTGGCTGATTTCCCGATGAATAAATTGTATGATCTAATGCCTCATCAGTTTCGAATGGCGTTCCAATATCTTCATTCAAATCAATTGAAATGGATACTCCACCACCGCCATTGTCTTCAGCATATAATACCGCTCTCTTTTTATAGCAGGCTCTATTTGTGCTATTTTCGCTTTTTGCTATAATATCTGTTTCTATATATAAAACTTCATTTATTAACATTCGAGTTCCAAAGGGAAATACATCAGAATGATCAGTTGTCTGTAAGCTAAGCTCTTGTTCGATTGTATAATTTATAGGCGTATTTCCTGCTCCCCAGTTTACTGCGGCAACGCCCAGTGTTCCATGATGCCTATTCCCCCTAAATTCTACGTCTCTAAACTTGGCCGTCTTGGCTCCGCGAACACTCAGGGCTAAAACGTACTCCCCTTCAACATCAGGCGTAAAAGTGGGCGACTCGACAGCCGGATCGCTCAAGGAGGCCGAAGAGCCTTCCGGCGAAGTTAGCGTCCAACTATACACCAAGCTTCCTCCGCCTAGATCTGAGGACCCTGATCCGTCTAGCGAAACTAAGGCCCCTATGGCGACAGCTTGATTAGCCCCCGCATTAGCTACCGCCGTAACCCCCGGTACTCCACTTCCCGTATCCGTACTAAGAGAAGGAACAGGCCCTCCTCCGGCAATGGTTGCAGCTATATAAACATAATCTACAGCCTGAGGAGCAAGCGAATTTACACCAAAATAAAATATATAATCAGAAGTTCCATAAATGTGATTATCAATAACAGACAAGTTTACAACGTCTCTTGGCCCAATGTTCGACCCCATATAACAATTATGAAACTTATTGCCTCTAATGGTTACAAATTTAGCGTCCACCGGCTCTTGAGGGTTAGCAAGAGCGGGCCCCGTTGTAAGGCTGAGCCCCCCGCCGCCGCTTCCTCCGAAGTCAAAAAAGTCATTACCTACCAAATCAATAAACTCTCCTGACAAAGAAAACTTTGCTCCGAACGCACCATCCCTGCCAGTTCCTCGTACTATGTTATTAGAAAATTTAACCCTAGACTGATTATGCCCCCCGGTGTGAAGATACAGCCCTATCCACGGGTCATTTACAACATTGTTTGCAACCAAACAATCGTCGCACAAAACTCTTAAAGCCGACATCTTCCCCGAGTCTTCAATGTTATTATTCAGAACCTGGGTTGAATACCCATCTACACTCACTGGAATACCCGAATTCGCCAGCATATCTGCTACAAAATCTGTGTGCAAGTCTCTAGGAACACCCTTTATGGTTATGCCTGTTGTGGTAGCCTCTGAAACTATATTCTCTATTATATTTCCAGATATAATAGCCATCCTACACTTGGTGTATATTCCATGACACTCTGTCGCCACGCTAAGGCCATCAATATTCTTTATTATATTATTTTTAATATGTGCTTGTTGGCCATAGACCAGTATTCCTATATCGCTGGTGTGTCCAAGCGCGGCGCTTACGCCATCAATAATATTATCTTGAATATACATATTCTTCCACAAGTCCTGAGAGGACCTATTATTTGTTCCAAGACGAATAGAGACACCTTTGTTATTCTTTATAATATTTCGCTCTATCCTAACCCTTTCAAATGGTCGCTCGATATATACTGGATTTATATAATTGCATGTATTATTTATAAAGTCCAGCATTAGGTCAGAATCACTGCTGGTGTCACTCAATAAATTTCTTACTACAGTTTTGGCAAGCGTGTCGTCCCCAACAAATTTGCAATTTGTTATTTCAACAGAATGCAAGGCTCTTATGAAATGCTCAGACACTGAAATCGTTGCACCATTTCCGTTTAATCTCAATGATTGCACTGTAGAGTACTCACTCCATCCGGCAAGATTGTAAGTTTTTCCCGCCACTAGTTCTATTTTATCTCCCGAATTAAATGCCGCAATAAATGCAGCTTTATCATCGCCGCCGCCGATTTCTCCATAATTTTCCACTGGAATTCCGAAAGACAGTTCACTGCCGACCGAAATGTCTTCTTCGTAGTCTTCTGTATCCTGTCTAAAAATATCATTTATTTGAGCCCCCCCCTGGCCCGCCAGGGTTTGCATGTATGCCTTCCAGTGTTTCAGCTTCATGTCACTCAAAGCGCCTTTTCCGGAATGAGCGAGGGCATTACCAGAATTTCCTCCAGCGGCAATGACTGCAGCCGGGACTGAATTCGTCTTTCTCTTTCTGAACTTCATTTTGCCAGATGTGTCAATTGTAATCTTGTGATTGTCACCTACCCAAAGAGATGAGTCTGACACATATAGATCTCTGACTTTATATTCTGCAGAACCTATATCATAAGAGTCATTTGATTGCGGAAGAATATGACCCCCCTGAGTGACTTTCCAGCGATCAGAACCTTCAGTCTTCATGATGATTTCGCCATCTGATCCAGTATCTACAACCTCAACACTTGTGTTTAACTGTGTAATCGCTGTTCCACCACCTCCTGAGGGTCCAACCAAAGATGTTGGACTTCCCCAGCCTGAGACAGTCTTTGGGCCGTATATTTCATTTGTATCTGTTTTTATATAAAAATCACCTTCACTGCCAGGATCTGTAGAGGTTGGATCATCAGTTCCGTTCAAAATAGTCGCACCGTCTGCACCTGCAGCACCTGCAGGGCCAGTAGAGCCTGAGTCTCCTATTAGTGACGTTGCACTGCCCCAAGCTCCCGAATCGCGAGGTCCATATATATCACTCGTATCTGTCCTTATCCAAAAATCACCATCACTACCATCGGGAGAGCCAGAGCCTTCATCAAACGGAGCGCGATCTCCATTCCAAATTGTCTTTCCATCTATTCCACTCGGTCCTGAAGCACCATCGGAGCCATTGGCCCCGGCATCGCCAGTAGGGCCAGCCGGACCTCTTACGTCTCCTGCATTGATATCAGGCTCTCCACCGCTTCTGGTGAGAATTAAGTTATCACCAGAAATGTTAGCTCCGGTTATAGAGATTCCGTCTGCACCAGAACCACCGCCGCTTGCGGCTGTTGGAGAAGATCCATCATAAGTTAAGTTTAAACTTTGATTCACATCAAACACCATATCGCCTGTATTCAGGGTTGTAAACTCCCACGCAAGTGTGGTATCGTTGTATGTTGCAACCTTTCCGTCTTGACCAGCCCAAACGTCTGAGCCTGTTCCTACGATGTGGCGATCTCCATCGGATGGAGATAGGGTGGTTGGGTCGTCATGTGTGCTTGCTACCGGTGGATGTATCTTGCCCGGACCCCAAGGCACTAGTTGGTCTGTTTTTGTATATGACATATCTGTTATTCCTTATTTGTTAAATTATATACCAGTTTGCACCATCAGACTGAACTGTAACTGCTACCCATAAGGACGATATCGTCTTGGTTGCTACTCCATCAATGTTTCCTGCGGCAGAAGCTACTATTATATCATTAGCTCCTGCAATCTTTTTAATATTATACAGCCTTCCTTCGCAAAGTGCAGCATCTGGCAATGTGAACGTTATATCACCCCCAGTGTCGTTTTCGCCCAACACTGTATAATCACTCTCATCAAGATTTGTGTTTGCATCAGTAACTGTACGAATAGGAAGATTTAACGCACCCTCTGCAGTAACCTCACCATCTACATGCAGCTTGGTTGCCGGGTTCGTCGTTCCGATGCCGACGTTTCCCTCTACATAAAGACCACTTGTAGGAGGGGTGTTGCTGTGAACATTGTGACCTATTGAGACTCCACCGGCATCCATATCAACGGCCATTTTGACGTAGCCAGTTCGACCGCCGCGTGCAAATAGGACCTCGCCGCCAGTATTGGCAAAGAGCACCATGTCGGTACCGTCTTTTTGCGCCATACCCACATCAGATGCACCCAAATGGATCTTATCTTCATTCTGGGTAGTCGAGAAGTCTAATGGTGCGCCTGGACTCGTTGTTCCGATGCCGACGTTTCCACCGCTATCAATAGTTACTTGGTCGTCAGTGCCATCGGTGCCGAAATGTAGATTATCTGTAGCGTGATTATATGAGATAGCCCCAGCATGTGCGGATCCTCCGCTGGTACCATCTGCGAAGTAAATAGAGCCCCAATCTGATGAGGTTCCCGCAATGGTTATGCCGCCATTGCCAGCCTCGTAGATAACAAGGTTATCGGCACTATCATTGTAATCTCCCGGAGAATCTGTTCCGATGCCGACGTTTCCAGCAGAATCGATACGCATGTGCTCCGTTGATTCTCCTGTTCCGTTTGCTCTGGTAAGGAAAACTAAGTCAGCATCATAGTTTGTGGCTGTTCCGTTTGATTTGGCGGCTCGGATGGTTGCAAACTCTGTTAAAGAACCCGCGACATCGTAAATGCCTCGGAAAGTAATGCCTCCACCCACGCCCGCAGCTTGGGAGGTGGTATCTGATGCAACTATAGTATACATTCCGAAACCACTAGGGTTATGGACATCAAAAGTATAGGCGGGGCTTGTTGTTCCAACTCCAACACGATGGGTGGTGGAATCAACAAATAAAGTGTCTGTATCAACCGTTAGGTTTCCACCAGAATCTATTGTGGTAACTCCAGACAATGCTCCGCCAGACAGAATGGCCGTACCGTCCGTAAGCGTACCGCCGGTTATTGTGCCGGCCGATGCTGTTATGTCTGCCACGCCAGTTAAGCTGCCACCAGAAAGGGTGGCCGTACCGTCTGTAAGTGAGGTGCCGGTTATTGTGCCGCTAGAACTAAGGTTTCCAGTAACGGACAGTCCTGGATTAATATACCAAAGATTTTCCACCATCCCCCAAGAGAGGGTCTTATTTGTATCTCCGAGAAGAGTTATTCCTCCGCCATTTGCACTAGAATCATTTGGGGAATCTACTGCGTTTAATGTAATATTCGGATCATCAACAGTCATCTCTTCAGTATTAAGAGTGGTTGTTGTTCCACTTACTGTTAGATCATTTACTGTTAGATCACCCGTTATGTTGACATTACCATCTTTATCAATTATCATCCTTGGAGAAAGAGGCGTTGCATCCGCCGGGTCTCTTGTCCAAAACCGTAATTGACTCTCTCCCGATGGGTCAGTCCAATCGGTTGTAATAGCACCTGCCAAAAGAGGAGTATTCGGCGCGTTTGTTTGTAGCTCAAATTCGACACCTGCACCAAAACCAGCTACTGGCGTAGCGGAACAGGCGTTAGAAATGCGTTGTCCGTAAGTAATGTTGTCAGAAATAGCGCTTGTGGTACTAACCAATAGTGTTTCGGTCCTGGTTTGTCCAACGACATGAAGAGCGGACCCCGGAACGCTTGTCGCAATTCCAACCCGTCCAGCGGAATCTACAGACCAACCCTGATTAGTGCCATTAGTTTTCGAATACAGCCTTTCAGTATCATGATCATACTTTACAGCGCCCTCACCGGGGATGCCGCTAGCGGATGCAAAATGCAAGGCATTAACATGCGCCCCATCTGTCGCCTGTATCTTAATGCCTGTATCGTTGACAGAAGGAGAAACTACAAGCTCTTGATCTGGGTCGACCGTACCAATGCCAACAAACCCAGCTTGACTGACTGTCATTACCGGGCTTGCAGAAGAGTTTCTAAGCCTAAAGCTTTCAGCATCAGCGCTACCATCTGCGCCCTTACTTCCGATAGCCCACTTTAAAGTGCCACCTTCTTCAAATCTTATATTTGTATTATTGGCTGCAGTTGATTCTAGGCCTATGTTGCAAGAATTATTAACATCAATATTCTTTACAAAAAGCACCTTGCCACCAGGCAGGGAGGGTGAGGCTGTTTCAACATATAATGGATGATCTGTTAAGCTAGAACCTATAGATGCAGTCGTTGAAACAAACAAATTACTATTAACAGTTGCGGAACCAGCCGTTAAAGCATTGGTAATAGCTGCAGTATCCGCCGTTAAACCTGCCGCAATAGCTGCAGAATCCGCCGTTAAACCTGCCGCAATAGCTGCAGAATCCGCCGATAAGGTGGAGGAAATTACTGCCGAGAGAGCGGCAAAGTCGAGGACGGTTGTGGCGCCGGCCGATAAGGCTCCGGCAATAGCTGCCGAGCCTGCTGTTAAAATACCAACATCTGCGGTACCTGCAATATTTGCATTATCGTTCAGCCACAAATCATGCCATCGCTGGCCATCAATTCCTAAGTTTAAAGTTGCTGACTCAGGTAGAAGATCAGAGTTAATATTCGCAGAGAAAGTAACTGTATCATTGCCCATGATCCCATCGGGCTCATTCCCCAATACAATATTTCCGCCTATGGTTATATTGCCAGTTACATCAAGATCTGCGTCTATACTAACATCTTCTGAAAAGTTGAAAGAACTGTTTATGGTTATTGGACCACCAGAGTGTGATTCGATTGTATTAACTTTTAACGTACTCATCTAATAATTTCTCCTGAGTCAATCATTACTATAATATTAGTAAATTAGCATCTTCCTGAATATCTAGCGTAACACCCTCTTGAATATCAATGTCTCCAATCAACATATGGTTCAAACCGGAATAGATATTTAAGTCCGCTGATAAGTTGGGAACATTGGAATATAAACGAGATTCTGTCATACCCACAACCTCAAGGTATCCAGATACTTGCAATGCCTTTGCCGCACTTGGGTCAAAAGTTTCTGCATTTGTTCTAGCCCCCGAATTAGTTCTAGATATCTCTAAAGCATTCGTGTCAACGAATGTGCCGGCTGAAACATCATTTACAATTCTTACCGCACCACTATCTGCGGTTATTTCCCTTCCAGACCCTCTGACTCTAGGGTCTCGCTCTCTAATGCCAATCCCATCATAGGCTCTATCGAGATGAAAATTAAACCATGACTCTATATCATCAAGGCGCTCATTTACATCTATAAATTCTTCATCAAAATCTGATATATGTGGAGCAATACCTAATGTATTCTCTATGTTTACCGCAGCAGATCGAAGCCTGTTAACGCTTTCTGCGTTAACGGCACTATATCGGTCAACAGCCAGTGGAATCTGGGCATAACCGTCAATTGCTTTGGGATAAACACTATAATCTGACATTTAATACCTTCTCATTTTAACTAGTCTTTTTTACCACTTTCCCAGTTGACCTTCCAGGAACAGAAATCAGCTTAGAGATCCTTCTCTTCCTAATTACACTACCAGTTTTTTTAATAGCAGATTTCTTAGCTTTTCTAGCCTTGCTTTTCGCTATTTTTCTGCCACAACCACATCCCATGAAACACTCCGACTACTTCATTAGAATAATTATTATTAGTATTACTTATCTAATGTTATTAATTTATATACTTATATAGGAAAGCCTCTTTCCCTTGGACTACAAATGAGGAAACTTATAAGCTACATTTTTTTACTTTCAGTATTGATTTCTTTGGTCTATATTACTAAAGAAGTTATAAGTTTTTCAAAAAATATCATATCTTTAAAAGAGTATCAAACAGACGCTATAATAAAACAAGAAAAGATGCTACACCCAACCGTCAGGGTAATTAGCATGGAACGAACCTATGACAGCTCTGCCTCTGCAGACTCTGGCGATGTAGAGGTTGAGATTATACTGGCTACAGCCACCGGGTTTAGCATTCAATATGATGCAATAAATGATGTTTCTTTTGTAGTCACAAATGATCACTTCTGTAACTCAATAATGCCAAGCTCATCTTTGGTAGTGGAAGACTATAATAAAAATTCATTAAATATTTCAGAAAATTATATAAGTTCAAAAATCTTATACACAGATGAAGGATTAGATCTTTGCCTACTAGCAGCATATGGGTTTATAAAGCCGGCAATTATTGCAGATGTTGATTACACTCCAGAATTATTTGAAAAAGTTTTTGTAATCGGAGGACCGACCGGAAACTTTCCAATTATAATAGATACCTATATTTCTGGCTCAAGCGACAGAAGAAGCATAACGGTTGGAAACTTAGATGCTTCTGGAAATGATTTTTTGCTTATTTCAGAACAAATATTCCCAGGACATAGCGGAAGCCCTATCTTTAACCAAGATGGAGAGGTTATTGGAGTAATTTTTGCAGCATTAGAAACATATGGTGGTTTAGCGATATCTCATAGAGATATATTCATGTTATTATTCTATTATCAAAATAGTCTCTAATTATTTCTTATTCTTGAATTTTTTACCCATCTTCTTTACACGGCTAGAAGCCCTTCTCGCATAAAGGGTGTAAAAAGCAAGATCTACCCTTTTTCCGTCTAAAACCATCTTAAGCGCTTCGTTGGCAAAATTTGCAGACTTAATAGCCTCGGCCCCAAGAGGGTCTCGTATACCATCACTGTTTTTCTTTGTATATGTTGAACTTATTTTTTCAACCTGATTTGCGGTAACTCCACACAAAAGCATATTTGGCTTTAACTCATCAATAACTTTATCTAACTTCTTCTTTTCTTCCAAAACTTTAAAAAAGTTTTCATTCTTATTATTGGTACATTCCAATGGGCAGGTAAAGCAGCTCTCCTCTAGTCCCATATTCCACAAATCACAAGTATAAAACTGCTTTACATCCTTTGCTTCATTTCTTATGTTTTCTTCGCAGCCATAAAACACCTGTCCATCCACAACCTTTGCTTTACCGTTGCAAAACTCGCTCTCCCTCATGGCCGTTGTCATCTTGCAATTTTTTGTGCAATCAACAATTTTTATTTCGGCTTTTTTATCAGACATTCTTTATCATTATTTTAGACATTAGAGAAATTAACTCTGATATAACCAAATCTACTTGATCTACATCAAATTCTAAAGTCGTTAAGAATATTTTACCATTTTGACCTTTAATCTTACTTGAAAAAATAACTTTTTCTTTATCTTCAGATATGTCTAGCAAAATATCAGTATTTTCATCTAATTTTATCTTCAAAGCCTTATTTCATTATTGATTTCAAATTGTTTATCAATATTGAAATCTATCTCTGGAGAATTTTCAGTTGACTTTACAGGATTCTTTTTTATAGGATATTCTACATCAGAATATTCTTTATGAAGAGGAATTCTTTTATCCTCTTTATCTTTATCTTCTTTTTGCTTTTTTATAATTGGGAATATAAATCCTCTCATGCTAACCCTCCTATAGAATTTTTGCAGCATAAGCAGCCAGTGGACTTCTCTCTCCTTTTAATAATGTAATATGAGCAGAAAGATGAAAATCCTTGAACTTCTCCGCAACGGCTCCTAAGCCAGAAGATGTAGAATCTAAATGCGGAGCATCTATTTGCTCTAAATCTCCAAGTAAAATTAATTTTGAATTTTCGCCCATTCTAGTTATTACAGCCTTAGCCTCTCTATAAGTAATGTTTTGAGCTTCATCAAGAATAAAAATAGTATTTGGAAGACTTCGGCCTCGAACATAAGAAAGAGCTTCAATCTCTATAGTTCCCTTTTGCATCATAATATCAAAATAATGTTCTGCATTTTTAAATACACATTTAAAGTTGTCCATAATAGGCTGTATCCATGGCTCCATTTTATCAAATTTGCTTCCCGGCAAATATCCTATATCTCCACTAAGGCTTTGTACAGGTCTTGATATAATGATCTTCTCATAATGTCCTTCATTCAACAAGTGTATTGCCGCAGCTGTTGACATAAGCGTCTTTCCGCTTCCTGCTCTACCTGTAAGGGTTGCCATGTGTATATCTTTATCTAATAACATTTCTAAAGCAAATGTTTGCTCTTTATTTCTTGGACAAATTCCGTGTACGTTAAATCCACTTCTGCTTGTAAAGTTAAGCTTCTTAATAAAGCCATTCTTATAAACTGCTAAAGCACTTTGTCTACCACCTTTTAATACAAGATATTCGTTTGGGTAAAGCCTTTTATCTTCATATTGAAGTTTTCCACATTCATAAAATTTTTCAATTTCATTTGGAGAAAAATGCAATACGCTAACACCGCCATAAGCCTCTTTTCTGTTTGTTACGGCCTTTTCTCTATAATAATTTTCAGCCTTTAAACCCAAAGAGTCACATTTTACTCTTACGTTAATATCTCTAGAAATAAGCGCAACATTCTTTTCCTCTCTGGACAAGCCTAAGGCAACAGAGATTATTCTATTATCCCTAGTGTCCTCCATGCCTTCTGGCAAAATATTTAAATCTGATCTAAGAGAAACAAAGATTTTTTGACCATTTTCAAGAGTAACCCCTTCTGCTAAGTTGCCAATCTTTCTAAGATCATCCAAAAATCTATTTATATATCTGGCCGCATTTCCAACCGAATCATGTCTTTTTTTCAATCCATCTATTTCTTCCAAAACTTCCATTGGAATTACAATGTTATTTTTTGGGAATGCATGAATTGAATCTTCATGATAAACTAGCACTGATGTGTCTAAAACAAACGTCTTTCTATTTCTTCTTGGCAAACTCTGCCTCCATTTTATTCATATATGTTATTATGCTTCATCAATCTCTTCTTCTATTATAGACCAATGTTCAACATTGGCTTCAAAATATAAATTTTTATCTTCATCTTCTTTTAGCGTTAAAACAGGCCCAGCCCATTCTCCAATCACTTCGCCGTCATGCTTTACCTCTAAAGCATCTAGGCCAACATACTCTATTATCTCAATATCATTATAGATTAGATATTCTACAGCAACATCAGAGGGCATATCAGACAACTCGTCTGTATCCACTCCTATGTAAAACAAAAGATCGCCCAACCATTGCTGTCTAACGTCTTTCACGTCTTTGGCAAAGTTAACACGATCTGTTAAGATTGTTGTGAACATACCACATGCGTTATAAGTAAGAGACGGAACACGATCCGCCGGCACATGCAAGCTCTCCGGTCAGGTTTGTATTATCTTGATATTCTGTTATATAGTCTAAATTTACAGACTTAAGGCTTGACATCATTTTATCATAAGTCTCTTTATCGCAATCTTCAAATGGGGCCTGAATATATGTATGATCAGAGTAGGGTAAGACAGAAAGTCCATTATATACACCTCTGTTTTCCCACATCCACTCGAAGACCTCTTCCCATTCGTTATCTTTTATACTTATTGTAGCAGATACATTATGAGTATTCTGCCCGCGAACATATCCGGGCCTTACCCACTCATTCGTTATTAAACGAATTCTTTCTAATAGATTAATTGCACTTTCATCTCTCAGCATAGCTCCATCTGGAGCTTTCTGCGGGACACTTATAACGGCTGTATCGTGCGGCCGAAAATACTCATCCTCAATAAGTTCAGGATGATTTTTTTCTAAATATTGAAAAATAGCCTCATTCTTTCCAACCCTAAGCCTTCTAATGTAATACTCGTTATGCCAGGCATGAATTCCGCTTGATGTACCTAACGTTAAAGACGTTGTTCCAGCAGGCTTCACGCAAGTAGTTCTCGTCGCTTGATTTATCCCTATTATGTTAGCAACTCTTTCGTTTTCTTCCTTGATAACAGAAACAGCTTTTGGCATATTTAAATTCACAACCTTGCCACTAGCTATGCCGGTCATACTTGCGCCAATCAAAGCATCTTTCTCTGTGCTTCTCTGCCAAATGGGCCGTAAATAGTGAAAATCAGTATAACTAGCTTGTAACGTCCCTATAAAAGCTGCGGCTCGCGCCCTTGTCTCAAGGTCCTCCTGAGATTCAATATTGCTAACATTTATTTCAACCAAATTACAAAATTGAAATGGTCTTAGTCCAATTTCACAACAAGGGTTTGTTCCCCAGTCCTTATCGTTAGTCAAGTAAAAGCCAGGCTCTCCAGAGCCGCTAATACGAATTCTTTCCCATAAATTAGCAAAATATTTCTTAGTAATTCTATGCCTCATCAATACAGCTGAGTTATTTGCGCGACCTCTTTGCGGATTTGTTTCCCACCAGTCTCCGGCCTTAGCTGCAATCATTTCGTCATCATCTGCAGAAAATAAAGAGATCAAAGCCGCACGCCTTATCCCTCCGGCCAAGACAGCATCTGCAATATAACAGATCATATCATGAACCTCTATAGACCTAAGCTTGTCGCCGTTCTCCTTGGCGTCTAAGATGCCCTCAAGCTTAACCAGACACTCCCTTAGGGGTTGTGGGCCCGGAGCCTTTCCTCCCGAGGTTATAAGCTTTGCCCCCTTTGGTCTAATATCAGAAAAATCAAATCTTAACTTTGAAGTTCCCTTGAAATAAGATATAACCAAAGCTTTTACCGCATCTGCCCAACCCTCTATGGAGTCTGCAACAAGAAACCTTCTGGTTCTAGTATTGCTTGGCTTTCTTATCTCCGGCAAAGCCTCAACATGATGAAACTGAACAGAATACCCAACGCCAGTGCCTCCCAATAACAAAAACATTGCCTCACTGAATGCGCGAACATCATCTATTGGCATATAAGCACAGTTAAAAATTCTATTTGGAGCTACCTCTATAGACTTTCCGCCAAACTGCATAGAACGCATTGATGGCAGAACCTTTTTATCGTGAACAAACTCATAAACTGCATCAATTTCGCCCTCAAGAGCCGGAAACTTTTTGATATGCATATTTTTGTTTCTTGTTACTAATTCGTCCCAATTCTCTCGCCTTAATTCATCATCAAGGTGTCTCGCGTATTTCATGTGAACAGTTATATCTGATAAAATCTGTGACGATAGCTCCATTGTTTTCTCCTGGTATCAAAAAGTTAAATAAAAAAAATCTTAGAGCCCCAACATGGAGGTCCTAAGATAATATGGTTCTAAGCTTGTTTAGGCTGCAGTTTCTGATTTGTCTTATACGTTCTGTAGAAAGGTTAAATTTCGTTGCTATTTCATTTAGTCTTTTTCCGATAACTAAGTTGTCAATAACAATGTCTTTTTCTCTGTCGGATAAAATATTATTTTCATCAATAAACATCTTTTTAAATATTATTTTCATCTCTAACTCAACCTCTTTTTCGTTTAAAACATTACCAAAATCACAGCTGCCTAATTCCTTTTTAATACCAGATTTTGCAATCGAAAATCGTTTAGAATTTGAATTGTAATCTCTAAGTTTTTTTGAAATATTCCATTGCGCCCATCTGAAGAAATCAAAGTTTTTTTGATAATCATATGTTAAGATTGCTTCCCACAATCCAATATAGGCTTCCTGAAATAGGTCTTCTTGAGAAGATATATTTTTATATTTTTTCGCTCTAGACTCTGCAAAGAATTTTGTCTGCACAAAAATATCGTGCATCCAATCCTTTGTATTCTTTTCTTCGTTTACGATATATGTCATTTTTATATCAAGATTAGATAAATCGTAATAACTCATTCTTTATTCATCCTCAGGGTTGTACTGATCCACAAACTCTCCGTCTTTCCAAGTCCTAACTATAGAGGTTTCTTCTGACAAAGTAAAGACGGCAATAACATCATCTCTGGTCGAAAAAGATGCAGCACTTATGTGTCTAGTCCCACATCCCTCTGGAACTTCTAATGCCGGATTGTCAACAAGCAGATATACTCTACCTCCTATAATTTGACCATTTCTATTGATAACAATAGCTCCATCGGCATCTTCTCTAAACAAAGCTTCTACGCTCTTCTTAGAAGAGGTTGTTGAAATATCTATATATTTTTGAATTGGATTAATCCCAATTTGTCGCATACCCGATACAAGATAATCTTTTGCTGTATCAAATACGCCAAACACAACCAGTATTCCTAACTTCTTTTGCCTATCTTTGTTTTCTTTAGATATTTCACACAATATATTGAATATCTTCTTTCCGACCTTCTGATGCTCTCTCGCAGCACTGAATTGGAAAGAAAAGTCAGTAGACGTAACCCTTTTGGGCGGCTCTACTGAAGTTGCCTGAATTTCTTCTTTCGACATGTACGACTCCATGGTTTCCATATGAGGTAAATTATACCAAGGATTTTAAATGTATAATTAAAAAAAATAAAAAAATTTAATTAAAAATAATTATTAACTAAAGCCTAATTCATCATATGTGTAGTGAATAATGCGGGTCTCTGAATCGACCGTTTTTAAGTTTATTGGCCCACCCCAAACATCGTGGACATATCCCATAACCATTTCTAAATGTTTGACATCCAAAGTTCCAACATCTACACTGGCATGCTCCAACTGTAAAATTCCATCTTCAACGCCAACAATACAAATGAGAGGGGCTCTATAATTATAGAGATCTTTTATTATTGTTTCTTTGATAAAATCCAACTCTGTTCCAATTACCTCAATGGCGTCAATTCCATTTGCAGCCTTTATTTGCTTAAAGGAAAAAAGCTTAAGATCTTTTGCCAAATCTTCTGTTAAATAATTTCTTATAAAAGAGATATCATCTTCATCTGCAACTATTTGATATATTTTCTGAAAACCATTAATTTCAGATTCTCCATTTTTATGCTTTTCGTCCCATTCTTCTCGTATTTTTGTAAATATTGAAAAACCTAAAAAGTAAGGGTTTATATTAAGATGATTCGATCCTGGTTGAACTACTTTTTCATGAATTTTACAAAAGTCAAGATATTCATGCTCTTCAACACAGCCTAGTTTTAACATAATCTCCGCATGAACAAAGCTTGCAAATCCTTCATTCATTATCTTGGTCATATATTGAGGATAAAAATAATAAGACTCTTGTCTTATTATCTCTAAAATATCTTTCTGCCAAGGCTCCAAGACTCTCGAATAATTAACCAAAAACCAAATAATATCAAACTCTTGAGACGGTGGAAAACCACTTTCTGCAGGAACCTCTTTGTATGAAAAATCATGTGTTCCAAAAACATCATCAAATTCATCAAAACTTGTTTTTTTAAAATGTTTTTCGCCCTTTTTATACCTAGCTCTATTTGGCCCTTTATGCCAATCTATATGTTTGTCTAAAGCAAATCCGATGTCCATAACTTTTTCAACTGTTTCAATTCCATACTTTTGTATATACTCCTCTATCCTCTGAGCCCTCTCGGCTGCATGATATACCATCTTGTTATCAGTTTGTTTGAATAAAAAATTATTTTTAAAAAAGTGAACATGACCAACGACATGCGCTGATACCATGGTGTTTGCTATGTCTGAATTTGTATCCAACAAGAATGCATAAGATGGGTCGTTATTAAGTACAACTTCATAAATCTTTGAAAAACCCATTTCTCCTTGCATTTTTTGATATTCATATGATTGCCCATAACTCCAGTGTCTAGCACGAGTAGGGAGGCCATAACTGATTACTTCTAACATTGTTTCTTGCGGAACAACCTCATAATTTATTGGATAATAATCCAACTCCATATCATCTGCTATTTGTTCAATTTCTACAACTCTGTCTTTCAATAACTGATTCACACTACACCTCTATCTGCTCTTTTGATCTGCTGTCAATATTGAAAAATGCCTTAAGAGCATCAAATACTTCTTCTCTAGACTTTATAACTATAGATACAAACCTAGTTCTCTTTATGTTTTTACTTAAAATTGACGAAAGCCTATTTTCTTCATTCATCCACGGGCTAAAATCTCCATTTGGAGCTATTTCCCCATACCCAATAGCTCTAACCATTGGCAATAACTTTTTAACAAACTCTAAGGCACGCAAATTATCCTCCCCCCAATTGTCACCATCACTAAATTCAAAAACATAATTATTCCAAGATGATGGGGGATGATTTGCCTGAATATGTTCATAAGCTAACTCAAATGCCGTACTGCAAAGAGTTCCTCCAGAATTTGATACTTTAAAAAACTCCTGCTCATTAACTATAAACGCCCTTGCGTCGTGTGCAATAAATATTAACGAAATATTTTTATATCTTCTCTTAAGAAACTGAACCATCCAAAAGTAAAAACTCTTTGCAATATAAGTCTTCTCTTGACTCATGGATCCGCTGCGATCCATCATCAAGTAAACTGCCGCATTTGAATGATATTCTTTATTTGTTTCCCAATTTCTATATCTTAAATCATTTTCGTTAATTCCGCCAATCTTTGCATTGCCTTTTGCTGCATTTCTTTTTAAATTTTCAAAAAGAGTTTTCTTGATATCTATATTTGGAAATATACCCTTTTTCTCTATAGAGGATAAATCTTCAGTTTCCACTTCTATAGCCGAACTTTTATCTGGCTCCATCCAAGGGAGGTTTAGCTCTTCCAGCAAAATATCAACTATCTCATCGATAGTAACTTCTGCATCGAAAACTGCCTCACCCTCTTTGTCTCCAGGCTTATCTCCTTCGGGCTTCTTCTCGCCTCTTTTTCTAAGTCGAAACTTATCCCCAGGCTTGACATCAATCCCTTGACCAGTTTTGTCTTTATTTTTTAGCTTTCCATATTTAAACTTATATCTGTCTAAAAAACGTATAGGTATTTTAATCTTTTTATCACCATCTGATGTGATGATATTATATTCCGTTATAAGGTCTTTGCCATTTTTTCTTATGGCATCATTTATAAGCTTCTTATGCCTATCGGAATCTCGCTTGCCCCTTTGCTTGAGCTTCCAGATATCCGATAAGCTTTTTTGCGCTTTCGGTGTATTGGACATCTCAGCCTCTTGCCATTAACGAGCTTACATACCTTAATAATTTGTTTGCACTTGTTGCTGTATAATTATACTTTTCGCACAAAGTATTAATTACAACATTTATTCTCTTAAGCTCTTCCTCGTCTGGATTTCTTGCGCTTACAGTTAAACGGATAACGTCTTGTCTTTCATCGAAGAGTTGTCTCTCAAGCGCTTCACGTAACTTTGGATGATTTTTATAGTTATAAGCTCCATCGCCAGATTTTGCAGATCTTAACATCTTTCTGTATATCTCTTGTCTAAAAGATTTCTTGCCGGACTCCGTAATTCCAACCTTCTCCTCAATGGATCTCATCAGTCTTTCGTTTGGCTCAACATAATCTCCCCACTCATCTTCAATCGTTGTTCCATCAAGAGATGCGCCAACATGGTCCATATAATTATTAAGAAGACTTTGAACCTCTTCTTCAAAATTAACGAAGAATGCTTTTTGAACTTCATTTCTTGCAATTTTGCTATACTCCTCTATAACTGAGGTTAATATATTTTCAAGCTTCTCTATGGCTTTGGGGTCTAATTTTGGATTACTTGCAAATCCGTCTCTAATAGATCTTATTATATCAACTGGAGTAATGCAGTTTGCGCCATCTTCGGCCAAAGTTGATGAAATCCTATTTATAATATATCTTGGAGATATTCCCGTCATGCCTTCTGAATCAAATTCTTTTCTAAGAAGGGGAACGTCTGATTGTGAAAAACCCTCAACCTCTTCTTCGTTGTATAAGCGCATTTTGCTCATTACGGATAAGCCTTCATGCTTTGAATCTTTAAGCCTAGAAAGTACAGCAAACATAGCTGCGCAATAAAGAGTATATGGCGCTATATGCACACCCTCAAAGGTTGCTTGGCCTATTAACTTTTCATATATCTTAACTTCTTCATTTACACTTAAATTATATGGAATCTTTATGACAATAATTCTATCGTGCAAAGCTTCCATCTCGTCTTTGGCTAAAAATCTTTTATATTCTGTTTCATTTGTATGTGCTAGTAAAAATTCATCTGCATAAATGAAGGGATAGCGTCCTGTTTTTATATTCTTTTCTTGAGCCAGTGTTAGTAAGACATATAAGAATTTTTGATCAACCTTTAACATCTCAACAAATTCCATAAGCCCTCTGTTGGCTATGTTCAACTCTCCATCAAACCTATACGCCCTCGGGTCTGACTCTGAACCAAATTCTCCAATTTTACTCAAGTCCATTGACCCGACAAGCTCTGAAATGTCTTGGCTTTTCTTATCCGATGGAACGAAGGTGCCTATCCCAACTCTTGACTGTTCAGAAAAACACACCCTGCTTACAGGTAGCTCTAAAAAGTCTCCATCATGATTCTCTTTCAGCATCAACTCCATATAGGGGCTTAATTGGCCATCTATTTTGATCCCATAATCACTCAAAAACTGACCTCTCAATTTATGCGGAATCGCACAAAGAGGGTCTTCAAACATTGGAGAATCTTTTAGACAATATACTGTTCCATCGTCTGTTCTGGTAAACTCTTCAAGCCCTCTCTTTAGCAATACGGCCAATTGAGATTTTCCAGATGATGTAGGTCCATACAAAAGAAGTATTCTTCTAGAAACTTCGCTCCCTGCTGCAGCGGCTCGTAAGTATGACATTATTTCGCCAATTGATTCATTAATTCCAAATAAATCATTTGCAAAGAAAGAATATTCTTCAATATCTCCATCCTCACCCCTTACAATTCCAGCACTCTCAATCATCCTTAAGGTTCTTGAGTGCGCATTCATATGAATCTCTGGCTTCTTAATAACAAGATTAATATAATCTCGAAGAGTGCCCTCCCACTTCAAAGACGTTGTCTCCTCTATGTGTTCATCTAAGGACTTAAAGAGTTTTGTAGTATTCTTTTTTGGCATTATAAGGTTTCTCCATATACATCTAATATAGCTTTTGTATCACCTAACTTTATTTTATTAACAATCTTTCTAGCTTCTTCTTTGGCATCAGCCAATATTTCTTCTTTACCCTTTGATATCTTACTAGATGAAGAATTAAATATTCTAATAAATTTAGATACAGTATCACATTTTTTACATTTTTGATCATATAACACATCTTTATTCTCTAAAGATAAATAATCTGATATAGACATAGTTATAGACTCCTCCGTATCACACTTTCCACATTTAAAATTATACTTAGCCATCTATACTACCTGATATATTACTAGTAAAGAAAACTTCATCACCATCAAACTTTAATTGACCAGAGAGAGATAAATCTCTTAAAATCTTCTTTTTAAATTTATTATCAGTAATAAAAATGACTATCTCCATATCATTTGACTCTGAATCATATTTTATATTTTTTATTTTTCCAACATTTTTTTCCAACATTTCTATATACCCTCTAAAGCTTTTACAATATGAGGATTGGGTCTGTTTGCTAAAAATAACAAATCTGATTTATCTATTTTTGTTAAATTTTCTATCATATAAAATGGTACAGACAAAACAGGCGCTTCAACCTTATCTTTGTCAGAAAAGAATTGTTCAAGAGGAAGAACGTCTATAAAGCATTGAGATTTACTAACCTGTATAACAAGATATCTCGCCTCTTGGTTCTCCCAGATTGTACTCATTGAAACAATATCTTTCGATCTTATCTTGGCCACTTTTTCTTTATAATTCATACCTTCATCTACAAGCTTTGCATCAAATATCATTCTCGTCTCCAAACTCTTCTGCCCAATCATCTGGAAACTTCTCAATGCGAGATTTATCAAAAGCTTTCTTTAAAGACACCTTACCTTTTGCCCCGTCTCTATTCTTAACTATATGAATCTCCATATCCTCTCTCAAGTCTTCATCTTCTCTATTTCCAATTATCAAAACAATAGCAGCATTATCACCAATCATTTTGCTTCTACCAAGATCCTCCAAGCTAACATCATCCATCCGCTTTCCGCTTGTCTTTTTTTGAGCAGCCTTTCTTTGGGCCGCCGTAACTACCGGCAAATCTTTCTTTCTGCAAAATTCATGCAATTCTTCAGAAACCTTACCGACATCCAGCCAATCTGTATTGGACCTTCCAAGGGTTGGTTTCATTAACTGCAGATAATCAATAAATATAGCATCAGGCTTAAATACTCCAAGTATAGTTTCATACTTAGCCTCGATCTCACCCATTGTTGTTCCGCGAGGCATATCAAGTATGTAAAACTTCTTATCGTGGCCTTCTTGGAACTTTAAACACCTACCCCACCTATCCTCTTCTTCGCTGGTCAGCTGGGCTCTCACTAGGCCTCTGTGCCTAATATTAGCAATGTTTGCATCAACCCGTTGTTCCAATTGTTCTTTGCTCATTTCAAGAGAGATAAACAATATATTTTTACCATCATCATATCCGGTCACGCCATCAGACGGTATATTGCTACCAAGCCAAGCATTGACCGCTATATTCATCATCAACAAAGACTTGCCCGATGAACTAGCTCCTCCGATAACTAACATTTCAGAATTTTTAACACCCCAGGTATAGTCGTCAAGCTCTTGATATCCCGATAGAAAGCCCATAATTTGATCAGGATTCTCAGCTGTATATTTATACTGATTAACCCTGTCCGCAACAGACTCTGTTATGTCTCCTTCTGAAAACACATCTCTTCTGTATAGCCTTTCCGTCTTTGAGATGATCTTCTTAAGCTCATCGTTAAACTCCTTTACATCTTCATCCTCTTCTTCAATTTCTGATGCCTTTTGAGCAAGACTTTCTATTAAATATTTATTATATCGTTCCTTTATTTCATCTACATAAAATCCTATTTCATTTTTTAAACATTCTTTATTAAGAATAAAGTCTGCAAGATCTGAATTGCCACCCTCTTTGTCTAACAAGGACTTTAAAACCTTATAAGATGGTGGGGTCTTGTGTCTAGAGTAATATGTGTGCAAAACATCTAGTATTTCTTTATATTTTGGAAAAAATATAGACCTTAAAAGATCATATTCCACTTCTCTATAAATTTCATTTATATTTATAGAGCCTTGCATCATCCAATTGATTATTTTTGCATCAAGCATTCTTTCTCCTAAAATCCTTTCCGCCAATTACGAACAACTCCACATGATGACTTCTCAAAGATTTGAATGATTTAGCAAAAAACCCTCCAAATATTTGGTCTACATCTTCATCATTAGAACAAAGAATGGTTGGAAGTTGGTTTTGAAATCTTGTACGCAAAACATATTCTAAAGAAGAGCCAAAAATCTGCTCAGCTTTATCGGATGGAAAAATCCAATGTGAACTAAATTCATCAATTACTAAAAAATCTTTATTTAATAATTCACTATAATACTTAGCAGTATCTAGCTCTTTAGATAGCATATTGGCAACCACATCGGCCATTGTGGTGTAAAGCCCAGAGTAACCAGATGCAACAGCTCTTTTTAACACACAACATGCCGTATAGGTCTTTCCCGTTCCAAGGCCGCCTGTGAACATAAATGATTTTCCACTATCATATAAATTATTTATGTTTTCTATTTTTGTTTTTACAAACTTCTTAAAGTTCGGATCACCTGCAAAGTCTTTGAAGGACAATTCCCAATATTCCACAGGAATATTTGACAAAGCATATCTGTCAAGCCTGGATGCTTTGGACGAGCATGTGCCACAGCCCATACCGTCACAAGCCTTGCAAGACTCTTTTACCTTCTGCTTTACTCTGTCAATCTTAGTCTTTGGTATCATCTTCGCTTACTTTGAAATTTATACTTGTTTTATTTAAAGGCTCAATATCAGCCCCTGATTCATCAGATGAGGGTAAGGCATTTCCACCTGCAAAAAATACAGACAAATCATTATCTTCCTCTTCTGGTATATTGCTTAATAACGCCCCCGGTATAGACATACTGGACTCATCATAAGATATGCTATTCATGGGGAAAGTGTCAGAAACAGAGTTGCCTCGCCTGCTTTCACCTGCCCTTTCAGAAGAGGAAGAGGCCGCCGCAAGCGGCATAGTCCTAGCGCTTTCTGACAGCAACAAACAAGCGACCTTTTCCTTAAATACCATAAACAGATTTCCATCCTGCTCAACAGTAAACCTATTATCCTCAAAAGATTTTACTTCGCCCGTTATTTGCCACCCACCATCTAAAAATAATGTAACAGTTTTTCCGACCAAACTTTCTTTACTATTCATATTAACTCCAATTCCTTAGCTTTATCTAAAAATAAAAATTCTGTAGAACTATTAGATAAATTATAAAACTCATAATACTTCTTGACCATCTTAATATCCTCTACTTCCTCAACCTGATGAAGATCAAATATCTTGGGAACATTATCTTTAGACCAATTCAAAAGAGTATTCATCTTTGTCTTGTTGAGATTCTTCGAAAGATAAGAACTATACATTCTTTCAAACTCATTTATCATTGATGGCATTAAAAATATTTGAGTACCAGTTACAGATCTTTCCCCTCTTCTGAACTTATAATCAAACATCCAATTTATATAATTATAAATTTTTACAATTATCTCTTCTTTACTCTTCTTTTTTTCATCAGACGAAAGGTTGTCATACCCTTCTGGCGCAAGCACTTTAAATAATCTTGCAAAATCACGACTCTCCTTTCCCTTTCCCGGATCACTCTTCCATCTAACAAGTCGAAATTTGACATCATTAGCTTTTTCATACTTATGACAGAAATATGCCATAAGGGTTATGTGATTCCATCGACTTTTATCTTGGGAAATCCAATCTGAAATTTTTTGATAAAATTCATCCTGAGTCATGATAAATCGCCTCCATGTAAATGGTACCTCTGCTATACAAACTTAACTATTCAAATAAAAATATTATATCAAGCCCAATCAATAGGCTTTCTTTTTGGATACGAATGCAAAACTTTATTCTTTGGCATCTTTATGTTAAACCCCGGCTCGCTCCTATAAACCTTAATTCGAGCCTCAGAATGATCTCTTAAATATTTACAATTATCAAAAAACTCAACAACTATTGCTTTCTTTTTTCCAGGAGCCTTTCTTATAACTCGACCGATTCTTTGCAACGCTCTTCCGCTTGATTTGCCAGAACCGGCCAAAATTAAGGCATCAAGCTCTGGTATATCAATTCCTTGATCAAATATCTTTGAAGCAATCAAAACTTGAATTTTACCATCCCGCACTTCCTGTATTCCTTCAAGCCTATTTTTTGAGCTTTTTGCTCCATCCAAAAATTTAACAGAATATTCATCCCCTATCATTTTCTGCAAATCCTTTCCATGCTGCACTCTTACTACTAAGATTAATACCTTCTTTCCAGCATCTACCAGTTTTTTAGTGGCCTTTAAAATTAAATTATTTCTATCTTCATTCTCAACTATATAATTCTTATAAACTTCGTGATAATTTTTTCCAACGTTCCTCATCACAGGAACGTTTATAAAATGAATATCAGGAGGCACCAAGTAATCCAAAGATATTAACTTTGTTGCATTAACATCGCAAAATTTTGGACCAGAAACGGCCTCTATCAGAATATCATCACCCGTATCCCTCCATGGCGTTCCAGAAAGCAAAAACCTATGTCTCGCAGATACACTTGCCCGGTGAATAAACTGAAGAGTTTCAGATGCAGCATACTGACATTCATCAAAAATGAATAATTGAGCATTTTGAACCTTTTCTCTCACAATTCTTTTATTTAATATCTTTATTTGTGAAGAAGAATCTTGGGTTGTATCGTTATCTGCAATTTTCGCCTTTTTATTAAAAGCTGCTGCAGCAGACCAAATCGTCATAATAGTTACAGGCTTCGATATATCACACTCTCCCCCACCTACTATGCCGCACTCTATTCCATATGCCTCTTCTAATGTTTTCTTCATTTGATGAAGTAATTCAATTCCAATAACATATATTACAGTTGGAATATTATACTTTGCAGCAATAGATGCTATTATTAGGCTTTTTCCGCCGCCTGTAGCAACCTTTATTATTCCGCTACCAGCTTCTCTGGCAGATTTGACGACACTCTTTTGATAAGGTCGTAACTTAAACTCTTTATTCTTAAGAGGAAGCTCTTTGCCATACTCAATAGATGGCCGAGCATCTATAACTTCATATGCAATATTGTTGACTTTAAGCAAATCTTCAGCAATACTTAACAAGCCAATTGGAAAACGCATGGTCTTAGATAGCAACCTGATCTTGCCGTCCCAACCTCCGTATTTTCCATGAAGACCATAGCCGCCCTTTCCTCCCTTCATAAACATATATCCGGGATGATCATAGCTCATAAGCTTATCAAGTTTTGATAAAACCTTAGGATCTAATGGTCCATCTATTTTACAATTTACATTATCTATAATAATTCTAATCATAATTTCCCGCAAAAGGAGATTCCGTAGGAGTCCTCAAAATATTATACGCCCTTAACCATAAGAGGGCAACAAACTGATAACTAACTTTACTTATCGCTACAGAATAAACTTTGACTGACTTCGCCAAGAAGCCCTGGCATGTCCATCCCTGCACAATCTATCTTTGTTCTTACAAAGTTATAATGATTAGAGAAGCCTTCAAAACTGCCATCTTCGCAGCCGCTATGCACAGTGGTGCATAATGTGCCATCAGAATTTTGCGGATATTCTAATGGAATTCCAAGCCCTAAATGAACAGCTTTCCACAAAGCTTTTAGGGCTTCAATTTGGACAGGATAAAACCACATAAAAGGTTTTTGTGTTTTTCCATGCACCTGTCCATTCTCTTGCAATGGTCTTTCACCAAACCCATTTTCAACGTACCAGTCCTGGTACTTTGGATAATAAGCATTGCTTATCTCTATGCCAATACTTTTTTTATTTCCATGGTATTTGCTGCAATGCCACGCCCCATGTTGCGTATCTAATAGTTGATATATTGTTCCATCATTGTCTAAACAAAAATGGACTGATATTCCCCTTCTATTCAATATATTTGCACATGTTTCTGCAGACAAACATACATCCCAATGATTAACAAACATAGAAGGCTCTCTATCTGGCTTTCCGGAGTTATCATAATACTTTCCAGGGGTTATAGCCAAACCATCCGGCTCGTCCCATAAAACCACCTGGGGCCAATCAATTGGCAAAAACTTACCATTATGGACAATAAAATTACTTTCATTATTTAATGTAGATCTTTTCTTTGGTTTATAATTTGATATCTCGACTTGCCTTTCGGTCCATATCCTCCTATAGGTCATTGGACCGACAAGCCCATCTGCCGTTACCTTGTGGGCTCTTTGCCACTTTTTAACTTTGTTTACCAAATCTTCATCAAAATGTTCAGCGCCAAACCAACTAGGGCTCCACCCCAACTTTAATGAGCTAGATTCATTATAGAAGTCTTTGTCCACAGCCACTACTTCCTCCTTCTCCTATCTATTATAGAAGCCCTACCACTTTTTGACCCCTTTTGAAGTCTATTAAAGCCAGACTTTTTCTTTCTGATCTTTCTATTAACTTCTTCAGAAACGGCATTAACCTTATCCTCTCCCAAGTCTAAAGTCATAGCAACATCTCTATTCTTTTCTTTTTGAGAAGCTATTACCGCTTGTTGCTGACTTTCCTTCTTTAAATTATCAATCCTATCCCTAGGAAGCCCAAGGCCGGCGAACCAACTATATATCTTAATTGAATCCGAATCAGAATCTACATTGTAAACGCCCTGATAAATAGGAGCTCCGTTTGTTTGCTCTGAAATCATATGAAAACAATAATTTATGTTTATAGCAGGCAGCTTCTCCAGCACTTCTTTGGATCCGGCAACTATAACTCCGCCAGCTCTTGTTTGCGTTAAGTCAAAACCAGAAGCAAGCATGTTGGAGTTTAGGCTGTCAATCACAGCCTCTGCTAGTGCCGTTTCTTCCATATAATCTTCAACCTCCATAACCCCATATATAGAACAATCTCCACAAGAAATAATCTTACCAAAGTCGCTTGGGTCTAAAGCTGTAAACCTGGAGGGCTTAGCCGTAAGGGTGTTGAAAATATGAAGAGGCTCTACAATTGCATTATTTGCAGCCTCCCAAAACTTAGATTGACTAAGGTTTGCATAAATCTGCTCAATTCTTGCATTATCAACAACAATTAAATTTGAAACAATATTATCTGCGGTAAGCCTTGCCAGCCTAGAGAGAGTCTCTATAGAATTCTTCTTAGATTGAGCATCCTCTGTAGCTTTCGGCAAAACATATATAACCCCGACCGGAGTGCCCGTTTCAAATAACATTGGAATCAATGTATCAACAGAGCTTGATCCAGTACCTCCGCCACCAGAGACGGCCAAATATACCATATGATTTCCTTCAATTACTCGATCAAACAAGGGCTGCATCAAATCAACACTTTCTGCAAAAATTTCACGACCTAAGTCCAAGTCCTTACCAGTGCCTCCAAGGCTTCCTTCTAACAAAAGCTTTTGGCTGCCTGGAACATCAATAAATTCAAGATCTTGAGCCGAAGTGTTAACCACAGCTACATCATATCCTTTTTGGTGAAATACCTCTGCCAGCCTAGACCCTGCTTGTCCAACGCCTATAATGGCCAGCTCTATACTGACACCTCTTGTGTTTACAACCACAGGCATATCTTCCTCCTTCTTCTTTTGCATTTTTTCACGCAACCTTTCAAGAACATCTTCTTCCTGTCCATCATCTTTGGCCTCAAGAAGGGGTTCTGTTAAATCCTCCAAAACTTGGTCCGCTTCACCCGCTCCAAAAGCAGCCATCAGCGCCTCATTGTCTTGGTCAATATTTTTTTGAGATTTTTCTTTTCGTTTAATCTCAATTTCTTTTACTTCATTTTTACTCATTATAAAATCCTCATAATATCTATTAAGTTGCTCTAATATCTTTTTTCTATTTGTAGTCGCAAACGGAACATGTGTTTCATTTTTATTATACGAAATTACTTCACAAAGGTATTCGGAATGTTTATTCATAGGGTCTGCATCAACTGTGATTATGTCACAGTTCATAGCTTTTGCCTCATAAAAGCTTAACCCAAGCCCCTCCCTGGTAGAGGGGGCGATAACACAGTGTGATTTATCATATAATTTTACTATATCCTCTCTCTTCAAAACATCATTTATTAGTATTATATTCTTACACTTTTTTGCTATATTAGACTCGTCCTCAGTTAATCTCCCGCTAACCAACAATGTGGCATCTGATTTGGACATTCTGGAAAAATCTGAAAACGCTTCTAACGTTTGAATTGTATTTTTCTGATTAAAACCTGAATTTACAGGCCCAGGATGATAAAATGATAATTTTTCTAGATCACCCTTATTTGCCTTAGGGACAAATAAAGCTCTGTCTACATAATCCCAAGATACTTGTTTTTTATTTTTATATTTTCTAAATATATTATAAGAAGTTTCCGTAAGACACCAAACTTGATCAAAAATACTATATGAATTACTTTGAACAAACCTTTTATTTATCCACTCAGGCATTGGTACGTCAATAATCTTTATTCCAGTTTTTGCCTTAATATTCGAAACCCACTGCCCCTTCATCATAAAAGTTTCAAAAGAAATAATTATATCAATATCATTATCCCTCACAAGCCTTAAAAGCTGCTTCTCTACAGTTTTTTCCTTTGATAGAACATGAAAAGAAACATCAGATAATAAACTTTCATCATATGGTTCAGGATAATGACGCCTAAATGTGCCGCCAAGGGCCTCTTTCTTATATTTTGCTTTTGAAACATAAGAAACTTCATTATTCTCACTAAGAATATCCCCAAGAGACTTTGCCAAATACCAGAGTCCAGATTCAGAAAGATATGTTTTTATCAAAATCTTTTTATTCTTTATTTTATTTATCATATACTAGTTTGCCACCAAGCCTTTCTTTTGAGGCCTTTTTTATATCTTCTATATTTTGTTCGAGCTCCTTCTTTCGATCCTTCTGCTGAGTCAAAGAGCCTCCTCTTGGAATTACAGAATAATAATACAAAATTTGATGAATATATTCTATAGGATATTGCTCAGAAATCCTCAGCCACATGTCGTAGTCTTCTGCAATCCAAAGATCTTCATTAAAAAGACCAACGTCATTTAAAACAGCTCTCTTAATTGTGGTAGATCCTGATGCTACAAAATTTTGAGTCATAAGAGCAGAATGGTCTATCCTTATAGGTCTTTTATAAAAAGGCTTTTTAAGACGAACTCTATTTAATAAAATTTGATAATTTCCACAAGTCATGCCTATATCTGGCCTTTCTTTAAACGCATCTATAGATAATTTTAACTTGTGCCTATTCATTATATCATCTGCATCCAAAAGACTGACAAGATCTCCGCTTGTTGCTCTAATGCCAACATTTCTTGACGCTCCAGGCCCAATGTTCTTTTCATTTCTTATATATTTAACAGTAGGAAATCTCCTCAATAACTTTTTAACATCCTCTGTTGAATTATCATCAACAACTGTAACTGTATACTTTTTATATTCCTGAGAAAAGCAGCTTCTAATTGCTTGCGTAAGAAATTTTCCAGGATTATAGGCTGGAATGATAATGTCAACCAACATCTTTCAAAATCCTTAAATACTGCTCTACAATCAACCTAGGATTAAAACTTTCAAGCATATACTGTCTAGCTCCTAAAGATAAATCTTTTCTTAATTCAGAATTTTCCATTATTTCCGATATTGCTTCACAATATGAGTCTACGTCTCTACTTATAATAATCCCTGTTCTATAATTCTCTCCATGCAGATAAACTTGTGGATGAGTAACAGAGGGGACTCCGGCAGACCACTGTTCCATAAGGGCGGTTCCTTTGGTCTCGCTCAAAGAAGTGCAAATATAAAGATAGGCCTTCTTCGCCTCTTCAATATGAGTTTTGTAGTTATATGGTCTACCATCTCCCAAAAATAAGAACTCATATTGTTTTAAATTATTTTTTATTTTTTTAGCAAACTCAATATCTTTAACCATATGCCGCGAATTTCCTTTCCACAAAATGTACTTGCCATACCTATCTGGCGGAGACCACAAATCAACATCTGGGCCAACCATAAAGCTCTCAAGCTTGTCTATCGGCAGTGCGTGCTTATTGGATATAAGATATCTTAACCTATCATTAACAGTTAATATCTTTTGATATTCTATTTTCTTCAAAAAAGCCTTCTCTTGCTTATACTCTACTGTATCAAGCAAGTTTGGACCTAAAATAACTGGCTTTTTATAAGTATTTGCAAGCTGAATTATTGTTAAAAACGTATTTACCAAGCCACTCCAGCAGTGGAATGCCTTGCACTCTCTTATATCATTTAATAAATCTGTTGCATGTCTTGTTGTTTTTAGTTGAACATTTGGAATGTCCGAAAAAGACTCCAAATGTGTATAAATAGACAATTGTACTTTTGGCAAATATTTAGAAACAAATTTTGCAAAATTAAGCAAGTCCATACCAGGACCATTTACAATGCCATTAGATATACCTATATTGAATGCTAGTATAACAACTTTCATAAGCTTCCTTGTGACATTTTACTGCCAAAATTGCTTAAAATTTTATATTTTTTGATTATACTTGTTCGTGCGGTGATACGGCTTCTTCTTCGATATTCTCTGCCGGTTCAGCCGCCGTCTTGGACCCCTTTATGTTTGTATCCCAATGGTAATACATCCTGCTCAAAAACTTCTTATATCTCTCTTGTTTTAGTCTTTCTAAAGTTTTTCCATAAATAGGTGTTTTTATAATCTTATCTACCGGCCTTACTTCTAATTGAGCCTTATAGTCGCCAGCCAAAAATGACATACTCAACATTTCATCAAAACTTATATTCGAAATATCTTCTGGACTCATGTCCTTTGTAGCTTCTTCTATTTGAAAAATAATCTGCTCATAATGCGCCTTGCCCTCTTCTCTCGTTAGCAAGTAAAACCCTCTATCGTACGAATACATTTCGTTATAACTTGGTATTAATTTTACTTCACTTTCCGGATCAAGCTCCATATTTATAAAAGAACTTTTAGCATACTGTGGAATATCATATATCTGCTGATAAGTTGGTGCAGGACCAGTGCCTGTTAATTCTGAAAATAAATTATTATAATTAACCACAAGCAGTCTCTCAACATCTACATTTTCTCTTTTCGCTATAGACTTTAACGTATCTCCCTCTCTAGACAGAGATTGAGAATCTGCTCTGTTTGGAATCATAAGCTCAAGACCTTGGGGCAAAACTTTTGTTTTAATAGATCTATAAAGTGATTCAATAGCAGAGGTGTCTCCAGACAAAAGGCCGCTTAATGCATTCATAAATCTCTCCGGAGAAACACCCACGGATGGCTCTTGAATTATTGTATCCATATTTTGAGCAAGAAAACTTCGCGAATCAACCTGAAGCTTTCTGGCAATATCTTCAATAGATTCTCCGTTTGGATTAAGCACCTCATATCTTTCACCAACTCTGGCCGGCATTTTCATAACATCTTTGACGTGAACCTCTTCATGTCTTAAGGTTTCTATAAAATAAGCTTTTACTGCCCTTGTAAATAATCCAAACTCCTTATTAAAATCTCCCATTATCTCAGGAAGCTTTGACATATTATTGCCTATCTCTCTCATTGCCGCTTCTTGCAAACTAATATTTGGATTAAAACCAAGCACCACCACCTTTTCAGACTTATCTTTGTCCCAACCAGTTTGGCCTGGAGGAAGCCCGGGATTGTCTGAAAATAATATCATATATATTCCGGTTATATCCTTTCCGCTAACGTCCTGTCTTTGCCTAACTGTTTTTGCAGCCAAAGCATTTGCCACATCCTGCCCTACCGAAACCCTTCCAGTTATAATCCCAAGAACATCCAAGGGTGCAATTCCATGAGCCAACATTTTTGCCCCAATTTCTCCCAAAAGCTCTTCGACTATATCAACAATCTCTGCCCGATTAACCGGCAGAGGTCTGGACATGGCTAACTTTAGATTTTCAGCAACAAGTATGGACTCAACCAGAAAGCCTTTGTTGGACAACCACTTTTGTAATTTTTCTATTTTGTTTATCATGACTATAATTACTCATATTGGACAAAATTAATAATAGATCAGCGCCCATAGTCATCCTCTATCCTTATAACATCATCCAGCTGCTTTGTGCTTACCTCAAACAACTCAACATCTTCATCTTTTGCTATAAACCTATGAGTATAAAATGGTGGAATATGAAATGTCATTCCTTCCTTTAATATAATCGTTCGCCTAGAACCATCAAACCCCTCTGCGGCATGTCCTCCTGTTTCTAGGTATAGAATTCCAGATTTAACAAAAATAGTCTCCTCTTTTTCTTCATGATATTGAAAAGACAACCTGTGGCCTGCTTTGATAAACAATATTTTGCCCACATAGCCATTTTCGCAAGAAGACTTTGCCCAAATTATCTCATGGCCCCAAGGCTTTTCTATTTTTTTACAATATTCCATTATATGTTTACAGGCCTAACTCTTTAATAACTTTTTTTGTTAATTCTGGATATATTTCTGATGATAAATCAAGCATTTCTTTATTCTTGAAAATATCTTTAAATTGTTTTGCACACATAAACCACATCCATCTATTTAGAACATTCATCTCTTGGGCTTTACCATCTTTTGTCATAACATCAAAACTGCTTCCATACCCATTGCCAGGAACCTTGTTTAGCCCTCTGTCTGAAAACTTTAATCCTAAATTATTTATTATATTTTTACGATATTTTTTATCTTTAAACCATAAATTATAATTAATCAAAACTTTATCATTGCCTAAATAATTAGTTTTTCCAAGATACTCTTTGGCATATTCACTCCATCTTTTTACAGCACCTTTGTCGAACCATGAAATATCACTATTTTCATTAGTTTTATGTGAAAAAGAAAGATTTTTTTTACCAACCTCTTTTCTCAAAGTATTAGACCTATGAAAAAACCTAAGTCTGCTTGAAAACAAATTAAATGGATCTCTTAATATTAAAATTGTGTTTTCTTTTCTCGGAGGAACAATATACAATGTTTTTTTATATTTTGCTTTTATATTTTTTATATTTTCTATAGAAATATCTTCCATATTATATATATACCAAGGAAAAATCTCAATCGGCTTTTTACCCTTTGCGTTATGCCATTCTCCCCTATCTTCAAAAGCCTTTTTTCCGCTAAAACATAATATATCATTATGAAAATAGACAGGCTCTTCAACCTGTTGTATAATCCAATTAATTATACCATGCTGCCCAGAACGCATCATTGCGCAAATTTCAAGTTGATTATTGATTATTTTGCATTTCTTTTTATAGTTGTTAACCTTTGTAGCCATATTACATTCTTTTGTAACCAAAATAATCTAACTCTTTTTGATATTTAGATAAAATATTATTTATACGTCTAATATCATTTGTTCCTAAATTTTTAATTTGATCTGGATTTAGATTCTTTATTGGCATTTCCTTTTTTCCATGCAAAGAGTGATGACCAGAAAGCTTGCCTTCAAAGGAAAAGTCATTTAACTCTGGCAACAAAGTTGTTATCTTTGTTTTTACCATCTCTTGATTATCGCATAAATCTGAATATTTAACCCATATAACATTATCTAAAATTTTTAAATTTCTCATTTGAAACTTCATTGATTCGCCCCAATGAGTTGCACAACGCTCGATTTTATAGCCCTGCCTTCGTCTGAGACCTTCAGATAGGGCATATGGATTCCTTACCATAACGATAAAATATGAATTTAGAAAATACTTTTGCAGCAACTCTGCTCTAATTACATTTGGAGGTGATTTCTCCAATAAAATCATATTTTTTAAAGGCCTTCCGGCTGACCGCTCCCACGCTTTAAACCATTTTTGTTTAATTATTTTCCAATTATAATTTTTATCGTTACTAATCAAATTAGGCTTTTCCGTCCAAAGCCCTAATACGCCGTAGTTTCTCGGATGAGGTATGGCCTTTCCGGCATGATTATGCCCCTCGGAAGAAGTGGCGTGCTTATTTGTCTTTGGCAGCGGCACTACTGATTTGCAGTTACTTAAATAATGATGCAATAACGTAGATCCGCCATTATTCATACAAACAACAAAAAGATGCTTACAATCTTTCTTGCAATTCTCGTAAGTCATTTTCATACATTTCCTTTAAAAGCATTTTCCAACTATACTCAGGCTTCCACCCAAGATCTCTCATAATCTTAGAAGGATTTCCCAATAAGAATGGAACTTCAGATGGTCTCATAAATCTTTCATCAACTTCATAAACATCTTCAAAATTCAATTCAGCAAGAGAGCAAGCGTATCTGAACATCTCCTCTATTGTCGCTCCTGTTCCGGTCGCTACAACATAATCACTTGGAAACTCTTGCTGCAGCATTAAATACATTGCTTTACAATAGTCCTTCGAATGCCCCTCATCTCTAAACGGAGACAAATTCCCCATTTGCAAAGAATCTTGCAGACCAAGCTTAACGGAGGCTACACCTCTAGTGATTTTTCTTGTTGCAAAATCAACGCCCCTCCTAGGACTGCTGTGATTATGTAAAATTCCATTGCAGGCAAATAGATTATATGCTGTACGATAATTTCTAACTGCCCAATATGCAGCTAACTTAGCAATGGCATATGGAGATCTAGGATTGAATGTAGAACTTTCATCATATCCCTCCTTTGGACAACCTACTCCGCCAAAAAGCTCAGACGTTGACGCCTGATAAAACCTTGTATATGGCGAAATCTGTCTAATTGATTCAAGCTGACCTATAACCGCTCTTGCGTCAATATCAAATGTCGAAAGAGGCTCCTTAAAGGACTGGCCCACATGAGACATTGCCGCCAAATTATACCACTCATGCGGCCTATAGGAGTGAAGAACTCTGGACACAAGGGTTGTATCACATATATCTCCTTCAATTAATTTAAAATTTTCTAAATCAATCAAATGACTTATGTTTCCATATTTCCTATTGGCGCTAAGCCTTCTGGTTATTCCAACTACAGAGTATTCTTTGTTTAATAATAACTCTGCTAAATATGAACCATCCTGGCCGGCAACGCCTGTTATAACAGCTGTTAACATAATATCTCCTAACCATATTTTACTTATATAGTATACTTTTTCCAATTTGCATAATTATTTCTTAACTATATTTTCACCAAACTTATATCCAAAATAATCTATATCTTTTTTATACCTTCTAGCAACAATCCTCCTAAGATCATCATCATAATAAAAAGTATAATCTTTTCTTTCTTTTAAATACGAATGTTCTTCAAGCCTATGATTCCAATCATTTTCAAGAACAGTATTTGCACCCAACATGTTTGCAACATCTTTCCATTGCTCATTCAATGTTTCATATCTAATTATATAATCCATAACTATTTTATTATTTATACTTATAGCATTTAATTGCGGAACAGCATTTGCTTTCACAGAGTTCCTCCATACCGGGTTTTCCCTCCATCTTGTCAGCCAGGTCTTAAAGTCAACAGTCTTTCCATCCTTATGAAACCAGGGAAAAAAATAATTTGAAACGACAAGGTCCCATGGATTTCTGACAATTGAAAATTTTAAATATTCATCCCAACGTTCTTTTCCAAACTTTTCTTTGGCCTCTTTTGCCACAATATGCTTCGGACCGATAGCCGAACTCCACTTAATCTTTTCATTCAGGCCGTAGTCAAGAAGCGCTTTCTCTACTGACGTACCCCCTGTTCGCTCAATATGAATAAAAATACACTTATATTTATCAGAAATCATTTATCTTCTTTCAAATGCCATCGAACCGTATTTTCGAGACCCTCTTCAAAAGGGGTTTTTATGCTATAATCTAAAATATTTTTTATCTTCGTTATATCTGCTTGAGACTTATCAACGTCTCCCTGTCTTTTGTCTTCATATCTTGGCGGCAATGTGCCTACTATCTTGGCAAGATTATTTATTGCAATCTTCTGCCCGCACCCAACATTAAAAGATTCTCCATTTAATTTCTTATTATAATTTGCAGCCAAAATATTTGCAGAAACAACATTTTCAACAAAGCAAAAATCTCTGGTTTGCTCCCCATCACCGTATATGGTAGGGGCTGTGTTGTTTTTCAGATTATCACAAAAGGCCGAGATAACCGCCGCATAAGCAGAATCTGCACGCTGTCTTGGTCCAAAAACATTAAAATATCTTAAACAAACCGTGTCGAGATCATAAGCCTCGGAAAACATCTTGCAATATTCTTCTCCAATTTTTTTCTGCAGAGCGTAAGGCGACCTTGGGTTAAGAAGCACGCTCTCTGGGGTCGGCAAAATATCAGATCCTCCATATACAGAAGAAGATGAGGAAAAAATAACTCTTTTACATTTATACTTTTGAGCAATATTTAATATATTTACTGTACCATTAACATTTATATCATTTGATATAACAGGCTCTTTTATAGACGGAACAACGCCAGAGATTGCCGCCAGATGAAACACTGCGTCGGGTCTATGCTCGCGAAAAACCGTATCAATCTTTTCTGACCTTATATCATAATATTTTGGAATAAAATTATCATAAGAAATATGCAAATCCATTGTAGATTGCAAGCCTGAGCGCATATTGTCAATGCCAACAACTTTGCAGCCCTCTTTTAAAAGACCCTCTGTTAAGTGCCCTCCTATAAAGCCTGCAGACCCTGTGACAATTGCCGTCTTTATCATTCTTCGTCCCTAATCTTGTTTCTCTCAAGAATAGATGCGTTTAAAACCGCATTAAGAGAATTGCTTTTTTTCATCATATTATTTAATGCATTTGTATCTTTTGGAAAACATGCTCCGCCATAAGCCAACCTGCCATCAGGGCCTGGCACGGCTACGTGATGAGGGGCAATCCAACCATTTTTTAACATTAACGCTTTAATATTCTCAAAACTTAATCCGTTTGATTCACATAACAAATAAAACTCATTAAATATCATAACTTTTTGAGCATAAAAAGAATTTGCAAACAACTTCATAGCTTCAGATTCATCAGATGTGCAAATAGATATTAATGCATCCGGATAAAGCCTTTTGTACAATAAAACCAAAGAGTCAAAAGCCGAAGAGTCTTCCGTCTTTCCAAGAACTATGTGTTTTTGATTATGAAAGTCCCGAAAAGCTGTGCGCTCTGTCAAAAATTCTGGATTATGAGCAATGTTAAGATTATACTTTTCAGCGAATCTTTTTGTCACCCCAGGCTCAACCGTGGACTTGATAACGCATAATCCATTATAATTTAATTCGCTTAACTTTTCAAGACTCTCACTTATAGCGCTCAAATCAAAACCAGAACTATCTACATAAGGAGTTGGAAGGCATAAAAAAACAATACCAGAGTCTAAAACGTCTTTGATATTACCTATTTTTTGAAACTTATCGTAAACAATGGTCTCTATTCCTTTTTCTTTAAAGGATCTATGTAACGCCCTTCCAACGAACCCTTTTCCTATCTGAGATATGCGCATAACCTTCTAAGCATCCTTATATTAAATCAAAATTTTTCAACATTTCAACCTCAGAAACAGACATGGGAGAAACATTCTTTTCTATATTCTCTAATATTTTATTTTTAAATCTTTTTGGCAAATTCATCTCTTCCTCATAAGCTTGAGAATAATATCCGTATTCAAAAGAAACATCAACATTAGGATACATATTTGTTACAGTAGAAATTTTACGCTTTTGCGCTATAGCCACCATCGAAGCTCCCATTTTTAACGGCTTTTTATTAATGATTTTTTTAACAATCGGAGAAACTGTAATTCTTCCACCATGATAAGCATTTTTTCTAAAGCACTTATAACACATACCGCAAGAACCCTTTTCTCGCCTCAAACAAGATTCGGCCGGAATAGAGTTATTCTTACAAATAATTGTTGTAACTACCTCCGAACATGCGCCGACCGCCCAAAACATAGGCAATCCGGCGGCTTTAAACAGCCTCTTGTGATAATTATAATACCAAGAATTGGCAAAATCACGATACTTGTGTCCTTTCCACAAATATGTACTATCTAAAATTTGGCCAGTTGTTACATGTGAAAGCCCTAAATGGTCGGCTAACAAAATGGCTGGCAAACATACAACATAATCAGTTAAAAACCCAGACATTAAAGGCTTCCCGTCTTTCTTTAGTTTTGATCTTAATAATTCAATATTAGTTTCTATAGAAAATCCTTTATAGCCACGCTCTTTAAACCACTCTAAGCATCTAAGCTGATTTCCATGCTTTAACTTAGTCTTAAATCCATCTCTTTTCAAATAACATAATACAACATCATCTTTTTGCATCAATATTGCTGCCGCAGCAGAATCAACACCTCCAGAAAAAGCTAATCCCACCTTACCATCCTCAATAGGCTTTCGTTCTATCCAGTTTATTGCCTTAAACAATTCATCTCCACTTTCTGTGATAAATGGAAGAAAAATTAAACTTTCAGCCAAACGCAATAAACTATCCGAAACCTCATCAAGCCTCCAGTCTTTTGGCATCTTAAAATAATATGTACCATAAAAAGAGGTCAAATAAAGATGACGACCCTTTTGCGACCATTGTATGTTTAAATCATTAAATTTCATTTTTTTATTATCCAATTCTGTTTTAAAATAATATGTTGCATAATCTTGGTGAATTATAGATTTGGTTTCTTCTTTCATTTTACCTCTATAAAACTTTTTTTATTAAACCCTTTTACCATAATTTTGCCATTCAAACCAAATGGCATCCTCATAGTTCTGTAATCAAAAAATAAATTTTTTGATTTTTTATGATATTTTCTAAAAGAATTTGCATACTCGTTCCTCGCAACGCTTCCCCCTCCAAGGTCGGAGCTTCTGGTGAGTGAATTTTTTACATATAAGGCCCTATAGGTTGCATGGCAAAAAACCCCAATATTATTTGAACCATAATATTTTGCCATACGGTGTCTAAACTCTGTATCTGCACCGCATCTAACCATATGATAATACCCTATATCATTTAAAGTCTTTTTTCTATCAAAAAACATAGATGCCTCACAAATCTTTGGCCCAGAAGCCTTCCTGCCAGATGTTGCATATCGATTATGCAAAGACAACACAGCGGAAAGATTTTTTGCTTTATAACAAGATATCAATGCTAAAATATGATCTTTATGAATTATATCATCAGCGTCTAAAAAAGTAGCATACTTTCCTTTTGCAATATCTAATGCATAATTTCTACATGCATATGGTCCATAATTTTTTTTATTTAAAATAATTCTAACTCTATTATCAATTATTTGCTTTAATATTTTTTCCACATTATCGCTTGATTTATCGTCAATTACTATAATTTCTATATTTTTATATGACTGCCCCAAAGCAGATCGAACAGCTCTTGCAAGCAATTTGTTTTTATTATAATTTGTAATAATTATAGTAACCATATCATTTAAAGCATTTGCACCAATATTTGGCACAGAAGTAAATATGGTATATTTATTTATAGTTTTTAAAATCTTTTTTTTATTTGCATTACCTTTAATTATTAAAAAACCTTTTTCCATAGAAACAGAAATAGGTTTTTTAATATTTTTATTCGAAACCCTGTATCCCTTCGGCCTTGTTCTTCTAAATCTGGACATATTTTAATATTTTTTATTGCTCTTATTCTAAATTATATTTATTAAATAATATAAAGAACTCATGACTTACTTCTGTCTATAAGATCTTTTTTCAAGCCAAGAGTGCTGCCATCATAAGCTTTTTTGTTAATTTGAGTTTTTTTCTTTAAATATTTTTTTCTAAGATATTCATTAAATCTTTTTGCAGACTTATCATTAGAAAACTTTCTTAATTTCTGAGTATATTCAAAATACTTTTTAAACGCCACCCCTGGGCTTGGGGCTGAATCATGATCTCCCAAAACCTTTTTTATTTCTATATTTTTATAACCCAATTTAGCAGCTCGCTTTGCATAATCACGATCTCCTCCCAAAACGTCTCTAAATTCTAACTTTTGCAGCGGCTCTACACTCCATAGCTTTAAGGATCCAATTTTGCTTTTTAAAAATAAATCATACAAAAGAGATGAAGCATTTAATATTTTTATCCTCTGTCTTTTTTTATTATTTGCAAACTTTAATAACTCATCTAAAGCGTTTGGATAAAGATACATATCCTCATCTATTTGAAAGCACCACTTGTAACCAGCGGAGGCTAACCTCATCTCGTTTAACCACTCTGATTGAGGCTTCTTGTCTCTAATGACCACAACGCTATCTACACGCCGATCTTTTTCTGCAATTTTATCAACAAGCTTTTTACACTTCGGAAAAGTTGAAGATCCAATTGTTCCTATACATATAATAACATTATTCACTTCTAAGGCCTTTAGTTATAAATTTTTCATATAAAGACTTTGCTCTTGAATTTGCAAAATGATTTTCATTTGCATATTTTAATATTTTATTATAATTTGCGCTTTGTTGACTCATTGCCCTCGCCTTTGCTACCATCTCCCTCTTTCCTAAAAATACTTTTCCTAAAAATGGATTCTCTCTAACCAATTTTGCCTCAGGGACTGTAGCCTCTACCAAAACTGGGATGCCGCATCCTATATATTCAAAAAACTTAGATGAACTTTCTATTTGAATTTTTTTGCTGTCCAAACTATAAACAGAGGGTGCAAATCCAATTTTATAACCCTTTCTGTTTAAAAGCCTATATAAGCCATTGTGATCAACTGGCTCTACAATATTTGCTAAATTAAATCTTCTTTGTAAAAATTTAAGATTCTCTCTAGACTTCTTATCTTTATTATGAAATCTTAAAATATCGCCTTTATACCAATATTTTATTGGCAAAATATCTACGTTTATATTCTTAGATAAAATAATAAGCTTTTTCTCTATTTGTCCCGTAACTCTGCCTAAAAAAATCAATCCCTTTCTGTCTTTATTCAATTCTGCTTCAGATAATTTAATACCCTGGCAATAATTCAGCATTCTAAATTGATTTTTATGTTTTATTTTATCTGACAAAGTTGTTGAGCAATAATCTGTAGCCCATGATACAACAGGTTTTGCTTCAGAAAAATTAAGAATACGATTAGCATTAATCTTTCTTTTTGGGACAAACCTATCACATATTGCAAAATCATATTTTATATTATAATTATTTACTTCATATTTAAAATCAATAAAATTATTTAACTCATCTAAAATTTTAAATATCTTACAAGGAGAGTTGTGAATACAGCTAAATCTATCTTTTTCTTCTTTATATTTTGTAAAAATACCTATACTGTAAACCCTCATCGCTTAACGCCCTCGAACACTCTTTCCCACCTTTCTAAGTAATCTTTTATATGAAAATATTTTTTTGCCTGTTCTCTTCCGGCGAGCCCCATCTCTTCTTGTAATGATTTAGATTCTAATATTTTATTACAATATTTCAACATATCTGTTTTATTGTTTGCAAAAAAACAATTTATACCATGTTTTAAATATTTATCTATTCCATAATTATTGGTCGTAACCACAGGAGTCCCACACATAAGGGCCTCGGCCCTTGTTCTGGGCATAGCGCTTTTTGTTGTTGTATTGAGAAAAGCACTATATTTATTATAATGCCGAACCAAGCCCTCTAGGCCAAAATTACCAATAGATTCTCTTAAACTTTTATTGCCATGACCGATAAGATCGCACTTCTCCAATTGATTGGAGACCCATCTCCACTCATCAAACCCTAATAATGCGCCTCTTCTTTTAAAAACATTACCTGCGCTAAGAATCCTGCCATTTCTTTTAAGGTTTAATAAACCAAACTCATTTGGATCAAAGCCATGAGGTATATAAAAATGTTTTTTACCGGACAATTCTCTTCTAAAGTTATCCATAGAAACTTTAGAATTCCAAACGCAACACTTCACCCATCTTGGAACATTGAATGGAGTATGTGTCTGCATAACCGCTATTCCCGGCAACCTTCTAGATCTTCCATGCCTAAAGATGTCATATATCTTTGGATTCACGCCCACCCTGACTATGATTACATCAAACCTTTTTCTTCTAACATCTTTTTCCCTAATATAATTTACATTCTTATTCGCTGGCCTATTGAGATCCTCAGGAGTTGGCGCTGTTCCGTTTAAATTTGTACAATAAAAATCATGACCTGTTTTGAAAAACTCATACTGATGTCCGCCGTGTACCAGCCAATCCATAATTTTTAATTTTTTTAACATTATAAAAACCTTTTAAATCTATTTTTTGATAAAATTTGTTCAATCCTTAAGGCACAAGAATTTACATCCAAAGAGGCCGCTAGCTTCTTTGCGTTTTCCAACTTATATAAATCACTATTTTTATTCTCAAAAACCGTCCTCATCAACGATCTAAGGTGTGTAACGCTGGGGTTCGCCCACATTTGATATGATCCATACCAAGGATTCCAATCCATCCTTTTTACCGGCCCGAGCTTATGTTTTATGATACTAGCATTATCATCATTTAGAAGCTCTGTTATGCCGCCAAATTTTGTAGTTATTACCTTGCTGTCACACAGCATAGCATCATGTATCGGCATCCCCCAGCCCTCTCCGTGATGCGGCAAAACAAAGGCATCACACAGCTTGTGAAGACCCATCAGATGCTCTCTGCTAATATGCTTCATCATTAAAAATATTTTTGGCAAATCTTTTTTATTTGCCATTCTTTTTGCTTTTAATATATCAAACTTAATCTTTGAAAGGCCATGCCTTTCTATATTTATTGGATTTACTTTTAATATCAATATTACATTATCATTTTCACCAAACTCTTCATAATACGCCCTTAAAAGCTCTCTATATCCCTTTCTTTCATTCCATTGAAATACAGAATAAAATTTAAAAGTTTCTTCGGATAAAACTAACTCCCTTGTTACAGGAGAAGGTATTTGAACATTATGATAATCAATATTTATATCACAAGGTGTATGCAAAATCTCAACAGGACCTTTGAATCCAGCTTTAAGACAAGCTTTTCTAGTAAGCTCACACGGTGCCCATATCTCATCAAGATTATTTCTAATATCTTTCGCCCACGATTTCGGAAGAACATTTGCTTCCCAATAAAAATATCCAATTTTATAATTTTTAGATATATGTTTACCAAATGGTGGCGTATGTATATAGAAATCAACACTTGTTTCACCGGCATGATTATTTAAGCTATTTTTCATACCTTTATTTTTTCCACTTATCTCAAACCTGGTTAAAACATTTGATTTTGAAAACGCTAAACACATATTTGTTGTTGCATTTCCATACCCACTTGTCCAATAAGGCTTTCCAAAAAATCTAACTGCTGGCAAATTATTTTTCACTATATATACTCTCCAACCATCAATTCTGCATCGCTATCTCTTTCTTCAAAATTAGGTAAATTATTAATTATTTTTTCAAAAAATTTATTAGATATAGTTTCAATATTATGATTATCTATAACATATTCTCTTAAATTTTGACAATAATTTGACATATTAACCTGGGCCCCGACAAGCTCTCTATCGCCCTCTAAAGAGCCGCTTAATATGTTGAAATTATCTAAACTAGCAAAATTATTTGCTATTTGTCCTACGCCCGTTGAATAAATCGGCAAACAGCAAGACATTGCCTCCAGAATAGATATTGGAGTTCCTTCCATTTTTGACGTTAACAAAAAAGCATCAAAGATATTGTAAAAATCACTAACATTATTCTTTTGACCTAAAAACAAAACATTATCAATATTATGCTCCTTTGCAAACGCTTTTAGTTTGCCCTCTTGGGGCCCAGAACCAACAATTAGCAGGCGAATATCTTCCAGACCCTTAACGAGTCTTAATGCATATTCAATGTTCTTTTCCGGAGAAAGCCTGGCGACCATCCCAAATGCCGTTTCTCCTCTAATTCCCAACTCTTTTCTTAACTCTCTGTTTTCTCTTCTTATAAAAACACTGGTATCAATTCCAACTGGCATTAAGATCTTATTTTTATCTAAAACACCAACAATATCCTTCGTCAATTCTTCGCTTACTTTGAAAATATTATCAACACCTGATCTGCTTCTTGTGTTTGCAACAGCATCACCCCAAATAAAATCACTATGGTATATCTCAACAACTTTTGCTGTTATTTTCTTGCTTTCTTTTAACTTCGAAATAACATCATATATCTTTTTGCTATTATAAAAAATAACTGTATCATAATTATGAGATATAAGAGTTGCTGATAAACGATCTAATGTTCTAATGAGCTTATGCTTTATATTTGGATTTGATAATTCAAATTCTAATTTATTTTTTGATAAATACAAAAAATCTATATGAAACATATCTTTAGTTTTAGAGAAAATATTTTTAATATAGACTTCTCCGCCGCCATATATGCCATAGGGTATAATAACTGCAATTTTCTTATTAAAAGATATATTTTGCATATAAAGCTCCATCTGCCTAACTTCGTCCAACCGTTTCTCTTTTGGTTTTTTTATTATAGGCTTAATAATTCTATCATCACTTACGACAACTCTTCCCAATTCTATTCTTCCAAATGAATTTTTTGATCTTGATATTTCAATTATACAATTATCAATATTTTCTTTACATTCAAAAGAATATTCGGACCAAGAACTTTTTGTAAACTTTATTTCTTTTTGAAAAAATATCTCTCCACTTTTCTTTTTAATATATAACTTTAATATCCCATTTCCTGAAATCTTTTTACCAATTATTTTTATTTTTGCATTTTTAAAACTTAAAATATCTGTAGACAAACTTGACTTTGCAGACATTACAATGTTTTTATCTACAAAGCTAACTCCAGAAGACTTCCATTTAATATTATTATATGAATCTAATATTTTCATAAAATATCCAAGATCTGTTTGGCCGCCCTCTCCCAGGTAAACAGCTTCACTGTTTTGTTAGACTCCTTTTTTAAACTCTTCTTTATATCTTTATAGTTCTCATATGCTTTTGTCATGGTTTCAGACAATGCATCTATATCTGGAATATAAGTTTTGGCCCCAGGAGATGGTCTCCAATATTGATATTTGTCTGTGGCATCAATTTCTTTTACATCAACTAATAATGAATTTTTATCATTTAAAAAATCTAACTGACCAGTACACCTTGGCGCTATAACGATCATGCCTGCGGCCAAACCCTCCAGCAATGGTAGTCCAAACCCTTCAGAAGAAGAGGCGCTAACAAGACATTCGCAAGAATTATATAACGGAACCATGCTTTCGTATCGATGCTGAACAACCTCCACCTGAGGCAGCCTTCTGCCTTTATGCTTTTTCTGTATTTTAAGAATTTCTTTAACAACATCACATTCAAACCTATATTTTGGCTCATTCAACTTTACTTTCAGCAAAAGACATACATCATCATCGTCTGTAAATGCACTATAATATGCATCAACAAGCAAATCTATATTCTTTCTATAATGAGGTATAGAGACGTTTAAAAACTTAAATTTTCTCTTTGTCTTAAGATTATCAACTTTTGCTTTATTCTTAAAATCCTGAGGATTAATACCATGAGGTACAACTATACATTTTTCTTCTGGCCATCCGGCATTTACAAAAATCTCTTTTGAAAAATTACTGGAAGGTAAAGCATAATCTACATGTTGAATTTCTTTTGACCAAACTTTTGGCAAAATACTTGTTTCATAATTGTAAATTGCTAATTTTAATTTAGAATTTTTATTAAATCTATATTTAAAATTTCTAGGCAATGTATAAGTGAGATCAATATCCGCATTTATACCCTCCCTGCAAAGCTCCATCCAATCTTTTGGAAACAAATTATATTTATTTGTACTATTTAAAAACAAATCATGGCCCATTAAGTGAAATTCTCTTAATAAGCTGCGCATAGTGACCGCCCAACTATGGGAAGTGCCAAGCATCGATTCTGCTCTAATTCTTAATGTGTCCATGGTATGAGAATTATACCAAATAATGCTTTGTTTTTTTATAAAACTATGGCAAATGGAAGTAGCATGGGAACGGTCCTTCGACAAAGGTTCCGGTTGCTGTACTGCCCGCTATGAAGAAGCACAGATCATCATCTTCAAAGTCTGTTTCTTCAACACACACTCCTATGCCTATTCTGCTGAGATCCTTTACACCAACCATTATATCTTCATTTCTGAATCCAGATTTCTTAAGGTGTACTCCAAATTGCAAAACCGTTCTATTTGAATCATTCAATGTATCATATAATATATTTTTGGTTTGCAATGTAGCAATTCCGGTTGTTGCGTCCAAACTGACACCAACCTTGAATATAACCCCGGTTGTTACCTCTTCATATTCTATCTCAAAAGACATCTCTGGAGATATAGACATAGCAGTCTCCGCAGAGCCGCTAGGTTCTATAATTAAAGCTTTATAAAAACCAGGCAGATGTCCAGCTTGTGATAAAAAGTACAATGCCAAGGTAGTGATGTCAACATCTATGGTGCCGCCAGAGACTAACTCTCCAGGCTGAAAAGTAACAACGAAAGAATCATTGTCTTCTAACGGATAATCTATTACCGTACCTAAGTTGTCTGCATTTAATATGTTATATGGAATTATATTATAATCCTCTGCACCGTCTGCAGCCGAAACAGACTCTGTCGTAGTTATAGATAATGTTGCCCCTATAACATTAGTCCTCTGTGTTAACATCAGAGGGAAGGCGACAGTGGCTCTGTTTATCAAAGAGTCAGAGTCTCTACTTATATCTATAGATGCCTCTTCCAAGTCTGACGAAGAAGAATATCCGTGTCTCATAACCAAACTATGCAATGTGCCGGTGAACTGAACTGGATAAGTTGGATATGCATATTGTGCAAGCTCAAAAGATACGCTGGCATCTCCGGCTCCGGGCTGAACGTCTGGAGTTTCTCCTATTCTTATAAACTGACCTGTTATATTGTCTGTTGAATCTATCAAAGTATCATCATAATACATTGCAAAAACAGCCTCATCAATTCTTCTTAATCTAAATATTATTTCATCATTTAAATCATCCGCAGCATCTATAGAAAAGTCGAAATCACTTACAACATCGCCATCGGCATCGCCAAGCGTTATAACTCCATTATAAAACATCTCTGTAGCACCACTTCCCGACAATCTCCATCCGAACTTAAGGACGGATGTTGTTTCGGCATTGGTAATAGTTATTGTCGTAAAAAATGCAATCTTTCCATGGACAAGAGTACTGTCATCCCAAACTGTTCGCGACATTACAAAATCAATAATAAAATCACCCGATAATTCGCTGTCGATTATAGTTGGGACCGAAGGATAATCTAGTTTTGCATATCTCTCATCAGCATTAATTGTCGATAATACAAAAACCGCTGGCTCATTTGGTCCAGAAAGTGCAGTTACAAAGGCGTCTGACGATGGACTGTCAGAGGCATCTTGCCACTGATTAAAACCATTATCATCAGGATATGTAAAGTCTGTAAAAGACTCTGATATAACCTCTTCAGAGTCAGCGGCCTCTGTTTCGTCGGCATATCCGTCTACAGCATATCCGTCTACAAAGGCATCTACGTAAAGGCTGGAAATACACTGACTAAACTTTATTCTGCCTTTTGTCAAATCAGTTTCTGAACCAGAATCTTCGCACCCAACATATGTTCCGTCCGAAAACTTCATAGCAGGATATCCCGATTCTGTTTCGCAGGTTCCAGATTCAGCTTTTATAAAATTTGTATATAAATCAATTTGGCAGTCATCAACAGTCCCTGGAGGAAGCGGAATAGTTATCGTAGAAAACTCTATATCTCCATGATATGGAACTCCAGGTTCCTTGTATATTTCGCCATTCGGTATAAACAAATCATTTGCCAAAACCTTTTGGTTTTTATAGATAGGAGCGCAATCGCCCTCCTCCATACAGACTTCCTCGTCACAAACACATGATTCTTCATACTCTTCTGTAAAGTTTGTTTCCGAATATCTTCTTAGATCACATATATCAAGAAAGGTATCATCATGCGGTGCTCCAATATATGTTATTGACCAATTTTTTTCTTCAAATGGTACATTTAAAAGCTTCATATTATCGGAATAGGTATTTACCCTGGTCCCGCTTACAATAACAACGTCCCCTAAATCACTAGAGCCAACAAAGGCTACTGCCTCTCCGTCTGTATCTGTAACGGACAACTCCACACTTACTCCGTCTGTATCTACTGTCTTGGAATATATAACATATGTGCCAGCAGACGATCCGGAAGATATTGTTATCTGATCCCCAACCCTCAGGGACAAAGCTTCATTTTCCGTCTCTACCGCAAAACTAACAGTGTCCTCTCCATCGGCTGTGGCCGGAGTGCTTAAAACGCCCCAATCGGAAAATTCTGCAGAATCAAATAGCGTTGGAAAGTCATCTTCTTCTAAAACATTTTCCAACTTTAATCTTAATACATTAAATGATTCATCTAAGGTGAAATTTACATATCCATCTATTGCATCTTCTATAAGCTCTATATCAGAACCATCTACCGTATCATCTTCGTTCAAATCAGCCTGAATAAATGTAACCAAGTCAAGCTCTCCGCCTAGAATCTTGCGCTCTGTGGTTTCTGTGTTTATTGTGTTACCAACCACATTGAGTAACTCCATTATATCATTAGAAGTTAACTCTTTATCATTATCTAAGTCTCCAGCATACATTTTGTCGCATATGACACTAACAATTCTATATCTAGAATTACATTCGCAATCTAAATCTGGAATAATAACTCTATTTATTAGATTTGAAGTTAACAGCTCAGAACTTGGCTCTATAAATACGATTTCATCATTGCCAATATAACCCGGCTTGTCGAAAACTCCCGTTATATCCTGTGCTTCTCTTACATTTTTATCCTTTACTCTGGCCAATAAAACGGGTGGATAATCTTCATCGACCTCTGCCCACTCGTCTGCAGTCATTACTGCTACAGATGGAGCATCTTGAATTCTTGTATTAACAAAGTTTCCAGTTCTAGGGTGTGTTGCGGGAGTCTCAAAGTTATCTTGCCGCTGCAATACAAGCAGGTTTTCAGTTCCTTCCGAAACGTCACTCAATGATATATTTCTCAAAAAATAAGACACTTCGGTACTTCCAACGTAATCAACAGTTTTTGGAAGAATTACTGGAAAACCATCTTCGGTATATGCTATACCGTCTGTAACCTCTACTGTGTCAGAGTGAACTGCAAACCAAAGTGACGAATCTGAATCATCGACATATACTAAATTATTTGGATCATATTCAAAAAATCTAGTTGTTTGCTTGTCAAAGCTTTCGAGGACGTTCAGCGTTTGACCATTATCAGTCTTTCTTGAGGGTCTGTCGTAACCTTTCTGCATCACAACCGTACCGGTCCTGTTGTCTCCCCGCCTGCTGATAAGTACCGCATAATATTCATCAACATCTAATGATGGTTCAATATTTGGATCAGCGATTAGCGTGCCAGAGAAGTCAAAGCTTACAACCCGAGGTGTATCATCAAGCTTGACCCCCAATGCTGCAAGATCTGCTTGAGAATATGACATCTCAATAATAGGAGAAGGGTCAGGGTCAAAGTCTATCAAGTTGTCAGGGGCTGGATCAGTTATGCAACTTATATCGGTTGATAACTTGTGAATTGAAATAACTATATCGCCTGAAAAATCATACTCAAGCCCAGAACTTGCATCCTCATCTTCCGAAACAGAAAGTAGTAAATCAATTTTTTGAATATTATTTGCTTTTGCTAAAAACTTCTGTCCATAAGTAGTGGTTTGGTCTCCATCTACTTCAAAATAAATCTCCTCTTCCGACTCTAATTCGAAATACAAATCATTAAAATTATATATAGAACCAAGACCTGTTTTTATTTCATCCTCAATAGACAAATCTGCACTAGAGGTTATAAAGTTTGCAAGATCCATATTTGGAGAATCTGTTTGAAAGGCAGTCTTCGTTCTCGCAAAGACCTTAAAGGGCTCTGCCTCTCTAAAAACAATTTTTCCACTATCAGAAAGAGTATTTAAGCTTTCCTTTTCTAAACTATGCTCTGTCTTTCCGGTTCCTCCGGAAAAATTATTAAAAAGTACCGCTATAACGCGTGTATAGTAATGCTCTGTAATCTTTGATATATTTTGCTTAAAGCTTATAACCTCTGAAACAAGTTCTCCAGAGTCGCTCAGGCTGCTGTATACAGTTCCAAGGATCAAAACCTTAGCTTCGATTCTACCACCAACATCAAGGCCAGAGGCCTCGACCTCTATTCTGTTTCCATAAATAATATCACTGGGCTGCCTATCTAAATAGATAGCCCTTCCATCATACTCGCCGGAATCTATAACAAATTCTGATTCATTCTCATCATCACTGCTGTCCAAATTACCCGCAGGATCGCTCGTATCTAATAAAACACGGCTTTCAAACAAGCGATCTCTTATGATTCCGCTTCCATGAAAATCCTTTGTTAAATTAGAAACTAAACCCCTATGGTGAATTTGTTCAGCATCTAAATCAGCCTCTGTTATTCTTTGGCCGTCAAAGAAATTTACTCTGGGAAGTTTTTCTCTATTAGCCTTTGCCATTAAACATCTCCTACCTTTAACCTATATCGATACATCCAAGATTATTAATAGAGCTTATTAGCATGGTTCTCTTGGGAATTTTATCAATGCATTCGAATGTGCAGGCTTTAATCTATCGACAAGTTCGACTATCAAATCCTCAACTTCATCACTGTTAATCTTACCAAAATTATCCGCTACTTCTATATCAAAATTAAAGATACCTTTTGAGGGGTCAACAACCGTTGCATAAAAGTCCTCTTCACTTTCTTGTTCAAAATTCAACATAAGAGTTGTTGCATCGTCTTTAACCACAGGCATGACGGTATCTGTATTAGATGAATAATTTGGATCAATATAATCTCCTGCAGGATCTTTAAATGTGCTTCTCATCGTTCTGCTAAATCTTATATTATCCATTCTAGATAATGCCGACTTTCTTTCAAAAGCATCAGACCCAACGCATACTAGTCTAAAATCATCTCCAAGCTTTATATTATAATCTATTTGTCTAGAGGCACCTTCTTGTTGTGTGGTTTGCCCATAAACAAACCCTGTACCATATATTACGCCTTCTTGACCATATGTTATGAACCCACTTTCAACCCCATCTACAAACAGCCTCATCGTATCTGATGCCGAATTTGTCCTATATGTACACATGACTCTATGCCAAGTGTTTCTATTCCAATCTATATCTTTACATATTATATTTGTACTACCATTTGCAATTATTGAGAAAACAATCTGACTTCTCTCGTTTTTATAAACAGACACCCTGTCTCCGGATAAGCTGCGCGGAATATACGAAACAAGCACATCAACCTTCGATCCTGGCAAAGCATCTGTCAAAAAGAGTCTTTTTCCGTCTGCGGAAAGCTTGCTTCCTATCGAAAAGTCCTTTTCAATTCCCGTCCCGCCTGTAAGCCGACCTGTTGTTTCGCTTCTATAGATTTCATCAAATAATATTTTATCTATTTCATCCTGAGAATAAAACTCTGAAAATTCTTGAGAATCTTGCAAAAGCTGCACACTAACAACTTCCTTTGCCGGAGTTGGCAAATCAATTATCGTTGGAGAAAAAGATGTAACTCGCTTTCTGGTTACCGAATAAATATCAACATAATATCTTTCAACCTCATCTCCGATTGTATCTAAGACTGGACTTATCCAAAACTCAATCGTTCCTTCTTTTCTTCTAAAATAAGAAAGCCTATTATTTATAACTAAAGGCTGTGTATTAAAGAATCTTGCTGATAATCCAAAATTATCATTAACGCTGTTTTCGCTAACCAACATATCATCGCTTCTAATCAGCTTCGTCTCATTAAATAGCGGCCCATCTTGTGCATAATGACATTCAATATAAGCCTCTATAGCCGTATCTTTATCAAAGCCCATACGAACCATTGTTGATACAAACATATCTTCATCATTAATATACTTTAAAAGCTTCTCTCTGTCTTCCAAATCAAGTTTAAATTTAAAATTACTCTCTGTATTTAAAAACTCTTTTTGCCTTAATCTTCTTGACTGAAGAGCTATTGGGTCATCAAAATGAATCAATGCAAGAGTCTGATCGTCTGGACAGTGTGGATTCGGATTCAGAAAATCCTCTGTAACACTTCTCGTTCCATCTGTATCACTTTGTGTAGGCCGTGTATCGCTAGACATCTCCGTTATGATTCTAAACTCATCTATGGTTCCGCCAAATTGGCCCGCTTCATTCCTATCACACCCTATATAAAGATGATCCCCAACCTTTGGTAGTTTTATATTTAAAAATGCAGGATAATTCAGATAATAATCACCAGGATGTAATTCAAACGGATAAAACCCATTGGATCCAGCTGCAGTCAAAATAAGGCTTCCATTTGAATATTCAAATACCTCTGCATATTCTCCGCCATTATCTGAAACTGTAATTGGATTCGTCTCAATAAGCTCTACAACATACGGCTCATAATCTGGATCTGCCAAATAAATCTCTCCAACCATTTTTGATACAGATTTAAATAACTTCTTACCCTTTATTGTTCCGTTTCCTCTTATGGAAAAGACCTCCTCATCCGTTCCGTCTATAGTCTCTCCATATACTGTAATCTTATTTGTATAGATATCATCCATGTAACCTTCGGGATATCCTTCTATATCTTTTTCGCAAAAAGCTGTATTGTCTGAATCAAATTTGATCGATAAATATCTGCCCAAATTTTTCTTATAAACCTGAACTGGTTGACAAATAAGCAGATGATGACCATCATCACCCTCTAGGTCTATTTCAAAAATTGACCGATGCAAAAAGTCTTCCTCCTCCACAATGCTGTCTAAAGTAGGAATTGTTCGCGGCAAAACAATCCTTCTTACCGTAACATCTTCCAACGATACTGGCTCTGCAGCGTGGGCCAAAATAACACTCTTACCGCTCTTTACATCATACGGCTTCTCATCAAGCCTATAATATGAAGAACTAGATAAACTTATTATATCATTACAATTTGCATAAACCAAACCAAAGGTTTCTATGTGAATATTTAGATCAGAAAAATCAATCGTACTATTAAAGTTGCAATCAGCATCCTTTCCGACAAACTCTACCACCTTTGTGGCTATATTAACCCTATATTGTGGATTTATAACATTTTCACCGCTCACAATACTTATTGATCCACCATCTACGGTGTATAATATCCCGCCCAACTCTGTTTCGTTACCTTCGCAATCTGTTCTAAATATTGCAAAAGAACTATTTCTAAAATCGGTCGCTATATCTTCTTTGATTCCTGCGGTTGGGGGAAACATAAACTTTATATCAGAAGCAGAAGCGTCAAACGTAACCGTATCCAAGCTTAACCCGCTAACAAAAGTGACATCATCCCCGTCAACGCTGTTTATAATAAACTCCTGACCAACATATGATGCGGCCACAGTTGACTCCAGGAAGATTATAGACCTTCCTACCATCTCTTGAGAGAAGCCGGCCTTACTTGACGTAAAAGAAGATGAATCAGCCAAAATTGTTCCATCTGTAAAAATATCACAAAACTCTATATTATCAACAAGGAAGTCTTGAAGCATTTCTTTGCTAACATCTGAAAATTTATCATTTATCCTAACCGGGACTGGTCCGCCAAACTTATAAATATTTGGAGCTTCAAGGCCATCTACGAATAAATGCATTTCATCTTTTTCATAAAGAGTATTTAGCCTCCAACTTGCAGATATATGATGAAGATCTCCTGGCTCAAAGTCTTTTATGTTTGTCGCAATATTATACATATTCACATCACCTCTTGAAGTCTGTGAATTATCATAAATTCTGAAATTCATAAATCCTTTGCCATCTTTAAATATTGATATTCTATTTTCAGAATCACTTTCGCCGCTATCAAACAAGTATCTTAATTTATCCGATGTAAAATAAACTTCGTCTACATCATATTCTGATTCTGATGCATATCCATAAGCATCAGCATATCCATCTTCATCACAATCCATATACCCATCGGCATAAGCATCAGCATATCCATCTGCCTCTCCAATTACGGATAAAGAAAATTCAATTTTAGAATCAGTACTTATAAAGATATCTCCATCCTCTAAAGTTGTAACCCCATCTTCGTGTCGTCCACTAAACTCTATAAGGCCTATATCTATAAGGTTTCCAGAGTAATTATCATGAAAATTATTTGCATCAACCAAGGATCCATCAAGCAGGTGTATTCCCAAGAAAGGCTCATTTAATATTTCGCATTCATCTATATCTTTTGATGAAAAATCATCAAAAGTAAGCCTGCTCAAGACAAATGTATCAGATTCTATTGTTATTATCTCGTTTTCATAATCTTTTGACAGAATAAGACTATCAAACAATCCTACATCCCAATTCATATAGGCTATATCCACTATATCGTTGGTATGGCCGTCTAGAACCAAAACCAGCGGCTGCCCTGCATCACTTATTGCTAACGCAACCTTTATATTTAAAGCATCATCATAAACATGTATTGGAACAATACCCGTCATAACTCCAGATACCGCCCCTTCAAATCTATCCGATGAAGAGGTTAAAATATCATAATCTAATTCTGACACCTTAAACGAAACCGTTACAGAATAATCTCCACCATGACATGGGAGTCTTGTGTATACAAAGTTACCATCTGATTCGGCATGATTACAGCTTTCCACATCATAAACTGATGGCCCCATCCGATAGACTCCGCCACTCTGAATAGTATCAAAGCCTCCATGCTTCATCCAGAGAGATGACTCAGTTTCTGTGCCTCCAAGCAATATGTTTATTAAATCCGAACTTGTTTCGTCAAGCTTTCTCCACCCGCGCCCTGGCTCTTTTCCGTCCAAAACTCCATCGCCGCAATATCTATACTCCGCAGAGCAAACAAGGCCCGTTGGGCATCCCGACCCATCCTCATTCCTGTGCGCTCTTACTACAGATGAAAATTCACCATCTGTATTTATAGTTCCTGAAAAAGTATGATCTATTGGAACATCCGAATAGACAAACTCATAATCTCCGCCCGAGCCTCCGGACGCCTCGCAAACCCCTATTGGAACATTTACCGAGTTTCCAGCCCTGGTCCTAAAGACCCATTGACCAGCGTCTTCTGCTAGCGGAGATAAGCACAATTCGTCAAACCCTATAAAAACACCCTCTGAAGAATCTGAGTTGTACGGCAATCCAACCGACGTATCCGGGAAATCATACTTGTTTACCTCAAACGGTACACCTTTAGGGCTTCTTGCTGCAGCGCCAATATAAATATCATTTTCATTAAACCTATTATATATTGAATACTTCAACCTTCCTATATCCACTATAGACTTTGCAGACCTATCTAGCGTTCCTGCTGCAATCTTGCCTGATAAAGCACTAGAATTATGAACAGAGCTTATGCCATCAGCTGTATTAAACCATTTGTCAATATTAAAGGCTTCATAAATAACATCCTCTTTATCAACCCCGATAAGATCAGTATAAAATAGCTTTATAGTCTTTTTCTTAGGCCCAACAGCGCTATTTACAACAATCTCTACCAAATTATTCAAAGGATCCCTTGTAAACTTTAGATCAACAAAATCTGACATCCAATCTAATATGTAGCTTTTTGCTTCATATCCTAAATACTTTGTAGATTCTGGATTAGCATTTGTAAGAATGGATGCAGTCTGATAAAGCACTGTTATTTCGCCAGTTGGCAGCAGTGTATTTATTGCGGCCGAACCTTGTGCTGTCACATATTGTTGATTATCTGGAATTCTATTTATTATGAATCCAGACACAGAATCTGGAATTCTGCCTTCTACTGTATTTCCATCTTCATCTAGAAACGCATATACTTCATATATCGCACCGCGAGTATCTAAAATTCTAAAAGCAGATGGACGATCATCAAACGCGACATCTACATCGCTTATATATGAAAATGGTATACTAAAGTCTAAATCAATCGTAATAGACTGGAAATTCTTATCTCTAAATTTAGACAGCTCCTCAAGAGTGTCGTTGACTTTGCAGCTACAATTTCTTGTAGTATGCAGCCTATCATAAGTTGGTATTTCATTACTCTCTATATGCTCATACCCAACTCTAAATGTATATATTCTTCCACTTTCCGGATTGCATAATGGTCTTAATGAAAACAGCATAAACAGCAATTTATTCGTATCTCCCATAGATATAAACGCTGGGCTGCTAAACCTAAGAAGGTCTAATTCGCTACCCTCTGCCAAGAGGCCTCTAGAGGAGTCAGACATGGATCTTCCGAGTCCAAGGATACCCAAGGATGCCTTATTAAACGCAATGTCCTCAGAGGGCTTTCTGCGTGGAGGGTTTATTACTTCTGGGGCAGAAAAATTAGACACCTTTAATGATATGTCCATCTCTGTTTTTACAATCCTACTGATAGAATCTTCTTGTTTGACCAAGACAAAAGCACCAATGCTTTCTTCCTCTTCCCCTCCTCGCTCATCAACCCAAGAGCTTGTATAGTTATGCAGAGTTATGCTTGGAAGCGAATTGTCCACCCCTCCTATGACATGATCTGAAGCCAAAACCCCAAAATTATTATCATAATTAAATGGATTGGTTCCAAGTTTGTAAACATAATTTTTGGTACCAATATTGTCTATATCTATAGTTAAAGTTGCATCATTATCAATTCCGGCCCACTCCGGGCAAATCCATGCCGAAAGCGTTCCTTCGCTCAAATTAATATTCGAAAGAGAAGGGGTCTGTATAACGATATCGTCATTTATCATAACCCCCTCATTAAACTTGCAGGATTTAAACTCCAAAATTCCATCTGCACTCAATGTTCCGGGGTGTAAATAATCTCTGCCCAAAATCCAGCTTCCAAATACAGACTCTGTAATCTCAGGGGTTATGTCTGTAAAAGATTTTATCAAAGACTTAAAAGAAGGTGTGGTTGGCCCGTTTGTAAAGGCTTGCATCGTTCCCGCTAAAGCATTTCTATAAAGCTCTCTATCTGCAGTTATTGGAAATCTTTGAAAAAACGGAATCTTAGTTAATATTCCAAAATTTTTCTTCAAAGCATCTCTCAATGCTCCAAATTTGTATGTAACAAAATATGTTTCACCCTCTGATATTGCACTTCCTATGGACCAATCTACTTCATTATCTCCATACTCATATGAAATATAGATATCGTCATATGAATATACATAGCCAAGGAAAAGCCTGCCAGCCCTGAAGTCAACACCAACTTCGGTTCCTATCTTCGGAACAAAGGTGGTCTTGTATATAACCTCAACTGGATCACCAGAATTAACATATGAGTCGGCCGGAATAGTGATTGTGATTCCAGAATCAGCTTTGTCCGTCTGAGCCTTAACGATAACCTGGGCGCTGCCCAAGTCTGGCGAATCTGCCTCAACATTATTCTCTGCTGGAACAGAAACTGTTATATTGGATAATTCTGCATCAAAACCTGTTATCGCAAATCGACTGCCTCCTTCGTCTAGTAAGAAATCTCCATCAAAATCTATGTCGTCCAGAATGGGGCCTGACTTTATTTCTACAACAACTTCATCGCCCGATTCTTCTGCAAAAACTATCTCTAAATCATCTATTTTAACAACATTTAATTTATCATTAAAAATTTCAGAACCTGTTGGCGTATGTATTATTTTATAAATTTCGTCAAATTCAGAATCATTTATTGTAATCAAATAATCATCACCACTACTAAGTAACCTTGTGCTATAACTCTTTTTTAAGTCTATAACATTATCTTCAAAAGACATAAATGTAGTATCAAAGATATTTCCGCCACCGTCTTTTACGAGCTCCTTTACAACGTCTGACCCCAAGTCTTCAAGCCTACTAGCCTCTGCTTCGTAGGTTAACCTTGACCCCTCTAAGAGCCCCGTTGAGTACACCCCGTTTACCTCAGAGACTTTCATGGGCAAGACCACTGTAAAGTCATCCAAAACAACACAAACATCTTGAAGGTTTCCATTAAAATCTATGGCCGTAGTTTCTCCGTCCGGAAGCAAAACAGTATTTTCTAAATCAAGTAAAGAAATAGTGCTGCTAGTATTTGATGGCTCATCATAAATTTTTGTAGCATCTTCCAAAGTATCTGAAGAAACTAACTTCTTCGAAGCCTCTACAATACTTATTATATTGGTATTGAAAGGCGTAATTGAATTATAATTATAGTTAATATAACCTAATTCATAATCTTGATCATAAGATGTTGCCAAATAAACCTGGCCATGCCTATAGTCTACACAGTAATCTCCAACTTTGCGCAAACGAGATAGGTTTTCAAAAAAGCCTTCTCCTTTTGACGATAATATTTCAGAAGTCAAACTATCATCCGAAGCTCTGCTCACTCCTGGGTTTGAATTAATATCCCCAAAGTACTTCTCTCTTGCAAAAAGATCTGTTTTTGTAAATTCAATTGATGTATTTATATACGATCCAATTGCATCTCCTGAGCCATTTATAATATAATTATTATCCAAGCTAAAGGCCAACCCCTTTGGACCTATAGTTACATCTTCATTCAAACTTGGCGCTGTAGCTGTAGAGTTTATAGACACTGAGCTGATCAGGTTGTCAGAATCTGGCGTTCCAAAAAACTTAATTTGTAAATCTTCAATATCATCAGAGCCGTCTAACCCCGTACTTCTTATGAAATAATCTTGAGAATTTTGATCAATTAATTCAGCAGGAATTCCCGGTGAGAATTGAATACTGCTATTAGACGCATTTGCTGTTATGGTTATAGAAAATGTTGGACAAACAAATTCTCCAATTGGCTCTAATCTTTCCAACTCTATTAAATCAAACTTTGCTAACTCATTCTCTTCTGTCCTGAACTCTGGAGAACGAGAGCCTGTAAAGTAAATCTCATCCCTTGTATTATATAGAGGCAGATAAACCTCTCCAGTTGTTTGGTTAAAAACTCTAAATACATTTGTTACTGGCGTATTTTGTGGACTTATGATAAATGAAGATACAAAATTATTTTCTACATGCTCGTTAAATACCTCTGTATGGCAAGGAGCTCTGTAATCAACATCCTCGACATAGACCTTATCGTAATTAAAGTCTATATTTACACCTTCTCCAACTAAGCTTCTGTTGCTTGCGGCAACAAACTCATTATCTTTTATATAAAAATCTAGATTTCTAGAAAATGAATTTCTATATAAATATTCTGCAACATTATTATTAGACCCAGTGCCATCCCCGATCTCTTCGGCTCCGACCACTATAACCTCTCCTGTTGCATAATTTACTGCAAACTCACCAACTCTAGAAGGTAACTTTGAAGCATTGAAAACAAGCTCTAACTGAAACTCATCTGGAATTTCTGATAAATTCTCTCCTGCCTTAAAAGCTATACCGCCCGTCTCTGGTATTTCATTTTCATAATTTACTATTGGAGCGTTTTCTAAGAAAAATCTTGTAATATTGGTAGGAATAGACTCTGTTTCGGCTTCTTTAAGATTATATACTTCTATTGAATTTTCATTAACGTCTATCCCTGTATCTCTATAAAGATACGATACCAAAATAGTATCCCCTACAGTTGGTTCGTCTATATTTCCAAATTCTGATAACAAAACCCCATCTGTATCAAGATCACTGTTGCTAAAAGCATATATTGGATCATATCGATTGTCAGATATTGAATACTTATAAAGTGAAATACCATACTCTGTGCCTATTTCTCCATCACAGTCTTCTTCGTCTGTAGACTTTATATGCTTTAGACCCACTATCTTTATTACATTTTTATTAACCAAGGATAGAAGAAAGCCTTTAAACCAATTGCCTTCGGATGAAATAGATATCTCTTCTTCTTCTACATATATTTCTTGCAAAGAAATGGGATGATCCGGAATAGAATCGTGCATATCTATATCAGAATCTTCACTATATTCTAACGATTTGAAGGTCAAGTTTCCAGCTGTTCTGCTTGAGGAAATACGATCTATTTCATATACCCCCTCATTTGCCAGCCGATCTGTTGCTCCAGAGCTTCTCGTTCTACGCTCGTCCTTAACACTTGTTGAGATATAATTATCGCTTAATACTTCTCCAATATGCTTTTGAGCCTGAAACAGCTCTTCTGATTGAGCGTTAATTAAATTATTTATATTTGTATTTTCAAGATCATAAAGCTTTGGAATATTCAAGACCATGCGGTCTCTAATTGGATTATGATTCTTAAGACCTACAAAGTACAGCTCCCTGCTTACATCGTCATTTATTAACGGAGTACCGGAAGATGCGGCAAAAGGAATCTCATCTGTGTCTAATAACTTTAATATATAAAAGTTGCCTGCAACCTGTGGCTTTGTTCTTACAATTACAGACTTCTCTTCCACAGTAACTTGCGTTACTTCTAAATTATCTACATTACCACTAACCGACTCAACCAAGAAGTGATCTTGGTTCAGCAGCTCTGTTAACTCTTTATTAAAAGTTACTTTTAGTTCAGTACTCGATGGTATTGAAAAAGAAACTGGTCTAAGCATACCCTTACCTAATTAATTCTAAATTTGTTTCTAGATACAGCCTCAAAAACAATAGTGCCAGGAGATATAGTTTGATTATCTAGCGCTCTAATAAAAGCCTTCCTTCCTGTTTTATCAGACTCATTAAATAATGAAATATTAACTGAGTCAACACCATTTTCTGCAGCAACAACGGCAATTATATCAGAATAATCAACAACCGTTCCAAGTTTTGATGTGTTTAAAAGGTTTGAAACAGAATTTGTAGCATTTTCAACAATTTTTCCAGCCTCTCCAAGAGCGTTATCATTTATCAAAATTGTTCCTTCAACGTCTATTGTCAATTCCTCTGCCTCTTTAATAAGAATGTCTGCAGTGACAGGCCTAACCCTCTCAATCTCTATAGTAGAGCTTGTTATTAGCTTATTAACATTATATGATATTGAAATTCTCTCACCTTCTTTTGGAGCCAAAAAATCATAATCAACATAATATGTATTTCCATTTCCAGGCTGACTTATCGGATTAACCTCAATGCTTCCCACCAAGTTTCCTGCAATAGATCTAAATCCAGATGATACAGATATCATGTCTATACGGCCAAATTGATTATCGGTAATTCTATGTCCAGAATCCGTAAAATATAATTCTTCATAAGCTTCGCTATTGTATACCAAAATAACTACCCTTACTACGTCTGAAGAGCTTAGCGAAATAGAGTTATTATTAGATGTTGACGGCAATGTAACCTCGTAATTTTCCAAATCTGAGTCTACCTGACCTGTGCCAATATCATATGTTATATCGTTTAGATAATATCCTAGCAAGTCAAACTCTTCATCCATCTCTCCGTCCGAATCCAACGTATATACGTGATCAACCCTTGCTATGCCTACATTGCCGGGTATAGAAGTAAGGCCCAAAGCTGTTTTTAACTCAGACTCTATATCTAAAGTTAACCCGCTCATAGATACTCCGGCCGCAATATCTATTTCGTACCTATTCATGGTTACCCCAGAAATCTTTACCTTTCCTGGTTTTGAAATTCCAGATATTCCAACATCAATTTTTGTTGGGCCAAATCTGGCTATAGAAACTTCATCAGAACTTGTATCATAATTGAAAAATATAGGCTGATTTGTGCCAGAAGTCTCTGCCTGCCCCAGTCCTGATAATTCGTTTGAAGCTCCGCCACCCGTTATTGGAAGGTTTCCCAGGGTGGTTTTTGGATAAATAGAGTTTATATCTGCAACATAACTTACATAAATTGAATCACCAGATAAATACAGATCTTCTACTGTATCTAAAACCTCTTCTGTATCTAAAATACTATCTGAAGGCAATGTTATTATATTGTTATAAAATGACCCATCGGTTCTGTCTACATCAAACACCTCTACTTTGTTATAGTGTATAATAATCTCATCGTCTATCGCTCCTGGAGAATCTGATGGAAGATAAATAATTCTTGCAACAAATGATCCATCTGCCTCCTTTGTATTATAAAGCTCTAGACCATCACTTTCTCTTCTTATTGATATTACATTTTCTATAGCGTCCTCTTCAGAGTCGATCTCTATCCCTACAACATCTGTAACCCCTACTGTATCAACTACGCTTATAGATCCTGATAATTCTATTTTCTGATAAGCAGAAATAACCTTATTAATATTATATCCAAGCTCTACCTCATAAACCAATTCATCATCTGACTTGGTTATGACAGACTCTTCTTCAAAGATGCCCCCCGATGGAGTCCAGTCTATAGAGTCTGATGCAGATGGATCTTGAAACTGCGAAAGACTATCTGATCCACCATAGTCAACATATTTATCATAAACTTGTCTCCATGTATAATTTACACTTAAAACATCCGCAGGAGTTGGAAGGGATCGTCCAGAAATCTCTATAACGCCCTCATTATTTAGCCCGTCTGAGTCTAAATTTTGATCAACTACAGAATATAGCTCTCCAGTTGTTTTGTTTTGAACCTTGCTAACTCTAACGGCAGGGGTGTGCATTAATCGTACAAACTCTTTTCCTGCAGAACTAACTTCTGAATTTTCTCCGACCTCATTTATATCCCTATACACTTGTATTATATTATCTATATCTGTAAAGGAAAGAGGGTCAATACTAAAGGATCCAGCCTTAGTGATTCCTTCTCCTGATACAATCTTTGTATTAGATACAAAGTGAATTTTATCAAACCCAAAAGGACTTCCTCCAGTTTCTGGATTTAAATCTTTTTCTAATTCAAAATTTCCATGAGTTATTCCATCACTATCAACGAATGCCTCTACCAGTGTCCCAGAAGAGCTACCGACTACCGATATTATAGAGTCAATCGGCTGAGCAGGCAATGTTCCGTTTTTAAAAGCTAAGACCCTCCTCTCTTCAGAGGTTCTCGTTGGATCCTGTCCTGTTTGGCCAAGTATATGATCATTTCTTTCATCAATAATATTTCCAGAGCCAGATAGGTCTGTAAAAATAAATGATTCAGAAATTGCCTCTACTTTTCTTCCTAGGATATAGGCATCTACTTTGCCTCCAGTTCCAGAGCTTATGATTCTGTCCGTCCCATCCCCTGTCTCTAGAGTTTCGGTTCCATCTCTCAGCATCAATGTATCACCGGGCTCTACTATTAGAGCATCTAAAACCCCATTGACGCCCAAGAGGGAGTTTCTATATCCTGCCGAAGTTCCTACATTTGCTCCGCTAAAAACTGCTAAGATTCTAGACCTAAAAGAATCATCCGTTTCTCTATTTGTTCCACCAGTCATTGATGTTAGATTTGTAACAGATACGGCAAATGGAAGATTGGTTGAAACAATCTGAAGAGACGCAACATTGCCTCCGGTTCCTTGCCTAACCGCTTGTACGGGAACTTCTAAAACATACGAACTATTAAGTCCGGCTATTCTTAATCCCTTTTTCATCCTACTGGCATTGGCTGCCAATCTATTCTTATCTGTTGCAGACATTACAAAATTACCGATTGTTCTAAACTTTATTCCGTTTCTTGCAGTTACAAGAGTACCGGTTGGTATCGATATGTCTCCAACCAATGTATTTGTACAAAATATAACAATCCCATTAGCTGCCGAGCCGGTGTTTCTTCCTGCTCCAAAATTTGCAGCAAGCCTTTCCAGGTCTCTTCCGGAAGTTGTTGCCAAAGACTGCTTCTCTGCAACAACACCTACTGCTGAATATAATTTTGCAATCTGATCTGCTGGCAAGTCTACAAACAAATCTCTAGAAACAGTTCCAGGCTTTGTATCAAGATTTGGCTGAGTAAAGCCTAACCTCTGTATCATCGTAGACACAATTTCACTAAAAGATCTAAACGTAGCCATTATTACCCCTAAGCAATCCTTACCGTAATATTATCCCTTACCTCTGTAAGTTCTTGTGTTAATACGGAAACAAATATATTATAAAGCCTTGGATCAACATCATCTCTTGCTACCGATATCTTGACTATATCCATAATAAGTTCTCCAGGAGACATATTCTGCCTTCTGGCCTGAGACCTCTGAAGAGACATAAGGTTTCTAACAGCAGTTCTTGCTGAAGACTCAAGATCTAGAGAAACTAATTTGTTATCTGCATGATGCCCTATTCGCAAAGCCCCTATATAACTTCCATATTTTGGATGAAACTTATTATCACCAAGCTCTGTTAATAGTATTTTAATAATATCTTGACGCAGCTTTGCATTGCCATTTACTGTTTTTACAGAGCCACTAACTCCTATTTTAATATCCCCTCTTTCAAGGGCTAAATCAAAAGACATATTATTGTTTCCTAAACTCTGTTTTTTACGTTAAAAATAATAGAAATATTTTTATATAACTCTTGAATTTTAACCCAATTCAAGAATCAATCAGCCAGTTTCTACAGGATGAACAAAGGTTGCAATCTCAGTCATAACTGCATATCTAAATAATTGATAAGCATCATAGGCCCTGAGGGCTATATCATTTGTAGCCTGAGCTATCGTGTCTCTTCTTTCTAGCTCATCAAAAAAGCCGCTTGGAAACTCTTCCTCAAGATCTGCAAACTGCTCCTCTGTCAATAAGCATAATAAAGTTTCTTCTTTTGCTGTGAAAAAGGCAATAAGAAATGCCAATAAGTCTACAGCCCCGACGCCCTTTGATATACCTATCTTCGTTGCTATTTGAGCCTGAGTTTCGTCCTGAGCTTTTTCTGCTCGTCGCCTTTCATCTTCATCCTTCTTCTCCAACTGAGTTGTAACCCACCTTCTTGGAACATCCATTACAGATAAAACCGCGCTCATCATATGTGCATTTTTTACACCACCACTTCTAGCGACACCCTCCTGCAATTCCAATACTTCAGGAACCTGACTGTCTCCCAAGATCAACAAAAGAGATTCTTCAATCATCTGCATAGTCTCTAACTGACACCGGCTTCCATGCGCCAATGCATCATCCTCTTTACAATAATCCTTTCTTTCAACAGCTGTTCTTGCATTATCATTTGTAACTTCAGAGCCAGAAGGTGGCGCATAACCACTTTGGTGTTGCATAGTCTGCAGATCTGTTATCTTGCCTCTGACATCAACTGCAAATCCGTGAAGCGCAGAAAATAACCTCGTTATCATCAATGATTCTATTAGCCCCATAGAGTTTGCAACATCACTGTAAGAAATTGGGACATCAGATATTCCAACGGTCACCGGAGGAGGTGTGTCTGATCCAGAAAGATCTGGAGCATTAACTGTAGTTCCGCTAATAATATCAAGCCTTATTCTTATTACAGCTTCTAAAAGTGTAGATCTTAATTTATGCCTATTAACAGTCCTGAGGGTGCTTGGGGCAAATGGAGCAGCCACCATTTTCTTTGGCTCATTAATACACTTCGCTATTCTTCCATCTTGAATGGGGGGGAATAGTAAATAAGAAAATTTCCAAAAATTCTTTCCTCCCACGAAGCCCTGAAGAGATGGATCCGGCTCTTCCTTGACTTCTCTATTCCACAAAGAATTTAATAAATCAGTAGAATATTTATTAACCAACGCCGGCTCCATTAATATCAAGGCTTCCGTTACCAGCCAATACAGGTCGTTCTGGGAACTTCCCAAGGCCCAGGCCGGGGACAAGGCTGAATCTGCTACATAATTTGGATCAAAGCCCATCAAGCTATCTTCCAAACTTGCCAACTTATCATCCAATGAACCTTCCGGATCAACGTTCGACACGGCCGGGGCGCTGAGGATTATACCCATTATTTTATTTGCCGCAGCTAAAGTTGTTTCATTTGCTGTATCTGCTTCTAACAGTTCTTTCACTATATCGACAAGCTCCTGAAGCTCTGGAACATATACAAAGCCTGCCTTTTCTAACCTTGAAAAGGCACTGACAGATGCTGAAAGAAAATCATATATAGCATTTGTTGGAGCCCCGGGCCGAGAGGTGACGGATAGCTGTCTGGTGTCTAAAATACTCATATAAGAATAACTTCCATCTTGCGTAAGGTTTTCCTGTTCACTAATCAAGTTTCCCGTTTCACTTACAGCAATCAATGCCTCATCAGCGTTTAAATCTGCCGAAGAAGGCATTCCTAACATTCTGAAAAACGCATTCTCATATGACTCCATTACAGCCTCTGCATCCACAACTTCTTCAAGAGTTTTCTCCTCCCCTGTTACAGTTGGAATTTCCTGAGCCAATTCAAATGGTAAATACGAAGACCTCATTCCGCTAAGTTCAGCAAAAAGTGAAGAAAAATTTTCCGCTACTTCTCCAAACATTTTCGCATAAGCCTCGCCTTGGCCTCCTGGTGGTACAAAATCATTGTTTACACCGAACTGATCTGCCAAAGAGGCTAGGGCGGTTCCGAGGGCGGCGCTTAATTCGTTTGTGGTCATACCAGAAGCGTCTACATTTGATTCTGCTTTTGCTATAAGATCTTGAATACCACCCGAGCTTGCAACTGTCATACTTTAATTCTCCAATTTCGTTCCGAAGGTTTGAGGTCCTGGCTTGGCAGACTTGGCGCTTTCATCTCTATCGTCATCTCCATACTTGCCGGAAGCTCCTCCGCCACCGGAGTCGGACCCGCTCTTAGGTACGAATAAAATAGTAAGTGTTCTATCTACCTTCATTAATTCACCTGGAGCAAAAAGCAACGAATCTGCTTCTGCATCGCCTGTGCTTTCCGCATCTTCTATGCAATCTACATCGGAAGAGGCCGAAGCATCCTCAGACTCTCCTCTTGTATCAATTATGCCTGACTCTGTAACAGCCTGTATGATAACCGAACAAACGGTCCCTCTCATAACAACCTTGCCCGGAGAATCCGCCGTTACAGCCAATGTATATGTTGATTCGTCCTTATCTACCAAATCTTCTTCTCCGGCGATAACCTCGATCCGTCTTGCCGAACCTGTGTCGTCCGTCAAAAAGTCTATTTTGATGCTATCGCTTAAATCAAGAGCTTGAGATATTTCTTCATCATAACAATCTCTTGGTATAAGTTCAATAAGAACCTTTGATTCGGCCTCTGCAACGATCATATCTCCAACTCCAGAAGCATATTCCATAGCTCCCGTAATAGACGGGAAGCCTTCCATTTCATCAAAGTCTAATTCGTCAACAATATCGCTCTTAATCAAGGTTGCAAGATCTTTTTGCTCTGGATTTATATATTCCGTAAGCGGTGTTTCATCGTCATCTCCAAGCAGCTTAAACGTTGTATTCAATGGGTTAATAACAAACCTGCAAGTATCATCTATAGAATTCTCAACGCATGCCTTAAGAGCGTCATACTTCGTTATAATGAGCGGCATCGGAACGGGATTGAGGGCCAGCTTAAGCTCCCCTGTATCTTCATCCTCAACGGCTCCGATGGCAAGTTCGTGTCTTAACTTTGGAATAATCCCAAGAGGCACGCCATCGTCATCTAACTCTTCGCTCTTAAAGTGCTGAAGGAATTCCTGCAAACAATCTAATGTGGGGGTTATTGCTATGTCTCCCAAGTCTTCTTCGAAGCCTGGAAGGTCCAAGAGAAGCTCCATCGGCCCCGAGGCACCGCAAGCTGATGCGATATCATCGGCAACCTGTCTAACGTCAACAATGTAAAGCCTTGGGAAGTCAAACACCTTGATTGAATCAAGAGAATTTCCAAGATCCTTTTGTTCTTTTCTGTGACCGCCGCCAAAATCATATGCCCATCCAAGCTCTGGAAATGGCATTTTATGTGCATCTTCCCAAGAGACTTCAAGAGTGTCGTCTGCTACAGTCTCCATAACAAGGAAGGAGGAGGCTGTGGAGGTGGCTGCATCTCCGCTATTTGTCCAACTTATCTCATACCCTTCCACAAAGCCCTCCCCCGCATCTGTATCAGGCTCTCCAGATATCTCAAAGGCTGTCCACGCAGCCTCTAAGGCCGCCCCCTGTTTTGTCTTTGGCAAATATTCAGTACCAGATGGTGCCAAACCAGACAAGAAGCTTGCATTGGCTTGAGCTTTAATAACAAGCTCTCCATCAACGGGGTATTCTGCTACGCCGGAAGCAGTCGCAGCAGCTCCTGGGTCGCCGGATAATATAGTACTTTTTGGATCAATATTTCTATAAACCTCTTGATCTTCCTTTCCAAATCTTTTCTTTGGAGCACTTGGATGATTAATCATCTTTGCGTTTATTGATTCAATCTCCCCACTCTCAGTCACAATAATTCCACCGCCTGTATCTGTTTCTTCGACAAAATATACATTAAACTCATCATCAACAAGGGCAATCATTGGAATGTTTCCAAAAGTTTTAGTAACTGTAACTGGATTAAACTCAGCCACCATAGTCTCCTCATTAACACTAGCCTCTTGAAGTTCAATCTCTACAGTTAACGGCTTTGGCTGATAGCCGTCTCCAGACTTTGTTAAGAAAATACCCGTCTTTCCATCTATTGGGCTAATAAAATCAAAATCACTTCCATCCTCTCCCTCGCCGGAGCTACCGCCACAAACATGTAATGAATCATCCGTACTTCTCAAAAACATCGGTGGAGAATCAAGAGTCTGTAACTCGCTTATAGTTTTCTTTCTAAAAAATAATGGGAACAATAAGAAGAATGGCCACCACGAAACTATACTTGTTTTGCCCCTATCGTTGAATTGAAACTCCACAATTCTTGGATCTGGACCTGTAAATATTGCAAACTTTTTAACGCTTCTTGTAAAAGACAAGCCAAATGTTGCATTGAAATCACTGTCATCAAACTTCAAACCTGGATAATCAATATTGGGCATTTCCCCAGAGCCTTCGGAATCTCCTTCAAAGAACCCTCCTTCTATTACGAGCAAATTATCACCTGTAGCACTGTCTGTAAGGCCAGGCAACTCATTACCCGCATAACCACTGTTGCTAGATACAACAGCCGTACCTAGTTCATCAGATGAATCTATTAAAATATCACTAGGACATATACCGGCGGGATCATCACACCAGTCATCTCCATCGACATCTCCATCGAGCAGATCCGGCGGCGTATTTCCCCAAGTTTTCACATTATCTACCGGCAAAGTTGTATAGGTCTGAGCCAATGGCAGTAGCGCATCGGGCTCAATTCTTCCTCTTGGAGCAACCTTGCCAAGTATCAATCCGGCAAGCTGCGATGGATCAATACAAGCCTCTTCGTCGTCATCCGCACCAATTTGACAAGGGAAGGAGAATACAAGCATCAACAGCTCCAAGAATAGCTTTAGAATCGTTATAATTGGCTCTAGAACCGATAGGTCAGCCTCAAGGCTGAACAGGTGCTCATTTATGGCCTCCTCCAGCGCTACAATCGCCGGATAGTTCTTCTGCTCAATTGCGTTTACAAGAGCTGTTATGATTTCGTTTATAGCGTTGATGATGCTTAAGATCTTCAGAATCACGCAGAGCAGCAACTCCAGAAGGTGCAGTAATAATGCCAAGAACATAGCAGGAACAGAAAGCTGCGGCAATAACAATATAAGATCAAATAAGCACAAGAATAATCTAATTATTGCAAACACCAATCTTATCGGATGCAGTAAAGCACATATAACATCAATAATGCAGAAGATAACCTTGATTGGAATCAAAAGAACTTTAAAGTTTCTAAGCTGAAGCGATAACTCTGCAGTCAAGTGGAAGGAGAGATCACAGAAACTTTGCAAAAACTCTTTTGCGATATTTGCCTTATCTAGCGTTACAGATGTAAACTTGAGGAAAAACATCTCAAGCTCTTCTTGCAGCTTGCCCGCAGGACCCGTCTTGTTTCTGTTTCCACCAAAAATTTGGTCTGGCCATTTATCATCTAGATTTAAAGCAATATCATTGCCCATCTGACGCTTGAGCCTCATTCTATTTTCTTGAGAATTTGTAAGAGAAATGCTCATACATTCACTCATTCCAAATACTGCAAAACTGCTCATATCCGGAATTGTGATTATCCAATTCATATAAATTCCGTCTGTAAACGGAGTTCCTTTTTTGGCCTTTACTCTCTTTCCAGCAACTTCAAATTTAGTATCCTTCTTTGTTCCAATTGTTCTTAAGTAAATATTGTCATCAGAATTGACAATCATTGTTGAAAATATTTTTTTACCATATGATTTATATGGAAGCTTTTCATTCGGATCATTAATCCGAGCTTCTACAATTTCTGGAACATTAAACTTAATTGCAGCAACCTGCTCAAACCTAAAGGATAAAACCAATTTAAACTCATTCTCAAACTTATCTATTCCCGAAGATTGAATTGCCGCATCTTTATCTATAAAGACTTGATTAATATTTACCTTTGTAAAATCATTTGGCCTTGGCCCCATTGACGAAGCCCTCTGCTCCACACCTTCTGCTATTTGATTAAGCATTTGGCCAGCACTTGATAATTGATCTGAAAGCGTATTTAAAGCAGCAACCCCTGACGCTATTGCGTCAAGAACAGATTGGGCTCCGTCCATAACATCATCTACTGCACCTTGCGCAGTATCAAGAGCATTTGTAATGTCATCACCTATTGACGAAGAGTCAAGCCCTCCAGCCGCATCTGCTGCTGCACGAGCCTCCTCCAGAGCCTGCTCCTCAGCCTCTGCCGCGCTTAAGGCCTCATCTCCCAAAGATTCTTGTGCCGCTTCTTCTTTTGCAGCATACTCTGCTGCAGCTGTATCATAGTCTAATTGTAGCTCCTCGAAGGCGTCACCAGCTTCATCCATGGTTTCCTTGGCAGCATCAAGCTGCGCCTTCATCCCCTCCAGGGTTGCTGCAGCCTCTTCCTTTATCCTTTCATACATTGCGGCCATTTCAGATAAGCTTAAGGCAACCGTAGTTTGGCCATTCGTATCTATCGCAATAATCTCAACACCAGGCTTCCCCTCTTCATTTACTGGCGAATCAGACAAAGACATGCCATATATGTCTCCACCATCTTCGGCTCCAAAAACCATATCTACACTTGGATATATTTTAATTGGATTAGCAAATTCATAATAAGCATTTTCATTTGTAGATGGTTTGGTCCCAACCTCTTCGCCGCCCGGTCGCAAGGGATAACTTTCATTGGCAATTAATGGAAGTGGAGTTAAGCCTGCATTGCCTCCTGGGAAAATTATTGAAGACATACTCTCTTCGCCACTTGAGTCGGTAAACCTGCTAAGAGTTCCGGACAACATTGTTGTTGGTCGATCCTGACCTCTGGCCAAGACCGTTATATCCCCATCGTCCTTTACGGGGCTGCTGTCTACAACATCATCACTTATTCCACCATACCTTTCGTTAGAAAATGTAACAGTCGTTCTGTTATATAAAGTTGAATCATATGTTACATTGAAATATCTATCCTTTTTGCTTATGACTACATCTGTCCATCCCTCATCTTTAATGTTTCTTATATTTCTATAATTTGCGACAAGATATGAATTTTCAGCATACTTTATCCTTCCGGCTCTCGATGGCTTTAGTCTTTTTGACCCAATATATCCTTTATACATTTTGGACATTCTGGCCTGCTTTGGACCGGTAAAGACTACAGACAAGCGGTCTAAACCATCTGATGTAATAATTGAAAATGGAGATATTCCAGAGCTATGACCACCTTGCGTTAGTTCGCTTAAATTATTATTTTTTATTTTTTTATTAAGCGTATTTGAATCACTATTGAGAATATCGAGAGGTATATTAGACTCAATTCTTGGCTTTCCACCTAAGGCTGATGGCAAAGTTGCAACAAACCCCAAGATATGTGGCGGAGTAATAAAGGGTCTAAGCTCAGATCCTGGCTTACTATCTTTGGCTCCCAGCGGAATAATCCCATAACTTTGATCAGAACTCGACAAAGCCTGAGGGCCGCCTGGCTCGTTGAGAGGCTCGTTAGTTATAAGAATATATGCTGGATATTCCTTTTCTGATCCAACCAATTCAGTAAATCTGCTATAATTTAAAGATGCAGCCGCCGAGCCTGGAAAGTTTAAAATAGCTTTTCTTTTACTTATATATTCAAAGTCTGAAGAACCAATTTCGTATCCAAATTTCATAGGAACATGAAAACTAGCTCCATTCGGACTTGCAACGGTAGCCATTTCTATCTCCGAAATAGTACCCCCGCTTCCCGTCCAGCCTATATCTTCTTCTAAAATATCAAGATTTTTACCACCAGTGTCATTCAAAATTGCTATATAAGCATAAAAGGTTCCTCCAAAAATTGGCTTTTTGGATTTAATTTTAATTTCTGCATTTTGACCATCCATAAGAAGTGGAATGGAATGAACAGCGTTTGTCTCACTTCTAAACTTTGGAACAAAAAATCCATCTCTATCTGGGATTGGCGTAGGCGTAGGCGTAATGTCTGGCAATTCTATTTTGTCAGTACCTGGTGCTGCTACATAAATTTGAAACCCAGGAGAAGGATCAGTCGCGCCTTCTTCGGTCTGCGGCTGGGAGCATGTTCCGCTTGAAAGCTGTAAGCATACATAAAGCGTTCCCACATTAGATCCTAAGATATCAGACACAAGAGCTTCAGAGCGCACAGTTAAACTAGTTGATGATTGATTTGCAAAAATTACCGAATAATCACCAACGCTATCTCCGTCTTGAAAAGACCCTATTAAATTCTGCATTAATGGATCTGTATAAAAGTTAACCGAAACTACATCTGTCAAACCCTTCCCTGTAAAGGTTAATGCCTTGGTTCCATAAAAGCTAGCATCTGCGGAGAAAACCAGTTTATCATCAACAAAACCATTTGGCTTTATCTTGGTTAATGTGACTGCCTTTGGATATACTTCTATATTATTTCCTGGAACTCTTACAATTTGACCTATATCATCAACCACATAAAGAGCATATTCTGTTTTTTCTGACTCAGAATAAATATCCAACCCACTTGCAGCACCACTGGATGACCCGCTTGATGTATAAGGAATCTCAAGAACCCATTCATCGTCTGGAGCATCTTCGCTCTTTGTTTTTGTAAGCGGAATCCAAATAGGAGGAATCTGATCTTCAACACTTGTTAAAATATTTGGCCTATTAGAAGCAACAATATCTCTGGCCCCGATGGTTTTAGATTCGAAAAACTTTTCATCGTTTGTTTCGTCCGCAGGCATTCCATCTCTAAACCCGAGAAGAATATCAGGTCTATTTGCCTCACCCAAAACATCCGAAGTTCTATTCGCGCCCACCTTTGCAAGCGGAACGGACAGCGGAAATCCAAGATCTTGAAATCTATATCTATTAAATGCATTTATAAAAAAATACTGTTGCTCCAGACTGTCCTTTGCCGACTGAGAATAGGCTGTTAACATCTCTTTATTAAAAGCGGATACATCACCACTATTTATATAATCTAAAAGAACTTTATATACTGCCTGAAAATCTTCTTTCGATATATCATCAACAGACACCACAGGGCTTGCAGAAGAATCTAAATACCCCTTTGTAAGAACCGGCGCTGTAAACATCTCTACAGCCTCCCAAGACTCCCTAAACCCCCTTACTCTGGGTGGCTTTTTCGGAGTTATAATTGGAGATAAAAAGAACTCATAAGACGCAGAGGCTTTGTCTGAATCTCTATTCGTATCATACAGCCCCTCTCTGCTAATCGCTATATAACCCTTATCTCCATATTCTGGATATGTTGTATCACCCGCCATTAACTCACAGGCCGGTGGCGCTTGATATTCAAAAGCTTCTGCAGCATAATTATTTCCATTAAGAAATTCAAAACAAAATGTTATATACTCTTCCGAAGGCTCTCCTAGGTCGTACATATTTGTTGTGTATCCAGAGCTATCTCTTCCAGATAGGTCTGGCATTTTAATATATACCGAATCATCGTTGGCCGTATAATATCCTATATCTGATTTAAACAAATCTCCAAGGATATAATCTTCTTCTATATGAAATATAGGAAATATATCAAGCAATATTTTGACGATACTATCATCTTCTATATCAATAACACCATCGGTTTCAGCCCCTACCCCGGTCAGGTACTGTGATAACGTTTCAAATGTCTCGCCGGAAATTCCAACGTAATTCTTTAGCCCAAACTCCTCATCTGCAGCATTAACCAAGATATCCAGCATATCTTTTAATACTTGCATCGGAATAAACTTAAATGTTCCAACCGTTTTTAGTCCAGATAATCTTATATTATCTTCAGCCAAAGGATCTAGCTTCTTCTGCAGGTCCGAAGCATCTTCTATGCTTTCTGAAATCATCCTTGTAAGCACAATAGATGGAACGTTACCTTCATGCCAACCATCTGTAATAGACGGCATGCTTTCTAATGATTTATTTATTTTATTTCTAGCAGTTACAAGGCTGGCTACTCGCGGAAATTCACTCGAAGTATCAACCCCCGGTGTAATAGCGCTTATATGAGCCTTTAATCTTCCAAGTCTATATTTATTAAGCTTTTTGCTATACGTAGCTTTTGTTGTGTTTATTTTCTTATCGGACTGTAAAGATATCTTTACAATTGATCCTCCAATTAATGGAATTTTTTCTTTATCTTTTGCAGCATCAGGAAATAAAATTTCCATATCTTTAATCTTAAGATTAGAACGCCCAGAGGATGCCGTGGACGAATCATTATCCTCTGGATTGCAATTTACGTATATTTTTGAAAATTCTTCTTGAAGATTAATATCGCCAACTAATAGCGGAAGAATCTTAGATACATTATCACCCATACTTAACCCTTAAACTAACTTGATTTACAAACTTATTATACCAACTTATCTACACAAAGATTAAATAAATTAATTGATTATAAAATAGAAAATATAACAACTATTCACTATCTGCTAAATCTGCCAACAAATCTGTGATGCACTGAATTTTCTTACCAACCTCTTCAGCCGCATCTAAAGGATTTGTCTTTGGCGAAGCAGCCGGATCATCAGAACATGGAGCTTTGTGCGTTTCTCTTGGCGGCCTGTTTGCCTGCCTTACCTCTATTCCGTTTCCTGCAAGAATAAGCTTTGCCGTACTCTCTAAGCATAAATTTCCATCATTTCTAATAATCATTGGCGCTCCGGGCTTCATCCCAGCTATAACCAAGCCTGCCTCACTTATGGAAATAATATAATCCGAAGCATGATTTCCATCTTCGGCCGCCCATCCTTCTTGTCCGCAATATCCTTTATCTGTCATATTTACTCTTAATTCAAACCTGCCTTCGCTAAAGTTATCGCCCGTTCTGCCTCCAACATTAAGCAGGAAATCTCCATCGGTCTGAACGACCACGCTTCGACCCTCTGAATCTGTACCAAACCAAGCAACCAAGGCCCCTGCTGTATCTAAAACGATACTTTTACCGTCTTGATTATCGGCCCCGACAGAGGTCTCTATTGATCCTTCGAAATTTAAATTAGCACTTTTTCCTCCAGACTCCTTTCTCGTGCCTTCGCCTTTGTCGGCACTCTCAGTGGCTAGTTCTTCGCTAATAGAGAATGAATTTGTATATGGAACATTGGTTTCTCCCGCGCCGCCGGAAAAACTTTTGCCAGCAACGAGAACCTCTCCGCCTGGATCCATAGCGGGTGGACCCGGATTAATCTCCACTGTGGACATAAATGTTACATCATTAGCGTCTGAGCCGTCTGCGTTTGGATCTTTAGACTTTCTCTCAAAGGACTGTCCAAGAGAATTCCCCAAAACAATACCTGGGCATGCAGTTACCGAGGTCGGAATATGAACACATTTTATTAAATTTCCAATAAGCATTTCTGCTGCAGCATACATGTTATGATACTTTGTAGAGTTAACACGCACCTTTGTGCCGCCTGATGAATCAATTATATTTTTTAAATTATGAAAATAACCATCTTCATTCGTATGTCTAACCCCGGTTTGTCTTGTATATTTAACATCCTCCTCTGTATCTGCAAACATAGCTTCTCTAGCAGCAGCTGTAGGATATATTTCCGTACCTTCTTCATTGCGCAGCGTAACAGGAATCTTTTCTGAAACACTCTCTGACGATGGCTTGCTTAAAGTTCCGCCCGAAGTTCTGTAGAATAAGGCATCAGTAGGGTATAAAACATTGCCAGTGTTTGATGACTTTGGAACATTTAATTTTAAAATACCCTCTTTATCAATTGCACAAATAAAGTTATCATTATCATTTGAGGTTGCTTCAGATAAAGAATTTGTAGATAACTGAAAATGATAACCAATCCCTCTTCTGCTTATTAATCTAGCAGATTCATAATCTTTATCAGAAACTTCAGACGGAATTAGACCATTATCATCTCCTGTTTTTACAACTCCATAATTTGGATCTAAAACTTCTCCCCTATGATTTACAACATTACCACCTATAATCTCTATCAATTGATGTGGAGCCAAATGTAATGCATTTCTACTTCCAATGGCCTTTATATCACTCTCCCTTTCATATATGCTAGGCACAGAAGATGCTCGATTAACGACCTCTTGATCATACCCTATGTACCCTGAATGTTCAGAAAGCTCATTAATAACAAGTCTATATTCTGATATTGGAGGATTTCTCATTAACTCATTTGAGGCAATATTAAGAGCCCCACGGCCAGGCCAAATACCTCTAGATTTACCATCCGTATTCTTAGGATACATCAAAACCTGATGTCCACAGGGAACTGCTGCACTAGCAGAGTTGCTTTGCGGATCAAACCTTATTGCATCACCAGAGACTAAACGACTACCTGTACTGACGGATTGAATTGTATGCCCAACGGTTGATACTTTTGTTTCAGTTCCGCGCAAACTTATATATAATCCACTTTTTTGATCATTTCCTAAATATATATTATTATCTGTACAAGAGCCTTCCAAAAGTAACTGCCCGCCGCCAAACGCCGCCAACTTCATGTCGTTTGTATTCATGGCCGCTATAGGATAATCCGTAGTAGCTGTCGGAACAAAATCGCCTGGCTCGACCCCCTGGCGGCCCTTCCAGCCGGGTGCCCGGTCGCTATTCGGCTTTGGGATAACCTTTAAAGCCTGAATAGTGCCTCGACTTCCTGGATGCACTCTAATGCAAAGAACTCTATCTCCTTTGTTTGGATGCCTAAATAGCCCCGAATCTCTTACTCCACCATAATAAAGAGGCGGAATTACAAAGCTGGTCCCAGTATCTTGAGAGCCCTTATGAACCGTAAGCTCTCCAGTCTTTTTGTTAACATCCAAAACAACTGCTTCAAATGGCCAAAACGATGTTATCTGTCCGGCAATATCTGAATTTCCACTCACTAAAACTTCTCCTTTAACTTTAACTTAATACGCTATTTGGTATGTCTATAATACCAACTTCAATAACATTTATTTCACCTGTAAAATTAAACCCACTTATTTCATCTCTGAAGTCTAACCAGCTGTTTTGTTTGGGCCCGCCTTTTGGAAAAATACCCAAGGCTTTATTGCTGCTGATATCTCCGGAAAGATCAGAAGTAAATACACCCAATAGCTTTCTATCCATGCATTTTATCTCACCAAGAGGATTCGTATCATCCTCTCTTGTAAGATATGATATCTGCTCTATAATCTTTGTAGAATTTATCGGAGTTACTGGCATATTGTTTGGCAACTTCATAGATGTAAGCTCTTTTGTAGTACCCGTTGATCCGCCACCAAAAAGAGAACCAACACTTGTCATTGCCTGACTTATTCCATCCACAAGGTCATCGCCTCCAGAGTATGCATGATCTTGAGCTACTTGGCTCGGATTCTCCAAAAGAGATCTGACTATTGCCATCTTTTCGCTAACATTTTGAATCGCCTCTGTATCGTCTGGATCTTTTACGAATCCTCTAACTAAAACATATCTAGTTCCCATCATTGAGCCTGATAGGTCCATCATCATATTTGTAAATCTTATTTGATTATCTTTATAATCTAACAGCTCTGCCATACCAGCGCCTCCAGTTGGAAATACAAGTGTCGAATCTGGCTTCAACACTCTGTAACTATCATCTGTTGATTCCGTTCTATACATCAGAGCAGGATCCTCAAGGAAGTTGGAAACAAGATCCTGTCCAATAATATCTAGCGGGCTTGGCAAATACTCTCCGGGAGGATGGCCGTAAATTAAAGAAAGGCTTGTCGTAAAACTTTGTCCACTATATGAAAAGCTATGGTTAACAGATCTAACATAATAAAGCAATCCCTTTGCCGGAACATACACCGTATCTCCTGGCTGATAAAATTCATTTCCAGGTACAGAAATTTCTCCTCTATTTATATTCATTTTTTGTAACAATAATTCTAATATCGCATATGGCCTCGCCTGCCCTTCGGCATCACTTATAAAAGGAACATTTATTGGACCACCTGACTTATAGCCATACTGTCTCCAAAGATCAAAGTCTGTTGCTCCAGCCCAAAAATACAAGCCATCTGTTCCAGAGTTTAAATTGGCCCCCATTCCTAGTGGCGCATCACCCTGCACATCCACTCGACAAAAGTCTGGTGGATTTTCTGTAAAGGTAGCAGATAGAATATATTCATCTTTCAATATATATCTCTTTCCTGATCCATATCCTAAAAAGTTTCTTGTATCATCTTCTATGAGATGATCAAAGACAGAACCCTCATTTGCATCTCCAGTTATAATATCAATAGCATTTTGAGTGCTTTCTGCTAAATTCTCAAGAAACTCAACCCCATCTCCAGATATTATTCCATCTGCAACATCTATCTCATCAGAATCTTCGCCAGACTCAAGAATTCCCGAAATCTCCTCTAACTCTTCTTGTTTTGACAAGTTTGCTTGCAACATAGAAACATAACTATCTCTTTGAGATATAGCTTTTTTAATTTTATCCAAAATTCCATTGTTTCCTGTAACCACACTGTCAATATCTTCTTCATCCATAAAGAATATTAAATCTTTATTCTTAAAACCTTCTTTTTTGTCAATGCCTATGCCTTGAGCGGGATCTCTTCCGAATTGCTTCTTAAAAGTATTTCTTATGCCATTTAGGTTGTCAATTGTTGCCAGGTGTTGCGCTGGAGGCCTTATCGTATTGCCGGTGCCAGAACTGCCTGCTGCTGTCATTATATCGTTAACAATACCAGCCTCTTCTTGAAAGATTGGATCAAAAATACCCAAAAGAGTCTCTGTGTCTCCAGATAAAATATCTCCATTTTCCTGAAAAGCAGCCGTAACCTTTAGCCCATCTCCGAACAACGAATTATTACTCTCTGTTATATCTCCAGCAGTTCCTTCAAACTCTCTCTGCTTAAGCTGCAAGCCTCCAGTTTGTGGAGAGTTGGCTCCAAAGAAATTTGCAATATCCCCAAACACTCCGCCGGCAACGGGGGCTTGAACTCCAAAGAAATCTAATGAATCTGGACCAGATAGCTGCATATTTGGAATTATCGTATGATCTGGATACCTTCCCATCATAAGGCATAATAATACAATCTTTACATTCAAAGTGTGTACCGATAAATATAATCCTTCAATTCTTGTTGAAAAAAGATTGGTTATAAACCCTGGCATAATATCTCTGCCAGTTTCCTCCTGCGTTCTTATAACTTCCTTTAAAATAGAAAGGGGTGTTCGATTCCAAAGAGGAGGTCTAAACTCTAAATGACCCTGACTGTTGCAAAAGAATTCCAGGTGCAAATACCTAGCTGCCTCATCACATTTTTGATAAGTATCAACAAAGGTTCCTTTAAATAATGGAAAACTTCCATTATTTAATGATAAAATAAATGGTTTAATATCAGCACTATCATACTGATCTGATACAACAAATAAATTCCTATCCCTATTCAGCCTAACATCTTCAATTCTTCTTTGCGCCCCAATCAGCCTCATTGCTCTATTTATATCATGATTTTCCTCTTCATCATCATCCAGCGGAAGGCCGGAGCTTGGACCAAACAAGCTTATTTCAATGCCAACATCGTCGGCCGAAGTTAATGCACTATTAAACTGAGTTCCAACCCTTATCTGTTCTTGAATCGCAGCATCAATTGTATCAATTTCAGCCTGCAATGTGGCAACCAAAGCGGCTGCCGGAATTCCCGTCTGAACCCCGCTTCCAGCGTTTTTTTGAAGACTTCTCATCTTCTTTCTAAGTTTCACCTTTCTCTTTTGCAAATTTTTAACCTGATTATTAGCCGTAGATCGAACCCCAGCCTGATTAATCATCTGTTCTGCCGCAGAAGAGCTAACTGACGCCATTCTATATGGGTGAAAATTTCCATAATATTCATTTTGCTCTCTTACCGCCTCCACAACACCTGTTAGTGGATCTTCTGGGCTAAAGTTTGTAGAACGATCACTCTTATTGTGCGCCGCGAGAGATTGCTCTATAAATGTTTCTACATCATATGGCTGCCCAACAATCAAAATGCTTAAAATATTTGGAATATCAAGATTATTTAAAACATCATTTGTAGCTGTAACAGAATAATTTTGATCAAATTGTGAAGACATCTGGCTCTCTCCGGTTGGATCTACAATTTGAAATCCAGCCGTGGCCGTGATAACTCCGGTCTTCCACCTGTATACAAAACCATCCGGATGTTGCATTACCTTCTTTCCATCTAAAGAACCAGGTCCATTGTATTGGCTTTGAAGAAGATTTCCCTCTGTAGCGTTTTGTCCGGCTAATATCCCAGAATCATAGCTAAGCAAGCCTGATGATAATAAATTTTTATTTTCATACAGCAATTCTCTTTCAGAGCCTATAACCTGTCCTAATTCATCTTTCGCCAATTCAAACGGAGTCAGCGGATCTTCCAAGATTCCCTGAGGATCGGCCATCGCTGGTTTTATAGCAAACCTACTCCACTTTAGCCAAGACATATTATCTGTGCATGAAACATTCAAAGTCCAATAACCTCCTGAAAAATTTTCAGAAGTATTTGTAATATACCCTCCGAACACATGAATCATTCCAAATGAATTATCCTGCATATGCCTTAATTTTTTATAAGTTTCAATATCCATTCTTTGATTTGTATATAATTGATACTCTGCCTTTAAAACTGCAGTGTCAATTTCCATAAAACCTGTATCAAAAGGTGCTTCGCTAGCCTCCTCTGGGTATAGTGACCCTCCTAATGTATAATCTGTATATGTTCTATTTCCACGAATATAAAAATGAACAGGATCTGGCGGACTCACAATTGGCTTTCCAAGATAAAAGGTTCTAAGCCTCTCTCTTACATATTCCATGTCTAAAGAAGAATCTGCAGACCCCGCGCCACCGAGCTCCATAGCGGCAGATACAATGGATGACCCATCTATCGGAGGCATACTTCCGGCCATACCCTCAGATTGCATTCCACCGTTTACTAATTCATCAAGAATTCCAACCGTTCCATTCAAAGCCTCTTCTATTGCAAGCTCTATATCATCCTCTAAAATGGTTCCAAGCCTATATGGATAAGTCATTGCGAAACTGGCAGTCCCAGGAGCAGTCTCATAGTTGGTTGAAGTTTGAAAACTATTAAAAATTGTAAGCTCAATGACCCCAGTTCCTGGCCCTATTATATAATTGGCCGGATCGTGCGGATCAACTATCCATGTTGTTAATTGATTATCAGTAGAAAATGCATTCCTTTTAAGCACCTTTGCTATATCTTCATTCATAGCACTATATTGCTCAACAGAAGATCCATAAGCAAAGGCATCCCCTATATCGCTAAACATGGTGTCCCAACTAAAGCTGAGATCTGCATCTGCATCTGCTCCACTTATAGCGGAAGCGTGACCATCTACACCTTCGTATTCATTTTTAAACTCTTCTTTTTTGCCTTCAAGAATCAACTTTGCAGTAGAGGCTGGCAGTGTATCTAAATAAGTTCTATTTGTATCTAAAGTAACACTCAAATAAGCTTCAATCTCTTCTCCTCTTTCATCAGTCAATAAGTTTCCATCCTCATCTCTAAGAAAAAGATCAGTAGTTGGCGCAGCGTCTGAACCTGGAGGGGCTACCGAAGATCTAGACTCAGCCAGTTGTTCATCACTTGCGTATATATACTGACCAGTGGCTGTATCATAGTATGCAGAGCCACCTTCGAGGCCCAAATTGTCCCCCCTAAGCTCAGAAAGCCACTCCTCAAGTCTTTTTGCAACATATTCTTCAGAAGTATATCCAAGTTTGTTTATATCGAATAAAGCTCCTTCGTTTATAAAAGAAGACAGCAAGTTCATACTGTACATCTTATTATCAGAAAGAAAATTTTCAAACTTTGTTAAGCTCTCATATGCTCTTATCTGCTGAACTTTATAAGCAAACAATGCCTTAGTTGCTCTTAAAAGCATTTTTTCAGTTTTGTCCATAAACCTTAAATCATTAGCGCTTTTTAATGAAGAAAATGGCTTTTTCTTTATTAAAATTGTTGCCTCAGGAGACATCGCCAACAAGTTTCTGGTATCAGGAGTTACAGAGTTTGCATGATTTTGGTCTAAGAATATAGAAGCACCCGTGCCAACAAGCGAAGGCGGCGGGTTCTCTATAGATCCATAATCAACATGTATAGGGACTGCTCCCTGAGATATCTTTGTTCTTGCCTCATTCAAAACCTCTTTGATGCGAACATCCAACTCTGGAGTTAAACTCGGACTGGGCGCACTACCTGCCATATATCACCTCAACTACCACTTTTGATAGAACTCTTTCTGTTTGGATTAACAGAGTTCGGCTCTACTTGTTTATTGTCATCATCTTTAAATGTAGACTTTGTAGGGTTATTATTTAAAGAGTAATTATCATATAACTCTGGTGCTGTAGGCACAGTCGTTGAAGAGCTTGCGAATGATAAATTATCAGAGCCTGGAGTGTGCCCCTTATCAACTGTGGTGCCTTGAGCCATCATCGCTTCTCCGTCATATGACAACGGCTCCCTATGCCATGGCATAAAGTTTTCCCTTCGGCCCGTTCTTCTTAATACTGTAAATGTAAATTGATAAGTAAAATGACCAGGCTCTTGAGCAGATTCTGTTGTACTAAAGTTTTCAAAATAACCTCTGTAAAACTCTCCCTGATAATACATGTCTACATTTGTAGCAAAAGCTGCCAAACTTGGAACGCTCGTAAACTGCTCATAACTAGCCGCAGTTCCACTTCCGGTAAATGGAGCAGATATTATATCTATAGCATTACTAACTCCAGAAACAGTGTCTGAAAAAGCCCCGCCCGTAAGAACATCTGCAACATTTGTTAGTGTTATTCCGGAAGAGCTGCTTTCTGCCAAAAGAGCTGCAGCTTCTTGCGCTGCAATTTGAGCTTCGAGCGCCAAGGCCTCTTGCCTCTTTCTTAAAACATCTCTATACTGTATTTGCTCATGCCTATAAATATCTCTCAAAACATTTATTCCCTCTATACCCGAAGAGCCCGTTGTGCCCCCAACCTCAATCTTGGTCAAAGCCTCTCCCCAGTACTGAGTAACGAAGCCACCCTTTGTAAGATCAGACTTAATCAGTTTATTATCTCGAACATTAAAGCTCTGAGGGTTTATATACAACTGCCTTCTTGCCCATAAAGGATCTCCGTCATCATTGTAAACCGTACCAGTTTGATTAGATCCAGATGCAGAATATGGATTTACACCGCCTGTAATAGCCTCCAATGATAAAGGAAGAAAGAAAATTATAGTTTGTCTTGTTATATCACCCATGTTTTATCCTTAGTCTGTACTCGCGCCCGCACGATTTCTAGTTCCCTGTCCAAGTTCATTACTTATTGTGGCTGCTGCATTTAATACCGATCCAGCCCTATCTGTCAAATCAATCTCTATAGAAAGCTTAGCAGCAAAAGCATCCGCTATTGCTACAGCCATGGCGTCTGCCAAGTCCCTCCTACTTGAAAACCCGGCCTGCTCCAAAGCCGATGTTGATGCCTCAGACGCCGCAAGCATAGATGCTCTCTCTATATTGGCAGGTAATTCATTCATATTTAAATTAAAATTATCAAGATTACCGCTCAAATTAGTAGCAGCCTCAACGATGCCGGCATTATCGGCCGGGCCCTCCATTGTCGCGGCTCGCGTTAACGTTCCAACATCCCCTCGGGTAGCGCGAGGAGCATTGGCCCCGCCTCCTGGTGCAGATAAAATTTGACTTATAGAGCTATCTCCCTCCAGGCCAAGACTGTCTAATGCGCTAAGCAGACTATCCTGAAGGCCGCCTGATCCGGCGGCTCCTATTCTTCCCCGAATAGCCTCTCCACCCGCCTGAATACCTCCCGTTAACTTTCTTCTGCCTGCCGCAGCCACGCCTCTCATTCCTTCCAAAGCCGGTCTTGCCAAAACTGCTAACAAATTAGATTGAATTGCAAGCTGTTGATTTGCCTTTTCCCATTCATCAAGGGTTTTATCTCTTCCTTCCATCTCATTCTTTAATTGTTTTTCTAATTCTGCCTTGGTATCCACATCTCCAGATCTAGTTGCATCATCTAATCTTGAAAGCATGTCCAAAACACGAGTTGCTGACTTATCATCACCAACTCCAAATTGATTTTTTAACATCTGCTGCTGTATATAAAACTGATTCTGAAGCTCTGGAGACTCAGCTGCCTGCTGAACAGTTACGATATCTCCCCCTGTAAACGAAGCAAGGGTATCTTTCATCCCCATTGCCAATTGAGCCCCTATATCTGATTGTTCTCCAGTCTGTTCAGCCTCCAGCATGGCCGCCTGCATTCCGATTGATGCTCCCAGCACTCCTGATCCGCCACCGCCGCCGATATCTAATCCACCTCTTTGAAATACAAGATAAGCATTTGCATAATTCGTTGTTAAATCTGCCAATGCACTAGTCAAAGTCCGCGTTAAATCAACAGCATTTTCAATTCCAAGCCCCATATCTTGCATTGTTCGTCCAAACCCTTCTAATATTGGTCTTCCAAAATCTGCTGACATTCCAAGCTTTTCGAACCCTTGTACTGCGCTATTCAATGTAGACGCAACAGTTGATGCTCTTAATCCTGTTTCTTTTGCAACTGCACTAAATCCGCCGATCATCTCTGCAGCTTCTTGGGCGCTTTTTCCCTGCTTGTTCATAGCTGTATTGAAATATTCAGCACCCTCGGATACAGATACGCCCATGGCAGCAGCTTGAGCTGCAGCAACAGCATAGAGCTTTGTTGACCCAATTCCCGTATCAACACTTTGATTTAACTGATCTAATGATAAGCTGGTATTTTTAGTCGCCTCAACAAACCCTGTCATGGCATCTTTTGTAAGATACATAGATTGTGCAAATTGACTTGCCGTCTCTGTCCTTAAACCATCTGCAAATCTTTCTGCTTCGCCAATTGTGCTTCCAAACTGCTTTCCTAAGTCAAAAATGCCTTTATCATATTCTCTTAACGCTCTGGAGGGCCCGTCAAAAGTTTCTGCCAATAACTTAGCAGATTCAACAGCACCTTCTCCAAGCTCGCCAAGAATGCTCGTGCCAACCGACATGGCTTGAAACATAGCATTTGCCGCGCTACCAACCCCTGGAATTTTTGAAGCAAGAGTTCCAAGAAAGCTAAGAGATTTAGAGCCTGCGTCTGTCATGCCGCTGATTGCCTCTGCAGCCTCCTCAAAGGCTGGAGTCATACCGCCGACCTTACTGCCACCAACTGACGAGCCAAGTTCAAAAATACTCTTTACAGAACTATTAAACCCCTCTGTAGTATCCTTGGCCTCTTTCGCAGCCTTACGGTACGCCTCGACCTCAGCACGGAGCTGTGCAACCTCATCTTGAACGGACATTTTGCTTTATTTATCCTTTGTTATATTAAATAATCTAGACATATCTTTCGGCATCCTCGTACTCCTAGCGTCTCTAGGCTTGTCTCCAGTATTACCTTGTAAATTAGTATTTTTATACTTACCCCGAATAGACTTAACCAATTCATCATTCTTTCTAAATTCTTCTTGAAGTATTTGTCTTTCGAATTCTTCATCTGAAGCAAATCTGTCATCATCCTTAGAATCTCTAATATTTCTAATTTTTTGCACAGCTTCAGAATTCCAGAACGAAGCCAAATATTCAGCAAGATCTAGATTATATTCATATTTGTTTTTTTCATCTTCTTGCAACATTTGGGCGTACCAAAGCCATTGAGCTTCGCTGATATTCTCGAAACGCTCATCGTCAGAAGTGCAACTCCATGTCTTGCATAGAGCCCAGCGGAGCCTGCTGATTGGCTCCTCGGTTATACTTTTAAATCTTCTAAACCAATCTCTTCACTAGAGGCTGCTACAAGCTTTTCGTATATTTGATATACTCTTTCAACAACAACTGACTGCATGTTAAGAACAACATCCAACCTTCTCTCTGCAACGCCCTCTAACTCTTCATTTGCACAAAGATCTTCTAAAGGAACTCCATTTACCGACTCAATAACATAAGAAACAGTAACAGGCTTTATGTCTAGCAATCTATCTATCTGATCAAATTGCATCACTGTTTGCATAATTTCCTTTTGCTGCTTTGTAGATAATGTGGTTATAACAAATTTATATCCAACTATATCCACAACCTCATTTATCTTTCCTAAAAAAATTAAATTTTTCAAATCATCTAGACCGAGCATTGTTTCATTTGTTTCTTCTTTACGATTGTCGTCTACAACGGGCTCGATCTCTTCTAAGCTATCTTCTTCATTACTTGTATCATTAGAACGACTAATCGTGGCGGTTCTCTTTGGCATTGAGTCTCCTTTCTTTAGTTATACTAAAAATGCTATATTATTTTACTTTATATAAACAAAAAACACCATCTTTTAAAAAGATGGTGTCTTTATAATTTAATTTAATTTTTGTATATCAACTATAAGCTGCCGAAATAAGACCCGGGAAGTCCAAGGGACCTCTGCGGTCGCCCATATCCGCAGCCTGCTCAACTGCATCCACATCGATCTTGGAGGCATCGACCTCTCTGCTGCCACCCACGCCTTGGCTGTTTGCAACCGGCTCGTGTGCTCGCTTGGAAGATATGAATTCACAATCAATACCAGCAGATTCTGCAATAGTATAATCAGAAGTTTGATAAGTCTTTGATAAATTATTGAACCAGCAATTATGATAAGTCGTTATAACCGCATCATCACCGTCTCCTGTAAACTTATCAATAACCACTATATCAAACGGCATTCTTTGAGCATGAATATTCTTAAAGCCTCTGGCAAAAGATTCAGGCAAAGATAAGCCATCAAATACAATTCTGTTAACCTGCAAAGAGAACTTTGCCGGAGACTGAGGAACTAACTCTATTATGCCATCAGTTCCAACTTCCGAAATAGGCTTGTTAGATCTTGACTGAGTTTCTTGAAAAGACTGGATCGCGCCGACTGGCTCGCCATTGACATAAACAATAACCTGCGTTGATAGACCGGTTCTAGTCTTTGCGCCTGTAATTGTAGCGCTATCAAATAAAGTTGATGTATTTGGATAATCTGCCATTATTTTCTCCTATTATATGACCCCAACTTCTATATCTATAAAGATGTAATTTATAGGATAAGCTGGAGAGAACTGTAAAAATACGTTAATCTGTCTTGGGTCAACCTTATCTTGTTCAACCCTAACATTCTTATACTGAGTGACCAACCCTTGAGCAATTAGTGCCGACATAATCGAACTAACCCTAGCTCCAACAAGGTTGTTTGTATCTCCGCTTTGTACTCCGCCTATAAATCCCTTAAGAGAGTTTCTCAAAACTCGTTTAACGGTGTCTCTAATGAAGATAATAGAGATTTCTTCATCCTCAACAAATCCTGATTGACTTGTTGTTCTGCCTGCCAAAACCTTTCCGCCTCCGGTTACTGGCTCAACAACTGTTGCGCCGACGTTACCAAGGCCATTTAAAATGACAGGTCTAAAAATCTTGTCTCTGGTTAATGCAAATCCAGATAATGTCTTGTATGTTAACGGAAGAGCTACATTCTGTCTTGCCGATAGCCACCCAGAAGCTGCTGCGGCCATATAAAACCCGTGTAGATTAACATTTGTTCCATTTACATTTCTAACAATCGTATCTGGGAACATATAAACACATCTGTTGCTCGTATAGTTATCACTTAGCTTGAAGTTTACAAGGTCTTCCACATTATCATCAAGAACCTCTTCTGGATCATCTCCCTGAATTCCTTCAAGAATTCCGATATCTTCGACCGCAACCTCTTCTGTTCCGATTAAAGCAGCGGCTGAAACCCCCATTTGCGCTCCGATAAATGCCACCCTCTCCATCCTGTTTGCAACAGAACTCATGTTCTCACAGTGATTAACTGTTGCTCTAAAGATTGAAGAAATAGCCTGAGTTGGAAGAGGTACGATGATTTGAGCATCCGCAGCCTCAAGCGCCTCAAGCGCGTTAAACCAATTTGTATCAAAATAATCTGAATCATTTTCGTCTACATAAGAAATCTTAAGACCATCACCATCCTGAAGAACGCCGCTAGTTACAAGATCTTCATGAAGAAGAAGACAAGCATCATCAGGGGTGCTAGAAGGATCCTTGATGAAGAAGTTAATATCTTCATATTCAGCCGCAAGAGTTATAGCCTCACCATCGCTGGCCCTCACAACATATGCTTTTGAATCATCTGTTACTGCGCTTATTGTAAGCTCGACCTCATCAACTCCATCATTATCCAGCCCCAGCGCTCCAGAAACCTGCTCTTTACTTGTTAAAGCCGTTCTGCTATCCCAAGCTTCTCCGGCATTTTCCATGCTTGTAACGACAATTGTCATCCCAACATGTTCTCCGTCAAAATCAAATTCTGGAGTTGTGAAGTAAAATCCATCATCATCTTCGGCAATTTCGCCTTCGATTCCATTTCCAACAATGTCCTCATCTATATTTACAACCGTATATGAGAAAGCATTATCAGAACTTCCTATCCAATTATATTGCTGGATATCTGATTCAAGCTGAGAGTTATAAAAGTCTACTTTATTCGGGAAAACCTGTGTTTCTTCGCCATCTCTTACAATAAAAATGTTAACCCTAGAGTCTGCATCAGGTCGGCCATTTCTAAGGCCTGTAATTGGTCTTGAGATAACGAACCTAAGATCATCTACTTCGCAACCAGATCCACAATCTGGAAATCCACCGACTCCCAAAGAATCTCTTTCTTCTAATAGAGTTGCGGTTGTTCTTCTTGGGATTGCAGGCTTGCATTGAAGCGCAAGAATTGCTGGCGCCCCATTCTCCATGGCCATCTGTGACCCAAGAGAAAGAGTGTTGTCTTCGCTTGGGTTTCCGTGCTTCGTAAATAATGAATTAGCACCTGTAAAAAACTCTGGATCATTAAGATCACCTTCGAAAACATATTTTGCCTCTAAGTTATCGCCCAAAGCTAAAGCTCTTGAGTTTACATCAATATAGAACTTATCCCCCACCTCGAATGGAACCGCACCCTCTTCTATTCCTAATAGTAAAATTCCATTATTTTCTAACATATGGAATGTAAGGCCTGTGTCTGATAAACCACCGGTACCCTCTAAGTCTGGAAGGCCTGTACTTTCATCGTCAAGAGCATGAAGTCTAAGCCTTCTGGTTGAAGTAATTGCGCTAACAGTATACCTGCCTCCATTGGAGTTCGTTCCTGCGCACATCACCACAGTCTTTCCTACATCGCCGCTTGTAAAGCTGCCCTCAGTAGTTGGCGCTCCAGTTGTAGTATTGTGAAGAACATCCTCATCATCTATCAACAGGTTTGTCGCCCGGATCTCCCAATCCATATCAGTCCAATCGGCGGGGCCAAGACTGTCTGTAGTAAGAGTTATTGTTGTGTCTGTTCCATCATATTCTAAATCTTCTATTTCATATCCTGCATAACCATCTATGCATAAAAAGTCTCCCGCCATGGCCTGACCCTGAGTAACAATATCGGCACCAGCAACAACAAAAGTATCAGTCGTAGATTCTGTTTCATCCCCACTCTTTAGAGTTGCAGAGCCCTGGGGGAATGCAAGTCCGGAGACATCTCCGTAAGCTACAACAAACCCATCTGTGCATTCGTCTGAAGTTCCAGAGATTGCTCCATCTCCACTGGTGTAATATGAACTGTGAAAGGCCATCGGGCTTCCTGCGGAATCATAAATCTGTCCAGATTCAGACCCTGTAACGCTAAACGTGGCCAGCCCAGGAATGGGATCGCCATTTGAATCTCTTACGACACTTACGCATCTTACGGTCCACCTCTCTGCCGGAGCAGAGTCATCAAGTACATCCAGGGTAATAAACGGATCACAACTTGCATCTTCAATGATTGTTCCCGTTCCTATATTCATACTTGCTGCAGAATATCCCTTTCCGTCCTGATCGCCAATAGAGGCTCCCTGCAGCTCAATGCATCCTGTTGCAGGATCTAATCTAAAGTCAAAGGCTGAATCAAAACCATTTGCATCAATCTCATCTTCCTTTCCAAAAAGAAGAGTTCCGTTTAATCGAAGCTCTGTTCTTCCGCTAACGACAGGAATGTTTTGAAGCTCAAAAAAGCGCCCATCACCGCTACCGGTGGGGCTGCAATCTGCCGCTCCATCCTCTCCGCCGCCTGCTGCGGCCTGAACAATGGTCTCCTCCCTGAGGCCTTCGCCCATAACACAAACTATTCTTATTCCGCCTGGGATAGAGACCCCACGGGAAAGAACCCTATCTCTTGCAAATGCTCCAGGCTGAATGAAACCTGAAATGCCGGGTATATTAGCCATTTATAAATCCTCCACGCTTGCGATAACTCACCAAATTATTTATTATTAGTAGTTTCATTTTTCTATAATCTTTTAAAAAATTTCTGTTAATTCAATGATATCATCGAACCTACTAGACAGAACATCTGCCTCAGTTTTAACTCCTGGAATTGGATGCCACGTCGGCTGAATACTAAATGCTATTTTTTCAACAACATTTTCAATCGGAATCTCAACCCTCCACTCGGAAAAAGTACTTAAACTAATGCTTGTGTTATATACATAGTCATTAGCATACGGCTCCGCTGCTTCTGCGCCAATTCTTAATTGACTTACAAATAAACCATTTGCCCTTAGCTCATTCCATAGCACATACTGTATTGCCATTGAAACTATATCAACCAATTCTTCCAATTCACTTTGACTTTCAGAATGAATTCCCAATTCGAAACCTAACTCCCAACGTCCTGCGTAAACCCTATGAGTGGGAGTGCTAACAAGCCTTCTTGCGCCATAATCCGTCTCTACCATATCGGTTCTATACTTATAAGTCATATTTTGATTAAAAGACACTGGCTTATAAGATCCGCCGCTTGACTTTACAACAATTGCTGGAAAAAACTTAACTTCATATCTGTATGCATCACTTATCAATATTTTAGTGGTAAACTCTGAGTCTACATCAATGCCTGTTTGGTCTGGAGTCAAAGGATAACCATATTCATCATCTCGATATGTAAAGATGGAATCATTTCTAAAGACATTTCTCAAACCATCAATCAATAATGTTTTAGGATGTACTATTGCTGTTTGCTGAACAATATAGTTATCAGTGAAAAAACTTGAATAAACAACATGATCGCCATTAAGGCCAGATCCTGGTAAATTCTGTTCGTCAATCATTTCTTATAATCCCTAAACTGTAACGGTAAATATTTCAAGTCTTCGATACTGGAGGCTTGTTCACAAAAATGTTTAATCTCTCTAACATACTTATCTAACTTTTCTTTATTTTTTAAATCATCAGCATCGAGTATAATAGTTTTTTTGAACATTAACTCTGTAACAATCTCACCATTATTAGCATCTAAATTACCAGAAACCATCTCTATAGAATTATTGTCAGAAACGATATTAACGCTTCGACTCATTTCTTTCTTAAGAAAATCAGATAGATTTTGAATCGTTCGTTCTAGAATATTATTCTTTCTTCTTTTTTTACTAAAAATTTTAACAGCAAACATCACCTTACCTCGTAGTCAGAAATATCATCAGCCAAATCTATCACTATGTTTATTGGCTTGAATTTCTTATGAATATATTCTACTCCGTATTTTCCCGAAGGCAATCTTACTTCCCAATATCCGTCACTATTGGTTTTTGCATTTTTAACAAGCTTGTTATTTCCATCGTAAACATTAACTATAACATCATAAATTGGAACCTTGGACTTGTTAACAATAAATCCATGTGTTTTTATATTTCCCAAAACTAATCTATCAACCTTTTGCTGTTTTTGTGTAGGCCGATTTGAAGAAGGCTCCTTAATTACGGGAGAAGCAGTCACTGCTGCGGCTGCATTTTTATTAAGTTTTGAAACTTTATTGCTTAAGAGTTTTACATTATCATCTACAACCTGCACTCGTTTATCAAGGGTTTCCAATTTATCTAAAATTTCATAAATAGCATCTATGGCCGATTGTTCTTTTGTCTTAGACATCACTCCTCCTAGTAATCATCATCTGATACGTTATTCGCCTCTACGTACCCATAGAATGTAGAGTTGTTCAGTCCAGACTCAGCCCCAATACCATAAGGGCCAGTCGTTTGGTCTGTTACATTTATTGAAATGTTTCCATTTATAATAACATTATTAACGTAGCTGCCGCCATCCCAATAAATAGCCCCGTCGCCCCAGCCTATAGAATCAAAAAAACAATCTTTTACAATCAAATTGCCGAAATATAGCCCAGAACCACGGCCCTGCCTAACAGCCCACTCCCATGGCTCAGCGTCATTTACACTAGTCCGTGTTCCATTGTCAATTCCTATACAATTTATTTTAGAAAGCCTAAAAGTAGCCTCTGGAGAGCTGGTTGAGCTTCCAGTGCTAGATATTTCTTGAGCTACTTCAACAATAGAGCCTCGGTCTGTAAAGGATTCATGCTGTTTATATGTAAAACTTTCAAGCGTTACTCCATAAACTATATCCTCAGAAGAAGATCTGTTTCCGGGCTCTCCTCCTCCTATATAAATTAACACACTTTGATCAGCAGAACTTCCACCGACCAGCAGCTCTCCGCTTCGCTGTATTATAGTGTTTGGCCCAGCGCCGCTAAGTATCAAGTCAAAATCAATAATAATTGTTTCAGAAACATTATATGTCCCTTCTTTTAGAAAAATATTTGGGGTTCCCATTTTTGGAAATAATTTTGAAAACATTCTCGCATAATCTACGGCAGCCTTAATATCTGTAAAGTGTCCAAACCTTTGATCATTGGCAACCGTTATATCACCAATAAGCTTATGGTCAATATGATCTATAAACAATCTAAGATCTGTTACCGTTGTTGTCTCCCCAGAAGTATCTACTTCCACATAAGCAAGATTTGCTACGGCCTGACCCGCAAATGGCGACACATACTCTGCACCAGCACCTGCTCGATCAACCTCGTTTTCAACAATAATACATCCACTTCCATCCAAAGCTATATAAAAATTATCTGTATCATTATAATCCTCAACACCCCCATCGTATTTGTAAACAAGATCTGTAACTCCCAAGTATTCAAACCTTACACCGTTTACTACTGCAACTCCTGGGTTTATAGTTATCTTGCATGTACTGCTATCCACATATGTAATGCTATCTATATCTGTAGCTCGAATTACTCCGCTTGTTCTTAATTCATTTCTTGGACCCTGTATGTATCTTTCAAGAAATGCTTCTCCAATGATTGTATCATCAACAGTTCCTGTGATTCTTTTGTTCCTTACAGTCGGAACTGCTCCACCGGTTTCAGATGCAGATCCTAAAATAAATCCAAAATCAGCCGAATAAACCCCTCTGCACAAATGCAACACGCTACTTGGAAGATCATCATAGCCTATTAACACCGATGTCTGTTCTGAAAGTGGCGGGCCTGATGCTAAAACCTCCAAAACTATATACGACATCTTATCTCTGGAAAAAACCTTATATTCTCCGGTTGCACCCACAAAGGTCTCCTCCCCCTCACTCCCCGGCGTCACATCATAAGGGGGCGTTGTAGACTCTCCAACCGTGGTTCCCAAATAAGCCATACCATCGGTTGTTACTGTTACAACATAAATATCATCCGCTTGAATAAAGCCTCCTGACACATCTGAAACAATGGCATAAAATCCGGCTGTTTCAATATGCCTTACAGTGTCTAGTTTCTTTTTATAAAAAATATCTTTATTTTGATCAACGAATACATCAAACATAATAAGACCATCGGTCTCAAGAAACTCCATCTCTCCGATTGGGGCTGTACACCTTATTACAAAAACTGAAGAATCATCCGAAATCTCCCCTTGTAATGCTGGAGTTCCAGATGTAGGATCCAATATTATTGTATTTGCAGATACATTACGAATTCTGAAAGTACCATCGTCTCCAGATTCTGTAGAGCCGTCAATTACACATAAATCACCAGTTCTAATATCATCTGCTATAAAGTCTGTAGATACAGAGCTCAAATACATTGTTCCTGCAGCAATAAGTATAGAGTCATCTCCATACTTCTTTATCTTTCCAAAATCTTCTAAAAGTCTTCCATTAATATGATAAGCGTTTCCCCCAGAGCCTTCAACCTCTCTGTCCAAAAGATATGATAGCCCCAAGACTTCTGCCGCATCAGTTGTTGCTGCGACCAATTTGATTGTTCTGTTTTTAGAATCTTCTGCAAAGCTTGGCAAAACGTGCGTAATTGCCAACTCATAACATCTTAATGATCTTATCTTATATGCAAAAATGTTTAAGTTATTAGCTACAGCATAATCATTTATTTTAAAAACAATTGTATCAAGATTTTGAATATCAAAGTCTTCATCATAAACTGTTATCTCAACTGTATCTCCTCCGTCTATTTCCAAGGCAATCATATCAGCCACGCCATCTTCAAGACTCGTTGGCTTTATTCCGGACGATATAATTGTTGCTGCATTCGGAAGGGCCACTTGAACATCTGGCGTATTAGATTTATCGTATCTAGGTCTAACGCTACAGTTTAATCCATTCTCATTATAATTTACAAATTGATTTTTAGTTATCTTAGCCGTCGTTCCTTCTTCAATCTCATTTACTGGACCGCCAAATATCATTACATAATCTACATCACCTTCGTCGGTCAATGCTACAGATGCAATTAAATATTCTGTATTATCTTCTTCAAACGAAGAATCTACAACGGAAAGTATATCAAAAGGCTTTGGGGCGGTCGTTGGTGTTGGCGGGGTTGAAAAAGATACTTTAGATGTGCTTTTATCATTTGGACCATCATAAATTATTTCGCTGGCCTCTGTCAGCAGCGTGCCTATCTCATTCCCCTCCCAGGCATTATAGGAAGAACCCGTTCTTATTATTCCATTCGAATTGAAGTTAAGATTTGAATTTCTGAGCCCCTCTCCTTCCAATTCTGCTAAATCATCAATGGCTCCTTGAACACTTGATGAGCTAATTAAATCTGAAGTTTCTTCATTGCTATAATATATCTGTCCCGCAATATGAGAATTATTATTTGCGCCTATACTTTCACCGGTATAGTTCATATGAGCATTATAAATTTCTTCCAAAATCTCCTGAAGAGTTCCCTCTCCAAGAGCCATCGTTGCATCGGAAGACTCCTCAGCCTCCGCTGCTTCTACGGCTATTGCTTTGGCATAATGTCTATTTATAGCATCATCATGAACGTGTGCCGAAACAATCGCATTAAGCTCTTCAAGGGTTATAATAAACGCATCTAATCTGTTGTCCAAAATAGAAATTTGATCTTGCAGCAAATGAGTTGGAAAGTTTAATCGTAATTTGCTTTCATTAATTGCCGCGACTTTTGATACGTCTGTATCTGTAACAGGGCCTGAAAGAACATTCGATCTATCCAAAGCTTCTTTTAATATATTTCCATTTTCATCCAAAGCATTTGACAGCCTTGCCGAAACGGTATTTCCGGTTGCTCCTTGCGGATTTATACCCAGAGCCTTTTCAATATTAAATATTGCAGACCTAAGACTATTAAACACATCAGAGCCTATCTCGGTAATATTATCTCTAATTACCGGGATCTCTACTGATGTATCTAATTCATTTGGATATTTTGATTTTGGCACGTTATCCTCTTAACCGCAATGGTATGTGCATCCAACAAATGCTTTTTTATAGGTTTGACCATCAAACTCAAATTCAACACATTCATAATTATTACTATTTAAATCAAAATTACAATCTTGGGTAATCTTTGCCACAGTATAGTTGTGAAGCAAATCATCATCTTGCCTCATACCATAACCAGGAATTTCGCAAGTTGTTATGTAATCTCCATTCTCCAAATCACCATTTATATTACAAATCCAAACAGCACCTTCTCCTAGTGAGTTAATAATCAGCCTTTCATCATCCTCTTTTTTTGCATAAGAAGATACGAATGCTCCTATCGAATAAGATCTTGTATCACTGCCTTCATCCTCCATATCAGATATTACTCCAAAAGCTTTTTTATCATTTCTTACACTTGATAGCCCAACCTCTGGCAATGATTCATTTATGCTAGGCTTTTTTAATCCATCTAGATTACTATAAAAACCCTTTGAAATAACTATCAGCCCTATGTTGTCCTTGTCGTGCAAGGCTTTATCCCCCAGAGATCTATGCTGACCTGTAAAGTTAAGCTCGTCTACATTATTTGCCGGATTTAAATATGCTCGAACACCATCGAAGGAACCTCCATAACTATTTTTATGATGAAAGGCTAATACGTTTGAGTTTCCATCGTATGAAGATCTCACGTGTATTGTCCATCTAACATCTGCCGTACCGGCAAGGATTCCGTCATCACCGCCATGGGTTGCATACTGATGAATCCTTATTCCTGAGTTGCTATCATCGTCAGATTGAAACACATCAAATCGCCCATTCTTCATAGCCATTCTAAATTTTTCATCAAAATTAGTGCCAAGCAGACCAGTGTTAAATGGATCTTCATCTACATTATATGGCCCAAAAGCTAAATTACTATAGGTATCTGACGATGAAGACCAATATGTTGCTATATCTCCATACATAGATGTAGAGCCAGCCTTTATAAAAAGACATGGTCCCTCCGCCTGGCTGCCTGCAACATTTATTACCCCAACCTGATGACCTGGACTGCTTACTGATAAAGAATCATATATAGCAACATTTCCGGTTCTATCTATATACAAGGCCTTGCCATAGTCGGTCCACAAGCTCAAAGTATCATCGTCTGCAGCGGATCCAATCAATGTTTCAACGCCACTGCGGATAGCGAAACTAACATCGTCTATAGTAATGGATCCACCAACATTGAGATCGCCTGTGTTCACGGAACCACTAACATTCAACCTGTGGCCATCAGGTGTCGTGGTCCCTATCGCAACGCCACCACTGCCATTGGCACACATCATAAGATCACTATCTCCAGAGTTTTGAAGATGCATTGAAGAAGAAGCGGAACCATCTCTGGCCAATATCTCATTGGCATCGAATGCTAGATGATCACCGCTTGTATCTCCTACTATTAAGATTCCGGTACTATTTGACTCACTTATTTCGTCCGAACCTGTGGTGCCTCCATAAACATATAACGGCACTTGAGAATCGGCCACCCCTATCCCAACTCCATCTTCAGTTATGGTCAAACTATCACTTAAAGATCTTCTGTTGATCTTGAATACCGCCGAATCAGTTGTAGAGCTACTTCTTGTTCCCATTACAAATTGGCCATTGGAGGCAGGCGTGTCTCCATCCCACTCGATAAAGCCACCATGGTTAAACACGCCCGCATCTCCGGAGCAATCCTCAACAAACTCAATTCTTGATGAACAGTTTCCTCCCCCAGCATCGGGCGATCCCAGTCTAAACACCACATCATCACCAATGAGGTGAAGATTTGGCTGAGTTGTTGATGGACTTGAGTTTTCAATCGTTATACTTTCTGCTATAATATCTGTTGCTGCAATATTTGTAACAGCAAGCGTTTCAATGGGAAGAAGCCTATCTGACCATTCATGATTGCCGTCATAGTCGATCTTGCCCGATCCTGAGCCATCATTATCAGCACATATGTTTCCAACTATTTGTATATTATTTATTGCAGGACAATCATCAAAGTCAAAAATATTTTCTCCAGCAACATACGAGCCAACCAGCGGATCGACATAAGCACAATGAATAAGATAATTGTCCATCCCATCCACCACCATATCCGTTCCACCGGGAGCGATTCCTGACCCTCTAGAAACATTATTTGATATATTTATATTTCTAATATTTGCTGCAGCAAAATCATCAAACTTTATTGCTGAATTTAAAAATTGACAATTTGTTATAGAGATATTTCCTGCGCCATGATCTGTCGCCTCTTCCAGCCTGTCATGAGCCTCAACTATAATTCCGCCATAGCTAATGTCGGCAGCACCGTCAGCGCCCTCATCACACTCTGATGAGTCAAAAATAACATTATCAATGTTAACTCCCCAATTTAGCTTATAGCCTTCCGAATCTGAAAGATGATTTGGGTCTTTAATAGATGGATCTATAATATTTATAGAAGAAAGTCTCATTCTGAAATTGCTTAAATTCACAAAGCCATTATTTATTACATCCATGTCCATATCTGGCACAGAAGAGCTTATAGTCGGATCAAGGCCATATGCATCATCATCAATGGCCATTCCAGGTCCTGCAATTTTTATACCAGACCAATTATCGGCGCTTCTTGAGACCAGCCTAGTATCTAGATCGTTAGAGTCATCATATATGTCGGCTATATCTATAACTGTCGAATATCCTTCTCCAACTATATTTACGGGAAAGTTTATCCATATACCTTGATTTAAATGTCTTGCATTAAGAGTTTTGTTATCGGTTGTTGTTCCAGAGTCCTCTGCGTGATCAACAATGACCCTATGAGTTCCAGACTTCAGATGAATCGTCGGAACACCAGCGCTTGAATATGCTTCAGAAAATCTTTTCGCATACTTGAGAGCTTCATTGATTGTTAAAAAGTGTCCCATACCTCTTTGCGGAGATACGGTAATTGAATTAAGAATTCTTAAGTCTAATTGGTCAATAAATAATCTCAAATCAGTTGCAAAAGGAGGATCTCCAATAGTGGTGTCAGAACCATCTCCATTGTATTCTACAGTACATAAGACGCAATAATCATACGGATCAAATGGTGAGGAACAAACCCCGCTTGCTCCAGAGGAGTTTGAACTAGCAAAAACAATCTCTCCCCACTGGTTCATGGCTACAAAAAATTTATCTGTATCGGGAGAAGGCCCCCAAGGAGAGTTGATTCCTGTTATCAAATTATTTCTTGCGCTTATTTCAAATCTTTTTCCCTTCACATAACAAACGCCACCCGCTATATCTATAACATAATGTCCGTTTACATTTATTGACTCATGATCATCCAAGTCAGTATAGGGCGTTAATAAGTCCGTGCTAGAGTCAAGAACCGATGTTGTCACCTCAAGCCCGCTGACTACACCATTTGATCTAGTTTCTCGAATAGGCCTTTGCTGCATTGTGTATATGGCATCAGTTCCAAGATCCTTGTGTCCAACATTTCCTCTGCGCAACTTTGAAAAAAGCCTAGGATAATCAGTTCCAGCCCCGGAAACTCTTGAGGATCCAGCTTCATAATGCGATCTTGCAATGAGAAGATTTTGCCCATCATTTACCTCCTCAAACCCATAAAGACCTATAGTGGTAGCAACTCCAGACCCAGCGGCTCCAATGTCATCATCTATCTGTGCCGATATAGCAGAAGAATCCTGAATAAACAATGTAAGCTTTATATCATACTTTCCAGAAGATACCTCTATATAAGAGTTTGAAAGACTGCCCAGAATAACTGGATCGCCTCCATCTAAGGCTATTAAGTCAACTCCATCTACAGTCCTCTCTAACGTTAGCCCCTCTCCAGATGCTGCCGAATACACAGAGACATCCCCAGCAAAGTCTACTACGGCCACTACGTTCGAAACAGTATCTCCATCCCCCGTGTTGGATAAGGCTCCATATATTAATCTTCTATTATAAAAAACACTTCTATCATAATCCATAAAAACATCTATAATTGCAACATATGAAGATCCGTCTATCTCGCTAAATGCCATATCTGCCAATGATAATGAATTTTTAAATATATAAAACTCTGTACTTTCATCAGAAGATCCTGTCCAAGCCCCGCCTGACAGTTGGTTTGAATCTACACCAACCTTGGACCCTGACTCATGAACGCTTGTTACGAGATAAGTTCCATCGTCAGCGCTAGATTCCGCAATGACCAAAAGGTCTCCTACACATATCGCTTCTTCTAAAAAGTTTACAGAAGTTGACGATATCTGTGACGATCCAGACAAAAGCTCCAACCCGGTCTCTGCCAATTTTGTACCAAGACCGTTATAAGCTTTGCCCTGTATATAATATCTTGTTCCAAGACCAGCATCTATAACTGAGTCTTCATAATCTGATAAGCCCATAGAGTCAAGGGCGTCATCGGATCCTCTTGAAACTTTTAATGTATAAGAATTTGTAGCAGAACTTTCTATAGAATGAACAAATGCAATTTCAGAAGGCTTATTCTCATCATAATCTATTCTGTATGCATAAACGCTATAACCTCCAGCCGAGAATTGTTCATTTAGCTTTTTAAGAATCGTATCAACCGTTTGTACTGTAGCTTCTCCATCATAAACATCCAAATCAATGGCGGTTCCTTCGTCAATTGTTATAGAAAAATATCTATTTCCTTCGGACCCTATTCCGTTTATTTCCGAAGGCCTTATTCCGTTTGTTATAATTGCTGCGGCTTCTGGGTTTGCTATTTGCAAAGTATCTGCATTAGAAGTTGGAATGCCAGATTCGTCATAGGCCTCATACTCTCTAACTGACACAAGCAATCCGCCAAGATTTGCTTCTTTGTTTGTGTTTTGATAAATTTTTGCCGTAGTATCAACCTCTGCATCTTCTCCGAATCTTGCAAAAACATATACTCCTGTTATTTTGGTCTCATCATCAGGGTCGTATACAACTTCGCTAATCTGATATTCTGCAGTTCCAGACTCATCTGTTATTTGTAATATATCAGACTTTTTAATGCTTATTTCAGGCACATCTTGTGCTGTATTAAAACCAATATGATGGCCCTGAGGCGACTCATAAGATATGCTTGCATAATAGGTTATGCCAGTACTATCCAGTATCAGCTGTCCTACGTCATCCTCAAGAGAGGATACAAGCTGACCAGTTCTTGCTACTCCATTATCATGCTGATGATTCTGGTGATCATCAAGCTGACCAACGGCATGTGCCAAGATATCCTCTATAGCGCCCTGAACATCATCTGAATCTATATAGGCAGAAACATCTGTTGTATCAAAAAATAACTGATCAGCTTCGTGTGATCTGTTTGATATCGATATATCACTTCCATCATAATTTATATGCGATTGAAAAACTGACTCAAAAGCATCTTGCGATGTTGTAATATCTAAAGATGTAATTCCAGTTGAAGAAGAGGTATTATCAATAGCCTCTATAGTAATTGCCTGCCCCTTGTGTCTATTTGTAGCAGAAGTATGCACATGGGCATTAAACAAAACTGCAAGCTCATCTATTGTAGCAAGCATGGCATCTACTTGATTCATCAATTGAGATACTTCGTCTTGCAATAATTGCGTTGGATAATTTAAACGAAGCTTGCTTTCATTAATAGCGGCAGTTTTAGAAACATCACTATCAACAATTGGGCCACTTAAAACGTTCGCCCTATCAAGGGCTTCTTTTAATATATTTCCATTGCCATCTATAGCCTTATTGAGTCTGTCCGAAACAGTATTCCCAACAGCTCCTTGCGGATTAATACCCAACGTTCTTTCTATCTGAAATAAAGCAGATCTTATACTATTGAGGACATCAGAGCCAACCTCTATGATGTTGTCTCTAACTGCCGGTATTTCAATAGATGTATCTAATTCATTTGGATATTTTGACTTTGGCATTAACTCTTCCTATAATTTTAACTTTCATATTCATTAAAATAAAATTAGTATTAGAAACTTGACAGATAATTGATTAAGGCATTTCCATCTGATCTGTAATAGCATCAGCACCTACAAAGGCTGCAATTGTAATTGCAATGCCTAAAGATAAAAATCCTATATTTTCCAATGTTTGAAATCTATCTCTTCTATTATATTTATCCAAAAGATCCTGATTTATTACAGTCAGATGAGCATATCTATCCACCTGTGACTGAGAATAATCAAGGTTTAACTTATACAAATCTATCTGCTGCACCCTCAGAACCTCTAACTCTCTATGCCTATCTAACTCCAACTCTTTAGCTTCTAATTCTTCAATTCTATTAAGAAGAGCTGTTGCCTCATCGATGGTAAAGACATAAGAGTCTTCCTCAAGTGTTGTTCCAGCCTTCACTATATCTCCCGCCCAACTTATGCTGGGAGTAAAAACAAGAGAAGCTATAACAGCAAAAGACATCAATTGCTTTAAAACGAACCTCATAAATCTAACTCCATATTTCCGATATGATCTTTAACGTCTACCTTATCTGGAGACATTAAAGACTCCATCTCTTTTATATCAATTAAAAGATATTCCCTTCCTGTTGATATATTTTCTTTTATTTTTTCCGCAAGGGATATTAAGCCCTCATAAACTTTGCTATTTTTATCTTTTGAAATATCAATAAGCTTGTTAATCTTTTCTAACATTAAAAACCTCTTTCATCAAAAAACTCATCTAGTTCATCTTCCGAAACTTCTTTTCTTGCCTCGAATTCTTCAAGAGTTTTTATTTCTTCTATTATTTCTTCTATTCTGCTTTCTAAACTTAAAATCTTTTCATCATTTCTATCTATTTCTTCTTGAGCTTTCTCAATTTCAACTTCGGTTCTAACCTTTTTAAGTTCTAGCTCAAGAATCTCGCGAGCATTTATTTTCTTTCTTAATAAGAAGACCGCTATAAAGCCAAAAATGCCTACTATTGCACCAAATATCAGTTTAGCTTTTAGTCCAACCTTTTTAAAAAAGTCACCAATTGCATACCAAAACCCTTTATCTTCTTCTTCACTCATTATCTTCTTCCTGCTCCTCTTCCTTGCTATTTTCAGCTTCGTACTTCCTGTCAGTCCAACGCCTGGTAACATATGCTGTAAATGTCGCAGCAAGATATGCCGTCATTGCCGAAGCCTCCATGGGCTGAAGGCCTAATTCAAAGTCTTTATAAGAAATTCTACCGAAAGTCGCTAACAAAATGTTCAGTGTAACTACTGAAAAAGCAAAAAATGCGAATGTAAGCATTGCATCTGGCTTTCCTGCTGTATTTTTAATCCAATACATTATCCCTCCTAAGTGCTCAAACTATATGGAATAGTATAAACAATATCTGTCTTATCCATCCTCTTTAACTTTAACCTTTGCCTTGTGAAGTGTCTATAAAACAACTTATCTTTCGTAACGTCCAAAACTTCATATATATATTCTGCATCATCATTAAAATCAAATCGCACGATTAAATCTCTATCTCTTATTGCCGGGTTTGGCAAAGTCCAACCCTGAGGCTCATAAACTTGTTCGAGATGCGTATGCAGCCCTAACTTCAAATCTTCTGTTGTATCTCCAAATGCGACCATAACCCTGCCATCCTCTCTTCTCTTGTAGTCATACTGAGTAAAGCCGCCGATAAAGCCTGTTCCATAACACTTCTTGCAAGATTTAATCTTTGGATGCATCCTTCTGGAATCAGAACAGCTGCAGATCTCTCCATCCCAGATTCTTTTCAAAAGAATTATGGGCTCCCCAGATTGATCCAGAAGAACCTCTTCTCTGTTGAGCATTCGATCAAAGAGGTTCATACCTCTATATTTATTAAACTCTCCTCCGAGATAGCTTCCACAATCACTTTGTCCTTGAAAAATATGTTGAGGAATGGCCCTATGATATCCGCAGAAATCAAAGCCTTGAAAAAACTTTTTATCATTATCTGTATAGTCAGTTATAACCAGCCCCGTTCCGTCAAGCTCTCGTCCGCTCTCATATCCGTCTATATATGTTGGCGTTGCCATTATTATTACAGAGTTTTTATCCTGACATGCCAAAAACATCTTTATAGGATCCCCCTCTAAATAAATTCCGGCGCTTGTTCCATTTAATCCTCGTCCTCCGGAAGGAAGAAGAAATGAAGTGTCTGTTTTTGCTGTATATTTAATTACCTCTGCATTATTAACAATCAATATTCCAGTAGCCGGATATCCATCTGTTGAAGAAACGGGAAATATTGTATCATCCTCTAAAACTTGTTCGGTTATTTCAATATCATCTGGAATACGATATGTGTCATCGGCAACTTCTTCCATTCCTGTTAAATCTACACTTCCCGAAAAGGTCTCCAAGGCTCTGACTGCAAATGACAAAGTAAGCCCGGGAGTCAGCCCAGAAATTTGCGCACACCTGCTTTCTGATGAAGATATATATTTGGGATTTGAATCAAAAATTTCTAATCTAGACTCATCATGAAAGATTAAAGCGTAAGAATCTCCCTTATAAGATCTAGACATGGGTTTGTACCACTCCACCTGAAGCATATCTCCACGACCCATGTTGGATACTTTTCTAATTCCTTGTGCAAATCCTAAAAACTTAACTTGTGGAAATGTTGATGAAAGAATTATCTCTGGCAAGTCAACAGTATAAGAGAACTTTCCTCTTAGTACATTTCCAGAAGTATCTTCTATCGTATATCTCAACTGATATGGGCCATCACGGAAAGATTCTGTTGGCTCGATTCTAACGGAAGCTCCGTCTGTTATCTTGGTTATTGCTGACGAATCTCCATCGAAGTATTCTTCAAACTCACCATCAACTACTATCGGAAGATCATTTAACCATACATTTATAGAGCTAGTATTTACATCGTCTATTTCATCTTTAAATTGCAAAAACAGCACCTGGTCCGATTTAACCAAATCTCCAGGCTCAGGTGAGGACAATTCCAGTATAGGCTCTAGCGGTATAACTTTAAAAACATATTCAAAGTTATAATATTTGCCATCAAGATCTTTTACTTGAATTTTGACAAGAACAACCGTTCCAGGAATAAAATCATCTTCACGATCTATAGCGACAGAAAGCCCTGCATCTATTACAGATATATCCGAATAAGTTCCATCATATCCCGCTTTAAACTCTAAATCTTTGATCGCTCTTGCGCCACTTATCTCAACGACCAAAGAGGACGAATCTATGCCTGTGTCATCATCTACGATGACAAATTCTATTAAGGAATCTAGGTCTGCGTAGGTAGTTCCCTCAGATGGGGATTGCCCAGATAATGTTAGCATATAAACCTCCAATTGAGGCTTTTCTATTAGTAGAGCTAATCGTCGTTAGCTCTTTCCATTATCTCTTCTTTTTTATCTTCTTTTTGACCCTCTGGAACATCATGAAACTTTAAAAGATGATTTACATACTTTTCAGCCTCATCCTCGCCCCTTTGTTCTTCATCAAATTTTACTTGATATTGAAAGGCTTCAATCTCATCTTCTCTGTTTAAATAATCTTTTCTTTTATCAGTTTGCTTTTTACCATATTCATCAATATGCTGTATAGCATGAACTAGCTCATGTATTACATATCTCATTAATACTTCAAAGGGTTTCTTCATTAATTTTGGACTTAAAACAATATTTCCATTGACCGTTTTAGCTGTAACTTTAACTTTGTCGAATCTAATCGGTACGCTTTTTAATATCCACACACCTACGCCAAGGTCTTCGCATATCTCTTTTGCAACACTATCATTCATAAGCGCTGTTCTAATCTTTGATAGCGTTTCCATTTGATTCATCAAATGGTTATTTTTTTTCTTTGCCGATATTACCTTGATCATCTAACTCGCCCTCTTCTTTAAAAAAATAATCATCTAAATTTTCAGACTCACTAGTTATAGCTAAATTAGCAAGAAACGAACTTTGCTCAAGCATAGATATGCGCTCTTCAGCTCTTTTTATTAAGTGTTTTAGCCCTAAAAGCTCAAGCTGTATCTCCTCAAACGTCCGAGGGGAGTTAAAACCGCAATAAGAAAGGGAACAATTTTCTGGCTCTCTCATATAATCTCCAACTAATATATTACCTATTTATTCTGGTGTTGCTTCAAGTTCTTTAGATAATTCTTGATACCTTCTATAGGTTACGCCTGTCGAGTCGTGACCTCCGCGTTCCCAAACTTCATTCATAAGGTGATATCTTCTATAAGTGTGATCCCAGCCAAAGGCGTGTCCAAGCTCATGCTCTAAAACCCTTTCTTTTGTTGTCTCTTTTTGTTGTAAAAAAATCTCTGCATGTAATATTATATTTAAATCTCTATTTATAGTCCTTCTTGTTATTGCAATTTTATCGTAATCAAACCCCTGATCTGGAATTGTTATAATAATTTCACCGAAGAGTGGCCTTCCGGCACAAGACATAGACTCATCATTATATATTACTTTTTCAAAAGTATACCCCAACCTCTCCCAATACCCCAAAGCCTTTCTTACCCGACCATCTGAAATTGACAAAACTTTACATACCTTTACGACTGGGTTCATTACCCAGTATGAGTTTGTATCAGGATATGACGGAGGGCCGAACATTGCCTCCTCCGGAGTGTAGGATGCAACAAGAATCGGCGTTAATAGTAACAATATAAAATATTTCAATTTCATTACTTATTTTATACTCTATTTCATTTGAATATATTCCTCAAAAGTGATAGCTTTAAAATATAAGAATATTTTTACTAATATTATTATTTAAATTAATACTCATAAGAAGAGTTTATTTAGAGAGGTTCAAAATGGCACTTATACTTTTAAATCCAGGACTAAGACCATTGGGGCAGTTTGACTTTGCTGACGATGATGCATCCAAAGTAACTGGTGGCGAAATAGCAAAAATTGTAACATATACTTCATCAACTGAGAAGGCGGCTCCAGATGTAACTGGCAATCAAGACCTGGTACACTTCCAGCTTGATTCATTTTCAGATGGAAGACTTTGCGGATTAGTAGACGAAGGAACTTCCTCGGAAGAAGATTCTACTCCTGGATATGGAACTTTGATGGGACAAGCAATAGGGGTAACTACCACCATGGTCGCCGGATCAACTATTATGGGCCCATCAACTGTTTATAGCTCAGGAAAGGCCACAATCTGGCATCAAGCTGGACTTTATGGAATCACAGAGGAGGCTTTTGTCTCTGGACAGCCAGCTGCAGCTTTTGGGGCCGGTATTAACACCAGTTTGTTCGGAACAGCAACTGGCGGAGCAACCGCCGGAAAACTAACCACAGTAAGCACAGGCAATGAGGCCGCTTGGTGGCTAAGCAGAGAATCAGGATCTTCGCTCGTATCAACCACCAACTCCCAGGCCGGGCTTACCGCCGCTACAGAATATCACATAATATATTTCCCCGGACCAACCAAATAGGAATAAACCATGGCTAATGAATCTCAAAACAATTACGCTGCAAAAGCAGCATCCTCAACACCATCTACTGCAGATGGCGCAGCACTTGGATCTGCAACTGCCGAATACTCCGATTTATACCTTGCAGACGAAGGCGTTCTCTATTTTGGCAATAATCAAGATGTCTTATTAACACATAATGCAGATACTGGACTTACTTTGTCCGGAACAACAAGTGCCATTCTTGTTGCCGGTAGCTTTACAGGAGATCTTACAGGAGATGTGACAGGAGATCTTACAGGAGATGTGACAGGAGATGTGACAGGAGATGTGACAGGAGATCTTACAGGAC